GGCTATAAGTTCAGCGTTCATGAATTTTGCCACGATGTATCTCCTTTAGATACTGGATTATTCACGACTATCATGTATCACTACAGTCAATTCGAATCGGGCATAGAGCCAGGGCAATGCCCTGGCTCTATGATCACCACTTAAATGCAGGAGGCAAGCTTTCCAGAGAGGCATCATCTACAGCTGTGCCTGTCTTCTGAAGCATACGCTTGAGGTTCTTTTCACGCTGCTGGTCGGTGAAGGAGGTCGTCGAATCCCAACCCCATTGCAGCAGGCCCTGACGTTGCTTGGTGTGGCAGGACGCGGTCTTCAGGTCGCAGGCCGCACTGACTTGCCCCATGTGGCGCGCAACAAAGCTCTTCCAACGTGCCACCTGCTTGTCATCTTCTTTACCCAGGCGACGACCCAAGTAATACAGACAGTACCAGTGAAACCAACCACCCTCATCGGTCATGATCCAGCCGTTCTTCTTCCATGCTGACAGGGGTTGGCGGGACTTGACCTTGTAGTAGTTAAGTTCTACGTTTGGAGGGTCTTTAGGGCCGACTACCTTGGGGAGGTTCTTCCAAGCGGCGGGGATACCCTTGATGATGTTGATGTACTTGCCTTCAAAGACACCCATCTTCAACATCTCTTCAGGTGTGAAGGATGGGGTGAAGTCAGGGTGCCAGGTCTTCTTGGAAGATTCCATGGAGATCATGATGCGTGACCGTGTGGGTTATGTTCATACCGATACCAAAGAAAAAAGAAAGGGTGACGGACTAACCGTCACCCTCTTTCTTAATCGTCGAGCGAATCGTTTCGTTCAACCTGACCCAGTGTGCCAAGCTTAGCAAGTTCTCGTGCTTCAGCTTCACTGAATGAGACATCAAAACCAGCCATACCACACTCGGCACCACTAGACCCTACGTAACCGGTAGCAACTTGGTGACCGTAGTTGTTGCGCCAATAGATCTCCTTATCGCCGAATGCGTGATCGCGCAGTTCGTCACGGATGGACTCACTGAGGATCTTCGCCGCGAGGTCGAAGTCCATTTCCAGTCGAGGCCAGGTAGTGGCCTCGAGGACATCTGGAGTGGCTTCGCTATCGAAGTGGTCCAGGTTGTGAGACTGTTCCTTCAACTCGTGGCGGTCATAAGTCGCCAAGACATGACCTTCGTTCGACACCTCGACGATGTTACCTGTTTCCACGGTCAGCACTCGACAGAGGCGATCGACATCCTCATTGAGCACCGGCCATAGACGTACGAAGTTGCTTTCCCCTCGCTCACCGATTTCGATGGTAAGGTGGAAATTAGCCCGCCCATCGAATGGCTCCATGGAGAGCGAATCCTTCATGAAGATTTCGACCATATCCCCATAATTGCGAAGGTCGGTCACGAACATCATACCCGACTCAGTGCTGATCAGCCTCAGTCGACCGTAGTTGATTTCCAGACCTTCATCGTCGGTTACGATCACGTTGTCGTTGTTATCATGATGGAACTTGTTTTGATTGTACATATCGATCTCCTTAGATCGTGGGTAGGTTCACCGCTATCATGTATCGTTGTAATAAATTGGAATCAAGTCTGTGTTAATAGTAGGTGAAATACAAAAAAGAAACACCTGAAGTTAAGGCTTAACGACATAGTGAGGAGGGCAGTTGCCCTCCTCACTATTTATCACCATCTGAATGAAGATGGTAATGACTCCAACGATACTTCGGAAAGATCATCACCTGGAGAAAGTTCCCCATTCTTAACCTTCTCGTTATATTTGTGTCTGATCATATCCTTTTCAGAATCCATTATAAGTCTGAAAAGGAATCCTCTTCCACCACGGTATTTACCATCTATTAACTCCTGATGATAAGTCTTAAATTCAAGATCTGTCATGGAGATAGATGATTTATCGAGTACGTTAGAATCTATAATGATTTCATGTATAGAATCGGGGATTACTTCCTTACTGTACGTGTATTCTTCTATATCTGGGCTCGATCCAAACCCCATTGAAAGAACAGGTAGTCGTTTACTGTAAACATAGGTTGCTTTACCTTTAAGTAGGCGATTAAGTTCTTTCCTATCTTTTTCCATTATGGCAAACTCGCCAGTGGGTATGTGGTAAAGTGTTTTTATCTTGGTGTTTCTTCTAGCATATTGGTAAACTGACCAAAAAGATGCCTTATCATAATCACCCCAAAAATATATAGCCCACTCTGGTTTAGACCACCTATATCCCATATTTACACCAACAGGCTTAAGTATTGTCAACTTCTTATCAGATCCATGGAAATAATTTCTTTTCATGTCAAATACCCTTAATCGATCTCGTTATAAAATAAATCCATAGGAACAGGTACAAAAAAAGAGGGGAGGCGCGCCTCCCCTCCCTCATTATGTCTACTTAGAGTAGTACTCATATATATCCAAGTACACTCCCCCCTTTTCGGTGGCTTCTACTTTAAGACCATTGCATTGGTCACGACCACGGCGGAATACATTGATGTCATCGCTATAATCGTAGTACCAATCAGCTGCCTTACAGCGGGCCTCGAAGGCGGCCTGTTCTTCGGTCAGGTTATCGAAAGTCTTAACAACCTTCTCGTCCTTTATTTCCTCGACAACTGTCTTGACTTCCGGCAGGCGAATATCGCGACGATCTCCCATGATCTCAAGACGAGCCTTGATGCTCTTGAAGGGATATACCCACAAGCCATCCACCATCTCTTTTCCGAGATTGGTCCCCTCATAGATCGTCACATCGTGACGATAATACATGAAGCGACGACCTTTCTTGGTCTGAATGGTGTTGCCAATTGCTTTAGCAATCTTGGCGAACAACGTGGCGCTTACATCGATGCCAGCCGTAGTGATTGTCTCTAGGGCGCCGTGAGCGACCAAAGACGTCTCATCGTTGAACACGACTGTGTGACCATCAGCAAAATTACTGATTTCATTCTGGATGGCCATCAAATTACTTTTACGAATCATGTCGATCTCCTTAGATCGTGGGTAGGTTCACCGCTATCATGTATGGTTGAAAAATATTGGAATCCAAATAAGAAAGCGTACTGACATAGGTCCCTCTTAGCTAAGTGCTAAGAGGGACCTATGTATCAGTCGACGAGGTAGTAGCTGTTTTCACAAAGCTGGTAGTAAACCGGCGTCATGTTAAACTGCTGTAGACGTTCATCCAGGAGCTGCTTGTCAAGATCATCGGTGACGACTGCATGATCGACCAGTGCTTTAAACACCGAAGACGACTGCATGATGACCTTTAAGTTTTCGTTGTAGGTCCCGGTAGGATCGAGGGCTAGGAATTGGGCGGTCGCTAGACTGAGGTTAGGTATCCCTGACATTCCTAGTCGCTCGAGTACGAGGGAGAGGGTATCGATGGCAATCAGGAGACGTTGACGCTGCGCCATTTCCTCAGCCATGTCGCCCATTGCCCGAAACTCTCGAGTCGGGATATCGCCAAATGTTCCGAAACGTTCGATCAGTTCTGCGAGCACTTTGGCTTGTGCCAGACCTTTCTTATATCCAACTCGATGTCCATGCCAATATTGAAACCGCCTGTAAACCGTTTTGAATAATTTAACCATGTCTATCTCTCCGAATGGACATAAGTCCCACCACGATCCATTCAGGACCATGGTGGGCTATGTTAGCAGATTACCGTGGACAGTTCACTCACGGAAGCCATCCGACCTTCGACAATTTGTTCGAGTACATCGAAACGTTCTGCTTTCAATAAGCAGGCGACCATGGACGCTGCACTGGCATCCTCCTTCACTTTAGGTTCTAGGTCCCACCCGAATCGCCTGACGATCTTCTCCATGACTGCATTGTGTTCCCGGCTGACACTGACGACCTCGACCGACAGTACCAGTTCGGCAAGGCCCTCGCCATCTTCATCCGATTCATCAGACTTGAGCTTCACGGCACCTAGTTCAAGGACAGCCGGAAATGAATCACCGATGCACATGAACCGACGAAGCAGCTCATTGCTGTCTGAGAACGCATTGGTAAGAACCGGATGGAGAATGAAATACTGCATTAATTACCCCTTAGCTACCTTGTGTTAGACCTGATCTGGTCCTTCAATGTTTGGCGAATAGATACTGGCGTCGTGCTGTTCCGCGCGTTTACCAGACATAAGTCCCCGCTGTCCGTATCATGGCAGCGGGGAGGAGGGATCATACTGACCTTTACTGGGCAGTGGTGGTGGCTACCACTCGTTTATCAAGGACAGACAGGAGCTGGGTCATGATCAGCGACTGTTCGACCAGTAGGCGCCATTGGGCATGGGGTACCTTTGGCACAGTCTTGAGCTTATCAGCGATGGTCTGATCGAGATCCCCATCGTTGTTATGATGAGCCGTCTGTAGGTCGATGAATGCTTTCAACTTAACCAGTCGATCTGCCAGCTGCGCGCGTTCGGCTAGAAGTCGTGTCAGGTGAGGCGGTAGATCGTCCAGGATCAGGTCCCCTGTAAGGGCCTGGATCGCATCGTCAGCCAGATCGATGTAAGCCATTTCGAACTGTACAGCTGGACTCCAGCTGATATAGCCACTGTGGCGTTCATCGTTCGGCTTACCACCGTCCAAGTATTCGACCAGGTAGCCTGCCGAGGACCCGTCCTCGTTATCAGGAAGAGACCAGCCGCGATAATCGTTGTAATCACCAAGGGTCATGGGACGGGCTTTGAGAATCTTGGTACCGACAAACATCTTCATTGGGAGGACCTCCAGTTATACAGCAGAATAGGCGGGGGCTCTCGACAGTCGACCATGGGTACCGACGGGGAGGGTACGGTCGAGCAGAGGTAGATAGGCTCTTCTGAAGGAGCCCCCTGTTAGGAGGAGGGGATCGTGTCGCAAGTAGTGACTACCTGGGGGAAGTTCCTTGACAGGGATGCTGAGACCCTATCCACCACCACCCATGACACAACCCCCTCCAAACTTGGAATCGGGGTACTTCTCATACCCTATCTCACGTGTGGACTTTTTTACGAGTCCTCGCCATCATCAATGTGTCGTTCGTAATACTTGACCAGTTCACGGGCGGTGTACCGATCTTCATTCCCCTGCTTGACAGTGGCCAGCTCGCGGTTATGACGGACCCTGGGGTACAGTAGATGTTCGAGCATCGTGCACAAGGTGTAAGAACGAAAACGACCTTCACCACACTGAATGTAAACGACTTCACCGTCCTTACGTTTAGCCATGAAGTCAAAGATCTTCTTGGCGAGTTCAGGACGCATGCAGTGGTCCCGGTTGTCGAAATCGATGTGATCACCGGGAAAGAAGTCCAGCTTCAACAGGGGGCGGTTCTTTTCGTTGGGGATGGCTGCGCCGTAAGAATACTTATCCGAGATGCTGATCAGCGGTGCATCCATGGGGATGCTGCCGACTTTGTCCTTGGCGATGTTGGTGACTTGAATCATTTCGATGCTCCTTTCATTGGCGTAGGTGCCTTGATGGGACGTTTACTGCGGATCTTTGCACACTTTACGTGGCTATAGCGGGGGTCGCACCGGCGGTGGTTACAGATGTCACAGACTGCAGACTGCGCGCCGAATGGACTGTAGTTAAAGGGCTTGGCCATGGGTACCTTTCGGTTCTCCTAGACAGGCGATAAATTCAGTTTGGACAAAAGACATCAGAGCCATATACACGTAACGGATGTCATCTTCCCAATCAAGGCCGCCATTGCCACACCCTAAAGGAGGAAGTGCAATGGTCCCCAGTTCTCGGGTACGGTTGGACATGATGACCAGACGGTTAAGGTTATGGATGACCAGGTCACGGGGAGAGGGCTTCTTCCAGTCGATCTTGGTGGGGATCAGCAGGTAGTTGGTTCCCTCATGACGGTACAGGATAAACTGATCGGGACGGATCTTTGGGTACATCTTCTTGTAGTGCGTGTAAAGCCCTGGGATGGTGTCCCTTGCGGTTTTAGCAACACCTGCACCCATTGCACCCTTAAGGTTGATACTTATAACTCGTGTATCGGCCGGTACTTTAAATAGATCCTCCTGTAAAATCGTCAATGCCATGTAAAACTTTCTCCTTAACGGGGAACAGAAAGGTCTTTCAACGGCGGTGGGAGATCCTTCAGCTCAAGGGTTTTGATGATTTTGCGCTTACTGCGGTAGTTGACCACGTCTACCATCCCGCCCGAGCAACTGTCATGTTCAATCATGGTGGACATGAGTTGGAGGGGTTTGATCTTAGGGAATACCTTGAGCAGAGCTTCACCTATGTATCCACCCGACCCCATGAACGACATTTCTCGTTTGGGGCTGATGGCCTGCCTGACTACCCGGATCGAAGAAATTAGCAGCAGGTAGGCACGTTCTTCAGTGACCACGAACAAGCGGCACGATAACACCGGGTCGTACTTATCGACTTTTCGGAAGTCCTCGATGATCTTCACAGGACAATGTCCCTGAAGAATGAGGTTCTTGTACTTATCACCGGCCTTTTTAGAGCCGCACGATGTGATGGCGAGAATGGGACTGCCACCGTACAGGATCTCTTCTGACGGGATCGTGATCTTGCTGTCTTCACGGGTTTTGCTGGAGACGACAATGTTGGTGCCATCGCAGTCGGTACATTGATGATGCTGGTTCTTTGCAATGCGACTGACCTGTCGTTCGGCGTAAAGGTGAGTGGGGGTTAAGATGATGGTCGTCATGGGTGCAGTATCTCAAGTGGTTTACGAACATGTCGACTTGATAATGTAGGATTTCAATCCAATCAAATAGAAAGAGGGGCCTAAGCCCCTCCTCTATTCTGCATCACTTGATTCCGACCTGATCCATCAACTGCCCTACGCTTGCATCCTCTTTCATCGAGATCGAATCACAGCGCTTCAAGATAGCCTCTGCCCGGTCACGGGGGAGGGTCATGAAGGTAACATAGTCGATGCCGGTGAACTTGAGGACGTTCGCTGCCAAGTAGCGTTCCAGGTACGTGTCAAACGGATCAACCGCCGACAGGTCTTCCGGCTCGTGCAAAGCCGCTAGTGCAAAAGGACTTCTCCCTTGACTGCTGTTCTCATAGATGCCGAAGTATTCATCGTAGCACTCCGTCACCACCAGATGCGCAGCCACACTGTCTAAAGTACCTTCAAACGTCGAAAGCTCCTTGTCCAGTGTGGAGAGAGTGTCTCTATCTAGCAACCGCTCGATGCCGAAGCCTCGGTCGGATACGTGCTGCCCATGGTGGAGACTCAGTCCGCCGCGCCTTCGACCTGGCTGATCTTGAACGCGGCTAGGGTGAAAAAAATGTAACCTATGTCAAGCGGGATCAGGTGAGGATGGGTTTCATCCACCGGATCTTTCTGACAGGACGGACACTTGATCTTAGGGAGCCCCACGTAGGATACCGTAGACTTCTGAATCCATGTCATGACTTCGGTACTGAGCTTATCGGACAGCTCGGGCGATTCACTCAACATTTCCAGTACACGGTCCTTGTCCTCGACTTCGCCGATGATACGTGGCTCGGTGTCGGGGTCAAGGCTGTGCTCGAAATGCGCTACCCAGTGACTGTATTGACGCAAGTTGGTCATGGCACCCGAACGCATGATGTGGCGCACCCGATCCATTTCCGCCAAACGATGTCCGAAGGCTTCGTTGGTGGCTTTGGAGATACCATCGACCCAGAGGTGGCCGGCTGTGATCTGGTCTTGCAGGGTCGGAACCCGCAGGACTGCCGTCAGGGTATCGTTCAGCGTTACGCGTTTCTCGTAGAAGCTGAATTCCTTTTGGTACTCCTCCAGCCAGGCACGGTCACGCTTGGTTTTACGCGACGCCATCAGCAGCGCTTGCTTGGCACTGATCTTGTCACGGTCAACGACACCCAGACGGGCAAAGTTGAGCACCATTTCATCGATGTGACTGCAGTTGTCAGCAACACACGGCTGACGGAACATGTAGCCATCCGGATACATGGCACTGACCAGACCCCACAGCACTTGCTGGTAATCACGGGAACGGATCACCGACAGCAATTCATCTACCGTATCCCCAGTCTCAAACTGGTAGTTGACCGACACCACGTGCTCCAGTGCGAAGCGCATGTACGTCTCAACAGTGTAGACTTCGGTGTTGGAGAAAGACATGCCGTTGGCCGCACGACCGAGGGTGATCTTCTCCATGCGAATGCGTTGATCCAGGTCCAACAGGGCTTGAATGGCTGGTGCCCGGAACGAGATCCAGAGACCAGTGTTCCATAGCGGGACCTGAACAACAGACCCTTGACCGAAAGAAGCCCGAATGGCCATGACGGGGTCTTTCATGTTTTCGGGACGTACCTTGCCGGCGCCCAGTTTGGCTTCGTTGTGAAGGACGTACTGACCCCAATCACCATCCTTGTCAATCCCATCGAAGTAGAGATCCTGCCAGATCGAACTGAGGTTTCGGGTAAGGAATACCAGTCGGCGTTCTTCCTTGCTGAGTTTGGCTACCCGCTCCTCATCGAGGTCGGTCAGGCCACGGGCCTCGAGGATCTTCAGCATCTCATCAGCACCGACTTTAAGTGCGGAGATAGCAGGCTTAGCCGGATCGATCTTTTGACGCTTGTAGACCGGATACTCCAGATTGACGTGGGGGTTGGGGGTGTTGAACTCGTCCCACAGGGTAGGATCGTCTTCGGTTTGACGAGTCTGTTGTTCAGCTTCAGGGGCCTGAGCCTGGGCACGGGTGGCTTCTTCGAAGGCGTCCGGATTATCATCCACGCTAGGCAGGCCATCTTCCACGACATCGTCGATCATTTCCAGCTCGCCGTTGTCGTTTGGCGTTTGTTCACTCATGGTTCTTCGGTTCCTTAAATGGCCGTAGCGGTGGTCTGAGAGGTGTCGAGTTCATCGTAAAGCAGTTCGGTCAACTCGCCGATCAGGGGTGTGATGACAGCAGTCGCGTCGTCGATGAAGCTCAGGTATTCGCCCCCGAGCTGAAGCAGTTCAGGATGGTGAGGGTGTGCCAGTACTTTACCGGACAGGCTATCGGTCTTATTGACAATACGATCCAGGCGGCGCTTGTACTCCTCAAGGTCACGCTTGATGTAGCCCACCAAACTGATGGCGCGGCTACGCTTATCTGGATTGACCCAATTATGTCGCGCGACGGCCTGGGTGGATTCAGCGAAATTGAAAAGCATGCGCAGTGACTGTTGACGTAATTGATGCAGCCCCTGGGCGGGGGTTTGCTTGGAAGCGGTAGTGTTCATTATCCCCTATCCTTTTTAAAACTCTTGGGCTAATAATTTGTATCTAACTCATAATAGGTTAGGCATACTTTATTTTGAACAAGAGGCCGGTTATGTTCGACGAAATTGCTACGCTTCTCCAAGACAGGGTCGATCCCGTGGTCTGGGAGGGTCTGCTTGACCTGACTCGGGCACTCGAGCAGCATCAAGCCATTCTGTACAAAGAGCAGCTGCATCACCTGATCATGGACGCTAACAACCTGGATACCACCGCACTGGTGGATCGGGTCATTGCCATCATTTACGGTCAGGTGACAGCGCTGCTCGGACAAATGCAAATTGAACTGGATCTGGATCAGGTCACCCACCAGACCCTGGCCGCCATTCTGAATGCTCTGACCTTTGCTCCAAACGATCAGGACGAATATGCCTTGTCAGCTCTACAGCAAGGCGATGATCCATTAGAGATCCTGGCGGAAGTTGTAAGTGTGTATACCGGAGCAGACCCCATCGAATACTTGCCGGTAATCGCCTCTGTGGCGATGACTACTATGCAGAGTATCGAGAGCACGCTTCAACGCAACCTGAGCTATAACGAAGAAAGTCAAAGCGGGGTTCAGGAAGCAGTGCTTCTGCTCAATCGCCAACAGCAGTTGATCGGTACGGCCCTGACCGTGGGTATGGAATCGTTGCAGGCTGGCGTACCAATCGGGACAGATACGACGACGATGGTCGAGCAGCACCGCGAGATCTTGGTCACCATGTCTGCAGACACTCTGGCAGACGCATTGCTCTCAATCGCCTTGCTTGGCAATATCCCACATGATGCCTTGGAAGATGAAGTGATGCACTTCGTGGAGAGCATCGTGGACGACCCTCTGGGCATCCAAAAGACATACAAACGACTTAAGGTGCGACTGAGTGCCTTGAAGGACGCTACCCATGAACAAGTTTGACTTCTATGTACAGGCCTTGCAGGCTGGCGCATATCGCTACAAAGGCTGGGTAGTTGAAGCCTTTGCGGTCAAGCGCTCAACTCGAAATGACGAGGCGCCCAAGCTCTGGTCTATCCGGTATAACCGCGACAATACCGAAGGCTACATTCCAACTGAAGCTGGAGACATGTGGGTGCCGCTCGATGGCACTAAACCCATGGAGCCTGCCTTCTACCCTGCCGATCCTATTACCGTGACCCCAGAGATGATCCCCAACTGTAAGGTCGCAGTTGAATCGACCTATGGGGATCTGCTGTTCAACTGGTTTGTACTGGTCGAGGCGTTCGGTAATCGGATTGACTTCGAGGTGGGGCCGGTCAACATCGGTAAGATCGAACGGATCATCGCCAAACGCCTGGTGGACGACGAAAAGGTCAAAGGGGTGGCACCATTACCTGATCAGATCTCCGTGTCCATGTACATGCGTTATGGGCGCTGCATGGGGGCCTTGGCAGGCTTCGTGCAGGTATTCGTCCCAACCCTTACACCCAAGGCACTGACAACTGATCCGGCTGTCCGGGTACGCCGCGCCGAACTGCTCAAAGAGAACGAAGACCGCCTGTTTGACCCGGTGGTTCAGGCCAAGATCCAGAACGAATTGATCGCAATGGACAAGGCCTGGATTGACGGCGATCCCTCAGAGGGCTTCTTCCTGGGTTCAGGAAAGTCGTTCGGCACGGCCCGTAAGCGGATGTTCTTGATTCACGGTCCTGAGGCTGGTTTCAACGAAGGCGGTAATGCACAGCTGGTCGTCAATAGCCTCAACGAAGGCTGGGATACAGACTACCTGGTTGACATGTTCAACTCCTCCCGTGCTGGTTCCTTCTACCGTGGGGCATTGACTGCACTGGGAGGTGAAGCGGTTAAGTTCTTTATGCGGGTGTTCCAGAACACCACTATCAGTGAAGACGACTGTGGCTCCAAGCTTGGGATCGAACGCACAATCGACCCCGGTCAAGGCGAGTATTACACTGGCCTGTGGGAGATCGTACCGGGTGGGATCAAGTTGATCGATACTGAGCGCGCAAAGTCACTGGAAGGCAAGACTATCTTGACCCGGTCGCCGATGTTCTGTCGGACCAAGGGCCCTGACTTCTGTGCCAAGTGTGTCGGTGAAGCCCTGGCCGCCATTCCGTTTGCCATCGGTGCGGAAAACACGTCAGTGGCGTCCAAGTTCATGGACATCATGATGGCCTCGGCGCACGCAAAAGAACTGAAGACCGCCAAACTCAATATCACAGAAGCCTTTACCTGATAAGGGTGTCACCATGAGCGATAAATACAACGGTGTCTATCCCACAGCATGGACGCAACGTGAGATTGCAGTTTACGAGCAGCTGGGGCAGGAACCTCCCAAGACTCGAAATGGATTGTGGGTTGGGGATGTCGAACGAGAAGCCCGCGATTTGGCTGACTGGTCTTTGGCCGAACTGTTCGCCCTGGCCAACAACGAGCTTTACACCCAGCAACAACCGGGCACTGGGGACTTCTACCGCACCCTTCGCACCAAGGCCCTATTGGTCGATAAAGATGCCTTGAAGTGGAGTGAAGAGGAACTTTACGATTGGTTGTTGTTTGAGCGCACCCCAGAGAGAACCCCGAATGGGAACTACCTCAACGACCCGGCCCGCTGGACCAAAGACGCCAGCACATGGAATGATTCTGAGCTGGTGGATCTTGGGTGTGGGTACTTCGGTGAGTTGGATCGCTCTAAGCTCTACATCCTCGATGAGGCCTGCGAACGGTTTGACTTGCCGCTGGGCATCACGTTTGAAGACTACTGTGCGTATATCAGGGATCGGATCAAGCCTGAGCTGACCAGCAATGGTGTTCTCATCAATGACCGTCGACGGGCCAGCAAGGCGGTCGCCGATTGGACCGACGATGAACTTCAAGCGTATGCCTTGGGTGAACTCGAGCCTGACTCTACCGATGAAGCCCTCCTGGCCAGAGCCTTGGATGCCTTCGGTGGAGAGTGGTACTGGGACCGTGCGTCTTTGTTGACTTGGGTCAGGGACGAAGAGATCCCGGAAGTGGACCTTGATTATAGCCGCTTCTCGACAGATCAACTCAAGCGCCTGGTGCGTGAAGAAAACGACACACGGGCATACGAGGTCCTTGAAAAGAGTCTTCCGCTACCGAATGCGATTGACCACAGCTGGTGGGATGAGGATCAGCGGCGCAACTACCTGCTCGATGGGGTGATCCCAGAAGAACCGGTCGAAGTCGTCGAACCAGAAGAGCTCCCAGAACCTGAGCCCGAGACAGTCGAAACTCCCGAGCCTGAAACCCTCGATGAAGTAGTGGTTGAGGAAGAAGTGCTCGAAGAGCCAGAGCCCGAAGAAGAGCTACCGCCCGTTACTCCAACGGTCTGGACCGATTTGGTGACCGAGGATTCACCTCTGTTTGATGCGTTGTCTGTAAGTACCTCTGACGAGATCATTGCAGACAGTGAGCAACGGACTTTACTGTCCGCTTCCAGGTGGTCACTGGCGGAATTGGTCGGGTGGGCGCGTGGTTTGATCCCGGCAGGACTCAATACTACCGAGGCAACCCTCATAGCGGCCCTACGGCTTCATTGTGGGCCTTTCGTGACAAACTGGACCGATGATGCAGTCAAGTCATTCATTGCTCTCCATGAGCTTCCTGAGGGCTTTGACAGCGGGATGTTGGTCGAAGATGTTATCCGGGACAAGAAACACCCAGGTGACTGGACTGATGAAGAACTGACTGCCTATGCAGCTGGGAAGATTCGGACAGCCACTGCAAAACCTGATGAAATCATGCTGACGTTACGGGTGCGGTTCAACGTGCCGGGGCATCTTAACGATGAGCAGGTCAAGCGGTTTGTAGCCAATGGTGAATATGAGGCAGAGGTCATTGCCCCTATCACAGTTGCAAACATAGCATCGGATGCACAACTCAAGGCATGGTTGGACGGTAACATGACAGTCTCACCGGAATTGGAAGCGGAGTTATTCAACCTCGTCCGAGGCCGGCACCGAATTGATGCCCATTGGACAGATCAACAAGTACTGGCCCATTTCAGGAATGGAACCCAGCCCACTGTGACAGCTGATGGTGTCCTGGTCGAAGACCGTCTTCGTGACACTAGCACCCCTGTCAAGTGGACCTGGAAAGAACTGCAAGCCCTCAACCGGGGCGAGATCAGTGCGGAGTTTTCTCCCGATTGTGTTGCCTTTATGACTCGGGTGCGTGAACTGATCCGGATTCAGTATGGTCACAATGATGTGAACTGGAGTGATCGCGAAGTCTTGATGTTCCTGGAACGGCAAACCGTCCCGCGTGCATTGGAGAGCGGGGTTTACCTCAACGACCCGACCCGTATCTATCGGAGCGCCAGCGAATGGCGTGAGGTGGAACTTAAGGCCTGGTTGAGCGGGGATATTCAGCCAACTGAAGCAGCCACTGAAGAACAACTCTGGCATGAGACTTATGTCAGGTTCAAGGTCCCGGTGTTCTGGTACCGCGAGGATGCCAAATCCTATGTTCTACATGGCACCGAGGTCCCGGCTACTCCGAGTGGTATCTGGCTACGTGATCGCAATCGTGATGCGCGGCCTGCCAAGCACTGGACCCGTCGTGAAATAAAAGCCTGGTGTCGAGGCCTGATCCTGCCAGGTATTAACGCCTCCTCAGAAGAACTGGTCAATCAAGCCAGTCGTCTGTTTGGGGTATCTGCTTTACTTGATGATGATTCGATCAAACGTCGCATCGCTGAAATTACTGAGGAGTCAATGACCATGACGGTTAAATTCGTCACCGATGACCTGGCCAGCTACGCCCAAGGGCGTGAGGCTGCCGGGAGCAACGCGCTCAAAGCTGCACCCTATCAGACGCTGTTGGAGCGCTGCATCAGCCGTGTCCTGCGTCTGGAAGGTGAAGACTTCGTACAAGGCTGGACTGAACTGCTGCTGTTCTTCCACAAGCACAGTACTGGCATCACGTCAGCCAAGAAGCTTTACGTAGGCGTCGGTCAAATGGCAATTACCCCGAAAGGGTTGCGTAATTTCCAGAACATGACTGCCATCCTGATGACCACGTGCGATCCGGCCAACCGGGACCGTGCTGTACGTCTGACCGAATGGACCACTGCACTGAAGGAACTGCCGAACGAGAAAGCGCGGCAAGGACTTCTCGCTTATTATGGGGTCAATTAAACAAAAAAAGAAGAGGTAGTCCTTAGGGACTACCTCTATTATGTCATGTAAAATTCCAAGTGGTGCAGTCAGGAGACTGTAACCTTTTTCTGACAGTCGGTCTGGATAGGCCAAGACTTTTAGCAGCAACTTCGATGCCGTCGTATTTAACGCCGTCAATGATAATTTGTTTCCGGCGAGAAGCGGCTATTTGTTGTTTGTGTTCGTCACTATGAGGTCTGCCTTTGCCGATCATCGATAATTTACGTCGAGTTTCTTCTGATACGGGCGGGCGTTGCTGAGCAGCTTCACGTATTCGCTGGATCGTCTCAGGACTACGTGTTCTGCCCAAATTGGCTAGCCGGCATTTCTCGCGACTTTCATCGGGCATGCCGTTAGACCATGGGGTTATTGCGCCAGTACCGAGGTTAGCGCAATTTGGATCACCTCTGTGGAAATCCAAGAGACTCTGTTCAAGTTTCTTTGACAGTTCTTCCGTCGGCACGGCAGTGTATTCTATTTCGATATTATCCCAACAAGTGAAACCTTGTTGAAGGTTAATGTTAGGGTGTTTCCCTGACAGCAAACGGAACCTATGCTCCCCAAGTCGCCTGGAAAGATTAGTGGTGCTTCCGACATAAAACGTACCGGTCTCAGTATCTGTGATTTTATAGGCTGCAATTACTGGATCATGTTTTACTCTCATTTCTATTCCTTATTTGATCGGTAGGTCGATCATGTTAGTAATGTATCGCCATAAAATCTTTCACGCTGCTGGCTTACTACGGTAAGTAACAAAGAAAAAAGAAACAGCTAAGAGAGGAGCCTTGCGGCTCCTCTCTATGCCGTCTGTGTAGTCAAACTCCTTTCTTACAGGTTATCGATTTCTTTTCGCTGTACTTCCAAAGTATCACCAAAGGCATCCAAATACAGTCTTGGATATCTGGCATACCCGCCCGTGCCGAACTTTTCCTTGATGTGTGCAATGGCCGGTGCCATGGCTACATCTCGTGTCATGCCGCGCGCTACTCGATACTGAATAGCACGCTCCAGCATGTCCTCAATCCGACCTGGCAACTCCCGATCAGCTGCACACATCAGCTCAGCGAACTGACAGGTGAAGGGGTCTTTGCCTGACGCACGATGTTCCCGACAGCCTGCAGCTACCAGTTCCCGTTGATGTTCGGTCAAGGTATCGATCGGATCATAATCGGTGGTCATGATCCACTCAGCGCTGAGTAAATGATGATTGAATCGACTCCATGCAAACATGTCATGGAAGAATGCTGAGAACAGAATCAGGATTGGTTCGTGGCCCAACCCCAGCCGATTGTTGATTTCATTGCCGCACAGTTCAACCTGACTGAAATGCTTGAAACGATGCGCTTCGTCATTGAGTTCCCACGCCTTTGAGAAATCCTGCACAATGGCGTTACGCAACGAAGTAAGATTGATATTAAACACGATGATAGTCCTTACGAATGGTTAATCTGATGAATGATGTAGGGTTGTAAACCCATCCAATCAAAAGCAAAAAAAGAAATCCAACCGATAGCTCCGGGGGTCTTAGGACCCCCGATTATGCGGCATCAGTTGAACTTCATCCGCAGGTAGGCACGGCCGCTTGTGAAATCCTCATCAAGTTTACGACGGTTATTCTCGAGACGTTCGACTTCCGAATTAAACTCCTCCATCAGCTCTTCAAGAGACAGGGTGCCGGGGATTGGATTATGTACAGGCATGATTTCAATTCCATAGAAAGGTTATCGGCTAGATCGTTCTAGCTTGCTCACCCCTAGTATGTATCGTTGAAAAACTTTCGAATCGAATACACGAGGGGCCTGAAGGCCCCTCGCTATGTCGCCTCATATTCAAACGGTATCCGGTCGATCTGCCAGCTCGGCTTCGTGCCGGGTCAGTAACTGATCAATGATGCCGTCCATGTCCTTGAGCAGGTCATTGACCAGCAACGGATTATGCCACCAGCCATGGAGCAGGTTATGGTGCCGGGCAGTCGGGTCAGTGGACGGTACATTGACCGAGACCTTTAGCAATAATAACGGATCATGATTCCAATCGCGTTCTGTGGAGAACAGCAGTCGATAATCTTTCCACTCGGCGTACACATGGCTAGCGTCGGTACGACCGTACATGCTTCCATTGAGCAGAGCGCGCAACTGCACCAGTGGATGATCGAGGTTCTCCTCAGTGGCCTCGCCGTCTTTCAAGAAGTAGTGATCCATGAGCAAATATTTGGGATCAGTCACCTCCCAGTGCTCATCGCCCACGAGACGCTCATACAACGGCGTGTACAAGACTTTATCCAGGTACGTCATGTCCACATCCACCGGGATCGGTTCGTGGAACAACGGGGCGTTGACGACTCCGGCACCTGTGCAAAGATCGGGCAGTGTGATGGTCATGGCGCGATTGTACCAACTTATCAGTACTTCCCGAGTATCGGGAAAGACCTTGACACGAGAAGCTGCCTGATCTGCGTTAATCCAGAGTGACGGTTCCGTACTCAACCCGCGATAAGCGATCGCGTACGCTAAAATCATTCCGATTGGGCGTCTGCAGGCTTCAGCATACATGCCTTTCATAACCGACTTTAATACCCCTTCTGGAAGCGAATGATGCCGCTGGTGTTGAAGTAGGTAGAGTTTTGCAGCTTCGGTCTTGCCGTACAGGGCTTCGTCCCGCTGGGTGGCAACGAGTGCGCCAACGAGGTCCTGCAGATTGGCCTGCAGGGCGTAGAAGGTACCCTGCAGCTGAGGGTAGGCTGCTAGACCGGGGTTATTGTTCGTGAGGTTGTCGGACAGCAACCCAAGGGCTTTGATCACTTCTTTTTCGTTACTGGGGATCATAACTGGACTTCCTAATGATGGTCTGTACAATGGGTGAGGTTGGTTTTCATTGACGCACGACATAAGGGGAGGGCCGAAGCCCTCCCACTTAGTTCAGTGCTAGAACATACTTACTCATCACGCTGTTGTGGTGAACCACCTTCCCGTTGAAGTATTCTTTCTTGTTGCGGCTGTACTTGGCGTGCTGTTCAATCTCGACACAGCTGAAGTAGATGAACTCAGGTGTGATGTCTGGCCAATCCTTAAGGGGACGGGTCCGACCCAGCACCTGCTCGTTCGACTGACGCGAGTCAATCGCTGTGCTCATGAACGTACAGCGCAGGTTCTTGATGTCGATGGCGGTACCTGCCGAGCCAATCGTGGAAACGGTGATATCCGCATCCAAGATGTCTTCGTACGAGTCACCCTCGGAGCCCACGTAGCGCACCACGTCCAATTCCGGGTAGAGCTTCTTCAACCGCTCAACCATCAGGGTGCACATATCTACCCGCGCAAAGAACACCAGCGCCTTCTGCCCTTCCTCACGATGTTGAACGAAGCGGTTATAAATCGCATGTTCGATGATCTTGAGGTAGTTTCTCAGCAGGCCCTTGTGGCGCATGATGGATTCTTCGTACGTAGTGTGCGAATAGCCCTGCGCACCCATGTAACGAATCCGTACATCCTGATCCATCTGGTAGAGTACTTCTGTCACCCCGATGTAGACGTTGTAACCACCACCATCATGACGCTGCCTCAATGGGTAGGCAATGTCATAGACCTTGTTCTTGAACTTGTCCGAACTGGTCATGGTCGCCGACAGACCCAGCGATTTGGGTACGTGGGTATACAGGTCTATCCGGTAGTTGTTGTGGAACTCCTGATGCAATTCGTCATTGATCCGGAAACCCACCTGCAACTTAGGATAGAAATCCATCGGTGCGATCGGGTACACCTTGGAGTAGCCGTTGGACTCCTCATAGTCCTTGATGTAATCACGCATCGTGGCGGTGGTGATGATGATGACCTTGGCTTTCAGTGTGCCTTCCAGCGCCATGGTCTGCAGGGCAATCATGTCCTTACTGCCACGGACAATCAGGAACTCGCCACGCTTGAAATTGAACGTCTCTTCCAAGTCGTTCTTCCACCGCTCAACGTAACCCCCCTTGAAGTGGATGACGGTGCGTGACTGGAGCATGTTCATGCAGTACTGGGCAAGAAAGGTGTTGTGGGTGACAATGAAGTCTTTGGTTACGTAGAGATGCTCTGGATGCTCAACCATGATACATACAGCGTCGTCGACATCCACAGCTTCGATCGACTTGACCTGCAGCTTCAGCTTGTGTGAGTACTGATTCGCATCGTTCACACGTTCAAGCTTCTTCGGCAGGCTGACGGCATCGCTGGGCTTAGGTAGACGGATGTAGACGTTGTACGCCAACTGCCCGTCTTTCTTCTCGCCATTGTGCGTGTAGACGGGGTTCTTGGTACGAATCCGGGCCATCCCACCTAACGAACGAACCAAGTACTGGACATCTTTGGCCAGTTGCTCACTGATGGTGCAGTAAGACATCGTACCGTGACCATTGACATAACCGTCTGTGTCAACTAGGCCTTTGAGCAGTTCCTTACGCTGTTCAATTGAAGACTCTAGGTACATATACGGAATAAATTTGTCAACGGCAGAACATCCGAACAAACCAAGGTATTCAAGGTCCGCCTGTATGGCATTGTATCTTCGATTGCCGGTGATGCGGTAATTATACCGACCCGCCCAAACCAATTTCTGTCCGTATGTCAATTTGGAGTTAACCTTATCGACAATAAACTGATCTGGGGTTGTTACAGTTACTTGTCGCTGTGTAAAACTACCATCGCCTATCAGCACACCCAATAACCAAGGATCGATGGGAAGGTCCTGCTCAGGAATATCTTCTGGGTCCATCAAGGGGACGTAGACTCTCGGATTGGGCATTGAAATCAGGCGCTTCAGTTCAAGCGTATCTCTGACCTTCCACCGACAGTGTTCCTGTGTATTGACGTAATACGATTGCCAAAGATGTTCAGCTCCGACGTCAACAAACCGGCCATCGTAGAAGGTTACGCGATAAAGTTGTTTCTTTCCCTGAGGGAACACGCCAAGTACCTTGGTCGGTTTCCCATCCCGTGCGATGACATAATCACCTTCTTTAAGCTTCCCGATTTGCTTCCAGCCGCCCGGAATACGGACATGGTTGGTAGCCCGTTCCATTTTTCCCCCACCGGTCTGCAGTGTCACCATCTTGATGATCGGGTCCCATGCAGGGTTGTCAATGTCGAGGATGTATTCGATGATGCCGACCTGAATCGGTCGAGGGTCGTGCATCTTGCGGATGTCAAACTCAACCACCGGATAGTCGCTACGGTCAACGGTGTGGTGGGTGATCTGGATCAGACGCTCAACGTAACCCTGGCGTTTAAAGAGGAAGTCTTTCAACTCATCCAGTTGGTTACGGTGGAAGCTGAATTCCTTACGGTTGCGGGTCGCGGCGGCGTACGTACGCATTGCCTTGGGGTAAAACTTCTTGCCTTTCTTTTCAAAGCCAAATTCGATCAGGGGCTTACAGAACGACAGCATGGCCTGCAGGTCTCGGTCTGTGGTTACATCCCTTACTTTGATCGCGTGACTGTAAACGTCAATCTTCATTGGGATCTCCCCTAAACGCATACGGTGCTTAATACATATCAAACCCTGATAAAATGATAAAAAACTAAATCCAAGGAAGTCCCAGGAGATCCATCAGGATCTCCTGAGGGCTTATCTGAATAACGTCAACAGGTCTGGGTCTATCGCACCCATACCGTCTTTAACAAAGTCCCTGAAGCTATCCGTGGATATCGTTCACGGCTACATCAGGACAGCTTCGAACGAAGCTGTGCCGACTCCCGCTTCACCCGCAGCATAGGTAACGACGACATCCTCGCAGGAGGCTTCCACGCCTTCGATGCGTACATCGCTGACTACGATGAGGGCTACCCCACTGGTATCGGTCTCAGTCTTCTCCTGGATGAGTTTACGGGCGTTAATGGTGCAGCTTTCTGTAACTTGTACGGTCATGTTCAGCGACATGGCAGAGGCCCCTTTGGTAGATGATAAAGAGAGGAGGGCCGAAGCCCTCCTCTCTATCGGGTCAAATGACTTCCGGCAATGCAAACGGATCGAGCAGCCCGGCTGGGCGCTTGGTGATCAGATAGCTGTCCGGATCTTCGATGGTATCGGGCTGGCGCTCGTATGCAAACTGCTGACCACCAGAACGATACTGCATGAGGGTGCGGTGCTCCTCGAACTTGATGGGTTGATCGATACTCGGTAGGCGATAGTCGTCGGGATCATCGGCTGGCCGCATGAGCGACAACAAGATGACTTCTAGGTGACTGATGTGTACCCAGAGTTGGGAGTTCACCAGATCACTGAAGTCCAACAGGGCTGCCACCGGATCGGTATAGCCTGTCAGCATACGACCGGAGAAACCATTGCGCTCGGATTTCTTTGCCGGTGACCGGATGAAGGCCTCGACTGCTGCCATGAAGTCCAGCGTACTGGCATGGCGACGTGGGAGGGAGAATGCTGGGGCTGCAAATTCCCACTCGGACAGGTCGATGCAATAGTTACCGTCTTCGTCTACCGTGTAGCCGTGGTCTTGTACGTAATGCAACATGATGCGAGACAGTGAAGCCATGCGTGCACCCTGAGAGACAGGGATGAACACACTCAAGGTCTCGTCGCGCAGATTGGTAACCCGAAGCTGCACTTCCCGGAAGGATGTGAAGCGGTGGATGTTCAAGCGATCAACCACAGTGTCCTTGGTCACGGTAGCCAGGTTCACCGCATTGTCCATGCCCTTGTCCGGTGCCGCCGAAAGAACCAACACAGGCTTCATTGGCTTGATGCGGGGGTTGAACTTCAGCAGCGAACTGTCTTTCGTCGACACTGGCAGTTCTTCACCATCGAGTAGGTGTTGCAGCTCCTCCTCCTCAGTTGGGTCTGACGCACACACGTCGATATACGGCATGTACTCCTCAGAGATGACGATCTCCTCCACCACTGACGAGCCGTCCAGGTGCTTGACCGACAGGGTTCGCTGAGAACCTTCTCGGCACAGCTCGGTGGCACAGACATGTCCCAAGGAAGTTCCACGGGGTACCGACCAGGCCAGTTCACCGAAGCACACGTGACAGACTTCACCACGACCACGGTGACGACAGAAGAAGGCCGAGCGGATCTTGATGGTTTTACCCACCAAGGCGGCCTTGTCACTGGCCGTGATTGGTTGTAGGCGATTGGTCTTCTCGTTCAGGTAGAACTTTCCATCGAGGTACGGGAAGATCACCGAGTCTACCGGAATCTCCGAATACATGTCGGAGCCGCAATCATCCCAGATTAGTTTGTCTACCACCGTGGTCGACAACTGCATCTTACGGTTGAAGTACTCGACAATCCGGAGGGGCTTTTTGGTGAACAGCAGGGCTTTCTTCGCCGAACACGACTCGATCATGATGTCGTGCATGGTGGTCAGGCCTTCGAAGAACCCTACCGTGATCGGCTTGCGGAAGATCACCTGGTCAAGGTCAGTCAGATACCCCCGGCAGATCAGAATCTGCAGGAACTGACCCATCTTGATCTGACGGCTTCGCAGGCCACGGACAATCGGGTTATGTAGGATCGCCGGGTCCTTCATCAGGATCTCGGTAGCCGTGTCGTAGGCGTTGGTGATCGACAGTTGATTGGGACGGAGGGTCTTGCGCACCTCGGCAATCGCCGGGTAGTCGAACAGTTCCAACAGATGGAACGCGTTGATCGACACCTGCCACTCTTCCAGCTCGATGGACAGGACGTTGTAAATCTCGTTACCGATGTCCTTGACGACCCGCCACGCCGCCTCACGGTCGTAGCACGCGTCGTGATCATCGCCGATGGTGTTGAAGTAGGTGTAATGAAGATCCCGAACAATCAATGACAGTGTCTTAGGTACCATGTCGGCACTGGGGAAGGCATTCCCTACATGGTGACAGACGTTCAAGGGGGTGCGTGGAAACTTGCGGTGCAGCTCCCAGCAGAACCAACTGAGGACGGTCCGTCGGGTGTTGGTAACCAGAACACCGTCATCGAACTCAATTTCCAGCTTTTCATCTGGCATATCGCGAAATGTCTTCGGGATATCCAGGTGCATGAAATCCCTGGCTTTGATTTTGCGCATGCGATACTTTCCTCGCCAAACTTGGGGTGATGACGGGGCTACGCGGCCCCGTCTATTGGGTGAGACAATAACCCACTCAGGTGTTGGTGAACGACTTGCCGGAGCATTCGAACATGTGGCGCACGTATGCCAACGGACGATGTCCACCCACCGGCACTACAGTGCGGTCAAGGACTTCGTCGATGTTGGTGGGAGTGGGGTGTGTCAACAATCGACGCAAGACGAACTTGTGTGCGATGGGGTTGTTACTGGCATCGTAGTGATCTGCGATAGGTTCGCCTCCACAGACTGCTGCTGCCGAACGGAACTCAGACTCGCCGACTCGGATCGATGACTGTCGACCGGGTGAATCGTACTTGTCGTTGTTGTTAAGGCGGGCGGTAGTGCCAAACACGTTACACTTGGAAGATGAGGCTGCCATCCAGGAATCCTCGGCAGTTTTCTCCAAGTTGATGTAATACGACGAGGCGATGAGCTTCGGTTCGCGAGACACCTTCATCTTACCATCACGACCACGGAAACGGACCGGCGTGATAAATGGAGGCCAACGGTCCTTGATCGTACGGATTACATCAGGGGTGCTCACCGGGTTGTCGGTGGGGTGAAACAGGTACAGGCCGTACATGTGATCCAACAGCACCGAGGCCACGTGATCGTACATGTGCTCCGGGTTCTTCTTAAGGAAAGCCGGATCGGTCATGTCTTCGTATTGGAACGGAACCACTACCTTGTAGAATTCCAACAGCTCCTGGTAAGCCACCTTGACCAGGTCACGGTTGTCAGGACTCATGACGGCATCCATGACTTCATCTTCGGTCAACTGGATGTTCATGTCAAACCCGAAGGAGGCTTGAATGCGCTTGCCCAGGTCACGACCTGCTGCCGAGATCACCATCTCAATCGGGGATGCCGGGGTTACCCGGTTCCAACGGGAGTTGGGGTCTACCACGATGTCCGCCACGATACCGTTCTCATCGACGGGCATGTCTTCATCATCTACCACTTCAACGACTACCGATTTGTCGCCGTTGATGTCGGTGATCTTGTAACCCTTGTTCGGCACCGACAGGTACTTGAAGGTCACCTCAACCCGCCAGGCATCGAGCTTGACGCCCCGGTAGACTTTATCAACCTTACCCGGTTCCTCGCCACGACGACCCAGACCTGCATCGGGACGGATGTAGTCAGGACCTACACGACCAATGGCCTCATATACCAGACGATCAAACTGAGGCTCGAGGCGCAACTGAACACCGCGCTGACTGCAACGGCGCTTCAGGTCGACCCAGACGTCAATGATCTTCTTGTACCATTCGGTATCGGCGTTGTAGTACTTGAGCAGTTGGTCATCCATCCCGATGGGTAGCGGTGGGATGTTGATCGAGGTGTTGCGCTCAACCTTGATGTCCACGACTTCGGCATCGACATGCTGGACAAAGCGTTTGCGGTCCATGATGTAGTCAGGTTGCTGCAGGGCTTCAACCGTCATGTTCGACACAGCACTGATCGGATCGTACCGCCGCAACGAGACCAGCAGACCACTGGAGTCTACTTTCTCGCCAATGTCCGGCATGATCTTGTACACGCCCGGCTGGGAAGACTGATTGATCGGGTAGTATTCGCGACCGAATTCGAAGACACGTGTCTCAAATCCTGTGGGAGCCAGTCGCTCGAGGTAACCCCGACGCACCTTCACGCCGTCTTCAGTCCCTGCCACGTCGGAATCCATCAAGACGTTGGTCTCAATCCCGTACATGTAGTTACCGAATTCATCGATCAGAGGTGACTGGGCCAGCTTGGTGCCCTTGGGGAAACGAGCGCCCTTACGGAGTTGGTCAAGATTATCGCGGTTACGTTTGTACTCCGTACCAAAGTGCTGGTGTGTGCAGTTGTAGTCGGTCAACATCAGTACACCGATCTCACCGGTACTGAAGTTCTCGTAAATCACTGCAGTCTGTGGGGAATGGCGGATACGGTTGACACCGGCTGTGTGACCAAAGCGCGGGATAATCTCAAGAATCTCCACATCGTCTTTGAACTCGATGGAGAAGGTTGCATCCCCAAAGGCACGTTCCATGCCAGTCATGATGCGCTTACGCATCGGATTCTTGATCACCACCATCTGAGCCAGGTTGCCGGTGAACATGGCGGCGCGGGATGCGGAGATGTGGCGGATGAATGGGTTGAGACCATAGAGCGACATGAGTTCCGGGCGCAACTCGACCGGGTTATTCATCGATGGGCTATGGTAGCGCTGGTTGATCTGCTCTACGGCAGAAGGAATAGTGGTGGCATCCATCTGAAACTCCCAAGATTATGGCCATTCGAGATATCTTAACTCGAATAGATAATGTGTAGCTACAGCGATTTCAAATTAGGAAGGACAGTATGAGCAGTGCGTTAAATCAATTGATGATCTCTGGCGGCAACGTCATGTACCACACTCCAGAATTTCTGGCGTACGTTCATAGTCACAAGGCTCTGTTGAAGGCCCAGTCCGTCAAAACACCACTTGATCCTGGCAAGGTGCATACTTTCGAATACAACTTTGTCTCCCTACTGGTAGAACTGGGTTATCCGATGGAGAATTTGTTTTTCTTCATGGTTGTCAATGACATCGATTGTCCCACGCAGATGACTCGCGAGATGAAAGAATTGAAGTTACCAGACCTGGGCTTGATGGAGAATCTCAAAGCCCTCTACAGGCAGGTTCCAGGCCGGCTCTGAACAAAAGAAAGAGGAGGCCGCAAGGCCTCCTCTCTATGCCGTTGGATCAGAAGCGCGAGCCGTGGCGATGGCCTTGGCCAAAGCCGCGATCATCGCGACGACTGTCCCAACGACTATCGCGCCCACCGCGGATATCGCGGTCATCCCGGTCACGACCCAGGTCGATGTTACGGCCACGACCGAAGCCGCGGTCATCGTCTCGACGATCACGGGAGAAGCGATCGACCTCACGGCGATCGAAAGTCCGGCGATCATCACGCCCCTCGAAACGATTGCCACGCCGCGCAAACGGATCACGCTCAGGTTCACGACCCCGGCCCAAGTATTCATCCAAGCTCTTACCGCGAGGCTTGGCAGCTTGGGCAGGCGCTGGAGCGCGGCGGGAGTCACGGCGATCGTCTTCGACAACGGTTTCTTCCCATGGCGGGGTGTCACTGTCGTCAGCAGTGGCTTCTTGCAGCTTATGGCGGCGGTCTGCCGGCATCAGACGAGTAGCGACTTTCTCCGTCACCTGCTCACCGATACCTTCTTGCACGATGATGCTACCTTGGTTACCTTCTTGCGGAGGTACGACACGACGCATCTCGGCCATTTCTTCCAGACCCTCGAACCAGGACAGGTCGGTGGTCAGGTCATTGGCCAGCTCGGGGGTGAGCAGCTTCTTGTGGGTGGCGATCACCCGATTCAGGTGTTCGGCCAGGTTGGAGTAGCCCATCAGCAGTGCGTGCAGATAGGGAGCCGTGTGGTTCTTGCTGCCGTAGTCGAAGCCTGCGCGCGTTTCCTCGTCACCGAGCACGATCTGGAACAGGGTGCGCAGGGTGTTGCGAGCTTTCTGGGACGGGTACTTCACCCCGAGAATGCTTGGCTCGTCGCTGAGCAGGGCCTCCAGAACCGGGAACTTGAATTGCACGCGACGCAGCACGCCGTCACGCTTGTCGCCCTTGCGCAGGGAGATGGAGATCAGGCGCTTTTCCGGCTCAGGACCCACCCGCATCAGGACTTTGTCCTTCAGGAACAGGTAGGTCTTCTCATCCATGTCCTGAAGATCCTTGAGGTACTTGGACGAGGACGGATCGAGGCGCTTGTGTTCACTCGGGGTGGCAGCCACACGGGCCAGCTCCAACATGACGGAGACCGACCGCATGGTCAGCTCGTACATGATAGAATCGCGCATGGCCTTGAGCACGTCGGATTCGCCACGGGTGATGTTCTCACTCAATGGATGGAATACGATGGTGTTCTTATCCACCTCACGAAGGTTCTGACTGGTCGGAAGGACCACCCGCTTACCGCCAATGGTAAACGGGGTGTAGCTATCGCCCAGGCGACGGCTAAGATGACCTTCACCTGTCTCGTCGATGATGTTCAAACTGTTCAACAGACGAGCGTTGAAATCATGCAGTTCCATTGAGGACTCCTTTATTTAAAAGCGACAGCTGCTGTCAGTGATAATTTCGTTGCTGAGGTGATCGTCGCCGCCAATGCGGTCTACGATGTTGGTCAGCGTTTTGCTCATCCGGTCGATGCACGACGAATCGTCGACGACCACTGGAGCCACCAGGGAGTCACAGAACACCGGGAAGGCAAACTCACCCGGATCTTCCCCTTCCAGTTTGATGCTGATGACTACATCGCCACTGAGCGTGGCTTTAACCCGCAGGTCAAACATGCAGTCTTCCCACGGGAGCATGTCCACAAACAGCTCGGTGATCAGGCGCTGCTCAAACGCCTGAAGCGCATTCTGGTTGATGGCCTTGCCGAGGATCGGCAGGACTTCTGGAATGAGGATGACGGGCTGTCCGGCGTAGGACATGTTGTTTGCTTCAAAGTCGATGAAAGCAATGTGGTGAAACGCCATGTACGTCGGCAGTGCACGGGCGATCTGAATTGCCGCGATCGTGGTGTTATCCCGCCCATCCCATTTGCTGGTGGTGGTGGCATAATCACGGGCAGTCTCCGGACGCTCGAAGAACACCTTGACATCGTCCCAGGCAAAGTCCGGGTTCATGGCACAGAGCTCACCGTAGGTGATGAAACCCTGACTCAGGATGTTGGTATCCCGGTTGAAGTCTGCGAACACTGACATCTGGCTCACCGTACGTTCACGAACCTGCTTACGGGCATCCTTGAGAATCTCGCCAGGATCACGTTCAAGGCTCATACCCTCGCCGTACTGTTCGCCCTGATTGGCCACTGCCAGCGCTTTGATGGAGCGGTGCAGGTAACGGGTAGAGGAGTCATTCCAGCGGTTGGACAGACGCAGCGAGTCACTGGTGAAGCTGTTGCGCAGGTCCTGGTAATCACTTTCACGTTCAACCAGTCGGCTGAAGCTGTTCTGTAGAATGTTCTTCGGGTTGTTCCGGAACACGTCCTCGGGGCGCATGGTCATTGTGCCTGGAGACAGACGATCACGGGTGAAGTTCGGACGGGTCTGTGGACCGATCACGTGGTGAGAACCGGCAATCTGGGTGCACCAGCCGCGTTGCGTCGGGGTGTCCAGATACGCTTGGTTCACCTCGGTGATCGAGTTGAAGTACAGGCACATGTCGTCAGGCAGACGAACACCACGCAGGGTATTGGCTGCATCGGCATGGTCTGTGTGTCCGGTGATCTCCACTGTGGAACGGGAACCACGAGCTTCACGAACCAGCACGGTCATGATGAACATGAAGCGCTTTTCACCCCAGCCATTACTGATCAGGGCGCTGCCGCTGACGTTGGCGGCTGGACGGATGATGCGCCCAGCTGTACGGCTCAATGCCGCCGGGGTCAGGTCACTGCCGCCGGAGGTGTCTTCGTTCAGCTGGCGGATGAGATCGCCCGTGGCATCAGCGTCGAAGGGTCGCAGCTGCATCTCGCGATAGCCCGAACGCTCACGAAAAACGATATCAATTAGTTCCATGTTGACTCCCAAGTAGTTGATTGACATGAATGATCATGTCGGCAAGTTGACGTTTGATGTCACCGGAGATGTACATGTGGCCGGTCTGCGCCAGCATGGGGATCTTCTCGATGATGTCTCTGGGTGCATGAGGCTTCCACGCCTTACCTGACATCCAGTCCACTACCATGTCGATCGCAATGACCGCCACGTTGGACCGTTTGCCGGGTTCTTGGCGCTTTGTCTCTTGTCGGTAGTGAGGGTATTGCTTGTCAAGGACCTCCGCTTGTTGGCGGGTGATCTTGTTCCGGGTCTCCATGGGCATGAACGATTCACCGTCGGCATCGATGAATTGTTCGGCTGCCACCAGGATGGCCAGTTCGTGGAACCCCCAATGATCTAGGATGGCTTGGGCAATGCCCATCAGGCGGAAATGCGTCAGCTTTTGCAGCAGCTCGCGGGCTTCGGGACTGATGGTGCGGATAACCCAGAACACCAAGGCTTTCTGGAACGGCTCGATTGGACGGGTGTCATGGCGCGAACAGATCGAGATGCACTGCTCAACTCGCCCGATGGGCAGATTAGGCGCCATCCGAGCCACGATGTGCTCCACCCCTTCCGTGTAGATCTCGATGACCTGTCGATCACCTTCCGAGATCTCAGTTGCCTGGCTGTAGTCATCCCACACCGAGGAGTTATCCTCATCGGACATGTCCATGGAACGACGACGCTTGGCTTGAACCACACCGGTTACCGACTGGAAACGACCGTCCATGCGGATGGCAGTACCAGTCACGTAGTTGAACAGAATTCGGGCCAACGAGTTCTGCTCCACCGGAGTGGACAGTGGACCAATGGAGATCTTACGCACCAGGGCCATCGACATCAGGTGGCGAGGTACCTCTTCACTCGAAAGGCCTGCCATGACCATGGTCATGCTGATATCGTTATCCACGCTGGCTTCGATGTACTCGACCATGCGCAGATAAGGCGGCCACTTATCCAGTCCAGCCAGTTCGATCAACTTAACCGCTTCCGACTCCTTATAGCCGTTGCCATTGATCGGAGCGACGTTCTGGATGTACATGCCCCAGATCGGCACCATGAAGCGAAGACCCAGAGCGAGTGCAACCATGTCCATGTAGTCGGAACGAATATACGTGCGGCTACGGCGGTAGTTTCTCCCGAACTCATTGTGTTCTTCGAACTTGTCAGAAACATCCGAGGGCACAACGAGGCCTGCGCGGTCAATGAAGCTGCGCAGCGCTGGGTAGGTGACGATGGTGTAGATTTCCTTGGTGATGGCTTCAATTTCGCCACGGACCAGGAACGAGGAACGGATTTCCTCGGACATCAAAAGTTCGGCAGAGCGCACGTACAGATCCCACAAGCGGGTCTGGTCGGCCTCAGGTAGGGTGGCGATGAACTCGTTGGTCTCCTTGAACAAGATTTCGCGGTTGATGATAGCAGCCGAGTAGTAACTTCCAGCCGACAGCATGAGAGTTTTGTCGCCGTGCTCCAAACGAAGCATGGAGATCCCTTTGCTGGACATGTCCTGTACATTGATCTGCATCGATTACCTCGAGGATGGTGATAGATCAGTGGATGGTTATACCGATTGATAGATCGGCGATCAGACTGATAATGTATCGCCTTAAAATGGTTGAATGAAACCTCGATAGGGTATAAGGCCGACACAGGGTCATTACGACCCTGTGTCGATCCATGATCAAGGCTTAATTCGTATTCAGGTCCTAGAGAGGCACGTCCGAGTCAAAGCTGAAGTCGCTGCCGCTGCTGGGTGCGCTGCTGGTATGGCCAGCATTACCACCCCAACCGCCGCCATTGTTACCACCACCGTTATTCCAGCCACCTTGGTTACCACCACCGTTGCCACGGTTGAAACCGCCGCCATTGTCACGGTTGCGATTCATCCACTCGGGCTTCTTGTAATGACGCTCAAGTACCTTACCCATGTACTCGCGCATGGTGTCGATCCAGGCGAGGCAGTACAGGCGGGAAGCGATCGCTACCGGCATGGAGCCGTTCGCATCACGGAACTGGTGATAGGTGTCGTCGAGGAACGGGAACTCGATCAGGGGACGGGTCTTACCGGCACTGATGCAGATGGAGATAACGCCTTCGGCATTCTTTTCCATCTTGATGCAGCTCATGATCGAGGGGTTCGGGTCACGCTTCTTGTCGATGAAGCGATGGCCCTTGTTGTCCATGAACCAGACAACCGGTTCTTTGCTGTTTGCTACCGCTTCCAGGGCGCGCAGAATCGAGAAGAACGCACGGTTCGACAGTTTGGCGTCGATCTTGCCGTTGTTCTTGTCGTTCGGCACTTTGGTGGCCACAACCAGACGGGGATTGTTCTCGTAGTAGCTAGGGCGGAGGGTAGGTTCACCTTCCATGCCGTCTTGACGTTTGGCTTTCAACGCCAGAGATGGATCGTCCAGAATGGTTTCAGGACGCTGGTTTTGTTCGCTCATGGTGTACTCCAACGGTCTAGGCGTTTTCTCTACAATATAGAGGTGATGGGTTCTTTTTAACAGGGGGTTCAGGAGGCTCAGCTTTTCGCGTAGAGATTGATCACCAGCCGCTCCAGTTCGGGCTCATAGGCCTTCTTGATGCAGTCGATAATGTAGTCTTTAGTAGTCAGTGAGTTCCATTTGTTTTTATCAGCGATCGTCTGCATTACCCGACGGTATTTGATCGGATATGCGGTGAAGAGATTACTTCCATCCCCAAAGAATTGCAGGGTCATGCGATCAAAAGGGATGTTGGTCAACTCTTTACCGTTCGATAGCTTGGTGTGCCAGAACGTCTGGGCCTTGGTAGCACCCGTGTGCGATTCCAACAAAGTCAAGGCACTGAAACGATAACGCTGAAGCAGGTCTACGGCATAACTGGTCAACATCAGTACACGGTACGGGTCGTTAGGGATATCGATGTCCGTCTCAAGTGTCTTCAGGTGCGGATGGTTAGGCAGAAGACCCAGCAGCTCAATGACCGTCTGTTCTTCCCGAATGGCGGCAAGTTTCTGACGCTCGGTGTTAGCGGCCTTTAAAATAGCGTAGGGGAATCGTTTCGGCAGTCCTCGATAGTTACAAAGGTAAAACTGAGTTCGAGCCCGTCCATTCGTGATCTGACGGATGGACTGGTCGATGACGGTCATCTCGTTGATCAAGATAGCCGCCATGTCTTCCGGGTACACGTAATGCGCCAGTTCGGGGTTCAATGATCCGGCGAGGTTACGCACCAGCGTTCGGATATTGACATACAGCACATCGATCTGGTTGATGATGGGCTTGGGGTTGTGGTTGTCCTCGAGAATCCCGAAGGCTCCTTCCAGGGCCAGACTCGTTCCGATGGACACGGGAATCTGGCCAAGGTCTCGTTCGGACAAAACAGCCATGGCTTGCGCGTTGTTACTCATGGGTGTCTACCTATACTTGACTGTATTTACCTAGGACAGTCAGAACCGAGATGACTTCAGGATCGTGCTCATCATGGTACAGTCGCTTAAGCCGATCGGCTACCAGGTGTCCGATGTTAGTCGGGGTGATGCTGATAGGCTTCAAGGCTGGCTGTCTATCCTGGATAATCGCAGCGTCCTCCTGAGTCTTCAGCTCGTCCATTTGGGTACTTAGGACAAACTGCGGGAAGCGACGTCGGACATCCTTGATGCCATGTTGAACCACAGACCCACGGGTGATCAGCAGGCGAAACCGGGACAGATCAGGACAATCTTCGTACGACTCGAGCAAGGCAATCACTGCCTCAGTCGACATCTCGCGACAATCGAGGGTCTTATAGATCCGAGCACCTGTGTTCTCCACAAACCAGTGGTAATTACCGGATGGAGACAGACAGGCACGGTAGTGGCCTTTGGGAGATTCCTCACCGTGTGAGAGTCGGTCAAAGGAACCCTGGGCCAGAATCTTACCGCCGCGCTCAGAACGGATGTGCACGTGACCGATGGTGATGTAGCTGCGCACAATGGCCATGTACTGTTCGCTGTTGTGGTTTTTGACTGACTCCACAGGCAGCTGATAGTCAAATGAGCCGTGCATGCAGGCCACATCCACCTGAGACATCCCATGGATACCTAACAGCTCCAGGGTCTGTTGCCAGGTCACCGATGCGTCAGCATTCCATTCATCAGGGACATACAGGACACTTAGCCCACCCAGCTCGTCGATCACCTCGATGGACAAGGTATCGACATACTTAAGGTTGGCTTTGATGTGCAGCGAATTGTTGACGTTGACAAACTGCTTGGACTGACGCCAATCATGGCTGGGGGTGCCTTCCAGCACCCGAACAATGATGTTGTGTTTGACGCACAGTTTCAGTAAGTCGGCGATCCATTCTTGGATCGCATCCACCTCGTCCTGAGGCAGGTTCATCAGCCGGTCAAAGACATCCCCGGCAAAGAACAGGATATCCAACTTGGCGGTGTCAGCATTATCGGGAAAGGCTTTTCGCAAATTGTCGATAATGTGGTACGTACTGGTGCGCGGATGCGCCAAGTGGATATCTGAGATGGACGCCATCGTAATTTCAGATGGGTGCGAGGTCGTCTTCGTCGATTTCATCCATGGTGTTCCGAGTGGAGGAAGCGGGTTGCTCCTCCTTTACAGGACCGAGCGCCGCTTCGATAGCTTTGGCCTGGTCGCCGAACAGGCGTTCCAGTGGGATGTTGTACCGACGGTAGATCTGAAGCCACATCCTGCCGTAGGCAACCTCAATTGCTTCGGCTGGGGTGAAGTTGATGGCCATCAGACGCTGAACGAATCCGTTGATCACAGAACCGGGATGCTCGGTGGTAATCTGGGCTTCGAACTGGGCGGTGATCTCTCCGATATCGGTACCAGGTTGGGCATCGAGTGATCGAATGACCATGGGGGTCTGGGAGATCAGCGGCGGTACGGTGAACAGAAGCTTGCTGGGGTCCGAATCGGCGACCACATCGATCATGCGGTTCGGATGACCTGCTGCTGCGACATAGATCGAAACGTCGCGCTTTCGCCCGTCTTCCGAGGGGATCAGGTGAGGCAGGAGACGACGAACAAAGTCCGATTCACGCAACCGGGCGTTGTTCTCGTAATCCATGGCTTCCAGACGTTCGAAGTCATCGGAGTTCAGTTGCATGGCTATATCCTCGAACAGGGCGGGTTAACCCGCCCCATTATGCCGTCTTACTGGATGGTTTCAGCAGCTGCTTCTTCAACAGTGCGGGTAACTTCCATGGCCTGAGCCGAGGTCTGACGACGGAACTCTTCCAGGTGGGTGGATTCCAGCACGTAGTAAGCACGGTCCAGCTGACCGCCGTAGGAGACAACCAGGTCGCCAAACACGGTGACCACGTGCGGCTGGCGCAGCTCTTCGGAGATGGCGTCGCCGGAGACCCACTGGCCGTCTTCGGTCTGCTCTTCGATCACGGTGCCGTCGCCGGTCAGGGTAACACGGATAGCGCCTGGGACGTAACCTTCCACTACCACCAGCTCGGGAGCGCGCTGCTTGGAAGACTTGACCTTGTGGGAGATAGCGTTGGCGCCAGCAACCATGATGCGGTGAGCGATGGAGTCGACCAGGACGTCATCGTTGAAGACACGCTGAACATGATCGGCAGTCAGTTCGACGATGGAGCGCTGGATGTTGGTAAGCGCATCGTTGGTGGCGATCAGGGTGGACTCGAGGGTGGCTACGCGCGCTTCGAGGTCAGCGATGATCTGATCTTTGGTTTGCTCGGTCACAGTGAAGCTCCTTGTACATTAAAGGTATCAGCCGGGATGAAAGGCCGGCCGTTGTTTTGTAAATCGATGATGCTACGGATACGTGAGTCCGTGGATGTTACCACGTGAACAATGTCAATGCTCTTGTCTCCGTCTCGTAAGATAACACTGATCTGTAAATCAATACTGTTCCCTTTCGTGACAGCGTTGACGTTCAGATCTACGGCATCAAACTGACGCTCAAAATAAGACTGCAAGACGCGGTAAGTCTCGTTCTGCAGCTCAATTGGATTGTTACCAAACCGACTGATGATGGCCCCTAGACTGACCAGGGACCCACGGTACATGTCCGACTGAGACTTCTGCGTGATATAGAAGTTGGCCATGGCCTCATCGGCTTTAATGGTCAGGTCAGAAGCGAAGCCTGCTGGGCCTAGGACGGGAATCACACGGGACATGGGGAAGACTCCGACAAAGAAAAAGGATTGCGGTGGCAGTAACGGAAGGGGTGACACACATACCAATCGGCAGGTGTGTCACCCTATCAGTCAAAGCGAGCCGTTATCCGGATCACTCGGGTCGTCCAAACCTTCATCGAGGAAGGTGTTGAAATTGGCCCACATGGAGTCACGGATGGTGACCTGGTCGGCAAACGTCAACTGAGTCCGTCCATCAGAGTCATACAGATGCAAGTACTCGACGAACTTGGAGTGGCCGTGCTCATCGAATTGCAGCAGTCCGTTAGTGACTTCCTGGTAATCAGGGTCATCTTCGCCGATCCGGCCACGATTTTCATGCTTGAGGAAACCCCTCCAGCCATTCATCATGTCCTTCTCAAACAACTGCTTTGCCCGTGGGTTGGCCATGAGCCAGCGAGCCTGTTCCGGGCCGGCTTGCTGGAATTGACCAATCTTCGACATCGGGCGGATGGAATCCTTGTCGAAGAGGTGGGTGACTTTACGTTTCAGTGCATCGACCTTGCGCTCGATGCGATCAAAGTCAAACGACTCGAATCGCTCAACGGCGCGGTTATACAGGTCACTGCCCATCAACCCGAAGGAACGTGCTGTGTTCTCCAGTCGGCTTCGAATGGCAGCCCGGTCCTCTGACTTCGGAAGCCCATAGTGCATCGACCGAAATTCCGACTCGTCCGCATACATTGCAATAGCCATGTTGAGACTTAGCCCCCTTTGTGAGAATGGGTGAGTAGGATGATAAGTTGCTCCTTATCGTGAAACCTGGTCACCTTCGATCAGCCAGTTCGTCATGCTGGCAATCAGTGGTGGCGGCAAGGTGGTGTTACGGGAAACTGTGAACGGTTTGTTGAGGTCCATGATACCGGTCACTGGATCGAATCGACTCATTACTTTATCGTTCTTCTTATCCAGTGGCAACTCACCCCATAGCGCATCGCCGTCAAAGTCAGCGTTCTTATCGATCAGGTTCAAGGGACTCATGCTGACGGTGTTGTCGGTCGGGTCGGTCTTGAATGTATCGATCTGGTTGTAACCGATACTGCCTCGGGTGAGGGTAGGGTTACGACCAAAGAGCGTGGGGATAGTCCCGGTGGGTGACTCCTTCAGCAGTTCGTTGAGCAGGTTGTGCAGATCCGGGTGGTAGCGCAACGTGTTCTCGTAGATCAGGGCATTCATTTCGTTGGGTGTATAGCCCCGCGCCATGAGCTTATTTTGCAGATGGACCTTGAACAACAAGATACTTAGCGACCATGGCATCTCCAGGCCATCTTGACGATGTGGCTTTTGCCGGGAGGTGATGACCGAACGGAATCCCCAGTATGGCCGGGTACCATAGATCAGCTTACGCATGATCCCAGGCTTCTTAAAGATGACCTCAGACTCGAACGACTTATAGTACTCGCTGAAGTTATTGAGGGCATTGACCATCCGCGCTTCTTTGTTGGCCTGTGGAAGCTTGGGCTGGTTCTCCGCGTTTTCGCGGTTGTCGATACCGATGAGGATGTGTGCCGCATCGATGGCCGGGACCATCTTTGGGTCGGACACGATCCGGTTATTGGACGACTCGCGGATAAAGCCAAGGCGAGTAGGAAATGGCAGGTGTTCGGAGAACGTCCGGTCGAAATTCTCCTGAAGGAAGCGCATGATCTTGCGGCGTTTCCGTGCACTGGCAGACGGACCAATCAGTGACGCCTTGGCCAGGGCAACCAGGATGGCTTCATAGTTCTCGATGAAGTGGTTGTAGCCGCGTGGGATCTCGAGCCGTTCAAGTTTACGCATCTTGTCGGCAGCCAATGGAGCAGCCGGTTGATAACGGGGATTGGTCAGGTACTCGAGGATGTTGAAATTAGAATGGCTGAGGTTCTTTGACAGAATCCGCCACACCGTAAGGTTAATGAATGCTTTAATGCCCGCTGGTGCTTTGAGCCAGAGGATAGACTCCAGAGGCTTCTCGGTAACCGGGACAACCAGCGATAAGCAGTTATTGCAACGGATGTTGTAATTGTCCATGCCGACAATGGAACCGCAGTCACAGCTGGCGGTGTTGTTCAGCGAATCGCCGTCAAGGCTGGCATAGATCAGGTTATTAAGCTCAAGACGATCGGCTTCCAGATCGATGTTGAACTCGTTCATGAGGATCGCAGGATGCGCCTGATGACGGAAGATGTCGTCGTAGTTGACCACACTCAGGTAAATGCCATTGCGTTCTTTGATGGCCATGTACAGTACCTTTATTGGCGGTTATTGGTGAGTATAAAAATTAATGGAAAGGGCATAGATCGGGGGAGCCGGAGCTCCCCCTCTCTAATGGTGTTGCTTAGAACGACGAACCGCGACCGAAGCCGTTGCTCACATGGCTGCGCAGGCTGCGCTGATCGCCATTAACCACACGACGGCTGTTCAGCAGACCGTGGGTCAGATCGCCACCACGGAAGTCGCGAATGCGAGTGTTGCCACGCAGACGACGAGCACCGAAGGTGAAGTGAGCTTGACGCTGATCGATGTTGATCTTGCAATCGGCCACCGCCAGTGCCAGCGCTTCGATGAAGTGCGGGTTGATGAAGGCCAGGTCGACGTAGCGGGAGAACTTGACGTTCTGCTGCAGGGCGCCGGTCAGCTGGTCGAACTGCTCAGATACGCGGATTTCCACGTCCAGGTCAGTGCGGTCGATCACGTCCTGATAACGCAGGGCGCTTTCACCACCATCGTTCGGGTTCTGCGCCATCCAACGGAGCAGGTCCCATTCGCGCAGATCGCGCTCGTTGCCCTTCTCGTCCAGCCAGGTACCAGTCAGGTAACGGGCACCGGACATCACGAGCGGGTTTTCTACGCCCAGCTCTTGAGCACGACGGCTGAAGTTGCCCGAAGTCAGGCGGTCAGCGTAGTCGTACAGACGGCGAACAGCTTCGCGGTTGGCCGAAGTGTCGTCTGCAGCATCCAGCAGCAGGCTGGTCAGCCAGCTGTTGTCGCCACCTTCTTCCAGCTCGATTGCGTATACCAGGTTTTCATCGACCAGACTGAAGAAGTACTGACCCCACTTCTCTTCGTCCAGCGAACCACGGTTGTCGAACACGATCGGTTGCGGATCTTCATCCGGGCCGAGAATGTTCAGCAGACCGCTGTCGCGAGCATCGATCTCACCACGGGCAACTTCGCCCGGCAGGAAGGTACGGGCCCACGCTTGGTTCTTGGAGATCACCGAGGACGATGCCAGTGCCAGGAGCAGGAGCTCCGGGGTGATGGCGTTGCCGCTGGTGTCCATGCGGTTGATGATGTACGTCGGGGTGAAGTACGGCTGATCGCGACGACGGTCACGAGCCCAACGCTCTTCGTTCTGCGGCGGGGTGTACACGATGTTCATGTAACCGCCCAGGTTGGCCAGAGGCACGGTGACGTTCTGGTCGCCCTTGCGAACGGTACCTGCAACCGATACCGCGATGTCGCTGCGGCGGGGCAGACCGTCGGCGGAGACGCTTTCACGGCCGGACATGTCGACGTTGATCTCGAGGGTAGACTGCTTGTTGAGCCACTCGAGGCTGAAGAACATGTCGTTGCGGTACAGCTCGTTGTACATCGAGGACAGAGCCGCCTGCGCGTAGAAGATGACCTGACGCGCTTCGGTAGTTTCCGGATCGTTGAAGTCGACCTTGCGGTCAACCACACGCCAGCCGCCACGGATCACTTCGACGGAACGACGGGACTGGTCGAATGCCTTCTTGACGATGTCGTCGATGAGGGCGAGGTACGACTCGGTCACGTAATCCGAAGCGATGATCGGCAGCGGGTAGGTGCGATGGTTGATCTCGACGTTGCGGATCGGGGTTTCGTCGCTCAGCGTGCCTTCCAGCACCAGCGAGTGAACCAGTACCTTGGTAACGCCCTGATCTTCGATCGGGTACGCCAGGATCACCGAGGAGATGCTGACGTTGTTTTCCTGACCGTCCAGACCCAGCACTTGGATCTTGGTCAGGTCGATGGCAGCGGCACCGGCTACTTGACGCTCGGCCGAGAACCAGAACTTAGCGGCCTTGATGGCGTTGACCAGGGATTCACCGCTGGTGCGACGGGACATCGGGCTGCCGAGCAGACGGTTGATATCCAGCAGACCAGCGTTCAGGACCGGGTTTTCCTGAGGGGTCGGACGGGACGAACGGCTGTTAGCCGGTTCGTAGGACGGGTCCTGTGCCTGAGAGTTGTTGCTGTTGTCGTGGCTATCTTGAACTGCCATGGTGTACTCCTTGGAGGGGTTTCGTTGTTTACTAGGCCTAGTGAACATCGTAGGGATATTCACGTGGATTATATAGCGCCATGAATTGTTTGAATGGAATTCTAATTCCTAGGCTCGTACAATCCGACGGTTGCGTTTAAAAATACGACGTGATCCACAGGAAAAGGAAATACCCTCCCTTGGCGACAGAGTGAAAACTCTGTCAGGAGCACATCTCCTATACAATAGGGGAATGGTAGTTATTTTTTACTATTTGTCATGTTCGGCCAATCCTTTGAGATTAGACTTTTACCCAAGGACTCCATCATCATGTACACGCTTTTTAACTCCGACCAGCTGTTGCGCCAGACGAACACCACGGTCTTCGGGCTGGATTACGTCAAGCGTGAACTGATGGGTACTCAGGTAGAGCGCTATAAACAGTACCGGGCAATGAACCCAGGCTACCTCAAAAGTGACCATGTACTCCTTAAGATCCTCGGCCTGATCGACATTCCATTTGACGGTGATCTCCCCGACTATTATCTACAAGTCAGCAGTATCGTTAACCGACTGGCTGGACAAATGGGTTTCTGCAACGCAGCCCACCACGGACGAGTCAATACCAAGAGTCAGTTCTACGGCAAGGGAGTCAATGAGATCATCATCGCTGTGACCGATGATAACCTGACACCAGCACAGATCTGGTTTGGCTGGCGGGACATGTCACCCATTCGGGTCCTGAGCCATCCGGTGATGGGGTGTGGTATCATTGAGCTAGATGGGACAGCCGAGTTCAAGGGGCTTCCCGACGGCGCCATGAGCGTGCTGGAATTGAACATCCCGCTGTTGGCCTGTCAGTATCATCTCTGGCGCATGGCGGTGCGCACCATGGCCCCTGAAGGCCATACCCTGCCGGCTGCTCATTTTATCACACAAGTCATCATCCCGAATATGCTATCCAGTCATCTGGATGTGGCAGTTCTCAACACCACGCATCATTTGCTGGGAGCTGAGCAGTACACCAAGATCGATTCGGCGATGCCGTTCTTCACCACAGACCTCTGGCCTCGCTTGACGAAGGGGTTGGGTGAAATTGTCAACAAGTTCAGCAGTCAGACCAGCTTCTACAAGGACATCCTGAGTAACACTCCCGTGTTCGGTCAGGACAACCTGCTTCAGACAGTCCGGATGCCCGACATTGCTTACACCAACCAGGCGATCTGGGCGCTGACCATCGCGAGACTCCCAGTCATTGCCATGTTGCTTAAGTTCGATGCAGTAAGCTCTAACGCCAAGAACGATTCGGATAAAAACCGTATCCGTCGAAGCCTTAAGGAAGCACAGTCTGGAAAGTACCTGGTCAACCAGGTACCGGCCAATGTTGCCGACTATGTGGCCGGGTTTATAGCCGAACACATCGAACCTTACCTATAAGGACATAGAGAGGGGCTGAGGCCCCTCCTTATGCCGTCTGGCTTATGTCATGGCCAAGAGAACCTCTGACAAGTCACTGTCAAGTGGTCTCACCGAGTGTCCCAAGATACTCAGCAATTCATCAAGCTCAACCACCTCTGGGATTTCAACGGTGGTGCTGGTGAACCCATGTTTCACGGTGATCGAACGGGTCTTTGGCCTTTTCGATCCTGCGTGATTTGAGAAGATACCGCTGAGCTCAGTGGCGGCAAACAATGGAGAGTTTATCATGGTGCACCTTTAAAGGAGAAGCCAGTCTTCATCGTCGTCCTCGAACAAATCATCGTCATCATCGTCCTCCAGTGTGCTGTTGGCATCTGTTGGCGAAGGCTGCAGATTGATTTCGCCGCTCGGGGTATAGATGTCACTGATGAGCCTGACGTACTTGCTGTCGACCTGGAAGATTCCAAGAGACTCAAGGATCATGTAGAACGACTCCAGGATACCATAGGTCAGTCGACGGATGTCGATCATCGCCATGACTTCGTCGGGCATTCCGGTCCCCGACAGGATAGACAGTGGCAGCATCAGGGTGCTGATCTGCTCACGCTCCGACAGGACGCAGTAGTTGCGCAGACGAGCCCCAAATTCAGGGTCGATGGAGTCGCAGTGTTTGAACCAGGTCTGCATGTCAGTCTTGTTATTTACTGCCAGCGGGACCTTAATGACCGTAAAGGGTGGGGACTCTACATGACCGTACTTGGGGGCAAAGATATCTTCCCACATCAGGTAGTGTCGGTAGTTGGTCTTCTCCTTGTACGGATCGTCCTTGTTCATGTTGGCGTACGACTCCTGAATCTGAGCTGACTTCAGGTAGCGGTGCTCACCTTTCTTGATCGAGGTATAGATGTCCTGCTCATACCGCCAGACGATCTGATAGACTTCCTCTAGGGTGAACTGTCGGTTTTCATCGGCACGGGTCATGACTTCCTTCATCAGACCTTTAGCTGCCTTGATGATAGTCGGAGGCACTGTGGATGACCGCAACGCCACGCCCTTGATCTCCATGTCGTAGTCCTTATAGACGTTACCCTCACGGGCCGACATGAATGCGTAGTAGTGCTTGGCACGGCTGGTCAGGGTGAATACAGGGAAGGCGTATTCGTTCTTCATGGTCAACCGATGCAGGTCCTGCTGGATCACCCCCATGTTCGCTGACAATTTAGCCAACACATGCACGATGCACTGACAGGCAATGAACGTCGTGGCGTACCAAATGCCGTCACCTTCCCTTGTCCGCCGGTCGGTACCGGTGTACCACGTCACCCATTCCTGAGTGGTGAAAATGGTCGAGTCAGTATCGGAAGCCAGCACGCTGCGTCGCAGGATGCCTTTGATGTTGGCCACCGTTGGAGTCAGACCCACCGGAGTGAGGAACACCCGGATAAAGGTAAAGTACTCCTCCAGGACTCCTTGGACATGATACGCCGTCTTCGCCACCTTTGCCAGTACGTCGGTCAGGCCTTTATCCTTGAGGGAGTCAAAGTTCTCCCCCTTGGTAAGGTCGGCATTGAGGTAGGTGGCCAGCATCAGCAGATCACCGTCGAATGTCTTACCCGTCAGAATAGCGTACGGGTCCTCGATCACAGTGGCGTCTGAAGCCGGGTCATACTTGATCAGTTTGTCCATCATGGTGCGAACAAAACCATCGTTGTACTGGGCGATGTGGTACAGATCACCGGTATAAACGATGATGGCACGTTCCAGTGGGGTGATGCGCGCGATGTAGTCAATGATTTTCTGGAATTGTCCCGCGTTACGCCAGTACAGGTCAGTACTGCGGCGAATACAGTCAGCCGTTTGCTCGACAGTGGGGTAGACCAGCCCGCATTTTTCCATGGCCGCTTCGAAAACGTCGTGCGGCTGAGTGGTGACCAGTGAAAGCATATTGGCCAAAGCGATAGTCGGGGTGTGGTAATGCCTCGACCCGGCCAGAAGGCGTTCGTTGTTGGCGTTGCCGTATCCAGTTGCCGCCCGGCACATCGACGTCAGGCTGGAGTGGCCGGATTTAATGTACAGGATGTTACCGGAGAAGCCATGCATGCCAGAGAGGGAGTTGATACCGATCTTCTTGGCGTTCTGTTCCGCATCCTTGATCTTTTCAAGGACTTCATCCCCGGCTACCTTGGCGTAAAACATCTCGGTCTTGGCTTTCTTACGGCCGGCAATGCCTTTCTCAACGAAAATGGCAGACGGAGACTTAAGCACTTCGGGGTTTTCATAGCAGACCATTGACGGCGACAGGATGCGCTTGCTATCGGTCACTGTTTTGACGTAGGTCAGCAGGGTCATTTCGTCCTTGACGCGATTACCTGGGCTTTCTTGCTTCAAGACCAGCATGTTCGGGTCACGGAGCGGGAAGTCACCACCACGCGACAGGGTTCGCTTAAGGAAATTCATGGCTTTCTCTTCGGGCTGACCTGTCATGGTCGTGAGAAAGTGAATATTCTGATCGAAATAACCTTTAAGCAGATCTAGGTCGCGCGTGTACTGGTCTTTGGGAAGAACAAATGGATTTTCCATCACTCGGCCTTAAAATTGGGGAAAAAGAAATAAGTAGGAGCTCTCATAGAGAGAGCTCCTTTTGTTTTTATTCACTGTCAGCATTTGCCACCACATACACCATGGTGTCCTCTTCCCGGACAGGGTAGAAGTCCAGCAAGTAGAAGCCTTCGTTGGTCCTCAGGAGGTCACAGACATTGTCAAAACCTTGCGGGAAAACGCCACAGTTGCAGAGGTTGACCACGTGCTCGATGATGTCTGATGCACAGTCGTCAATGTCTGTCAATCCATAGATGTCATCCATCATGGCCTCGGTCATGTCGGTGTTACCCATCTGCTCGCGCATCAGGACATCCACCATGGCAGAGGGAGATAGGGTGTGTTCAAGACACATGACCATCTCATTGGGTATTTCATACCGAAGCAAGGTGGCTTTAACCGCATCGTAGAACTCGGCGTACTTATCGAAGTACGCCTCGTCAAACGAATAGAGCAGGAAGGTTTCTCGCTTAGGGTCGCGGCTGAGAATGAAGTCGTTGGACCGGGTGGGATAGCTTACCCGGCGTTTAGCCCTCAAATGTAAAGTCTTCGATCCCATTTTGCAAGAATGCCTGTCGAATGATATTCTCAGTGGACGGGGTAGCATTTCGGACCCGGATGAACAACTCGCGGTTGTCGATTACCTCGATGGTTTCGTGACGAATCCATGGCACACCGAGGACTTCAACCTCACCGTTGCCGTAGCGCAACTTGACGTAGCTGTACGCTCCTGCGCTACCCGGTAGGTCGGTGATGTAGTTCTTGACCTGTGCGTGTTTGGCGCGCACATCGGACAGAAGCATCGCGGTGTCCAAGTCCAAAACCGCCAACACGGTGACGTTCTGGCGGTTGGAGCCAAGGGCTGCCGGAGCAGCCGTGTCGAACTTAACAGTGGAGCCGATGTAATTGGTGATCATGGTCATAGATCCTCGAATGTAAGAATGAAAGTGCCATCTGTGTCCATCACCTCGACGTCGATCCAGCGACGATCGCTCAGTTGGGTGAGTAATCCATCTTGTTTCACTTGTAACACCCACCTCATGTCAAATGCGAACTCCTCGCTCAGGGCGCGGTGAAACGCTCGCATGAGCAGTGCACGCAGGTATTTGCGTACCTCAAGGGGGAGGTCAGATGAAGGTGGGATGTCCGGGTCGATAGAATGGCACACCTCAGGAAGTAACTCAGCAATAACTTCAGAAATGCCGATAAGGATCATCACGTCACTCGATGATGTAATGGAAGGTGATTTAACGTGCGGTGATTACGATGGTTTCGTCAGGTTCACTGTAAGCCATGTGAACAATGGATCGGCGATCCAGTCCACGGGTGGCTCGATCCACCGCACAATAGAGGTTGATCATGGCGTTCCGCAGACCCACGAAATCATCGGCTGTCTCGCCCAAGTCAGGTGGAAACAATCCGGCCGCGAATTCGTCAACGAAATGCTCGCCACGGCGCGCCCAGTCGCCGTATAAGGAGAAGATCTCATCAAAGTCGTAGGAATGGTCCATCAACCGTGAGAGGTCGTCAAGAAAATCCCTGTAAATGTCTCTCCCATCGATTAGGATAATTTGTTCAGCCATCGGATATTCTCACTACAAATCCTTGATCATAAGGGTCGTACCGGATCAAATCAATCACTAAATGATCCTGGTCGCTATATAGACTCAAATGATCGGAGAGATCTGCAAGGATCTCTACCACGGACTCGAATGCTTCTTCTGCCTGAACCATAACTGTGGAGAGGTCGCGGGACCGGGTGCCAGGGTTCTTATAGCTTGTCCAGAATCTCAATACATTCCCATATTCAGCCGGGAGGCAGTTGTAAATAACTCCTCGCATGGCTGAGACAACGGCGATGGGCAGCAGTGGTTTAGGGATGGACTGTAAGGCTTCCTTATTGTCAGGGACCATCAGCACCAATGGGAGGGCTGGACGGTCACTTGTCTGGAAGTGGGACGATCTCAATGTAGGCCGAATCATCATCAGGATTTACCCCCATTAGGCGGATAGCTTGGGCCTGCCGTTGGATCAATTCCGTTTGGTCATTCAGCTGGTCGATTAACTGACTCAGGTGCTCTCGAATTTGCATCGAATAGCTATCGGGGTAGCGCGAATTCAATAGGACCTGTTCCGGGAAGCGATCGTGCCGGTAATCGGACAGTGCGGTGGAGAGGTATTCAAATAGCTCTTCCAGCGACATGCCGCTGGCCTGTAACACATGTGTCAAGTTCACTAAGAACTCGCCACTGGTTTCCAAGGTGATAATAGCGCGGATCGCAGGTGGCACTGACGTAGAGGTCTTCGTCGGTACTGACGTAGTTAACTTTGAGCAACTGGTAGGTTGATTCCGATTCAGAATGAAACGTGTCTTTGGCATAGTAGACTCGAAGTTGGGAAAGGATATTGCCGAACGTGCAATAGAGATCTTCCATCCATGCCACGATGGGTTCGGCAAGTTCGGGGTTGTGATCGATGATGTCTTCGGCGAAGAACGAATCATCGAACACGTAATAGGCGATTGCGGCATAAAGGAGTGCCGAGGCACCTAGACGTTCGGCCAGTGTTTCACCGAGCGTCCAAAATGCCTCATCAAATGGCAACCTTATAGCAATTGAGCTTATCCCAGTCGACACGGGCGCGAACCTCCAATACCATCAGGCCGTCGCAATATTCGACGACCTTGTAGGCGAAAGGTTGGGATGACAACACTCCATGAAATTCTTTATGGAGTCTCTCAGTGATACGTTTAATCTCATCGATACGTCTGGCATACTCATCCCTGGCTACCAGACGGGTCCAAGCCATGCCCGCAGGCGTGTCAAGGACGTTCAGGCCTGACATGGCGCAGTTGGCCATCTCGGCCATTGGCACCATGACACCAATTTTACCCAGGCGCCTGTACAGGATTTTGAACTCATCATGGTCCATGGGAGAATTGACCATCACATACCGGACCGTGTTGGGGCCTGGATCAACAGTGACTTGTGAGTACTTGTACGGCGTGGGCTTAAATGTACGCAGCCAGTTCGTCGAGAGCCCTACGTATCCGTTCGGGGTAGAAATCACCTTGCATGGTCGCATGCTGGTATTCGTCCTTCAGGTGTTTAACCGGGTCTGGGGCGGGCTTAGGTTGCTGAGTGACTACAAGTGTTTCTTCCTTGGGCAAGTAGTCCAGCACGGCTATGTCGGTGGTGGGGTTTATACAGCTTTCCACAAGCTGGGTGAAGCTTTCAACAATACGGTCAAGAGGGGCGTAATCTTCAAGCCAGTCTGTCCAGGGCGCTGCCAGTCGATCAAGGAGCTCATCGGTCTGGCAATGGTTATAACTATCAACCAGACGCTGCATGGCATTGGTCACCTCGGCTGCAAAACAGACACCGAGGTTCTCATTGACAATTGCTTCAATATTCTGCTCAAGCTCGCTGGCACCAAGTAGATACCGAGCCATGTCAGTCTCCTCTAGGGCGCTAGTAGCGTTTAATGGCCTGGTCGAAGATCAGCTTCAGTTCGTCGCGCATGGCCGGTGATTGGACCGAGCCAAGGACTTCACCCACCATCCGGTCGATGTACTCAGCCATGGCTTGCGTATTGAGTTCATCTTCTCCGATCTTCGGCGGGGTACGGTCCTTCAAGCGACGCTTGAGAGCCTGATACCGCTGGTTGATCAAATCTCCGGTCACCTCAATGAGGACGTCCTCATCTTCAACGACCATGGTGAAGACCTTACGTTCAAGGTACGGCTGCACCTTGTCGTCAACCGCATCGAACAGGACCGTAAGATAGATGTAATGATCATCTACCTCCATCATCAGGTTATCGAGTTCTTCTGTCGACAAGGACTTGATCGGATACCCCAAGTCATGCAACAGCTGGACCAGCGGATCGGGCTTATTGCGAATATGTTTGACTGACTGCAGTATCAGGTTCTTACAGAGTTCACCGGCTGCAAGGGTCAGCTGATTGTCACGCTCTCGCTTGTCTTCTGGTAGTCTGTGACCGTGTGGCCATAAATCCAGGGTGCTCTCAATGTATGCGAGCAACTCAGTAAAGGGTACTATGATGAACTTCACACGACTACTCCCGTCACCAGTTTTCGTTTGGTCACAATCAGTTCGGTTGTCGTCATCTCAATCGAAATGACGTACTGTGCCAAGTGCTCCATGAGTACCTGACCTATTGATGAGATAATGTTGATGTTATCCCTGGCTTGCAGGGCTTGAATAAGTCGATACTGCTCAGTCAGAGATGGGCACTTCGGGTAGCTGGATACAACGGTCAGATTACCCAAAACCACCAGATCCCTCTCGACGACGTATTGCCACGCCAGAGGCGAGAACTCCCCACCCCTATCTAGGGTATCGGTTAAAGCAAAAACGTCGAATATGAGCACGCTGGGTGCGTTTAAATGGATGGTCATGTGCCCCCCTCAGAAGATAAGGACGGGCGGTTCGTTTTTACCGGTATTTGAGGCGGCATAAAAAGAAAAGTAAGAGGGAGGACCTAGGTCCTCCCTCTATACCGGGTCAGCTGAAGCTGGTGAACGAATTGTCAGGATTGACCTTGTTCAAAGCAGGACCGTGGATTTCGAAACTATATCGGGTTTCTTGAAAAAGGTGATGCCATTCGCCGGTCTTGCAGCGATGACATTCATACCCGATTCCAGTCTGTGGGGTGGCATGAATGGAATCAGCGTTACCGCAACGCTCACATTCAAATGTGGTACACATCGACAAAGTCCTTGAAAGGGTGGTATGGGGGTCTGTTACTGCTGCTGGCGAAAATGAGGACGACGAAATAGCGGTCGGACCTCACCTTCTGAACCAGGACGAGTACGTGGGATCGAGATGCTGGACCACAGCGCGATGACCTCAGATTCGTCAAGGGTCTGGTCACGGATGTACTCGATCGTACGGATCGTGTTCATACCGCTGTCGATGAAATGCAGGCAACCCCTTTTCCCATTGCGGCAGTCGATGATCTGATGAAGGTCATCGACTGTCCACGGTTCAAGGGGCTCAATTGGGATGTACTTGAACATGGACAAGCGGTTACCCAGTGACAGTTGAGCGATGTTGCCTTTTACCACCGTACGTTTTACACGAGGTGCTTTGCGACCCAGATTGAAATGTCCCTGTTCGCGGATCATCTGTTTGCGTTTCTTGCCTGCCCAGCCAACCGGAATGTCCTGATCCTTCTCATTACTGGAATTGAACAAGTCCATGTAATTCTTACCGGCCCCTTTAGCGTACTTCATGAGCTTTGCGTTGAAGCGTTCACGGGAAGGGCGACTGGAGTGAGGGTATTGACTGCATTGGCGCAATACATTCAGCCACAGCTGGTGGCGATACAGCTCGACATTCTGAGCATAGGTGGGGCGGTTGCTGGTGGTGGTATCCATTACTTAACTCCATCCATTATCAGTCAGAGTGGGAGGGTGGTAGGCAGGCTACCGTCTTCGGCATTCTCGAACTTCAGAAGCTTACGGGCATATGCTTCAGCTTCCTCCAGAGTCTCGGTCGCATAGACGTTGACTTCGAGTCCTGTCCAGTCGGTGTATTCGCGCTGGAACGCCTCGTGCTCATGTACACCGTATTCCAGTTGGTGGCAGTTGAGCTGAATATCGTAATCGGTGTCGTCGCTAAAGCCGATGATCGACAGGTCGGATTCAGGTTCAGTAATCTTGAACGCGCCAGTCTTGGGTGGTGCGACCCGGAAACTGGGGTCTTGCACGTCCTTGAGCCAGATAGGTTCAGGGAAGTTACTATTGAAGCAGTAGTGGGTGACGTTCTCCTCGAAGACGGTCACCTCGGTTGCTTCCGGCCAGTACAGCTTGACATGCTCGATTTCTTCGACATACGCCATCAGCATGTTGGCATCGTCAGACATGCGGACGATCCAGTAAGGATGGTACAGTGGCCATGCAATCGGACGGGAATCGTGGATGTAGGCCTCATTGTTCAGATGACGCGGCGGCACCGGCGACAGGAAACCTACACGCAGCAAGTTGATCTTACCGAAGACGGGCTTATGAATGAACGCCTGCTCCTGATGAGGTTTGGTGACGAGTTCGTACATCGGCTTACCGTCAACGCCGAGGATAATGTTGGAATCTTGCTTGGACATGGGTGAGTCTCCGTAGATGTGGGATGGCGGCATAAGGACAGCGGGATTGCTCCCGCTGTCGTGTATTGCTTAGAGCACGAGTCCGGTAGTGGACACGTCATCGCTGTCACTGAAGAACGAGACAGCTTGAGAGCGGGTTTTACGCTGCATCTCCATCTCCTTCTTCAGGCCTTCGAGTTCCTGCGCCAGGGCACCGAAGGAGTGGTTTTCGATACCGAAGAACAGGCTCTTCGACGTTTGAGCAAACGACGGCATGAAGCCATCGCAGCTGTAAGGCACGAAGACATTCGGCTGAGGATCATCCTGCTCGCGCTTGAGGTAAGCAGCCGAGATCGGGTCGGTCAGGACTTTCTCGAACTGATCGATGTCATCGAACAGGTGGATACGAGCCAGGCACGCCGGGATATCGGACGACTTGTTGAACTGCAGGAAGCTGGCGATGTCGGCAGTGTCCAGGCCGTGGTTACGGCGGCTGCACAGGATTGCCAGGGCGTTGATCATCAGGTGGGCTTCACGGTCGATCGAGGAGCGTGGCACATTCGGACGGTTCATGCCGAAGTGGATAACCACCGGCTTGTTGGTCATGCGACCGATGGCATCGAGCGACTTGATGGTACCGATGGTGTTCTCGGCAGTCTTGATGGACTCGTGAGAACCGGTGACGATACCGACGGCCTGGTGACCGTCTTCCAGCAGCTGCTTGAGGATCAGCGGGCCGGCGACCGAACCCGTACCACCCGACGCCGTGAAGATCACGATGTTCATGTCAGCCGGAGCGAACTTACGCAGGATGTCAGGCACTGCCTTGGCAATTACTTTGTCGTTGCTGTTGCGGATCTTACCGGAACCGTCGAGGTCCTTGAACAGCCAGGTGTTGTTCTCCAGGCCGTCGGTGAGGTTGGAGTCGGAGGTGTCGACGAAAGCCACTTGGAAGTCAGCAATGTCTGCCGAATGACCGGGGGTCAGGTAGTCACGACCGATGTTGATGCCGCCACCGCCACACGCATAGATACGCACTTGGCCGACAGGACGAGTAGAAAGACCTTGGGACATCTTGTGTTTCCTCTTTGGGGTTGAGCGATTAGTTGATGAAGCTATGATCGCGAGCATATGGATAATGTGTGTCCATGAAATATTTGAATGGCCAATCGTGTGTATGGGTTCTTAAACAGACAGGAGACCACTATGGTCGATCATCTATCGCGGGCACTTGACACCATCAAGTTTGAAATCCCGCCAGAAGTGTTGCGCTACACCTTTTCCCCGACTCGCTATGACCCGTCGAAGAATGGTCTGATTCGCGACTACAGCACCGGCGTCAGCATGGACACCATCATTCGTCGCCAGATCATTGAGGGTAAGGTGATGATCGATATCAACCTCTGTTCGGGGGTTGAGGTGTTCATCCCGATGCTAAATGTCAAGAGTGAGCGGGTCGATAACTGGACAATGGTCTACACCATCGATAAAGAACTGACTCAAGGGCGAAGCATCACCGAAGTCTATGGACTCAGTTATGGTCAAGGTCATACTCTCGGAAATGTTGGGGTGATCTCCGAAGACCGTTCGATGGTACTGGAAGCGGCTGCCGGGCTCATGCAGTCGAATGCCGCCTGGACACAGGTGCAGTCGGCGTACTGCACACTGGTAGCAGATAACGTGGTCATGGTCACCAACATGAACCGGGTGCCAGGCATTATGTACCTGCGCTGTATGGTTGCCCACGATCCGAACCTCGCTAACCTCCCCATGAGCTATTCGGATGCTTTCTCCGAACTGTGCATTCTGGCTACCAAGGCGTACATCTACAACCGTACCATCATTCCATTGGACGAAGGTGCAATCCGAGGCGGTGCTTCGCTGGGCCGGATTCGTGAAGTCGTCGACTCCTATGCCGACGCTGCCACAATGTACAAGGAATACCTGCGGGATGAATGGCGCAAGCGCGGGGTGATGGCAAACCGCGATCAGCATCGCAGACTCCTACGCTATACTGTTGGGTCCCGGAGATGACAAAGAAAAAGTAGTGGAGAGGGGCGTCACGCCCCTCTCTATGCCGAGTCATTTGATACCACTGTTCTTCTGCCTACTGAGTCGGCTAGCAAGAGTGGAGCGGTTAATCCCTAAGTGAGTAGCTGCTTCCTTTTGATGTATTGAGGTCGACCACATTATGAGTCGTTGTCGTATTTCTTTACGGATTAGAAAAAAAGAAACAGCTAAGAGAGGGAGCTTGCGCTCCCTCTCTATGCCGTCGGTCAGTGGACCTTCATGGAGATATCAAGATCCAGCATGACTTTCTCCATTGCCGAGAGTTTCGGTTCAGGGAAAAGGCTCAGTGGTGCGGCCAGGGCGATGATAATCACCTGAGCGGCAGCATAGAGTTCAAGGCCGATGAGGTAGACACCGATAGTGAATGCGATCTGGAACAGGGTACGACCGATCCGCAGCTTGCCGTTGCTGACAAAGCCTTTGTAGACCGACTGGCTGTAACCGTACGCATAGCCCAGGAAGAACTCCTTCAGATTCTGGGCGGTGAGAGCTTCACCTTTCGGATAGCCCTTGATCGGTGGGATGATAAAAACGAACAACACGGTAGCGACGATGATCAACATGTCGATGGTGTCGATAATGGTAGCGAAGTTCATGGTAAAGCTCCTTACGGGAATGGGGTAGCCAGGGTAGGACGTCCTACCCTGGGTGCAGCGGTTGAGGAAGGGTTATGCAGCTTTGAAGTAACCTTCCGACGTCCAGCGGATGACAAAGGCCAGAGTAGCAGACTGATGAGGTTCGTACAGGTCAAGCATTTCACCGAGTTGATCGATGACCTGATTGCCTTCTGCCTCATCCATCATGACCGGATAGATGACACCATCGACCACAGTCATGTCGTGACTACCCAACTCCGGATTGGCTTTGAAGGTCTCGATGACTTTCTCGATGATGTCGTTATCGAGGGTCTCTTCGTTGTAGTACTTGGAACTCACAGCCAGCAGGCGGTTGGCACGGTCTTTCAGAAGGTCTGAAACTTTACGGCCAGCAACCACGTTCTCAACGGCGGCGGTCAGTTCGGCTTTCATAGTGGCGATGCTCATGGTGGATCTCCTAGATAGATCATGGTTAGACAGGTAGATTATTCTGCCATGTCACGAGTACTATGTAGGGTTGAAATTATTTCGAATCGAATTTTCATGCAAGCGGCATAACGGGGAGGGGCAGTCGCCCCTCCCCTATGTTCGAATCAATCCACCAGCTCCCGCGTTTTATAACCCTGCCGTTGCGCGTATATCGCCGCGAAAGCGACAGCTGTAAAGTAGACTGCACAAGCCAGTGCAATGACCACCGACCACGCACACAGCAAGAACAACAACACCAAGGTCCCCATGACCTCGAAGAAGCGGTGTTTGACAGCGCTCAAGAACACTTCCATATACCCCGCTCCATTGTCGTAGAGGCTGTTCTTCAGCGTCTTGTTATCACGGTAATACCCAATGTAGGGAAACACTGCCATGAACAGGATGGCAGCCACCACCGACCATTCAATAACGGTTTTCATCGTCCGGCCCCTCATGATCCAACATCCCCAGGTATTCAGCCAATTCTTTTACACGGCCCTCGTGACTGACCTGGACCTTGCCCTCAGAGACAGTCAGAACAGGAATACCTTCCAAGATGTCTTCTGCACCCTTGCCCTTGTAATAGAACACCACCTGAGGTTCGCTCATGGGCTCGCCATCATCAGGTTCCATCACCTTGGTCAAAGGATTCAGGGCTTCTGCCGACACCGCACTACCAGTCGGAATGACCTTGATCGCATAGCCTAGATCCACAATCTGATTGACCGTGCTCATGAAGCTATCGTCCCAGTCACCCACCTGCATCCCAACGACAGGTGCCTTGGATTCTCCTATCGGAGCCAGTACGTCTTCCAGTGATACGAATACATTGAACATGTCAGGTCACCATTTGAATGAAGGGGGTTTATGTTCGACAAACGTCCGGGGTCGAGTGGCTTTCTTCAGGATCTCGATGTCTTTGTCGCTTAACAAGACTCCCTGGATAGTCTTACGTCCTTCCTTGATGGCCTTGTACGCCCGATGAAACCCATCCAGGGTGTACAGGTAGCCTTCAGCATGGCGCTTGACGATAATCGGGAAGCCATCAATGACGATCCGCTCCAGGCGCTTCTTGCTGATTCGGTCATGCGGGTACTGGTGTTTCAGTTCATTCAAGTCAAGGGTGATGACAGGCTTACCGTTAGCATACTCAATCAATTCATCGACAGTGTAGCTACCCTGTAGGCTCATGGTTTACTTCCCCGCAACCAGATAATACAGAAAGGAGTGATCAGGTGAATTCAATCACAGGGCGCCAGCCAGTGGCTTCGTTAGCAAGTGTAGCGGCGTGGTGATTGAAATAAGCCATGATACCTTGGCCCGAAGACCCGCGCGTCACGCGGTTCAGTGGATCAACTCCGGTCTCTTGACAAATCGTTACACGACCTGGATTCTCGCTTGCGTGTGTAGGTCCCATCCCCAGTGCTGCGGCAGTAAATTGGGCAAACTCACCATTGGTGGATTCGGACACACTGGCAATCAGTGCGGAGTATTCGCCTCCCGCCGCAGTTGAGGGATTGCCGTTACCACCGGTCAAGACCCGGCACTTAGCAGGGAGTCCTTTAATGACCAGGTCTCGGCCAAAGATCAGACCACGGGCATTGAGGTCATTCCATGAAATGAAATTCCGTTTGGGTTTCTTAGCGACTAGAAGCCGTCGACCCCTGTAACTAAACCCAAGCCATTTCTCATTGTTCCATTGTGCAGTTCCTGCTGTCAGTCCCAGGGTGCTGACTAGCGTGGGGTCATGGATAACTTCATCAGCGGTGAATTCACCAAAGTACCCAAGGTTCACATTGCCTTTAAGGAGTGGTCTACCCAACACCCGTAGAAAACGTCCTTTCAGTCTTTCTTGTTCGGAACTTAAGATTAATGTATTCATGATCACTCCGGTAAGTAGTCCATACGATTTCAGTGAAGCAACATAAATAACCAGCCCGAAGCTGGTAAGTTGGGAGAACTCCTCCTTCGATCTCGCTCACGCTGATCTCAGTCGGTCCTGAACTTACCGATGGATCGTAATAAATTACGGTATCCATTAATGGTATGGTTATATGTTTTACTTAGTGTATATAGAGGGCGAAGCCCTCTTAAGAGCACCAGCAATGATGATTTGTCTCCCTTACGCTACGCTACAGGATCGCAAATCAGTAGTCTCCAAACCCCCCAGATATTAACTACACAGAACGAACTCTACTGGCCCATTTCCACCCCCCTTAGATCAGATGCGGAAATGAACACCTATACCAATATGGACCCTATTGTAAAAGAAAAAAGATCACCCGATAAAGTACCCCTATACAGCCTTCGAGAGGGACTGTATAGGGGCTTTATGTCAGATGAATCAGTTCAACCACACCGGCGCGATGTAGAGGTCCTTCAGCATGAGTTTGTCCAGGAAGAGTTCATCCTTCTTCGTCAAGGAGTGACCGATGGCGATCCCTGACTGATAATCGCTCATGTATCCCCAGATCTCATTATCCCGTACCACGATGTCGAATGACACCTCATTGTCTTTGAGCAACCGGGCGATGTCACCACGCCAAGTCATCAGGTGGTTGACAGTATCGTCCACGGACATGTCTGCCGTCAGGTCTTTGTGGAAACCGGTCATGAGCCATGCAACTGACTGAATCAGTGGAGCAGAGTGAGTGAATACCTGCCGTTCAATCTCAGGAGGGATGGCGGTATGAATGTACTGAGAGAGGGTGTTTACCAGTTGCTTGAATGTTTCAATGCGTCCGATAACATCGCTGGACATGAATGTGCCTCCTGGGGCAAAAAAGAAACCCTGCCCATCTTAGTCAGAAATGGAAAGGGGAACCGCTGACTAAGACATCAGCGGACAGGGTTTCAAGTGTAGGTTACTGATCGTCCTTGAGGTTGAACGTCAGAAAGTACGTAGGACTGATCTGGATGTCGCCCGCTTGCAGCCTGGATTGGGGTTCCATGAACCGATCCAGAGGACCAATGCCATTGGCTTGATCAATGAGTCGCTTGTTACGCACATCCACCATCGTCATACGCTCTGTGAAGCCTTTACAGAGGTTATTGATGTTCAACCCTACGGTGAGTTGGGCAGTGGACCGATCGTACGTTACAATGCATCCTAGGGCCTCCAGCTGATCCATGACCTTATCAAGGATCTTGAAGTCATGGGCGGCTTTAAGTTCTTCAAAGATCAGCGGATATGCCGGGTGCTTGATAGCCTTGGCGCGCCATTCGTACTGGGTCATTCCTTCGACTACATCGCAGGTCAGACTACGAATCCGGCTACTTAAAGTCCCTTGCATCTCACGTACTCCAATGGCTCCACCGATGGATGATTTGATGGTATGGCTTTCCAGCATCAGCGTGGAAGCTGTGTTATCAAAGCGGTCGTTGTTCTTCGGGGCGTAAAGATCTTGTTGGGTAGACACGGGTAAATCTCCTTACGATTTTGGGTTATATTCACCTGGATCATGTAGGGTTGAAGAATATTCCATTCGTATCGGTATGATATTCACCTTTGATTTTCACAGCAGGACTTATCATGGCCACGCCTCCCCCTAACGTGAAGTCGTTGTTTGATGCGGCATGTCAACACATCACCATCGACCGCCAGTTTATTCGGCGCCTGCAGACGTACCGCCAAAACTTCGCCAACAAGAATGAAGACCATGTGGCTTTCTTCGGCGGACATTTGATGGGCGTACAGGACGTTCGTTTCACCCGCACCGATCAGTTGGAATGGTTCACCAGCGTGATGGACATCGATGATGTCTCCCTGCAGGATGAACTGCTGGAATTGAGCACTCTGGTACCCGACCCCAAGAAGGTCCGTTTCGTATCGACCAACGTCATGAACCTGTCGTGCCTTTGGCTGGTCCATGCGATCTTCCGATCCAAGCTGACTGAGTCTGAAAAACAACAGGCCATGGTCGATGCCCTGTTGGTGTTGCAGTACAAGTTCATCACCTCCATATTGGCTTACTGGTTCCCCAATAAGGCCGACGAGGCGGTGGCGGTAGCCACCTACGCTCGCCTCCCCAAGAAATACAAACTGAAGGAGTTGGGAAGCTGGGGTGCCTTGTTGGAATACCGTGCCACCGCTACCTTGGCCAAGGACTCCCCACATTTCAAGCAAAAGACGTTTCAGCAGTTTGACGATGACTACGACATCATCTACATGGTCAACGACATCCAAGGTCGGATCAAGGGTTACTTGAAGAACATCCGCGACGAGTTCGAGATCGTGCGTCGTGATCCTACGGCATTGATCCGCAGCACCTCTAACACCTCGATCAATATGGATGGGGAGGTTGTGGTCCGCAATCGCAAGAACGTCTACTCCACGTACCGCCGCTACCTCGACGAAGTCATGGCAGACCGTAACAGTTTCATCATCCGGGAACTTGCCGAGATCGTCGCAGGCACCATGCCCAAGCTGCCCTTGCACAACATGCTCGAGTGCTTGGAGTACATGGCCAAACACTCCTCCAAGCTCAAAGGTGACCCCAACGTCACCCGTTTGGTGGACCTGACCCTGGAGCACTTGTTTGACTTCATTGCGTCTAACCGCAACAGCATCAACACCAAGGACATCGCCTCGCTGCTAGGGAAGCTCCGTAACCTTTACACCGCCTCTCGTGCCAATAACGATCTGTTGCTGGAAATGAGGGACGTGGGTTACGATGTGGTGAAGAAGGCAGTCAAGACCAAGAACGATTCGCTGATGAAATCCATCCGCACCGGGATCGTACTATACCTGGTCATCCGGACTGTAACCATGAACCATTACCGTAAAACGTAACGGCCAACATAGAGAGGGGCGAGCGCCCCTCTCTATGCCGTCTCACCGAATCATGACCTGGCCTCTGGGCGCCTGATAATGACCTCGACTGCGCAGGTCAAGGTTCAATGGTCGCTCAAAGGCCAAGGCCCTACCCGGTCCAAACGATCGGGTATCGATCATCTGCCGCTCCCGGTTACTCTCTTTGATCTGGTCAATGGATGCCGCACTCTCCATGTCAAACTCATCGGAGATCTTGGCCATCAAGAGGTCTAACCGGTTTTGCACCTTGGTTCGTTCGTAGACGTTGCGCTCTGAGGACAACCGTTCATTGAGCAGGGCGATCTCGTCACGAATCTGCTGCTGCTTATCGTAGCGGCGCTGTTCATCCCAGGACAACTTATGTTCAGCCTCATAGACGCGCCGTTTGACCTCGCTCAAGGTAATGCCGTAATGCTCAAGGTTCTGACCGTACGTCAAGAACCAGTGACAGAGTAGCCAACTGATGACATGGTCGTCGTGTCCAGATGCCTGGTGGTCGATCCGGTTATTCCTTTCCACCAGACGTGCCAGCTCACCTTGCAACTTGGCATCCCGTACCAGTGAACCTGTCTTCTTGGCCGCTTCCTGCAAGACGGGTCCATAGATGATCTCACGCAACCCTTGGTTCGTTGGGAAACCGAAATGCTTCCGATACGACCGGTAATTATCCCGATCCCCAATGTACTCGTGGTAGCGCTTACGGTCCTCAGGCGATTGGTCCTTGGCATCAACCAACGTCGAGTAGATCCGCTTGGCAGGGTCAATACCGTGAGACGGCAGAGTCAGCAACAAGGTGTCCAGAATACCGATCCAGGTGGATTTCGACTCAGGCACCAAGGTCAACTTCTTGAATCGGATAAAGAACTTCACCAGCCACATGGCAAACACCGTGAGGTTGGAGTCGTTCACTGTCCATGCCCCGACTGTCTCAAGGGTACTGGTGTCCAATATCACCCCTGTGATGTTGTCTCGTCCGACTGCGTTGGAGGTGTCCATCCCCATGACAAGTTCACGTCCCGGCAAACCTTCCCGAACTTCTCGTTCTGGCACATACCAGCGAATCGAATAATAGTCCGTCTTATCGATTTCAAGGAACTCGGGCTTGACCACACTGGCCATGATCTTGCGCAACAAGTCTTTGGTCAGCGGGTTCTTGGCGTTACCTGAGGTCCATTCGTTCAGATAGTCACGCCGAACCTCGTCACCGGTCTGGCGGGATTCTGCAATTTTGGTCCTGAGCCATGCATCGGTCTTACCCAGCTGACGATGGTTGAAGGTACCGTTGATCAGGATGGCATCTTTGTTACGGCACTGCTTGCGAACCACCTCGTACAGTTCGGTGCGATTGGTGCAGTCGTAGAAGTGATCGTTCCACTCGGCCCCACCGGTCATGAGGTCGTAGGCATAGGCCCCTTCCGGGGTGTCCAGTTCGCCCGCTGTGGTAGTAAAGATGTTACCGTACGGCAGGCCGTTGCGGGCCGCTTCTTCACGTGCCGCACCACCACCTGCGAGCATAACACCCAAGGAGATGTGGACGTTCTTCAGGAACGCGATTTCGTCCGTGTGGTTGTGGGGTACAGTCAGACCACGACCTAGGTTACGGGCCGCTTCTTCGTCCTTCTGAGGGATGTAGACCACCATCCGGTTACCTTGGGACATGTTGGTGAATTCTTTCTGGTTATCCGTGTCCTTCTTGACAATGTTCACCAGGTACTTAGGGAGCAATGCCCGGAGTTTCTTCAGACGTGCAATGTGTTCCTTGTACAAGTCACCCTTGGTGAACAGGTTGGACCGCGAGTTGCGTGCGCCGAAGACCTGATACCAAACCGAGATACCGTCCGAGTTAAGGGACTTACCGGTCTGACGGATCTGCACAAGGAAGTAGTCGATGTGGTTCAGGAAACTCCACCACAGCGAGATGTTACCCCGGTTTGCTTCCAGCTTGATGGGTGTATCACCTGCTGCCGGCGGTACCCGCATGACTTCACGAATGAAGTACCAAGGGTTGAACGTACACTCGATCTTGATCTTGAGTTTCATCTCCTCGGAGAGTAACGGATCAAAGGGATCGACCCCTTGAAGATCAGGCTGAAGCAATGCCAGCATGAACAAGTGGTTCTTAACCCCCATGTGTTTCAGCAGGGCCGAGAAACCCAAAAAGGAGGTATTGGTCGTCTTGGTATCCCAAATTGCGGTGGGGTACTTCTCCTGCCAGTCGTTAGCAAAAAGAATAGTTTCCATTGATGGACCTCAATCCCAAGGCATACCCAGGCCTATCGGGGAATTACCCCCGACAGACCCAGGCACCCTAACTCAGTTGCTTTGCTGCACACTCATGCCCGTGACCCCAAGCTGCAATGGACCTTGCGCAGTTTCGCGCACCCACCGCAGGTAAATGGTCTCGCCAACTTTAACATCATTGAGAATCGGGAACTCCTGGCTCCACTGATCACGATAGAAGGTGTACTCGCGTGTCTTGGTATGGATCACAAAGTGTGTCGGCTCTGGAGCAGCGACTTCACTTGTGCTGTCATATAAATGGTTCAAAGGCCGGTACACTTTGTCCAGCCACGCATCCAGGCTGGTAGCACCGGACTTCAGATCCAGGTACGACAGGTTGGTGTTGACGAAGCGGTTCTTGGCCACGATACCTTGACCGTAGAACTTCTCCTGCGACGGATCACATTTGATCTGCCAACGGTCACCTGACTGATCACCCGCCTTGGTCAGCGAGATCTCAGCCGCTTGTACAAAACGGTGAGCGGTGAAGATCGGATCGACGTTGGACAGCTTCAGACCAAACTTAAGCCGTTGACGGGAGACAAAGTCCTGGCCATCGAAGGCCACTTCATTGTCGGGGATCTCGATTACGCTACGCGGCACGCGGTAGTAAACGTCCCGGTCGATGTTAAACAACCAGAAGTCCAAGTCATACCGACCTGCTGCACCATTCCACGTCGGGAAGACGTACAGACGAAGGCTGTAAGCATTGTCTGCCGCAATCGCCTTGATGGTAAAGGCTTCAGTGATATAACCGTTCTCGGTGATCCCGTGTTCCAACGAGTATTCATCTTCACTCATCCGGTAGCTCAGGGTCATTTTGTGCGGGTGAGACTGAATCGTCGGAGTGAACCACCGCAGACCGTGCAGACTCATCTTACCGGAGCCGTCCAGCGTGATGGGGACTTCCATCTCTTCACCGGAGTTGTACCGTACAACCCCTGTAACGCCCACAGTGCGCAGATCGACGTTAATCGGTACCACGAGTTGGGTTGGGTCTGCATCGGACAGATACGGGCTCTTGAGGCCGATGGAACGGATGCGTTTCATGCCAGCAGCAGAGCGACGCACCAGGCTGGTGTTCTGCACCAGCATCGACGAATGGCTAAGCTTGTGTCCCGTGGCATTATACATCACCACGGTCACCACTTCCCCGTCATTGAGACGGCGGTTGGTGTTACCGGCAGCTGGCGCCCAGATCGCCCAGTTATTGATATTGTCAGTCCCGACATGCTCCAGTGGAATGTTCTCTCCAAGGAATTCACCGGAGGCATTGTAATTGGCGCTGACGACTACACCGTTGTCGGTGAGGTCGGTACCCAGGAAGACCTTGTAATGGTCCGCATCAGACCGATACAGGTGCAGGCGACCATCCACTTGAAGCGAGAAGGGCATCTGACGTGTGTCAATGTAGACCCGCCATGTCTCACTTTGTTGACCAGTACCCACACCAAGCAACTGATCGATGACCACGTTGTTCTGGGTGACCGGGGGCAACTCCCACGGGATGTAGGTGCTACGACCGGTGGTTATGTCGATGGTGGTGACGCGGTAGTAACCCGACGTCATGTCCAGGATCAGGTCATCGACGTTCGGACAGTGTAGACCAGTGCCCGGCAGACCAGTGAAGATCTGGGTGATGTTCCAGATCCTCCACTCACGGTCAAGGTCAACAATACCGACCTGAGGAATGTCAGAAATTGTGCTCATCGTTTATTTCACGGGGCCTATTGACCCCGTGCTCCATGGAAGTTAAACAGGTGGGTGATCGATGGTGATCGAGTGTGTGATGTCGACCTTGTCGTTGAGCATCACCCGAATAGCGCGCGCCAAGAAGTTGTAATGGTAGACGTTCAGCTCAACCTTGGCTTCCCGCTCATGTGCCTCGATGGCGATGTACCGTTGATCGAAGCCTCGAACAGATGGCTCATACGGCAGCAACCAGACGTAAGGCTCGCACCACTTGCGTACCTCGACATCACTGTAGTGGCCTGTCAATTCGATCTGATCAAAGAACCCATCCATGAGATCGTGCATCAACTTGGCGACGAACGGACTGTAGATACGGTGCCGACGTGGAATCAAATTGACTTCCTGTGCCGGCACGTCACCGACGACCACGGTCATGTAGTTTTCAATCTGCAGGTCGGTGGTTTCCGCTCGATCCCTTAACCGGTACGATTCTTCATGCGTCAAACCACGCAATGGAATCAGAGGCTCGGTGACCTGGTAGGGTGCACCGTTCCGTACGTTAGTCAGAATCACATCGGGCCTGTCTTCCGCCCAGCTGAGTTCATCACGGGACCAGATTCGCCCGTCCGCAATCACCCGAATGACCTTATCGTCCCGCAGGTTCCAGCGGTTGTTACGACTCAGCAGACCGTTTTCAACAATCCCGTACTCAGAAGCACGGATTCTCTCCATGTCCTTGGTGCAGAACCCAGTCGCGCGAACTGTGATGGTGTTCGATGTGCCGACCTGGTTACGCCACTCCTTGTTGATGATGCAGATCTCCTGACCATTCATCAGCCAGTCCAACCCTTCAATCAACGGATGACCATTCAGCCATAACTCGAGCAAACCAGAGGGAATCTCAACCAGACCTTTGTACAACAGGCCATTGATCCGCAGTTCCTGTACGTTCAGACTGAAACGCAGCAGGCCATCCGGGTAGTCGAGCACCAGGTTGTACGTCAGGAAGGTGTCGTCCATCTTGACCGCGGTGTAATAGAACGCCGGGTCGACCTTCCACAGAACGGTATCGTCGAGAAAATCGTAGAACGCCGGGTCGTCGGTCACATCGCGCCATTCCCCAGTGGGGAGGGCTGACTCTATCGGACACACGTAGCAACGAAAGGTCAGACCTTTGGCCGGCTTGTGGTTTTTCCCGTAGACTGTTGATTGGATCGAACCCCCCTTGCCTACGATTGCCTCGATATAGCGACAGGTTTCAGACCTTGGAACGTACCACTGCGTGTTCTGGTTAACATACCACCCAAGCAACACACCTTGGCCGTCGTACTCGTAGACTGTACTCTCGCCCCGCAGTCCAAACGGCAACTCCACCCAACCCTTCGGGGTGGTGACGGTCTGTGGGGTGTCTGCCACAATGCGCGTGATGGCATTGTAACCGTACGCCTGTTCTACCATCTGACGGGTGATCTTACCCGCTGGAGCACGCATCAGGGCTGTGTACATGGATTTCTCAAGGGCTTCTACCCGCCAGACGTCCACGACAGCTTCCGATCCCATGATAGCTGAATGGAATCCATCCTCATCAAACTTGTACAGCTCTTTGATGTGGTGGGCTTCGTCTACCAGGTTCTTGTCCATTCCCGACCGACGCTGGACCATCACAGCGGTCAGCTGATTACTGCGCGCCCAGTTCGGGTTCAACGAACACATCCTGTCCACATAGATCGATGGGATCGAGTAATCCTGATGGGTGACCATCCGGATGGAGTCTTCCAGGTTCTTGTGGTAGTACACACCCTTTTGAATGTGTGCGGTTCGCTTGTGCACCAGGAACAGATCCTGATCATCACGGTAACGGATTAGATCGTCACCAGCTCGCGGCGGGTGTAGCAGGTACTTTTGCTTCTGGTCTAGCTCTGACAGAAATACCGGCAGATCAGCAACTGCAAACTCCACCACCCGTTCCACCGAACTGTCGCGTACCAGTTCGACGTGGTCGCCTTTACCCACAGTGGCGGTGGTGACATCATTGGTAAACCAACCATTGACGTAGATGAAAACATGCCCTGAGCGTTCCTGCATCCTGCGAAGCTGGAAGGTTAGGCTGTTAATCTGGCTGGCAGTTAGGGGCACGTTGTACAGGTATTCAATGCCTTCATAGGGGTCGTGTGCATCAGCCCGATCGAAGAAAGCATTGCTGTAAAACCGGAAGTACAGATCCTCGGTCCCGAAGTCGCCAATCTCCGGCAGCGCCAGCACAGCGACCACGATGTTGCCATCCTCGGTCCCGAGAAAGTACATCTGCGACCGCGGGACCATAAGACCCCGCTCGGTATAGACCTCGATCACCATGTTGTCAGTAACCATTTGATTACTGACCGCCGTCCAGACGTTGCGCTTGAACTTCAGACCCAAGGTTCCCTGGGCGATGTTGCCAAACTGAAACACATGGTAGCGTGGGCCTTGTGTCGGCAGGTTAACGGTGTTCCAGAGTACTTGAATACTGCCCCGTGCACCGACTCTTGGACTGATCCTTGAGGGTCTCAGGATATGTTGCCGGTCCTGCTCCGGCGCACACCAGACATGCTGGTAGGCGTGATTGATGAGAAAGTCATCGGAGGTCATGTGGACACCTATCGAATTAGCGCTTGCCAGCCATGACGTCTTTCAAGTACTGGCCGAAAGTGGTGTTCATGGGCTTGTCGCTAGTGGGGGTTGTTTGGTAAAGCTTGCCCTTGTCATCGCTGACAGCAGTGCCTTAGAACGCTTCCAGGCTGGCGCGACGATTGGGTGAACCCGGTGCCCTGACCTTACCGGCCAGCACTTCCATGGAGCGGCTGAACTCATCGCCTGTACGCCCCACGGCAAAACGCTCAACCAGTTTACCGAGGTGGGTCTTACGCCAGACCTTGGCATTGCACGCCGCTTCCACCAGTGCAAGGTAAACGGGTGGGTATTCCAGTGCGACAGCAGCAATCTCTTGCGCACCGTACCCGAACCACGAACGCCCCAAAGTCATGATCAGGAAGCCGACATTGATCTGGCTGATCCGAGTGTTCTGGGCAAAGTGGGTGTGCAGGGCTGCCACATACTCATCCAGCAGGCTCATGTACGGCAGGTCATCCACGATCGAGGTGATCAGTTGGATAGGGGCACGAGTCCAACGCTGGAGCAGCTTGACCAGCTTCTCACGGCCGCGCTCAGAGAGCATCTCTTCAGGCGAGAAGAAACGCTGGGCATAGTAAGCACCGGTAATGATCTGTACTTCACGGGCCACATCCAGGTCCAGACCCAGCTTGTTGGCAATCGATTGACTGAGCCAACTGATATAGACTTGGGCCGGAAGATCGCTGGTGCGCATGAAGTCTTCGCGCAGGGATGGGTCTTTGATCCACAGGGCGGTCAGGTCACCCATACGCGAAAAGAAATCTGCCTGCATTTGGTTGGCAACCACAAACCCTGTGTCAGAGCGTTGTTCGCGACGCATGAACGAACGGGCATCCATGAACACGCTACCGTTATCATCGAGCTTGCGTTCAGCATACTCGACCGAGGTAACTGGCATGACGAACACAGGTACTTTTTCCGCCAACGGTGTGACGAATACCACCGACTCACTATCACGAATCAGTCCGCCCGTGGCCTTAGCCATGGCCAATTCACTGAGCAGTGTGGAGAGCTTATACTTACGCAAAACGGTGGTGTTCCAAGGGCTGGTGAGCATGATAAACCTCGTGTGGATGTAAAATTAAACAAAGTCAGGGAATATCGGAATCGAATAGTATGCGGTGATGGTATCGGTCACCTTGATTGCCGTATACGCCACTCTATATAACGGCGTGGTCATACCATCTCTCTGCCAAAGTAAACTTCGCGCGGAAGTTGATTCATTTATTCCCATGGGAGACATGTACATGTCGTCTGTTTCGATGGCTTCATCTTTGCCGAGAACTGAAGTTCTTGGCTTCAAGGATGTGAGTGGCCAAGGCCAACCGCTGGAGATCGTCAACCTGCCGATCTTCCTGCCGTTCTGCCCGCTGTTCACCTCTTGGGGTCCGTCCGACACTGCCAGTCTGGTTAGTGGCGATGGTTTCAATTCCATTTATGGCGCAGATAACTTCTACGCCGGCTCTGCATTCCTGAGCCACCAGGCCGCTATGTTGCAGAAAGTTCTGCAAACTGGTGCCATGGCACTTGTCCGTCGGATGAAACCGGCTGGCGCAAAAGTAGCCACCCTACGTGTCTGGGCTGACGTGATCGCTGATCAAGTTGCACAGTACGAGCGTAATGCCGACGGTACCTTCAAGCGTACCAATGGTGAACTGGTTGAAACCGGTGAAACCGTCGACGGTCATCGCGTCCGTTTCCACATCGACGAGCCGGGTGAAACCGCTCTTCGTCAAGGCACACCGACCACCGGCACTATGGTCGATGGTAGCGGCGCGCCGTCGACCATGTACCCGCTGTTTGACATCGAAGCGCGTTTCTTCGGTGCCAAGGGCTCCAACTTCGGCATCCGTCTGGTTGCACCGACCACCAACTCCTCGACTCCGGCCAACGCCGAACTGATCGAAGAGCAGGGCGCTTACCTGTATCGCCTGTCGATCCTCGAGCGTGCCAACAGCAACAGCACTGGTTCGCCGCTGATGAACATGAACGGTGAGCCGTTCGTCGAGTTCAGCCTGAAGCAGGGTGTGGTCGATCCGAAGACCAAGATCAACTACGCGCACGACAAGCGTATCCTCAAGGCGTTCGAGGACAATGATCCGGAAGTGTTCACCGGCTATGGCCCGCTGAAGAGCTTCCATGTCTACAAGGACAACCTGCAATTGGTCCTGGAGAAGCTTCTGTCCACCGAGCAGGACTACGGTCTGATCGGCAGCGAAGTGACCCCAGAGCATTCGATCAACCTGTTTGGCGGCGTCGACGTCAATGGCGTGCCGTACTACAGCATCAAGATCGAAGGTCCAAGTGAGGGCGGTGCCCTGTTCGGCGAAGCGGCCACCCACTGGCTGCAAGGCGGTACCGACGGTGCGGTAAGTCCTGTCGAGTATGACGCCGCTGTGCGTGAAGAACTGAACGTATTCGGTCAGGGCGAGATCGCCTACTCCGACCGCGCCAGCTTCCCGATGTCGGCTTTCATTGACACCGGCTTCACCCTGGAAACCAAGCTGCTGATGGCCAACATCATGGCTGTTCGTCCGGACGCCTGGGTATTGGCTGCTACGCAGGACGTGCTCGAGCCCCTGAACACGCCGGAAGAAGATTCCAGCATCGGTGCTGCTCTGCGTAACGCGTTGTCGCTGGTTCCTGAGTCTGAGTTCTACAACACTGGCGCATGCCGTGCTGTGGTGATGAAGCACGCCGGGACCTACCTCGATTCCATGTACGACGGTATCCTGCCGTTCACCGTGGACTTCGCGACCAAGGTTGCTACCTACATGGGTGGTGCTCGCATGCTGTCCGGTTATGCGCCGGATAACGGCATCTATCGTGTCGTGACTCGTTTCGTCGATCACAATGCCAAGTTCCGTCCGGTCAAACCACGTAACACTGACTGGCAGAATGGCATCAGCTCGGCCGAGCCGTTCGATCACCGCAACCAGGTATTCTTCCCTGGTATCCAGACGGTTTATCACGACAACACCTCGGTGCTGAACTCGTTCTTCCCAATGGCCATCTGCTCCCACCTGAACCGCATCGGCGAACTCGCCTGGCGCATGTTCACCGGCGACAGCCGCATGACCGCTGATGAATACACGACTAACGTCGACCGTTTCATCGAAGAGCAGATCAAGGACCGTTACGACGGTCGCGCCAACATCACCCCGTCGTCCTACTACACCCCGGCTGACACTCAGCGTGGGTACAGCTGGCACACGGATATCGAAGGCCTGTTCGACGGCATGAAGACGGTGCAAGCACTGACCATCGTGGCCGGTCGTCGTACTGGACAGGAGACTGAATAATGGGCGTCCGGCATCGTGACACTCTCCTGGGCAATGGCCTGGGTTACGGCGAGTTCAACAACTCGCCGATGGTAAACCTGGCAATTGGTGGGCAGAACGCCTACCAGTCTGACCTGCGTTACTTCCACGCCAACACCGATTACGTCCGTCGTAACCTGGTGATCAAAGTCCTGCAGGCCCCGCGCGGCTTCCAGTACCTCGATAACCCGGACAGCTACTACCGGGCGCTGAAAGGCATCGTGGAAATGCATGCACAGACCTGGGACGGCTTCAACCGTACCCTGACTGTCAACAGCGTCGAGGCTCCGGTCTCGGGTGCTGGTGAAATGCAACAGACGCCGAGCAACGTGCTGCGTCAGAAGTCCGACCCGTCGATGTCCATCCGTGAAAAGTACGGCCGTCCCGTCCAGCGTTTCCTGGAGTCGTGGATTACCGAGCTGATCATGGACCCGGATTCGAAGGTTCCAGGTATCGCCACGCGCGTCAATGCGCCGACCGACCTGCTGCCGGACATCTACTCCATGTCGATCATCGCGTTCGAACCCGATCCGACCTTCACCAAGGTCAACTCGGCATGGCTGATGACCAACATGTACCCGACTACCGCCGGTGATTTCACTGGTCGTCGGGACAAGACCGCCGACGGCGAAGAACTGGTCCTGACTGTTCCCTTCACGGGCATGCAGCAGGTCGGTATCGCTGTTGATCGGTTTGCTCAGCAGTTGCTCGATGCAATGCCGAAGACTGGCACCAGTCCGAACCTGAAACCGGCCTTCATGTCCGGTGTGGAAGCGGATGTCGCCAAGCACAATGTCGGCTTCAGCGAGCAGGTTGCGGAATTCAACCGTACCTACATCAAGCTGTAAAGCAAAGAAAAAAGAAACAGCTAAGAGAGGGAGCGCAAGCTCCCTCTCTATGCCGCCTGTCAGTAACGCAGGGTAAATGGACGCAGACGACCCGGTTCAACGCGGATGTGTGGATCTTCCATGCTGGCACGTGCCATTCGGTAGTCACGATCACTCATGCCGCCGAGCCTGGCCTCACGTTCACGCCGTGCAGAGTCAGCAATGGTCAGGATGAACATGTTCTTATACAGGTCGTAATCGGCGATGACGTAGAGTTCGTCTTCACCTTCGACCCTCACGAACTGGTTCATCTGGGGAATCCAATCGCGCACAGGCGCCTTTGGTGAAGCCTCCCGTACCACCTCAGGACCTGCACCGATCAACTCCACGTAAAAGCTCAGACCAAAGCGGTCAGAGCTGTTGTCGAGGTGTGGGGCAGAAACGATCTTACCGTTGACCAGCATGGTTCCGATCCGCTGACCATCGACGGTGATGATGGTATTGTAGTGATAGTCTGTGCACCCCGGAATGTTGGGATGCAAGGTCACCTTAACCCGGCGGCTTTCGCTTCCCAGTACCATCCGATCGATGATCTGCATGATTGCCTTGTACCACGGGGCAGTCTCTTGATAGCGGAGCATCTGGGCCTGCTGCTCATTCTGGAACTGGATCTGGTAACGCTCGTTCAACTCGCCACTGACCTCCACAGTGTAATCGTAGTTGGGTTCTGGAACATCCAATTCATCCAGAGCATCTTCGATCTGGGTGGTGTTGGACTGAGGGGGTGTTAACGGATCAGGGATCACACGTTCGAAAAAGAACTTATGCTCGATAGTCGCGACTGACATGAAGCCCTCTTCTGGCCAGTCATTCAGGAAAAACAAACGCCCATCTCGCGATGTCACGGGGGTCACGTTATCAGCAGTGACCCGTGCGATACATTTGGACTGTTTCACCCGCAGTACGGTAAAGATCTCTTTGTCATTGAGGCGCTCCATTCTCCCGTGCTTAAAGTAAATGCCTTCGGCGACCTGAAGCGCGTTGTAGAAGTCAACAACCTTGCCAGTGCGAGGCATGGCAATATGGTTTTCACAGCGAACTTTGATTTGAGATGCAGACATGATGATGCTCCTGTAGCAGGTTGGGTATGTTCACCGCTATCATGTATGCTTGTAATAAATTGGAATCGAAACAAAAAGAAATAGGGAGAGGGGCCGAAGCCCCTCTCTTATTCTGACGGCAACCAGGTCAGTGCATCAAAGTACAACTCGACAGGACAGTCCAATACCAGCCAGCCCTTTATCGACTCGATCATCCGATGTCCGGTTACAGGTGCACGTCTCACCACCCTGCCAAAGACGGTGCTATAAAACACCCTTTTGGAATCGTCTCGACCACGGTTAAGCAATATGCCAAACCCACCCGACCGAATCAGTTGTCTTAAGGCCTCCACGCTCTCTATATGGCCCATAGCGCGTAGATCCAACAACTGACCATGCATCGTAGGGATTAATGCTAGATCGTGCTCTATGGCGCTTACAGCGGCTTCTAGGGCATGATCGAAGTCAGGTACGATCATCCGATCCCCCGACCACCTTAAACCGTGCGCGCCTGGTGGCCCGTTCAGCTGCTTCTGCTTCTGCTTGGCGGCGTTTCTCCATTTCCTGGTTGCCTTCTTGGTCCACCATGGCCATGGCATGAATCACCGTGCCGATGTCATGGATCAGATCGATCTCAGAGTCAGACCGAATAAGGATCAGGGGGACCTCAAGGTTTAAGTCAATCAAGAAATGGTCGTACTCTGTCTCCCATTCGTGAAACCCAATCCGTAGACGATGCGTAAAGCCAAACTCAGGACTCAGCGAAAATGTAATCCAGACCTCATCTCCATGATCCTCGTATCCTGTCGTCATACCGAACTCATCGACAACAGGACAGAGGTCACGGTAAATCCAGATATCGTTCTCACGGGCTGCCTGATCGACTTTTGAATGGATGACCGCTATTGCTCCTAGGAGCGCTGCCTCCATCATCCGTAGACCGGTCATAGCCTACCCCTTGATCAGCTCTTGATGACGCGAATTTCGGTGAACTGGCGACGTTTGACAGGAGGCTGCTTCTTGTGCGGCTTACTGGCCTTGATCGGCGTCACGGTAGCCTTGGGTTTCTCAACCTTAGGCGGCAGCGACTTCACCAGGTCCGCCATGGTCACGGCCGGCTTGGCAGGGGCCTCAGCGACGACTTTGGCCTCAACCTTGGGGGTTGGGCGCTTAACGCGAGCTTTCGTCGTACGGGCGCTCACGTAGAAGCCCATGCCATTGCCGAGCAGGGTAAACAGGTACGCATCCTGATCCTGATGGAATTCCACCGCCAGTTGGTGCTCAGTCAGATTATCCTGGGTGAGCAATTCCAGCAATGCCGCCTTATGCTCACGTACCAGGCCATCGAGCATATCCTGCAGCCGATCGGGAAGCGCCGCGCCGTAGAAGAAGAAATTCTTTTCGGCAGTGGCACGCTCACGCAGCTTACGGTAATCCTTGATGTCGTCGGTCATCATGAGGCGCTTGACATAACCACCTGCAGTCAGGTCCTTCTGCAGGGAGGCGAGTTTGGAAACGAGTTCTTCAAGTGGCAGGGTGTTCATGTGAATCAGATCCTTAGGTGGAGGAATGGAACGAAAGAAAGAAGGAACATAATCAGACCTGGTACCGAAGTACCAGGTCTGATCCAGATGGGCTTACTTGCCGCCGAAGGTTTTGGCGTAGTTTTCAGCGATGCCCAGGTTGACGCGCTTCAGGTCGCCGCGCTTGGCGGTGGCACCGGATTCCAGCTTGACTGCGACGTTGCCCCACTTTTCCTTCTCTTCAGTCGAGCCAGGTGCGCGGGTCATGATCTTGCGGTCGATGGACGCCTTGATGGTGTTGTGGCCGAAGCCCAGGTGGGCGCTGGTGCGCTCGAGGTCCTTCTTCTTCTGCATCAGCGGCAGGGTGGCGTTGGCCAGACCCAGGGCCAGACCGGCAGCGACGTTGGCTTCTTCATCATGGACACGCTTGACGGTGTCGAGGTCGAGGCTTTCGATCAGGTTGTCGGCGAGGAAGGTTTCCGGCAGGGTCGCTGCACCGTCGTCGTCGAAAGAGATGGACTCTTCAACCTTGGTAGCCAGATCTTTGATGCGCTGGTTGATTTTGTTCAGTGCGTCGCTCATTTGTTTCTCCTAGGATGTAAAGATGTTCGTTGTCAACACGTGCTGTTGCATAATCGTAGCCGCTGCAGTAAATTATTACAGAACAGCGTTAGATGCAGGTGGATAATGTGTTTCCATATTTAGGTTCAATGGAATCTTAAACGACAAAGAAAAAAGGACCCGAAGGTCCTTTTTCCAGAGGGGCTTACTTGGCCTCAGCCGTGACGGACTCAGCGGTTGCAGCGGCGTTTGCTACGGCGGCAGCAGCCACGGCAGCGACTTCCGGGGTGATGATGATCTGACCCATCGCCTTGGTCTGCTTGCGCTTACGGTACCAGATGGTCCCACCGGTGCCGACTACTGCAACTGCGGCGACGCCGCAGACAACCGCCGGATGTTCTTTGACAGCTTCAACAACGACGGTGCCGAGAGCTTTGATGGTTTCTGCAATTGCCATGGTGTAACTCCTTACAGGTTTTGGTTTGGATGGAGCGGGTTATACGCGGGTTGCGCCGCGCAGTTTACTTTTCTTGTGTTGGTCATAACGGTGACCAACGTAGGACATCACCAGCAGGACAACCATGAAGCCGCCCACTACTGCTGCATCGATCAGGGGATTGAAGCCTTCCATTATTTGTTCTCCTTCGATTCGTTACGGGCTTTGAGGATGGCGTTCTCTTCTTTGAGACGCTTGGTTTCCTCGAACTTGGCTTTGGCCAAATAGCCTGCAGTGAAGCCTACGACGATCAGCATAAATTCTTTCATGATAGGGTCCTTCAATTAGAAACGGTGACTTGTAAAGGGGTTGGAGAGAGTGTGCTAGACACTCTCTTTCCGATGGGTGGCGATAGTCTCAGCGATGAATTCCCGCTGGAACTGGACGTCGTCACCCAGCCCGATAACCTTGATCTCGATCTTGGTCCCAGTGACCGTAGCGAGAATAAGGACGCACTCGAACTTAACCTTATCTTCGCGGTAAGGAAAACCGAACGCGTCGGTTTTCTCCTTACGGGTGAAGAACAGGTTGGAAGACTCATCGTCACCAAAGTTCTCTTTGGCGTATTTGATGGCATCCAGAAGTTCAACAATGTCATGTTGCATTATGTGTCCTCCTAAGGACTGGTAAGTGAGGATTAGTTCCTCTTGTCACTGCTATCATGTATCGTTGAAAAAAATTGGAATCGAATAAACCAGACAGGCGGCATAAAGGGAGGGCCGAAGCCCTCCCCGTATGTTTGGACACTTAGCGCATCTTGTCGGCGACTTTACCGTTGATGGAGTTGACCTCACGGATCACACCAGCAATGATGGTGAACGCGCCGTTCAGGCACTGCCAGCCCAGACGATCGAGTTCGCTGATGGCGCGGCGAGTGACCTTGGCTTCGGAAGAACCGGTGACTTCAGCCTTGAGGTCCTTGACGAGCTTCTCGTGCTCACGCCATTTCTTCGGCGCAGCGTTCCGGATGGCCTGAGTCTTGGCAGCAGCAGCCTGGAACTTCTCCAGACCCTGTACCAGTGCCTTCACGTCGATCTTGCGCTTGGCAGTACCGTTGATCAGGACGCTGAGCTTACCGCCCGTCAGCAGCCAGAAATCGACCTTCTCGAAGGTGGTCATGCGCGAGCCGCTGACCTTGATGGTGCCACCCTTGCTCCACTCTTTCAGCAGCTCACCTTTCTTGATGGTGAATTCATTACTGGTGATCTTGCGGTTGGACATGGTGAACACTTGGCGGAATGTGCGCAGGATGTCCTTGGTGGGGTTGCGCAGGGCGGCAATCTTGCTCATGCCAGCACGAGCAGCTTCCTCGTCCTTCCAGTTCACGGCACTGGCAATAGCAGCAGCCTTCTTGGCGGCATCGATTGCTTCGCTGCCCATCTTGACCAGATCGTCGACGATCTTGGCGGTGTCACCGGCCGCGCTCGACAGGTTTTCAGCGATCTCGCCGTCAACGGTGAAGGCACGGTACATGAAGCCCAGACGGATCTTGGTCTGGCCGTCGTAGTTCTTCAGTACGGAGATGGCATCGCGCAGACCGGTCATTTCGCGGTTGATCATGCCAACGCTATCCCACATGTCGCGCAGGGCGAAGGATTCCATCGCCACGTTCATGCTCGATTCCAGCGATGCGTTGACATCACGGATCTGGGCGACCAGTTGGCTGGCGCGTGCAGCAGGCTCTTCCGAAGACTCGAGGCCGGTGCCTTCGAAGCTGACGCCATAGCGACCCATGACAGCATTGGCCAGATGTGCTACCTGGTCCAGTTGCTCGTGGCTAACGGTCTCGTTGTTCTCGATCTGGGCAGCGGCTTCTTCCAGGACATCAACGTCCTGTTCCATTTCGATGCGCTCGTCGACGTAGACTTCAGGAGTCAGATCGCCTGCGGCCGCTTGGTGCTCTTCCAGCAGCTCCGTGGTGCCTTCAGTGACTTCGAGGTCTTCGAGGGACACCTTGAGTGCCTGAGACAGAATACTGTTTTTCATTACTTCGTTTCCTTGCGAGGTTTGGAGGTTTGTTTCAACACATCATGGGCAATGAGTGTGACGTTGCGGTACACGTAATTGGAATGGTCTTCCATCATGGTGGCGATGGCTTTCCCCAGAAACATGTACTGAGACACGCTGCGGCGAGCCGCACGATGCAGGGCACGCAGCTCACGAAGGCGAGTTACGTTTTCCTGCTGGGTTTTCTCTGTGTTCACATGATTGTACGCATCGTCCATGTCGCTAGAAAGCCGCTGGACTTTTTCACTCATGGCAGCCGCCATTTGAGCGAACTTGACAGCTCGGGTGTTCAGCGCCAGCGTTTTGTCAATTACCTTGACGAAATCACTGACTTCGGTTTCACCACCTGAAGCCTTGATCTGTTCGGCTACTTTTTTCTTGGCCACAACGGAATTCAGACCTACCACACCCTTCACAGTGGTGATCGGCCCGCCAATGGAAAATCCGTGGATCTTCTTTTTGGCCAGCATGGTCGGAAGGTTGTGTTCGTCGTCATCCTTGGAGGTAAACGACCACGGTATCGGCGACTTCTTGAACTGAGGGTAACCTCGCTTATCCATGGCCACCGTACGATTGCCCAGCAACTTGAAACGGGTCAGGTCATTGAACTCGGTGCGGTCGAGGATGTTCTCATCGAAGAAATCGATGGCCTCACGAATAACTTCGTTGGAATCGCTGTTAGCCGCTTCACGAAACTTCTTACCCATGTCCGTGGAACGCTCAAAGAGCATCTGGTACTTGGACTCGCACGCTTCAATGAATTTAAGGTCCTGGTCAATACTGGAGCTCATCTTGTTGACCGGTTTGTTATCCCGAGTCAAGAAGGAGTAAGTACTGGCAGAACTGAGCATGACAGGGTTTTCTGCGATGTTTGAGCGGTTGACGTTAAGCTTTGTCTTGATGTCGACCAGGTTCTTGCCAAAGGTCCGAAGGGACGTGCTCATGGCGTGGAAACTGCGCTTGAGGTTCTGGATCAGGTTCGATTCCATGGCAGGGTTATTTAGCACCGCCACGGCGTCACGAATCTCATCAATCAGTGCCTCACCGGTCTGGGCACGACTCTGTCCAGACAAGAGGTCGGAGTGGGACGCCCGCCATTCCAGGTAGGTCTGCTCAGCTTCCAGGACATCGACAATTGAGCCGTCAGCCATAGTGAGCTGCTCAATGCAGCTCTCTAGGGTGATGCGACTGGCATCGATGTCTGCCAGCTCAGAGAGCGTAGCAAGCGCCGGTGCCAGAGTCGCTTCTGCCTCTACCCGCTCAGACGCATCCACCAAGGCATTGTGGAATGTGTCGTTCATTTACCATCTCCAGCTGGAGGGTACGTAGGCCCGGATGGGACGTTCAACTTCAGCGATGAGGCTGAACATATTGGCGCGACTTTCAAAGCCGATGCCCTCACCTACACCTGTCGGAATCGCTTGGGCTTCGCGGCGAAGTGCGTCGATGTAGAACGCAGTTTCCAGTTCAGCCATCGGGATATCCCCATTAGCATCCTGAGCGAGGCTTTCCAGCGAGGCGGTGCCGTATTTCGAAGACTTGGCGATCCCAGGCTCGTTCACACAATCCCAGGTCACGATCTTCTTCAGCAACTTGGTCTTGATGCCACCAATGACCTTGTCATCGGTGAAGGAACGGATTGAGAAGCATACGTCCTCATCCCGGTTCTCCAGCTGACGGTCAAGCCACATGCTCTCTTTACCAGAGGCTTTGACCTCGCCCACCACCATGGTCACACCACGGCCCCGTTCATCGACACCCGGCTCCAGACGAATCCGGCGGATATGGACGCAGACGTTAGGTTCATAGATGTCATTGACACGACCGAACCATTCCATCTGACTCATACCCGGCCGAAACCGTGGATGACCGCACTCGCCACGCAGACGACCTGCATCGATCATGCGCATCAGGCCACCAGAACCCTCGATGAGGCGCCGACCTTCTGGCTCGCTGTACAGCCAGCCCTGAGCATTGAATGCCCCAAGGGCACCCAAACGTACTTCATAATAGCCGTTGTCGAGCTTCTTAAGGTCCCCTGCCTTGTTGATGCCCTGCAACACGTTACACTGATAAACAATACGTTCCATGAGGAACCTCAACTCAAGTTCGCAGAATTCGTTCAGTGCGCTCAACCCGGTCACCTGGGTTCACAATCGCACTGGTCATACCTTCATCAAACCGACTACCTGCCAACTTCGCAATGGTGTTATTCGCACCATAGCTTACGTTACGCAGTGGAATGATGGTCGGAGGATTCTGGTCAATATCTTCATAGGTTTCCACCGATTCGCGGTAGAACCGTCTCAGATCGGACGGGTCACGGCAAATGGTGCTGGTGATGATCTCCATCACCGTGGGGGTCTTACCGACCCTGACGCCGGCGTGTTTACGAGCGGTGGAAAACATCCCACCGAGTTCGCGGTAAGTCAGGTACCATGGCACACGACCTTTCGCAATCAACTCATCGTAAATGCGGTAGAGCAGGTTGTCGATCATCACCAGATCTTCACTGGCAATGACCCTATCACCTGGTTCATATTGCATCTCAATGTACTCTACCTCATCGACGACTGCACTGCCCACCAGTGTGGGTTCACTACGGATGGGTGCACAGATCTTCGAAGCCATGTAGTACGTATCGTCGAGGATGATGGCGCAAAACCCCAGGAAGGTGATCTCTTCCTCGAAGACCGCCAGTTCACGCTGGGGAAAGCGTGCTGGGATCTGGACCTTCAGTGGCTTCAATGCCACGTACGACCCTTCATCGGTGCGAGAAAGGGCCTTGTGTACCCGAGCTGCATCACGGATGTATCGGGAAGATGAAATGCTCATGGTGAGATATCCTTGAGAGGGTCAGTGGGTCGCCCCACTGACCACAATTGCCATTACGCCTGGATCAGGCCCAGCTGGCGCGCTTGCCAGTGGCTGATGTACTTCACGGTGGCCATCAGCGCCACTTCGCGCGGGTCAGCATCGGCCTCCATCTGCGCACCAACACGATTCATCAGGTTGATGAAGGTCAGGGCATCGGTCTTCGGGTAGAAGACTTCACAGATGATTTCGGTGATCAGTTGATTCAGATCATCGCAGCACTTCTCGTGAATCTTGCTGCACAGTTCGACCAGCTTACGTTGCGCATCGGCCATGTCCTCGCCGAGGTCTTTCTCAACGATTTCACCATTGACGATCTGGCGCACGCCATCGCGCACAATGCCGGTCATTTCAGACTGTACCTTGAGGCTGCGCAGGTTCATCTCACGGGTGTAGATCTGTTCCAGAGCGGTCTTGTTCTCGATCAGCTGACCCTGACTGAACCGACGGCCGGCCATCTCGTTACCGATCAGTGCCTCCGGGGTAAGACCCTGGTCCAACATCTGGCGGTAGACGCGACCCATCACTGCAACAGTGGTCAGCGAATCCCGACCTGTGGCATAGAGGGTGCCAGCCTTGTCGGCTGCTTCGTAACGCAACTGGGCACCGCGAATCAACTGGGCAGTTTTGGCCAGCAGGCGGTTGACCAGATCGTTGTACTCGACCAGTGTCAGGTTAACACCCGGCTCGGGTTCACCGTAGATGGCTTGAGCGGCCACCAGAACACCAGGAAGGTGATCGACGTGGAGTGCCTGTACACCTTTGCGACCCGACAGCACTTGCTGAACTTCGGCATAGCCTTCGTCGTTGCCCAGCCCCAGAATCAGGGCCAGTTCTTCGTCGAAGCCTGCCATACCGGTTTTGCAGAGGTCCTTGATTCGGTCCAGTTCGACCGGGCACAGGTTGCGAGCGGGAGTATCCAACTGACTGGCAGTCGGGTAGCGCTCATACAGCTGCTTCAGAACAGGGTTGCTGTACACGGCAGGGATTTCACGCATCTCCACGGTGTAAGGGAGGGAGGCCTCGACCCGACGGGCACTGACGTAGGCCTGAACACGCGGAACCACGTCCTTGATGTGCGGCAGAATGACGTTGCGCGTCATGTCATGCAGACGGGAGATGGACAGCGAAGCCAGTTTGATGATGTCGGCTTTGGCCAGGCGATGAAGGTCGTTGTTGGAACGCTCTTGCAGTACAGCGGTGACATCACTGTTCAGGGCCAGGGCGTTTTCCACCATGGCGGTTTCAGTGGTCATGGTCAGGCTGAGCAAAGGGCTACCTTCGCTCGGCAGCACGCGCAGCTTACGCTCAGCCAAACGCTGAGCCACTGGCAGGGCTGCTTCGATGGCGATACGGTTAAGCATGTTCACGACCCTCGATTACATTGTTCAGTTCGGCAGCCAGGATAGCTGCGATCGTGCGATCGTTCAGCGTGGTACCTTCCAGACGGTTGGAGATCATGTTGCCGGAGACGTTTCCGATGATCTCGACGCCGATGTCGACGGCGTTCGCCAACACCGACAGGTTGTCAAAAGTAGTATTGGTGCTCATGAGAGAAAACCCTGTTTTGTGAAGCTGTAAAAGGAGGGCCAGAGACCCTTGAAGATCTCTGGCCTTCGATCACGTTATTTACCGTCCATCCACATCGCGGCAGCGTTTTCACCAATCGCTGTCAAGACCGAGATGGTCATGCCAGACAACAGTGCGGACAATACAATCCGGTCCATGACCGACTTGGCGCCGAAGACTGCGTTGACTGTCCGCCCCGATTCGGTCTCATTGATCCCCGACAACCGGTGACCGACAACACTCTTCATCTGGGAGGCAAATACCAACTTGTCCCCTACCGACATTCCTTCACGGTGCGTGATGTACACCTTGATTGCCATGTGATCGAGTTCGAGACCGTTGCCATCAATACGCAATGACTGATCCACTTGCCCACTGGCTGCCGGTTTACCCAGCCGCTTGGCCACCTTACGGCGACGCTTGTCGTGAGCCAACGCCAACTCCAAAAGCGAATCCGACATGTCGTCCGGGTCACCATGGTAGAAGACTTCGATCTTCGAGACTTCACCTACAGCGCCTGCCGAAGGTGTTGCCGATGACATCAGGCGCAAGGTATCCAGATCGTCGTCTGAGAACAAGCCGGATTCGGCTGTTACAGCGTCTTCGATCGTACATAGGATAGTTGCGATGTCCGTGTGGTCGCCTTCCTTGACCAAGTTACGGATTGTCTGGTCAAACCGAACAACAATGGTCTTGACCTTGGTGACTTCCGATCCCAGTTGCTCAGCCAACCAATCATCAATGGCCGAGGAGTCCTCGAGCGTATAGGACGCTTCCATCAAAGCTGTCCGGGCAATCACCCCTGCCATCCACTGCACCTGCTTGGGATGGAACCGGCTGGGCTTGAAGAACCCGGCGTTGTACTTGAGGATGTCGCCCTTCTCGATCTTGTCGCCCAGCTTCAGGGTTGTAGCCTGTCGCTGTGGATAGACCGAACCGGCCGAGATGCCATACTGCGTGGTCAGATCAACGTGTTCAAACGTCCCGTCCTCATACGCCACCACCAGATGCTCGTCACTCTGCTCAACCACTTCACCTGCTTTAGAGGCAGGCACGGCGAAGATCTCATCGACCCGATGGGCCAGAATGTGATCGTAACCGGTGCTGATAGGTGACTCACGGTAACCCTGTGCAGCGATTACGTGAGACTGTTGGATGCCGATGAAGTTGACGCGTTTCGGGTCATCTCGGTCAGAGAACGGTGAGATCAAAGCCGATGTCGACAGCAGGTTAGCCGAACCATCCTTTTCCTTGTCGTACTTGCGAACGGTACCGCGAATGCTGGTGATGTTGGCATTCGGTGACATGTAGGTGATGACCGCCACGTCCCCCGAGTCCACTGTATCGCCAGAGATGAAGCCAATATCACTTTCCTTGTACAGGCGAGATTCTGCGGTCATCGAGCGGCTGCTCCGTCCACCGCGACCCCCGTACGTGATGATCTCCTTTTGCTTGAGGTTCTGAATCGGGTTGATGTCATCGACCAGTGCCGACGCCGGGTCTTGGACGATGTTGGTCCAGACTTCATGAGGCTTCATGGTGACTTGAGAGTTGCTCGATGCACTGCGCGAGTTATACACCCGAATCGAACGCACCAGTTCCCCATAGACTGCTCCTGGAATCCGCTCATAGCCCTTGGCTCGTTCGAGACCATCGATCAGACCTTCCGCCCCTTCCACAACAGTTGGGACATAACGGTTGATCAGCAGTTCGACAGCCCGTAGCAACAATGGCACATACTCGGTGGGTTCTTTCATCCACTCGAGTACGCCCTTGGTGATCGGATCGACCCACATGGCGTTCATCAGGTCCAGTTCACGCAAATACCGCAACCCGATACCGTTAGCGTCCAGCACCGTGAAGTACACGTCCTTGGCATTGAAGCTGTGGCGACTGAAGCTCTTGATCTGCTTGTGATAGTGCACGAACCCGGCGAAAATCATACTGACTTTGTCGTCGGTCTTGTCGAGCACCACCGTTTCATCCAGGAACTTCAACGCGTACTCATCCGGCCCCATCTGCAGCCGAGTTCCAACAGGGACCGTCCGGAAGCTGGCTTTGGTCAGTTCAAGCAACCGATCAAACCCGACCAGATACGCCAGTGCGATTCCAACCGGCATGGTTTTACCGAAGATGCTGATTTCAGCCATCCCCACCGGGGCCTTTTCACGGTTCAGGTTAAACAGCTCTTCGACATGGCCTAGCTCTTCAACCTGTTCATTACCCTTAACCAGGTAGAAAGCATTGTCACGGTCCACCAGTACATAACCGTTGTCGCGCTTACCGCAGACCACCATCCCAGGATGCTTGTTCTCCAGCGCTTCGACCTGTACCATGTCCAATACACGGCTGCGGTGACGGTTCTTGTAATCGAACCAGTACTGTCCATTCGACTCAAAGGACATCACACGACTACCGATGATGGTGTAAATCGTGGGCAGGTCAAGTCCGAAGTCCGCTACGTCAGCGACCTTTACATTGTTGATGTCGTTATCGGTCTGATCAAGACCCTTGGCGACAATCTGCTTACCGATCCAGGCATCGTAGTTGAACACAGAGCGCTGAGAGCGTTCGACGAACAACTTACTGTAGTAGCTGGTCAATGCTACACGGGTGGGGTTAACCTTACGGATAGGTACGTCTGCTTTCTGAGTCCGCATCCGATACCGTTGACCGTTGGAGATGTACACCCCGCGCTTGTCAACGACCGGCACCCGGAACGAGATGGTCGAAGGTTTTCCCGTTACAGGGGTCAACTGGATCTTGTGGATCTCATAGTGACTGACCGCATCCTGCACCACCTCTACCTTATACCCAGTAACTGCTACACCGGCTTTCTGAACGGACATCACCGCATTGAGAATGTCCTTATTCATCACCCGTTCGATGTACTGACTGTCCATCTGTTCCACGGTTGATTGCAACATGGATTCGTCACGCACCGCGTCAGTCTTAGGGTAGTTGTCAGCTGCCGAGAGGATTTGATCTTCATCGGTGATGACCAGCGACTCTTCCACAGTCTTCCCTGTGTTCCACGGATCGGGCATGGTCTTGTACGACTCGGCCATACGCTGCATCCGACGGTACTGGGCAGCGGTATACAGGTCCTTGTCCACCAACTCATCGAGCTTAGCCTGAATGCTGCTAGTCAGGGTGTGCGCGATGTTGCTGGTACCGACCACTTGACCGACGCTTTCGCGTTTATCCTGGTCAGCCTCAATCACTAGCTCCCCGTCCTCATCGGTGAGTACAGTGTCGGTATTGTCGGTCGCTGGCTCATCGAGTTCTTCAGACAGTTCTTCTTCCGCCTCCTCGATGGTCAGTTCGGGATTGGTTGACTCCTCCAGCAGCCGGGCTTCTTCGTCAGCTTCTTCCTTGGCCTGAGCCGCTTCTTCAGGGTCCACCTCGCCTGCTTCAGGGGATTCATTCAGCAAATCCGGATCAACTTCGGCCTGCACTGTACTGGTCTGGGCAACAACCCGTGTCAGCATCTTCAGGAAGCGCAACTGGAGGATCTTGGGGTCAATGCCAGCCGCAGCTTCCATCGAAACCTGCATGTCCTCATCCAGCGTCATGTCACCATTGTTCTCCATCGAGACATACCGATCAAAGGTCTCCTCGAAGTCAAACTCAGGGTCCGGTTCACCGATGGTCAGCGATTCCATAGAGACACCGGCATCTGCTTTACGCCAGCTATTGAGCAAGCCCAAGTTGATGGTCAGGAACCCAGTCTCGCGGCGAATAAGCAGTTCGATCTCGTGTAGGCGCGATTCGTCCAACTTAGCCATTGGCGCCTTGGCACGGTGTTCGCCCAACCACATCCACAGATCCAGCAGATCCAGACGCTCACGTGAGTTGAATACTTTCATCAACATCGGCGTCATGTTGCGCTCTGCTTTACGCAGATCCGACAGGGCTGGCAGGCTCTGAGGGACATCCACCACGACCAGATGATGACGTTCGTGAGGGGTCTTCAGTTGATTGATCCGCTCCCATTGCGTGGAACGAATGTTCTTCCAGTACCACCACCGACTCAGAGCCGAACGCTGATACTTGTACATGTGTCCGATCATGGCGTAGTTGACCACTACCATGTTGGTCAGCTCTTTGGTGCTGCCGATGTAATCGCGCATAGGTCGGATGAACATGTGCTCACGCCGATACTGCTGAATCATCGGACCAATCAGCTTATAGGTCGGCCGGGGATTGCCGTCTTTAACCAACAGATCAGATACATGATCAATGAAGACCAACCGCTGGGCCGCCTTGATGGCAGGGTCGTCATTGGCCGGGCCGAGTTCAGTCTCGGTGACGGGCATGTAGTGGTAGACCGTACCACGCGGTAGCGCAAAGCGACTGATCGGCCTGACCTTGGGGTTTTCCAGACCACCCAAGCGTCGAATACCGAACAGCTTTTCATAGCGCTCGTAAATAAACATTACAGCCATGTTAAATCTCCTGGCGCTCACATATCGACTTAGGCTTTTGCCCGGCCGTGTTTGAAGCGACCCGTCATGTTGGCAATCACGTACTTGATGGTGTCGTAGTTGTAGGAGGAAAGCAGACTGCCGTCGGTGTCGACCCAATACTGGCGACTGCTGAGCAGTTTGTCGTTTTCATCCAAGGCTTCATTACTCATCACCAAGGTTGCAGAACCAGTGTCACCGTCAAAGTCAGCACCCAGACCGACAAGCTTCGTTGAGTGGGGACTCTGACTGTCCATATAGGACGTCGATCCAGTCAATGGAAACTCAAGGGCGACATGATCTTCTGGATAGGGTTCCCAGTTATCGTCGAGTTCAGTCCGCTTCTCACCCACGATGGTTGTCTTGACATAGATGCGGCTCGCATAGATCGAGCGGTTACCAGAAATGGGGTAACGACTGATCTGGGCAAAATACCGGTTCCAGTGTTTGTAACCACAGAGGTAGAGCAACTCCACCAAGTTGATGGGGTGGACATGATCGCGGTTAAGCTCGGCAGGCATGTCATGCAGATCGTGGAAGATCTTGAACGTCATGTCCGGACCTTTATAGATCAGGGCCAGATAATTCCCCTCCACCTCAATAGCCCGATGACGCACATCCATCATCTGGTAGCGATCGATGATCCGCTCCAATCCATCACGGGTGGTCCACAGATCACGGGTTTCGGGTGACAGCGTTACCCATTTGGGACGGAGGGTCTCCTTGTCAATCAGCCGGGCTTGACCTTCCCCTGGGTTGATCAACGGCTCTACCAGGTTACGTAGGTGGTGGATGGTGACTGGGGTCAGTCCCTTGATGACCTGAAACAGGCCAAGGGTCGTGGCATCGAAACCCGGTGCATTGGTGTCGTCCAAGTTGGCAATGGAGGTGTCCATTACGGTCAGGACGTTCCGGGTACCGTAAGCCACCCGACGGCTGGCCCACTTGTCCAGAATAAGACCATTCTTACCGGACAACATACCCTCGATGAGGTCGTAGATTTCCATCAGGCAGTTGGTCAGTGCGTTACGGGCAATGTCCAGGGCGGGTGATTCCATGTCGCTGCTAATCGGGATGGTGTTACTGATTGACAGTGCCCGGTAATACAAGTCATGGATCTCGTTCTTAGAGACCACACCGTTGTCATTGATCTCAAGGTCACGCATCCCAGCCGGAATAATCGGCAAGTACTGCCCCAATGCGGTATCACGCCACTGATTAATGAACTCAACGCGCATCTGGCGGGTCGGTGACTTGCTCTTGCGCAGCTGCAGTTCATGGAAGTGACGAACAAAGAAGCTGTAACCGGTTTCAGCCTTCTCGGACTTGTCTGCAACGAAATCCTTGGACACCGGGTCAAAAATGGCGGTCTCCCGCCCACTGACGATCCCGCGGTAAATGCCTTTCAGGCTCATCAGGTCCCTGAAGATCTTGGGGTGAAACACCCGGACCTTGAGGTTAATGTAGGAAAAGGTGGTTTCGCGTTGATCTGAACCCACCCGACCGAAGATCCGGGTTGAATACAGTCCTTCATCGTGAAATTCACTGCTGGCCCCATCGTAGATATCAAGGCTGGTGACCGGGGTCAAGCGACTGACCCGTTCTTTAGTCAGGACCATTGGCCAGACCTTGGCCGGAATCTCTGCGTAATTCATAGTGGGATTTCCAACAGTTGGTATGAAAGAAGGCTAATCTTATTTAAAGCCTGCGTGGAGTATCTAGGCCATGGCTAAGAAAGACGAAATCAATTTGGACGACCTCGACCTCGATAGTTTCGACTTCGACGTCCCTGAATTTGATGGCGAAGGTGTGGAGGATAGCTCTTCCCGCAAACCCATCGAGCGTGTGCTCAAAGGCGTAGTACACGGCGCTAAAAACGAACTGACCAGTGCATCTAGCCTCAGGACCGCTATGTCGCTGGCAATGCCTGAAGGGTATTCGCTGGCAGCTGACACACTCGAGAATATCGCAACCGACACCCGCTCACTATACGATAAGGTAACCGGGGATTCTCCAGAACTGGTTCGCAGCAGTAAGAGGTTTGGCCGAAAGGCCATGAACCTTCTGGGAAATAAGGTTCTGCCTAAGAAAGTCGCAGACCGCCTGAACAACGCCCTGGAAGAAGATGAAGACTACAAGGTCACCTCCGAAGCCCAGTACCGTCGAGAACAGGAAGAGAGTGAGCTGGCTGCGCTGGCTGAGATCTTCAAGGCCAAGGCCGCTGCCGACGAAGAGCGTTCTGATCAGGATGCGGTTGAGAACGTCGAGCGCAAGGCGCTTGAACAGGCTCGCTTTAAGTCCAACATCCAAGCCCTCAATGCCATCAATCGCAGCATGGCACGGTTGGTTGGGTATCAGGACAAGGTCACTATTCGTTACCAGCAAAAGATGCTGGAACTGAATTACCGTCAGTACGCGACCACCAAGCAACTGACGGACATGATGTCCATTGCGACACAGAAACAACAACAATTACTTGAAACCATCCGCCACAACACCGCGCTCCCTGAGGCGGTTAAGATTCGTGGCAGTGAAATGTTTGGTCAGTTGGCCAAACAACGACTCCTGGGAAATGGTCTTAACTCGATTTCAAATTGGTCGCAAAATTACACCAAACAGATGATGTCCAACGTCCAAGGCATGGTCAGCGGTTTCCTTGATCCAATCAAGGAAGCCCGCAGCATGACCGAGGGCATGGATAAGAGCTATCTGGCAGGTCAGACCCTCGGCGCGACTGCCGCCGGGGCAGCTCGCGATCACGCGTCGATGTTCATCGCGCCATTCCTGGCGAAGAACAAGCGTATTGCAATGGGTGGTGAAAAACTCAGAGGTATATTCAGCGGCCTGCCGCAGAAAGTCAACGAATACGCGCAAAGTCAATCTGACAACGAAGGTTATGGCTTCAAGTCAGTGATAGGCAAAGTCTTCAAGAGCTTTTTGCCGCAATTTAGTCTGGATGCACGAACTGGTGGGGATTCGATTGAATCCCTCGATGAGATGGCGACGTTTGATAAACTCTCACGCCGTTCATTGATCGAAGTGATTCCAGGTTACCTGTCTGAAATTGCTCACTGGACCAAAACCCTCGCTCGAGGCGAAGAGGGCGAGAAGCAGGTCTATAACCTTGCTCGGGGTGGTTTCACTAGCCGCAAAGATCAACTGAAGGATATCCAACGCACGCTGATGCCACGTCAAGAACGTGAAAGTCTACGCGCTGCCGCTGATGACTTCCTGAAGATGATTGGCGCCGACGGGATGTCTACGCGCGCACAGCGAGTGCTCAAACTGAAGCTGCTCGACGAGTTGGCTAACGGACGCGACCTGAAACCCGACCGGTTGTCCGATCCCGACAACTACCCAGGTGAAGAACCGGGGGTGGTGGAGGAAATCACCGAAGCGGTAATCGATGCATTCGGGTTGGATGAGAACGGCAATCGCACTGACATGTCCATCGAGGGGCGTAAGCGCTTCAATGACATTGCCGATCACTTCTATCGCATGTCCAGCATGGTACCTGCGATAGGCGACAGGACCCGCATCCTCGGAGACCTAGTTGGTAAAGACACCCTTAGAGAACTTGGCTTCATACGCCGGGATGGCCGCGAAGACACCATTGATTTCAACAAATATTGGAGCAACATTCTCGATGACGACTCCGACGGTGAATCAGGTGAAACAGGAACTCCGCAAGGTCGCAAGGATGGCGATAATCTGCGTGATCTCCTGCCTGGTCGTATTGCAAAGCTTATTAATCCTGCTGGTGATCATGCCTCGCGGGCTGCTCGAGCTGATGTATCTTCCGCTGGCGCGGCGCAGAGCCTCGGTCGAAAGACCGGACTAGAGCGCTACCTAGGGGATAAGTCCACCCTCCTGACTTTGATCCGTGAATCGCGAGATTTTCACAGTGAGACGGTTGAGCTACTCAAGCAACTCAGTACAAAAGGATTGTGCTGTTGTCAGGGCGGGGCCATGGAAGGGATGGCAGGAAAGGTGCAAGGGGCTACCCAGAACCTCTCCGAACGCTTCAAGCATTACCGCAATGTTGCCGGTGATCGGGCATCCGATGTCTGGAAACGTGGTAATGAGAAATTCGACAAAGCCAAGGAGCTGGGTAAGGATATCTGGCTCCAAGGCGATGATCATCCCTTGATCACTGAAGCCAAGCTTAAAGCTGGCGAGTACCGCGACAAAGCCACCGGTGCGATCCTCAAGCACTTGGAAGAGATTCAGAGCGATGTCGTCGACCTCAAGGGCAAGACGGTCATGCGGTACAACGACTTCATGGAAAGCGGTTACATCGCTGACAAGAAAGGGAAGCTGATCAAGCGCGCTGCAGACCTTAAGTTCCGGTTTGCCAGTTCAAAGGCAGGTCAGATGACCGGTGAGGCAGGTCGGTATATCATCGATCAGTCCAACAAATTGGCGACTGCAGCCAGCCCCCACCTGGACCAGGCAGGCAAGGAACTGAAGCGCCAGAAGCGTACCTTCAGACCTCGCATTAATCGTCTGATGCGCAGGCTCAAAGGTAAGATGGGTGCTGATATTTCCAGTGAGCTGACCGGAGACCATAACGAGGACATGTTGACGCTGGCGCTGCGCAACGTGCAGCTTCAGTATCAGACCTTGCAGGAAGTCACCCGCGAAAAAGTCCGTAAGGGATCGTTCCAGGACCTGGCTTCGAGAGCCAAAGGAATGAAAGACGACCTTAAGGACAAGATCAAAGGAAAATCCGATGGCATCGGTGGACTCTTTAGTAAAGGTGGTCCACTTGCTGCACTGATGGCCAAACTCCAAGGTGGGGAAGGCGACGAAGAAGGCGGTGGGGGTGGATGGTTGGGTGGTCTCGGCGACTTCTTCGGTGGTGGCGATGGCGAGAGTAAGAAAGACCGCAAGAATAAGCGCCGTGCTAAGCGAACCGGTAAACTCGGTAAGCTGATGAACTTTGGGGGACGGGCGCTTGATAAGATGGGGATCTTCGGCAAAGGATTGAAGCTGGGTGCTAAGGGAATCGGCGGTGCGGCTAAGTTGGGTTGGGGTGCAACCAAGCTCATGGGTAAGGGAACCTGGGGTGCTGCAAAGCTTGCTGGGCGCATTCTGACTAATCCCCTGACCCGTACTGTGTTGGGGACAGGTGCTCGCATGGCTGCTGGTGCTCTCTTGGGTGCGGCTGGTCTGGTCAGTGCTCCGGTACTCGCAGGGCTGGCGATCGGGGGTGCTGCCGTAGCCGTGGGTGCCATGGTGTACTCGTTCGTCAAGGAAAAGGTTCCGCCACTGACGCGTCTTCGGATGGCGCAGTACGGCATCGATCCGCAACCTGATACGGATGAACTGAAGACCCTGCTGCAACTGGAAGAGTACGTGGGCAAGTACACAACCGTTGACCCAACAGGGAAGGCGCAAGTGGACATGCAGAGCATGTCGTTCGAACCCATTGCCCAGATGTTCAAGATCAACATGGATGTCCCACCCTCAGAAAACGAACTGTTCCAGCGCGTCAAGGCGTTTGTGACCGGTCGTTTTGCGGCGGTGTACTTGAACTGGATTGGCAACTACCACATGCTGAACAAGTCGTTTGACCTAGTCAAGATCGACGAGAAGCTGACCGGTAAGGTGGCGCTGGAGTTTGTGGGTAAGGTCGCCATGAGTGAGCGCCCCGAAGTCCTTAATGCCATGATCAGTCCGTTCGAGGATGATGAGCTGGAAATGGATGCCAGCGGCGTGGAAAAGATTGTCAAGGATGTCAAGCGAGAAATCGAAGCCAAGGCTGTGAAGTCTGCAGTCGATACCGTGGCCAAGACAAACGCAGCCGCTGCAGGGATGTTCCCTGGCCACGATGGTGCGGCACGCAAGGAAGCAGCAGCGAAAGCCAAAGCAGAACTGCAAAGCCCATCGACCACCTCGGCTACTCCACCGCCACAACCGCTGAATAACCAGAGCAAAACCACGACGGCCAATGTCACTGGGATGGTGAAGGCAAGCTACGACCCTACCGGCGCCACTGCCATCATGGGTGCAGGTGCGGCAGTGATTGCTGCGATCAATAAATCGTCTAAGGCTTTGACTGACGGGCGGTCTGTCCGCTATCGTGTCTACGGCCTGACCGAGATGGTCGAAAGTAAAGTCAATCAATTGGCTGCACTTGAAGCTTACTGCTTTGCTACCACACGCTACAACAAGGATGGCCAAGCTGAACTGGCTGATGTTAGTGCCGGGATGTTGCGGGCAGAGAAGATATTCTCCCCCATCGGGGAAGAGGCTGATCGGTGCTACATTTGGTTCCATCGTCGTTTCCTGCCGGCATACCTGGCCTTCTGCACTGGGGTGAGGGCGCGCGCTAACATCGATGCGCAAACTGCCGACGACCGACTGGCACCTGAGCAGTTGATGGAAGTGCTTCGTGAAACGGCCACGGCACGGGACAATGCCGGTATCTCGGTCTGGGAGATTACAGCGAGCCCATGGCCCGGCTACTACCTCAATGAGGACAGTGACTCGGTCAAGGAACCCCTGTACAACCTCAGCTTGAAGATTAAGGACAAAGTCCTGTCGGAAGAGGAAGCCATTCAAAAGGGCCGCACCCGCGGCAAGAATGGTGAACTCCTGGCTGAAGATCCCACCCAAACCAACCGACCGAGCACACAGGGACAAACCAATGGCCCGAACGGCTCTGCGACCCCAGAATCTCAAAAGGAGAATGGGGGCAGTTGGTGGTCGAAGACAAAGGACTTCTTCGGATTTGGTAGCAAGCCTGAACAACAGGGGTCTATCAACAGCAGCGGTCAACCCGCTGCACCTGGGGGTGCATCGACACTGAAGACTGGAACACCCGTCAGTCATCCTGGTGGTGGCACAGGCGGTAACATCAACGACATCCCAGAACCGCAAGGCGATGGGTGGGAAGCGAACCGGGCTACCTTGATGGCAGCTGCCAACATGGTCGGGGTCGATCCAGCACTGGCTGCTAGTATTGCCGGTGTTGAATCTAACTACAGACCTAATGCATTGCCGTACAAGAACCCACGCAACCCCTCCGCCGGTGTGCTCTCTTCGGCTGCCAGTTACTACCAGGTCATCAACGGCACTTGGAAAGGACTGATGGCAAAGTACGCCAGCAAGTACGGGATCAACCCTAACACCACGCAGCACGATCCACGGGCAAACGCCCTGTTGGGCCTTGAGTACATCCGGGAAAACGTCGACACCATCAAGAAGGTGGTGAACCGTGGCATCACGGACACTGACGTCTACTTGGCACACTTCCTAGGTCCAGGTGGGGCGAAGAAATTCTTGAGTGCACCTCCGGGCGATCTTGCGATCAACCATGTGGGGCAAGCTCAGGCAAAATCAAACCCCGCGATCTTCTACAATCGCAATGGCCAACCGCGTACCGTGGCTGATGTCTACAACGACTTCGATAAGAAGTTGACGAAGCATCGGAAACAAGACGCAGGTCAAGTGGCCCAAGGGCTGCTGACAGGTTCGCCTGTACTCGCTGCCAGCGAAACCGCCGCAGGCAATGCTGGAGGAGCCGCAGGTCCAGTGGAGGCAACTGCGGCAACTGAGTCAGTGGCAGTTACCGCTGATGGTACAATGCCATCGATGGTTAAGCCTGTTGAAACAGCACCTGCAACAAATACTGTGGCAGAGAACCAGAGTGCACCTTCCGCGACCAGTCTCACCGAACAGGCCGACGCACGGCAGACCCAGTCTACCATTGCACCCTTGGCCGTGGCTGCACGTACTGCAGAAGCTCAGACTGCCCCGCAGACTCGAGCCAATGCCGATACATTCGGTGGTGCTGAAGCTAACATCGGTCGTCTGATCAGTGTTAACGAATCGCAGCTGGAGCAACTGATCACCCTGGTAAGTCTGGTCAAAGGTGGCGCCATGCCCACACCCGGAGTCACCTCTGGTAAAAGTGAGCTGATGGCCAATTCCACCACTCGACAGAACCCCAGTATCAATGCCACACGGCCCGCTCCGAAAGGGACGGTCTCCGTAGGGCGGATGGCGTAACCATAGAGTGAGGGGAGCAATCCCCTCACTCTCTTTTTCTATTTTTAAGAGGTCACCCATGGACAATATCCTCGACGACAGTTGGGTTAAATCAGCCTTCTTGCTGCCTGCCGATACCATCATCGGGGGTAATGCTGCGGTCGTCAACCGAATTTATTCCACCTCGATGCAGAAGGCCAACGACACCACCCTAGGTGGAAACTTTGTCATTAACCCTCTCCCTCAGTTCACTCGGTATGCAGACCTGAAACACAACCTGTTTGTCAATCAGCACGGTCGAGGATCATCGACCCTGCTCCCGAAGGTATCGCGCAGCACCAGCACTGACCCGAAAGGGTGTAATGGCATGGGCCGTACCTACAGCGAGAAGATTGACGACAACATGCAGGTTGTACACTTTCGCATGGGCTTTCCGCAGTTCAACAGCCTGACTCAGTTCTACACCAACTATTACTCGGTTCCTGCCTCGTCCATGGCACGGACTGGTCGTGCACCAGGGTTCTTCTACACCTTGGGTTGGGCGGTAGGTACAGTGGCAACGATTCCACTGATGCCGTTCATCATGGTTGCAGGTGTGGCCGGTAAAGCCATCCGGTTCTTCCTGCGCCGGCCTGCGTCAAAATACTACTACCTCAAACCTGCCATGTTGCCTTACTGGCAAGCAGTCAGCTCGATGGTTAACGGTATTGCAGCGAACATGGGCATCGTCGAACGACCTTTGTACGAGGGTAACAAACCCATCTACAACAAAGAAAATGGCATCGACCAGAACGATATCAAGAACATGCACCGGATGATCCCATCGATCTACCGGAAGAATGGTGGCATTGACGTCTTTGCCGTGGCTCAACGTGGTCAGCGTCTGGTCAACCATCGCCGCGAGCTACTCAATGGCGAATTGGATAAGGCCAACTCTAAAGAAGAGATTCAGGCCATCTTTAAGCGACGCATGTACGGCGACGACATGAATGCCGTCATCACAGGCGTCAACAACATGGATGCCACGCTAGACAGCTACGTGGAGATCTGGCGAAACAGTGAGATGCTCGGACAGATCAAGGAAGGTGAAGAACTCCTCGCTGAGTCTAAGGTTGAGAAAGTCGGCCGAATGGAAGACGGCATCATTGAGCGTACTGCCGATGCATTTATGGCAGAAGCCAGAATGGGTTCCGAGTTCCTGAGCCTGCGGGTGGACTTCACCGGGACCCAAGCCGAGTCGTTCAGCAACAGCACCAAGGAACCGTCAATCAGCGGGCAGATCAACGGCATCTCGGCCAGTGCCCGTGAAACCCGATTCAGTATGTTCGATGGCAACATTGACGGAGTCGGGATCATCGGTGGTGCGGTAGATGCCTTCAAGGATTTCATGTCTGGGGCCGCTACAGGACTGGGTATTCAAGGCCTAGCCCAATTGGCTGGTTCGGCCTATGTGGATATCCCTAAGGTCTGGGATAGTTCAAGTTGTGACTTCAACAAGCTGTCGCTGAACATCCCATTGCGTTCGCCCTATGGTGATCCGATCTCTCGTCTACAGAACTTGATTCTGCCGATGAGTTGCATCTTTGCCATGGCAGTGCCGTTGTCCACCGGTAAAGCCTCTCACACTTCCCCGTTCCTCGTTGAGTACTTTGCTCAAGGTCGTGCGCATTCGCGTCTGGCCATTGTGGATTCGGTGACCTTTACCCGTGGCGTGGGTGATGTGGGCTGGACAAACAATGGCGCCTTCTTGGGTGTCGATGTCCAGTTGGGCTTGATTGATTTGACCAGTGCAGTCAACATGCCTATCAACCCATCGTTCGAGTATTCGGACAAGGCCATTCAGGCGGCCGGTTACGCGGTAGGTGGTTCTATCGGTTGGTTGAATGGGTATGACTACTCTCAGGGTGGGCAGGTCGGCGAGAACCTTGCAGCGGTCATGTTGGGTTCAACGTATGACGACGATAACAACTACACGGACTACCTGTCGATTCTGGCTGGCATTCCGTTGGAGGCTGAGATCAACACCCTGCGTAAATGGGCCTTGCGCCTGGCCCGTCAACAAGCTGCATTCGACGACACCCAGTCGCCAGAGCGTGCAGCCATGTGGGCGATGTCGGGTCTGCTTGGCGAAGGTGCCAAAGCTATCTCGATGGCTACCGACAGACAGTAACATCCAGCATAAGGGGAGGGGCAGCTGCCCCTCCCTGTTATGCGCTTATTTGAGATTGGTGACCATCTTAGGGAATTGTGAGCGGATCACTTCGGCCACCGAGACTGCTTGGAAATTAGGCGCGATCTGAACAAGAGGACCGATGACCGGATGAATGGAGAGTACCCGCAACGCGTCCGGTGTGACCTTGGTCAGGTATTTGAGATCGTAGACCACAGGTGTGGTGTCAGCCGAATGGATGTACCAGTGGGGGTCCAACAGAGTCAGGTTCTCGACCAGGTCGTTGGAGAAGGCTGCCATGTCAGTCGGATGTGGTTCGGGTAACTTAAACTGACTGAAGAACATCTCAATGAAGCCTGGCTGGTTAGCCAATATGACTTCGGGACTCAAGGCCCTCAGCGCTTGTTTAAGCGCATCTGCCGACCCAGAGGTAGCTACGGAGGGTAACGAGTAGATAACCGCCTGATGGTACACGTCAGGGTCTACATGGCTCCTTACTGACTCGTAGTAGTCATACGTGCCGAAGCTATTGGCTTCAGTGAAGGCTGCACCCCAGACTGCAGACTCAAAACCGACATTGATCATCCTGGATATTTCAGGATTGCCGCTCAGATCACCCATCAGACTGGCGACGTTGCCATACTGACTGATGTCTTTCAAGTTGCCATTGGTGACCGTGGTCAGTAGCCCATCGGAGGTACGTTTGATCTTGCTGACAAGGGCTGGGTCAAGGTCGATGAACTTGGCGGCCTTATCCAGTACACCACCGCCCACTGTACGCAGCAGACCAGTTGAACTGGTCCCGAACATCCCGAGTCCCTGTTCCAGTAGCTGTGCTCCACTGGCACCGGCTTGCTTGGACAGAAGAATGTTAGTCAGGCCACTTGTGACACCATTGACACCCCCGGCTCGAAAGTAAAGCTCGCCAGCTTTCTTCTTACTGGCCTGGTAAATCTTGTTGATGGGGCGTTCATTGGCCACGTCGTATGCGTCAGCCACTTCAAGTTTTTCGGTATTGTCCGTCTTAAACAATGGAATGGAAATCAGGCTCATGACTGGATCTCGAACAAACAAAAAAGAAAAGGAGGAAGAGGGGCCCTAAGGCCCCGCATCCGGTGTGTCAGATGTCGTCTTTCGGACATTCTTTCAGGTTGCTGAGGTGGTACTTGATTTCCTCTTGCAGTTCCTGACGGATGACGTTCAACGAGCCGGTGCTCTTCAGTGCCGAGCGCAACAGTGCCCAATAGTCCAGCTGCCACTGATGGCGATCCTGGACAATGACTTTGGTATGGTACACGTAATAGTGCGCCAAGGGCAGTTCGTTCTCGACCAGATCACGTTGCAGTTGGGGATTGCGTTCGAGCTTTTCGATCATCCCCAGCTTGAACATCTTGCTGAACAGGGGATAATAATCACTCGGCATCCGCTTGCCTTGATCGCGAGCGGTCATACCTTTCACAATCCGGAACGAATCATCTTTGAAACCGGTCTTCATGTAAAACCACAGGCCTTCCAGTGTCCGGAAGTGTCCGAAGTAGGGGTGCTCAATGTTGCAGTCCGACAGATTGGACAATGCACGGCCAAGTGCAGTGGCACCACGCGAATAGACGTTGATGTGGTCAATCCCATCATTTTTCGGTTGGATGGGTTGAGTGTCCTGTTTTTGCAATGCGTCAAGGGTCATTGTAGTGGTCCTGTAAACCTATAGGTGGGCAGCACGCGACTTGGTCGTTCTAGTCAGTGCGGTACGTCCGGCGGCGGCGGGTAACAAACGCCTGACCTTCGCTGCCTTCTGGGATTTGGATCTTATCGATTGAGTGGTCGACAGCATCGGCGGTCAGGTCTTGGTCCTGATCGTAGTTTTCGATGTCGTTTTCCGGTGACATGTCTTTGTTAGAGACAGCCGAGGACAGCTCATCGATGATCGCATATGGGTTCTTAAACATCGGTGTGGAGATGGTGATCTCCTCGCCGTTGCGGAGTAGCAACGTGACACTCATACTATATTTGAGTGGTCCAAGAATCTGAAGCGCCTTCTGAAACGTCTTGAAGGTCATCTGGGTCTTGGAAATTGCCCGGTTAAAGTTGTTGCGTTCCTGGCCAATGTCCTTGGGGTTCTTCGGACACCGGCTAAGGTGGCTGTTTAGAAAGCGCGTGAGACGCATGTTCCAATTCTTGGCTTCCACACCGCTGGGCCAGTCTCCCGATCCTGCAGGCCAGTCACGAAGAATCTTACGAAAGAGGTAGGTCAATGGATTATCTGCTTCATTCAGCAGCTTATCCCGATCCTCCATCATGCGTTGTTGCTCTTTGCTCATGGTTAAGTACCTAGGTGGATCACTTCAGACACAAACGACTGGCCGCAACCAGAGCATTCAGATCCTCAATGATAAAGTTGGTTTTACGTTGGTAGTACTCAGCATCAGCTCGATCCATTTTCTGGATAGCGTCCGTGAGTTTAAGGATGTGGTGACGTTGCAACTCAATCCAGTCCAGTGGATGGATGAGGTCATTGTCTTCTGTGATGTAGTGGTCTAACGATGTCTCACGCTTGCGGGTGGATCGACCTTTCCATGATTCAGGAAGATACTGCCCCTTGCTGACAAAGATAGACGCTTCGATGAGTAATTTCTCCAGCTCCTCTAAGTTTCGGGTGGTGCATGCAAGCTTTGTGGACTGGGCCTTTGAGGGTGAGAATTTCTTCAGGTTCAGTTCATGGAGTTCTCCTAGATGAAATTGGATGAGTTCATAAATGGTGAGTCCTTGGGTGATGGGGGCTGGTTTTTTACGCCGCCACCATGGGAATATTGAAGTCAGCATGTGGGTTCCTGACGTACTTCTCACAAGATCCTATGGATTACTGTCTTTTCCTGGAGATTTTACCATGTCCGAGATAAATCCCCTCGAAGGGGATCTGATGCCTGTTACTGATGCCGAATATCTGACCGAGATGCCGATGAACATCAGTGCATCGGTCGACCCATCTGATGTCATCAAGACCACCCAGAGCATCCGCCTGGCGATGGTTCAGAAACACCTCAAGAGTGGCGTTCCGAGCGTCGATAAAGATTCGAACACCCTCTTGCAGGTCCTGCGTGACCTTGACCAAGCTGCCCTGACTACCCGCAAGATCGATGTCGATGAGCGGCAGGTCAGCGAGTCTGAACGCCTGGCGCAAGCCCAGAATGAGTTGCTGCGTATGCTCGGTGGGAAGAACCCGTTCCTTCTCGATCTGGCAACTGGCCAGTCGATACCGCCGGTCCAGCGACCGGAGGCGGAATTACCCGCTCCGGTGCTGGTGCCTGACGTAACAACCCAAGGTACACAACCGGTAAACTACGATGACTTCGTGACTTCGGTAGAAGCCTCTGAAGCCTCGCGTTTGACCGGTGACGACTGATCTTCCGGTAGACGATAGGTGCCGGGGATGATGAAGCTAAAATCACTTACCGGGATATGCTCCAGGTGAATGTAATCTTCCATCACCAGCTCCAGTAGCCCGTGTCGATCAGCCCCCTGCAATTCCCCTGTCAGCTCATCCTCCTCCCCAAGCTCTCTGTAGTAGAGCTTGGGGAGTATGACCGAAACACCGTTAATGGGTTTAACCAGCAGGGTTTCGTTGTGCAGCTCCAGCCACGGGTGAAAGTGGTAAGTGACCCACCCACTATACTGACGACTGAGGGCCTCCGGAGACAGCGACTCAGGCGAGTGGGAGACAACATGCACCTCAACGTACGGTGGAACCAGAGCTGTCAGGCAGTTCTTGTACATCTCGATCAGGGGACCGGGCAGACTGTACGGCCAGATGTTCAGGTCGATCCGAATGCCGGCCACATCCACCTGTCTAACCAGACGTTCCTCAAGACCTGCGATGTACGTCAGAAGAACCGGTAGGACCCCGGTGACAATAGAGCGCCGCAAGACGTTATAGTCACGCTTGGCGTAGCGTTCCTGGAACGCTTTGTTGGTGACACGGCCATCGGTGATTTTTTCGAAATCATCCATGGTTCGGGCACGGTACTTCTCAGGCGACAGAGTCGTGCTCAACTCCGGATCAAGAAGCATCAGAGTTCCCATGCGGGTATCCATGAGCGCATCGAGATCCAAGAGGAGAACGTAGCTGCTATCAGGGGACATAAGGACCTCATCAACAACTTGATAATGTATCGTTATAAAGATTACTGATCGACAGGGGTGATCGACAGCAGGATCATCAACAAGATCCAGTGATTCTCTTTCAGCAGCTTCTGGAAGGAGTCGTAATCGTGAGCGTACTCACGCACGTATTCGGGTACCAGTGGACTTGAGCGCACCCATGCCAGCACGTTGCAGAGATGACCGATGAACGACTCTTTCTGCATCTGTACGACCGGAGTCGCCAGCCACATGTAGGTCGCACCATTCATGTAAAAATCCAGAATGGCGTTTTTCATTTCCCCGGTGTAGTCTTCCACCTCGACGTATTCGCGCCATAGCTTCTCGACTGCAACGGGTCCACCAATGGCATACCAGCGAATGCGGCGCAGTCGAACCAGGTGCTCGGTCAGGACTTCTTCAAGCCCCAATGCTTCATTGACCGGATCGGAAAGGAAGATCCGTTTCCAATCCTTGACGGCTACCAGCAACTTATCCAGGATAAGCTTATCGTTGTCTGCTGTACTCATGGGCCCACATCATCCAGGTTGTTATCGATCATCATCCCTCGCAACCAGTTGGCCACGCTGGATGTAGACTTGGTCACACCACCGCCTGCAGTGACATCTTCCAGAGACGCTTCACCGTTCTCGATCAGTTGCCGATCAAACTCGACCTGTGCCAGACGGTCACCGGCTCGTACCTTGACTTCTTCCACCAGCGTCTGTTCCAACCCCTGCGATAGCTGCGATTGAAACTCTGGGAAGGAAATCTTAGAGCCCTTAGACTTACCTGTCACCTGACCGGTCATCTCGTCAACGTGGCGAGTGTTTTCTGGGATCGACGATTTCTTGGTCAACATCTGGGCCTGACGACGGACCATCATGTCCAGAATCAGGTAGCTATGCGGCGTGAGGAAGGTCTCGCTGGTCTGAGGGTCGGTGAGCCAGATGCGCTCAAAGAGCGGGTGTTTAATCTTCTCCGCCACCTGCATCAGACTCTCCATGGTGATGCGAGGGTCTTTCAGGTTAGGGGAGTAGAACGGTATGATTTCCTGATGCACTCGCTCATCTTCGGTACTGGGTTTAGCCAGTGCCCGAATGTACTGATCGAATTCCTCGTCACCCATGGCATTGAGGCGCTTCTCGGCCAGATCGGCATTATACCGATCACCAGGAATGATACCTGCCAGCGACTCTACGATGAAGGCAGTGACTTCTTGACGACTGGCCATAGCAGAGCCCTCAGTGAACGGATGGCAGGTTGTGATTGACGATGATCGGCAACACCAACCGACCAAAGTGACGCAGCCAGTCACGTGGCGCCATATCGTCGACCAAGCAGGTGCGAGCAGATATGGTGGAGGTGTGAAGGCCCATCAGCTGGTCACGCCAGTAACGGTTGAGCGCAACGATTGCCGCATGGTCATCGGCGGCGTTGTCACGAAAGTTCTGGGTAAATCGCGTTGCCGCATGGGGATTCTTGTCTGCCAACATGTCGATGACGGCAGACACTACAGTATTCGACATGGTCGTTTTCCTCGTATCTTCATTTGGGTGTCGCCCGTACAAGCACTTGCGTATACGGGCGTGTCAAATAATTAGCTGGCTTTAGCCGCCTGCCGATCCTTGATCTTATCGAGCAACGCCTTAGGCGTCAGCTTAGTGCCACTGTCAGTACCAGCTGAGGCTTCTTGTGCACTGGCGACAGCGGCGCTGGCTTTAGCCTTAGCCGAGACAGCTTTGTCGTACCAGTAAGGACGGTAGGTCCCAGCTCGCATGTTCAGCAAGTCCATGGTGGAGAGGAACGGGATATCAGCGTAAGTTCCCTTCTCCTCCAGAGGCAGCCAGAAACCGCGCGTATCAAGCAGCAAGTCCCAATCGTAACCAGCGGCCACGATGTCGTCGTAAAGCTCCTTAGGCGTGCACAGGAGGCCTTCTGGCAGGTCATGCCACAGGTTACGCATCATGCACAGCTCAGCTGTGATGTTCATGGCACGCTGCAGGCGAGGATCGGTCTCCAACAGACGACGGGTCGTCTTCCTGGTTAGGTTCTGTTGAGGATACAGATCAAGACGGTAGTTGGGCTTGCCTTTGGCCTTGTTGCCATCTTTGTCACTGATCCCATAGTACTCATACCCTTTACAGTAGACGAACTCGGTCAACTCGGGCTTAAGTCCTTCCGACTGGGACACCACCACCTCAAAGGGGATACCCGATGGACCAGACTTGCCACGCAGGTTGACAAGGTTGATGCAGATCAGGTCGGTATCGCCTTTCAGATCGTCTTCGTCGTCACGCGGGAACTCAGGGGCCTTGTCGGCGTCGAGCATCGGCATCAGGGAGACGCAATACCAGCAGTTCGCCGTCAGGAAGCTGAAGTTCTCCGGTACCTTCTTGAGCTTGAGGTCCCCTTTGAGGAACTTCAGGCGCTTGATGTTCGGCTTGTACATGTCCAGCTGGTATTCCTGTCCGACGTGCGCTGTCATCAGGATGTGCAGACCAGACCCTCCGGTTACGCCAGTGACTTGGTCGATCAGCTGACTCTTAGCCCCAGCGCCTTTCATCGCCACCATGTTCAGGTCTTTGTGGCCGACATCGGCCTTCTCGTACATGTTCATGATGCCTTCGGTCTGCAGACCAGACAGTGAGTCAAGGAAGCTCAGTGTCGGACTCGGGACCTTGATCAGTTCGCCGGTGTTCTCATCGACAAACGGGGTGGTGACCAGAATGGACTTGTCGTTGCGCCGGTCATTGGCATACTCGCGCATGACGTTCCACCACTCGTTACCGTTGTACACGGTGGCGTCGGTAAACAGGAGCCGTCCAGCGTCGACCAGATCTGTGCCAAACAGCTCCGGGAACTGTCGAAAGACGTTCTGAATTCGACCCGGAGACAGTGTGTTCTCCGAATCATGTGCCATCATGATGGCTAACGATACCCGGTTCATCACAGAACCGAGTTGAAATAGTGAGATCACGGTTTTGAACATGTTGGGCAAACCGGCTACGCCAGTGAAATGGTTCAGACCACCGCAGAGGATGGATTCGCCGTGCTTGCCTTTGTAGTATTTACCGGTTTGGATGTCGAAGAGTGCTCCGATGTTCCACATGGGACGAATGGATGCGGCCTTCTTAAACTTCGCGAAAGGACTGGTGCTCATGTGTTGGTTTCCGACAGATGAAGGTTGTTAGTACAAATCGATATGGAAAACTGCTTTTCTTTAACTTGGAGTTGGACCCTATTATGAATCCTGAATATTACCAGTCGCTTGACACGTGCAGCCTGGAAGACCTTGAACGACTGGCGGGCGTGGTCGCGATGGAATCAGCCGCAGGCGGCATCGCCCTTGATCCGCGTCAACGCATGGGTCAGTTCTTCCGTAAGGCCAGTGGCTTTTTCGGCAAGATGGCGCTCCCCACCCTCAACCTCGCAATCATGCCGCCACGCGACATGGTTGGCTTTGTAGGTAAGGTTGGTTTTGTCGATGCCTCGAACAAGACCATCGTCGTACCGGAAAGCTTTATCGGTCAGTGGGTACCTTACAGTGCTGCACTGTTGGATGCCACCACCAAGGCGGTCCAGATTGAAGCCATGATCAAGTCGTTCAACACCACCCTCGGGCGGATCATCAACGACCCCAACATGCTGCAGTCCTCCAGTGGCTTGGGCCACAACGGTGCTGTGAGTGTTGGACTCAACGATGCCATGGTCTCCATCGGTCAGACCTTCTTTGACCCCAAGAGCAACCACATCCACCGTACCCTGGGTGCGGTGATCGAACGTGCTCAAGACATCGCCACCACCCACAATAACCTCAACGAGGCTTTGGCGCTGGATAAGGCTCATCCGGCCAAGAACGCCCTGGACCTGACCAACCGTGCCATGGTCCTAGCTGACAAGATCCTCCCCCTCGTAGAAGAACAGGGCCGTGCCTCCCGTACTGCAGTGAATGAACTGATCGGCATTACCCTCTCGATTGCCAAAGAAATGGAAGCGTACGGCTCGTTGCTGTACCGCCTGCGTCAGTTCTCTGAAGCGCTGAAAGACAGCCTGAAAGAGATCAAAAAATAATGCATCGCGCATAAGGTCGATGGGAGGGCACCAGTCCCTCCCATCTATGCCGTTTCAAACAAAGCGTTCACGCCGGCGAGTTCGTGCAATGACACTCTCTGCATCACGCACCATGGTTTCTCGATCAAGGTACCTGAGCCAGCGAGGCATTTTTCCATACACTAATTCCACCGCCTTTTTGAGTTCGTCACGCTCACAATACCCTATCACCTGATCCACGGTCTTCTCACGCCACAACATGCGGCAGATCATCGCGGGGAAGGATAACGACTGGGGATTGACAACGAGGTAAAACAACTGGTTGAACTCATTGAGCAGCGACTCGTCGGGATCGTAGTTACGGATCAGACGGAAGTACAGACTGGCCATGAACAGCGTGCGTTTAAGCGTGGGCCAAAATCCGTAGGACTGATTAATCGCAACAGATCTATACATAGAAGCCTCTATGTTTATCATACCAGTTTAAAGTTGCCGAACGGGTTTGCCCACAGTCCGATATCGTGTTCCGTCTCAATGACCGTCGCATAACGAATCACTGTTTCAGATTCACGCCAGGTAAGGACTGTCACGCGTTGGACGCTGTCACCAAGCGCCGATAGGGCATTGCGTCCGATGATGTCAGAACCCATGATCAAACGTACCTTGGTGCGTTCAACCGGGACCTCTTCCATCGCCCTCAGCTCACGGGCAAAGGATGTATTGAAGTTGACGTTCACATCGAGGTGTTTCACCGTGTTGGTGATTTCTTTGCGAAGCTTTAACGACTTTACACCCTTTTTTTCCGCGGCTTCATATAGTAGGTCAGTCAGATCGGTCGTGATAAGGGACTTGTCGCCATCGAGAAACTGATTGAGGATGGTGGTCATGTTCTCCAGGTTCTCGACGTTGTAATACGCCAGACCGGTTGGAGTGACATGGTGAATCACCGGCAATTTCTTCTGACTCACAAGTCCCATGTTGGCCTTGTTCTTGCGAAAGACCGACATGCCAAAACGGGTAATGTCCTCGGCAATAGCGGCGGTTAGGATGTTGCGCAGGACACCGACAAAAAGGTGTCCCACTTGATGGGTATCCTGCTCGATGAAATGCGCGCGAACCTTTTCCAGAACCTCAATCTTCTCCTTGAGATAAAGGACAGCGTTGGATGAATCAGACTGTGGCTTGGCCACGTCTTCGTCGTCGCCGTGCTGGCCTGTCCAGTACACATGACGGCCACAGGCACTGATACGACGATCGGTCTGGTCGGAACTAAAGTACCATTTAGGTTGGTCCAGGAGTCGGTTATGGTTCACTGCTGATTTCCAATACCCTTCGGGCTTCTGTTCGAGCTTGTAGGTCAGGCTGTAGCCATTGACGCCGATGCAGTTACCTTTACCTGCCCATTGATCGGCCATCTCATTACCAGTATGGCCGTTGTGACCCTTGATCCACGCGAGCTGGACTTCATTGTTCAGGTCTTTGTGACGGTTTAGCAAGGAATCAACTTTAAGCCAATCTTCCTTGCAGGCGATGTCTTCACCGGCACGGGTGCGCCAGCCATTTTGCTTCCAGCGGTCGAGGTACTCGTTGACCCCTTTGACCACGTAAGCTGAATCCGAGTAAATAAGGGTGTGGCTTAATCCCTTTTCCAGTGCATATTCCAACGCCTGTCGAGCAGCAATCAGCTCCGTGTGATTGTTGTCTTTAGCCTTAGGTACGCCACCGAACGTATCGACGTAGTTAAGGACATTGACCGCCTTGTCCTCAGCTTTGGTCTCGCTGTATCCATTTGCAGTAGGGGTGGATTTAGGATGACCACTCCCTTTAGTCGGAAGGCTGTCTACGCTGTAGACGTAGCCGTGCACACCCCATCCGCCTGCCTTCTCAGTACTGTAGAACCCACCGTCGGCGTACAAAACCCCCTTGCACGCTGGAATGGATTCCGATTCTTTTACTCCCGACATGACTGCTGAACCTTCGAGATGATGATGATGATTATGTTGGTGTTGGCGATCCATAGCTGCTCCATCTAATATCTAAGATCCTTTTTGAAAAACACCATCTTACCTGGAGTGGTTACGTTGACACTTGTCCTGATGACGGGCAATGTCCTGTTTCAAAAAGGCTTCCTCATTTTCAATGAAGACCACCAGATCCTCCGTCAAGGTGAGAAGGACATAATTAAGCTGTTCGGTTGACACCTTGGAGATGTCTATATCAGGCACCACAGGTTTGTGATGCCCTAGTCGTATGGTGCGTTCGAACTTGTGGCAACCGCTCTCATCATCGACAATTTGCTGCAGACCAAAGGCCTGATTATTGGTGATGTTGTACTGGACCACTGAGCAGGAGCCGAGACTGACCATTAACCAGAATAAACCTACGAAACGGCCACCTCGAGATGTATGAGTGTTTGACATGAATTAACCTATTGACGGAGTCGTTTCCATCTCTCGACTAAGTCCGTAGAAGGACCGCGAGTCAGGACGGGTTTATCGGTAGTGGTAGGGGTTGGAGGTGGGCTAAGCGGCTTTCCTGGGGTGCGCTTAGGCTCAGGCGGTGGTGGCGGGTCAGCGGCGTGAGAAGCGGCCGCTACGGCCTCGAGATAGCGAGACTTGTATAGTGCTACCTGCTCACGAAGTAGAGGCACCTCGGTGTCATAAATGTGTTTCAAACGTGAATTTTCAAATTGGTATTGTGAAATCTGCGCTTCTTGGTCTTTGACGATCATGTAGACGTGAACAAAGAACACGGACATGATTACAAAGCCCATCGACATCACGATAAGCGACAAGTTCTGATGGATGAACTGTCGAAACGTACGGTCGCGCAGCCACATCTCCCTGATGAACAAGAACAGGGCCTTTGCCAATTTGAATAGCATGGCTATGGGCATGGGCATATTCCAAGAAATGATATGATCGTTTGTCTTAATCGACCTTCATAAATTACGCCCCTGGGCGGGAGATTAACATGTATAAGCTAAAGGCATTCAGTGTCATTTCGGCCTTGATCGACAACACGCAGGCTCAAGTGGCTCCGGTGGGTGAACTCTCCCCCATGGCGTTGACCTATGCCCGTGAGAAGGAATACCTCAACACAGCAGCTGCTGCTGGTCACACGCTGGTGGTTTTCTCTAGCACCCAGGATGGCGTGAACCAGCAGGTCGACCCGGTACTCGCCGGTAAACTGCTACTGATCAACAAATGGGCATACGAGCAAGCGCTTGCTGGCACTTTCACGCCTAGCACTGAATCCTTCCGCACGGCTTTCATTCTTCAGTTCGGTACCCAGTACAGTCTCTGGTCCGTTGGGGCCATGGTTGAGGCCGGCCAGAACATCTGGCTGCCTGGTGTTATCGAGGTCCGTGACCAGGCAGATGATACCAAGCAATATAAGCTTTGGTACGCCACTGAGGTCTTTGAGCAGCAGTTCGACGAATACGAGATCAAGATCGTCCCACCTGTAGAAGACCTCGATGTGTTCTTCCTAGGTCGCACGGCGGTACAGACTGCTCTGACAGACATGACTCACGACCTTGTAGTCGAGAAGATCATGGCGGCCAAAGAGGGTTATCCTGAGACCTACCTGCAAGGTGAGATGTTCGAGTGGTTCGATCCTGTAGCACCGTTGGATGTCAGTCGTCGGATTAAGACCTACTGGTCAGTCATCATTCACGGTATCGCCGGTCGTAACATCGATGCGATCAAGGAAGCCATTCGCGACTACATCCTCAGTCACAGCGACCACACCAAAGACGAATGGGCTAAACTCTTCCCGGAGATCTTCACCTCCACCGAGTTCGTCTTCGTTCCGCTCTGGGGCAACTACTCGATCACCAACCGTGAACTGGAATCGGGCCTTTACAGCTCGGTGACCAATGCACTGGCAGGTATCGCACAGCTTAAGAAACTGGTCAAAGGTGAGGGTTATACCCCCGAGTACCTTGAAGCTAATGCTGAAGTCTTTGGGGCTGCTTTCAAGGCGGTCACTGTCATGGTCGCCGGCGGTCCTCACAACCGCGACGGTATCCGGTCGTTTGTTCAGCGTTACAGCGATTACATCAACATTGACACCACGACCACGGACTTCGGGCGGATGTCGCCTGAGACCCGCCGGTTCGTACTGGCGTTGATTGAACTACTTGCCGTTGCAGAGGAAATGACTCCTGATTCGGCCGTGCCTGTCAAGTTTACTCGACTGATTCGGGATGGTGTCCTGTACGTGGCATACAACCTCGACCGGTTCCAACTGATCGTGACCAGTAAGTACTCGTATAATGACGCCACTGTAACAGATGGTAGCGCCGCTGGCGAACCTCAGCTGTAACATAGCCACAATGAGGGTCGGTGACCCCGTCTCTTGCAGGTAAATTAAATGAACCCATTGATGATTGCAGCATCCGAGACCAGGCGTCGACTAGGTCTTGCTCGAAACCCCTTCCTAGGCGAAGTCCTGGCCAGTGACTTTATTACAGGTAATGCACTGGCTGCAGCCATCGGCCTGGCTGGAGGGGTCGCCCAAAACAGCGACGAGCCTTGGCTCAAATTCAAAGACCCGGTGGATGGCAAAACCAAGCTGGTGGCCAAGAAAGCCTATCGCCACAGTATCACATGGAACCATATCGCCAGCGCTAATGCGGTGTACGGTGCCAGAACTATTGTCATTGGTGGCAAGACCTATAAGGTCAGGCTGTTCAAAGGGGCTAATTCCGATCCCTCTACAGTCCCAGCCAACACCTATGACCATCCGGGCACTCACGGGTCTGAATGGAACCGGTTGATGTACCATATCTCGGGTCGGCCGTTTGGCGGTGCGCCAAATACCCTAGCCTCGGAAGGGATTGACGAAGGCGATTGGGCGCAATACAGCGAAGCTGAGTTGCTGACTCGATACACCCATGGCTCAGGGGCACTGTCGTGGTGTCAGGAAAGTCAGGGATCGACTCGGCTATGGCGTGGACATGGCGGTGTAGCTCTAGCGTACTACGATGCCCCTGGTTACACGTCCAGTTATTATGGCTGGCGACCTGTACTCGAACTTGTAGAGTAGGATGATGCGGCATAAGGGGAGGGGCTCTAGCCCCTCCCCTATGTTTGCATCTACGGACAACCCAATTGATCCAATACCCTGAACCTGGAGACCCCCAAGTAGGTACCCGAACAATGGGTCAACAGGTCGATGACTTCCTGATCCCCTATCTGTTCAGCCAGTGCTTTGACAGGTACCTGAATCCATTGTTCACCCAGCAGGTCAAAGGCCATCATCAGACCGAACTGTTTCCAGGTCGTCAGATCAGGTTCCAGTGACCGTTGGATGTTTACCTTCCACCGAAGTTCGTAAAGAAAAGGTAGATCACGACCTGGCCATGTCCATTTTCCAGTCCCTTCTCCGGTGGTGGCGGCTCCGATGTAGAACCGCACCGACCCTCGATCAATCTTCATCCCAGTGCCCTCAGGTGATGGTTACATGCTCGTTGTACTCACGCTTCAGTGAGACATGGCTGTCATCAATGACTGCGATCTGACTGGCAGGGTAACTGTTCTGGCTCTCGAACGAGTGACTGATGAAGAAGATCTGTGAGTATGTCTCATCCCCCATCAAATCCTTCAATGCCAGAGTCAGGTTCAGACGATGGACTTCGTCAAAGGTCCGACCCAATTCATCGAGATAGAGCGGATACCCGTCCAGTTCCATGAACTTGTAAACCACCAACCGGAAAGCCTGATTGACAATGTCCTTCTGACTGTCCGAGCCAAAGCGGATATCGTCAACGGTATTGTCAGCATTGTGCACGTACATCGGGAACTTGTAATCCAACTCCCCTTCAGCCAGGTCGCAGACATCCAGTGCAAGGTTGTAGCCCCATACCTTGGCGATTACGTCGTTGATGCTCTCGATGAAAGTGTTGATGAAGACCAGGATCTGCTCAGCGATGATCCCGTCGCGAGGCGACAGTATCTTCTCCAGCATGATCAAGGCTTTCTCCTCCACTCGGGCGTCTTCGAGCGACCGGTTAAGGTCGGTGACAATCCCCATCTGCACTTCAGCTTCGGCCAGGGATTGCTCCAACATGCCGAGTTGCACCTGATGCTTCTTGACCTGAGCTTCGACTTCTTCGACTGCGATAAAGCGGGTCATCTGAGTCATCAAGTCATCCAGGCGCAGCATACTGTATTCAACAGCCTTACTGATCTCACGGGCCTCCGCCATTCGCTGAGAGAAACTCTCCACTTCCTTCAGGGTCTGTCTAGCATCGATCAAGTGGCCTTTAAGATCCACCACACGCTCGCTGAGCGACTGGGCAACGTCACGCAAGCCACTGGACTGGTCCAGCTGTTTAAGCGCACTGAGGCGCTCTACAAGTGGCACAATCTCATGATCCAACTCAATCATGGCCAGATGGGCTTTGACGTCACTCACAAAGTCAGTGCACAGTGGGATCAGTGCCCTCCCTCGTCCAAAGCCGCCTGCATCGTTGATCAGACTGAACAGTTCAGCCAAGTTGGGATTGCGATCACGCAGCCCGTACAGTTGATGGACGACATCACCTGCTTGTTGTGCTTCTCCGAGCCATGCCTTGACCTCATCGATCTTGGCGGACATGTTCTGTCGGAACGAGTACCCTTTGGCCAGTAGCTGACTGATCTCCTCCTCTTCACTTCCTGAGACCCCTTCCTTGAACTGGTGATTGCAATTGGGGCAGGAAACCGTGGAGCAATTACGGATGTGGTTGAGTCGGTACTCCAGTTCACTGATCCTGGACGATCCAGACACCAGCTTCTGCTGGAGTTCGTTAAGTTCCTGCTGCTTGCGAAAGATACTGGCCCGATCAATCAAACTGTCATCAGTGACCGAGACGCCATGCAAGGTTTCAATGACTTCTTGAATGGCTGCAAAGCAATACCCATGGTTGGGCAGGTTGTCTGGGTTGGCTGTAGTCTTAAACTGGACTTTGAGCAGTTCTTTACGTGTGGTCAATTCTGCGATACGGGCATGGAGTTCAGCAGGATCGATCGCTTCCAGCTCTCCAATGTCGTGCAATTGCTTGTCAATTTCCTGATGACGACTGGAAACTTCATGAAGCGCTGCGTCAAGCATCTGTACACGGCTACGCAAGGCCTCCTTAAGCTCTGTGACGGCCTCTTCGTCCGTATCCTTGACCGACAGTGGCACTTCACCTTTAAGGTACTTGGCGCGCTGTAGGAGAGCTTCCAGATCAGACAGCAGATTATGGTACTCTCGACCATAGGTATCGAAGTTATCAGCCAGACCTTCACGCTTGGAATGCTGGTGCAGTCGGATCAGTTTGTCACAGATCTCCTGAGACTGGCGCCGCAGGGTGTTGAATGTCTCATCGTCAATCTTTTTGGCGATCTCATTGACAAGACGACCCGACAGGTGCTTGATGACCGCGCCGGTATCACGCACTGCACGTTTGATCTTCCCGTGCAGTTTGATGACGTATTCAAAGTCAGCCGAGGACAACAGAGTGATCCACTCGCGTCGCTGGACAGCACTCATGTCAGTAAAGTTCAGCTGGCCAGTCAGGACCTGATGCAGCTCATTGGTCATGCCAAAGTGTTCACGCACCAGTTCACGTTGAACAGCGCCAGTATGGCCTTCATTGAGTTCCTCACCGTCACAGATGAAACTGTGCAGAGGGGCTTTCCCGGAGAAGTCATTCTTCAGCTCGTACACTTTGCCGTTGTGCATCACGTGAACCAGCTTATAACCGCCTTTCATGAAGTCACGAGCATCGGCAGGCAGAACGGTAAAGCCAACCTTAAGTAGACTGGACTTACCGGAACCGTTGGTACCTAGGATGATCTGGGTCTTTAAGGTCGGGTTGATTTCCAGGGTTTCAATTTCACGTAGATAGAAACGCTTGCAGCGATGCAAGATCAGCTTTGTGATAAACATATTGGCATTGCTCCCCAATTCTGTAGAATAAGTCGTTTATGTTTTCGTTTAATGAGGTGGGTATGTTTGACAACACCGTCAGTATGTTTCGCTGTGTGGCCATTGGCACTGCGGCTGAAAACAAGAAGTTAAAATCCCACGAATTGCTGGTATCGCCCCATGAGAAGATGCCCTTCATGGATGGGGAGATTGTCGATAAAGTCGACGAAATGGAGTACGAGGTCAAAGACAGTTCGGGTAATGTCCAAGCAGGTACCGCATTTGTAGCCACTGACCTACCTGCTATCTGGCTCCCTGACAGTAACCGCCTCACCCCTCCCGATATCCAGCGAGGCGAGATGGTCGAGCTGTGGCAGATGGCGGGCAACGACCAGTACTACTGGCGATCCATGGCCAAGGATGAAAAACTGCGGCGCTTGGAGACCGTGGTCATTGGGATCTCGGGCAATGCCGACCCCGATGCTGATGGGCGCATTCCAGAGAACATGTACTTCATCGAGATCAGCAGTCACGCCAAGACCATTACACTCTCTACCAGTCAAAAGAATGGGGAGTTCTGCACCTATGACTTCCAGTTCGACATGGGTAATGGTCGAGTGGTGCTTCAGGATAACGTAGGCAATAGCTGCCTGTTTGACTCCAAGAACATTCACTACAAGGTACTGAACCAACTCGGTACGTTCTTTGAGATGAACAAGCAAGACATAAATGCCTACGCACCGAGGAACATCGCCTTTACGGCTGATCAGAATGTCGATGTGAAAGCGAAGAAGATCACACTCAATGGTGGTGGGAGCGTGTTCACATTACAATCCAGTGGAACTACCCTCAAGACGCCTAACTTCAAAGGGGTATCGTAATGGGTATTGTATCTCTGGTCGGGGTGGACAGTGCAGGTGCGGTGATTACCGGTCCGGGTGCATCGAATTGGACATGGAATGGCAAACCCATCTCCTTGCTAGGGGATGCGGTAGCTGGACACGGGAAAGCTCCTCATAGCGGTCCTGCAATTGCGTCAGCGAGTCCATGGATGACCATCGATGGTGTCCCTGTGACACGGGTCGGTAGTGTGGCCACTTGCGGTCACGGGGCAACTGGTTCCAGTGACATGGACATTCCATAACGCATAAAGAGGAGGGCAACTGCCCTCCTCTATGCTGAGTCGACAATTACTGGGGAAGTGCCATGATCGCTGTGATTTCACTAGGGGTCAGAGCCCTGTCGTAGATCCTTAGATCGGATTGATAGCCATTGGTAAATTCCTTACCTGCGTTGCCGGTACCCGACCTCATGGTGTCACTGATTGGCCCGATGGCCGTGGTGAATTGACCTACTAACTTATCGCCAATGTAGAGTCGAAGGATTGCACCGTCATACGTGGCAGTTAGGAAATACCAGCGTCCTGCAATGAGGTGGTCGCCTGGAGCCACTTGACTGATGGAAGAAGGCGCCGCAAACAAGTATAACCGTCTGGCAGAGGGATCGCCGTCTTTGGCCACCTTAAACCCAAAAAGGGTCGTATTGATGCTATTAATCAGGTGTGCATAGCCTGTGAAATTAACCGGGTTAAACCAGGTACTAACGGACCATCCTATCTGGCTATTGAGTGAAAGTCTGCCAAGTGTGATGTAGGAGCTGCCGTTGTAGCGAACAGCCTTTCTACCCAGTACCGTACTGAATGCCAATGTTCCAGAGCCAGCTGCCTGGGTTTGATTTACAGTATCGGTCAGGTCAGTTTGGAGCTTCCACCAATTGACCGGTTGGATAAGGGCGGGATTCATGCGGCGGCGAAATGCCGCCGCTGTGGTTAGTATGTTCATATATCTCCAGTCTCAACTGACTTTTATTTCACTGTGCGACCATTTGACCAACTCGCCACGGTGGAATGTAACCGGCTCTGCTGAGATCCGCTTCTCATCTACCTTGGGTTGCCATCGATAGTTGTAGGTGTCCATCAACCGATGCTGGTGCAGGTTATTGTCAGTGCGTAGAACCCAGACCTTGTTTTCTTCCTCCTTGATATAGGAGGGCAGTAAACCAAGCTGAGTCCTCAAGGGCCAGAGTGGCACCTCGCCTTCAAGGTAGAAGCGACCGGGTAGGAACGTCCGACTGGTTTGGATGGTGTCGACGGTCAGGTGATCTGTTTCGATAGCCACTACAAACGACTGGCTAAGCCCCAGCAGTTCCAACATGCATTCATTGGAGTGGAAGTTCTGCAGGTCGTAATCGGTGGGGTTCGTCGGACTGACTTCATGAAACCGTTCCAGTGCCGATTGATTGATAAGGTACCGCGATTCCATGTACCGCTCAAGGAACGGGATGCGGTTCATGTCCACCCGTAGTGTATGGGGTCCGGTCACCTTAACGTCTCGGCTGGCCAGGTGCAGATACCCACCGATGACAATCCCGACCACTTTATTCGTGGTGTCGAAAGGCAACTTCAAGTAGAACTGATCCGACAACAGGCGTGTTGGGTTGGGCTGATAGACCATCTCCGGTGTGATGCTGGTCGTATGGACCCGACCAATGTTCTTGAAACTGATCAGGCCAAGCATGGCATTCTGTGTTTTACGGAACGTCACGCCACCGTCCTTGATGTAGGCCCCATCGCGGTCTGCATCCAATCGATGCACCAGACCATTGACCGTAGCCAAGCAATGACGCTGCAGGTCAACATAATCAGTGTCGTCCCGAGTCAGCCAGATATCAGGTTTGTCATAGTCGGTCGCATCGTTAAATGGCGAACCTTTGGCCACGCAAAGATCGGCTTTAAAACCCGCCTGCCAGATGTCTCGTGCCAGTGCATCGAATTGCTTGACTTTGGGTTCGCCGGGGATTGTAGGTAGCGTGGTGTTGGCGTTATCGATCAACCACTGCACTACCGTGACGGTATCTAGCACCGGGACGAGCAGGGCCTCAGCGTCATGCAGGCGCAGGGTGTGCTTACCTTCCAGGGCCGGATGTGTCACGACAAGGTAGACTTCGGCATAGGTCTGAAGCATGGTTTTGACTGACAGATCACGGATATCTTTTTCTTCGTAACGCACATTGGGCAGCCGGTGCTTCAACATGGCGTATTGGTATTCGTACATTTTCGGCTCCCCAGGCAATAATGGTATGCCAGTTGTTTGATGAATAATATTGTCAAACATAGTTCTTACAAACACGTCGACCGTTCAGGCCCTGTCAAATAGAGTCGATGCCGGTGGAGATTCCTCTTCGGAGAGTGTAACTCATGAGTACTGTCATCCCACAATACCCTTTCGATCCGACGGGGCTTGCTAAAAGTAACCAGGTAGTCGAAACTCAAGCGATCAAGTCGCGGGGCTTGTTCGACCACTATTACGTCGTTCCCCGGGTCAGTCCTTTCTATGCCGAGGGGGCAAAGCTTCACCTTTATCCTGTAGGTACTAACCCTAACAATCCAGCCCAAGGTATTCTGCTGAAAGAAGGAATACACTACAACTTCGGTTATCATTTCACCCAAGCATCGCATACCATTGGAAAGCCGGTCTACGGTGCCATCACCTTCTATGATCGTAATCTGGAAGGTCAACTGCGGATGGAATTGCAGACCCTCGGCGGCGACTGGGTTCTCAATGACCAGGCGATGTCAGAGCTATTGCTCAACGTAGCTTACAACCCGCGCATTGCCACCTGGGAGCAACTGGTGGAATTGCCGCACCAGTTCCCGGTCGTGAACCATGACTTCAACGTTGATGACTTTGTCGGCATGAGCGAGGTGGTCGATCAACTGGGTACTATCAGCACTGCGATTGAGCAGAAGAATGAAGGCGGCCTGTCCAGTCACGTCGACTCCAAGGCCAACCCACATGAAGTGACCAAGTCTCAGGTCGGTCTTGGGCTGGTGGATAACTTCCCCACTGCCTCGCCTGTAGAAGCTACCGATGGTGTGGCCCATAATCGGTTCATGACGCCTCTGCGCACCAAGCAGCTGATCGATGCAGTGGCTACAGCCGCACTCAATGATCACATTGCCGACAAGACGAATCCCCATGCCGTAACCAAGGCACAAATCAGTCTGGGTAACGTACAGAACTATGCCATCGCCACTACAGCGGAAGCTGAAGCAGGTGCCAGTAACGCACGCTACATGACCCCTCTACGGGTGCGTGAAGCCATCATGGCCATTACTGGCGACGCGTTCAATGCGCACGCCGGGGACAAGAACAACCCCCACAGCACCACCAAGGCACAAGTAGGTCTGGGGAACGTCGTCAACATTGGCATTGCTACCAACGCTGCGGCGCTCCTGGGTACTGATGATTCAGGTGTCATGACGCCGCGACTGATGCGGATGGTTGTTACCGAAACCATCACCCCTCAGATCAATGACCACGTTAGTTCGTCGAATAACCCCCATGCGGTGACCAAAGCACAAATCGGACTGGGTAACGTAGACAACTACAGTACCGCTACTGAAACCGATGCCAGAGATGGTACTCGGACCGATCGGTTCATGACCCCGCTGGCTGTTCGACAAGCCATCAACGCGCTGGTAGGGGATGGCAGCTCGGGAGCACATACGACAGACTACAACAACCCTCATCGGGTTACAGCAGAGCAAGTAGGGGCTTACAGTATCCAGTACATGGATATTGCCCTGGCTGAGAAACTCGGTGTAGGTGAGAAAGCCGCTGATGCGCTGAAAGTATTCGGAATGGATCAGGCTGGCTTAGAAAGCCGTATCAGAAGCCTGGATATGCAGAATGCGCTGAAGTTGGAAGGGCGCACCTTTGTTCAGGCAACGACTGAGATTTTGGCCGGGACTTCTGCAAACTCTAATAAACTGGGTGGTCTCACCCTGGCCGAGATTCAAAGCAGTGTCAGCAGCGGGATCACAGACAGCAAGATCCAATTCAGCCTCCCTGAGATCCCTAACTTTAGCGGGGATGACAGCGGTAATGTTCAACAGTCCAGCTGGGTAAAGGTCGGTACCATTCATCAAGCTATTGACGTGGGGCTGACATACGACACCACCTTGTTGTTTACAGGTGGGCGGGACAATGATTCGCTAGAGTTTCACATCAACCCCACAGTTATGGCCACCTTGTCGTGTTCTATGGAGAACGTCAATGGCGAACAGGTGATGCAGGTATCTGCCGCAGAATCGAGGTACCTGAATACCTCGCTATCTGGTATGTTCGAACTCGGCTACCGTCAGGTTGGTGCAGACAATTCCGCTGCAGTAGAAATATGGCTCCATTCGCCATCGCCTCGAAATCGTGTTGACGTCACTGAACTATCATATAAACGAATGACCCCGGCACCTCAGACAGCGCCTTCCAGCGTAAACGATCTGATTCCCTTCCGCCCCGTCGATGTGGTCAATTTCACGCCCGTAACACTGGGTCGAGGAATTGCCTCTGACGATCAGGCTATGGCCGGTGAATCGAACGAGGTCATGATCACTCCGAAACACATGACCGATGTCACCAATGTGATCATTGATGAAATCAGCACGGTGCTAGACTCTCTCACCGTTATCTTCTCCTGATGGAGAGGCTAGTCCTCTCTGACAGACATCGAGTATATCCACATGGCTAATCTTCCGATCATCACCTACCCACTGGATAAGCTTGGGACATCGCCCACCAACCGGATAGTGGGCGAAATTCGAAGCATCACCAACACACGTGAGCGTGCGTTTGTGCCCGCAGCAGGGCCGTTCTATACCGAAAGCATGGTACTGACCAATACTGAGACCGGTGAAGTTCTTCGCCCAGTAGACGATTACGTTCTGTGTCAGCCCTTCCAACAGGCCGCCCTGCGCACTGGTAAAGACGTCCAATCCGCTGTTTTGCTAAAGACCAATGTACCCATTATTGTCAGCATGGACTATCAGGTAGTCGGTGGCGAATATTCATGGAACATGAACGCCCTGATCGACCTGATAAACACCCTTGATCTGGATGAGCGTCCGGTTAAATGGGGGTCGTTGGTTGGTCGTCCTCTGGCATATCCTGCGGCACCCCACATCCATGACATTGGCGATACCTATGGCTGGGAGTACGTGGTATTTCAGCTAGAAAGTATTCGTAATGCAATCCTGGTGGGTGACGAAGCATCTCACGATGAACTGCGCATGCAGATGCAGACCATTCGTGATGATCTTGAAACCGAGATTCGGGCAGTGGATGCTCGACTGTTCACGCACGTGTCGGACAAGGCCAATCCACACGCGGTGACTAAGGCTCAGGTGGGGCTGGGCTTGGTGGAGGACTTCCCACCAGCCACGTCTGTTGAGGCATTGGCTGGAGAACTTCCCACCCGCTACATGACCCCAGCCACCACAACTTTGCTGATCGCCAAGTTGGTTAAAGAAGCAGTGGACACCCACATTGCCGACAAGACCAACCCACATAACGTGACCAAGGCCCAGGTGGGTCTGGGCAATGTACTGAACTATGGTACTGCCAGCTCCGCAGAGGGAGTCAGTGGTACGGCAACCGACAAGTACATGACCGCCTCTGTGACTAAAGCTGCGATTGCCGCTCAGGTGGGTGATGCGTATGTACTGCACGCCGCCAACGTAAGTAATCCACACAGTGTCACCAAGGCTCAAGTGGGTCTGGGCAGTGTGGATAACTACAGTACCGCCACTAAGACGGAAGCTGAGGCCGGTACGTTGTCCACACGCTTCATGACCCCCCTGCGGACCAAAGAAGCGATTACGTTCCAGGCTGGAGCACTGCTCAACACCCACGTAAGTAACTTGAACAACCCGCACGCGGTGACCAAGACACAAGTCGGACTGAGCAACATTCCGAATGAGGTGTCGCGGGAACGTAACGTCAACAGCAGTGCGACTCTGTTGTTGGCAGGTGCTATGCATGACCACATCCTGGCGGGCGATCACGACAGCCGGTATGTCATGGTCAACAGTTCGGTTTCTACCTCGTTGCGTGAGGTCAGTGGTACGCTGCAGGCTTACATCGGTGGAGTGTGGCGCCAGATATGGCCTGCTCAGTGGAGTTAACGTTATAATTATACTAGGAGGGCTATTGTATAGCCCTCCTAGCTATGAGGTTAGCCATGTTCACTCGATTAAAACGCGATACACCAGGTGTTGCAGAATTGCTCAACGCCCCACTGCCGTTCGACGACATATTGTCAAGTCCATACTCTTACGAGCAAGGCATTATCAAATACATCGACGCCGCACACCAAGGGCATGTTGCAAGCAGCATCACCAATCTTTACAGCAGGCTCCTGGAGCCTGTCATCAAGATAGAAGGTATTGAAAAACTAAACCGGGCATTCTTTGAAGGATGCAACACTCTAGCCATTCACTTGGGGCATAAGGGACCTGTTACATGCCATCTGTTCAAGTCCCCTGCCGGCGGTGCCAGTTTTCCACTGCACACTGATCCGGACACGGTCGTGGTTGTTCTTCTGTCTGGGATCAAGGTGTTTCGCAACCCCGAATGCTCGATAGAGTTACATGAAGGGGACGTCATGCAAATGCCCGCCCACTATCCTCATGAAGCGATTAACATCACCGAGAACACGATGCTAAGCATCGGTCTTGAGTCATTCATCATCGAGAAGTTATAGAATGTCATCTAAAACGATTTATGTCAAAACCACCGGGACCTGTAACCTAAATTGTGATCACTGCTTCACCAACGGCAAGAGCGGCGATAAAACGCAATTTGATCCCGATGCCACTGCGACATGGATCAAAGACTTCATGTCACATTACGACCCCGGTACACACGTACATCTTGAATACCATGGCGGTGAACCTTTCCTGGTTCCTGTCGAAAAACTGGAGTACTTTGCCAGTAAGTTCGATGACATGCAGAACGTCAGTATGTGTGGAAACAGTAATCTGACATTCAAGCTAACCGATGACATCATTTCCTTCATGGAGCGGCGATTCAACAAGACCATAGGTACTAGCTGGGATCACTGGATCAGATGGGACAACGAGAAACAGATAGCTCTGTGGCGTAAGAACGTGAAGATCCTCAAAGATCGAGGGTTTACTGTTTATCTGAAAGTATCCGTCAGTAAAGAGCTGGTAGCGTCCAGCGCCGACTGGGTGCTGGATCAGTTCGAATCCTTTGGGGTAGATGCCATCTCCTTGGAACGTTTGACCATTGGCGGGAATACCCATTGGCATCCGGCGATATTTCCAGATAACACAGAACAAGATGAGTGGTATCTGGCACTGGCTAAGCGATACCAGGAGCGAAAACCGGCCTGCACTATCCAGACACTTGACATCCTGTTCAAGAAACTAAAACAGAATCTGGTCAAGACCGACACAAACTGTCGAAACTGTGAACAGAACCTTGTGACCATAAACTCAAATGGTACATTGGGTGGATGTCCTAACATGGCGACAGAACATCGCCATGCTCACATCGAGAATACGGCTGATGAATTTCTTATGTCCGAGGGCCGTATTAATGAAATCGTAAAAGAATTGGATTTCAATCCAAATTGCACGCACTGCGATGTCTTTGATCTCTGTGGTGGTGACTGTCATCGCCTTCCCTGGCAAGGAAATCGTTGCGGCGGACTCAAACACACGCTGCGGTATCTTTCGGGTCGCAGTTCGACATCAAACATTATCTTTAAGGGGTAAGTTGATATGGCTACAAATTTGGGTAAGACCCAAGCAATAGCGGATGTTAACCTGCTGATTGGGGACAAAATCAGGTCCCAGATCGTTTATGGTAACGACAACATCCCCAATGCATACATCCCGGCGAGTTGGTTTGCAGGGACCAAAGCAGCCCCAAACATGCCAAGCCTCACCAGCGCCACAACCGCGTTCGACGGAAACGCTACGGCGGAAAAAATCAACACCGCGCTTAAGGCGTTCGTGTCGGTATTTGCCAAGGCATGTAAAAAGCGCATGATCGTCTATTACAACAGTAATGGCAGCCTTCTAACGCGATTCGATGCAACCGCCATCGGCAACTATGCAACCGGACCTGCGGGACTGACGGGCCAATCGGCCTCTCCACTGCTGTCCGGCAGTGATGCGACCAGCCAAGGGTTTGTCAATTACTGTAACGCGCTTTATCAAGAATGGTGGTCGAAAGCTGGAAACCCGGTGGTTGAGACACTCACAACGACATACTGCCATTCGAGCTGTCATTCAAGTTGTCACACCAGCTGCCATGCCAGCTGCCATGCCAGCTGTCACTCGAACGTCCCTGTCTGCCATTCGAGCTGTCACTCGAACGTCCCTGTCTGCCATTCGAGCTGCCATTCGAGCTGTCACTCGAACGTCCCTGTCTGCCATTCGAGCTGCCACTCGAACTGCCATTCAAACCGTGGCCGCCGTTAATCACCTGGAGCGCACACCATGACCACTGAAGTAGCCATCATCGAGAGTTCTGACACCCCCGTCCCGGCAGCACCCACAGTACACCTGACCACATGTGCACCTATCCCGATTGTCGATCTCAAGCGCAAGTTCACCGAAGACATTGAATTTATAATCGATTATAAAAACAGTAAATTCAAGAACAAAGTACTGATCACCTACCTCAGTAACCTTGATCTTAAGTGTCGCTTGATGTTGGAAAATCAGGACGAGTCGCTTGAGCTGGTGGTAGCATACATGCACCATCCGGCACTGGCTAAGATCGATGATCTGCTGGATGTGGTGATCAACATCTTGCTATATCACACCAACCACCCGTGTCTGCTGAGCTTTGATCCTAGTGACTTCATTGAAGCCAACATCGACATAATCAATGTCTGGTTGCGTCGAATCGCCGCACTGCGACTCTATGCATTCTTTACAGACTCCAGTGTCGATCGGGAATTCTTTAACAAGTGGCCGGTGACTCCAGACGATGAGAACATGGCGGGTATCAACTATGTTCATCTGATCGCGCATCCGTTGTTCCATCTGTTGATCGACGACATCCCTCTGGAAGCTATGACCTATAGCCCGTTCCATTTCAACGAATACGTGTTCTCAGGTAAAAATCTGTACACGTACTTTGCAGTGCCTCAAAACCCGCTATACATGGCAACCGTTGCCAGATATGGTCTCGACCAGGAACAACTGGACCGCATGATCACTGCGGCACACGAAGAGGACTAAGATATGTTCCACTTGCTGGGTGACGTTTATGTGGAGTCGGAGTTTCAGTCAAAACCCTCCGACCATCAGATAAACATATCGGAAAATCGCGGCTACCAACGACTCGACTTTCCGGGAAGTCTTGGTCTAGGTACTCAGCTCGGATGGGGTATGTCGCTTGACGATTTTACTCCGTCTGAGTTTTACGCATTGCTTCTAAAGGCAATGGAATTCAATGACAAAGTGTATGTCTTTGCAGACTCAAAGACATACACTCGCATGTACGCAATCTTGCTGTTTGCGCTGTTTCCCAAGATCGACTACCGTACGTTTAAGACGTTCTTCATCTGCATCAAGGCCACATACAGCACTTCGACTGTAACGTTCTATGACCGGGTATTCGGTCACGAAATGGCCATCTTAATCAATGCAGATATCGTCAAAGAGCTATGGGAACATAAGGACGACCCACTGGTCGCTCCGCTCAGACGACTGATTAAAGCGCGCCCAGACTACACCTCGCTGGAATGGCGCATTATAAAGATGATGTCAACCCAGTCAGTAGGCACTGTCCCAGACACTATCGGTAATATCATGCGCCGAACCGCCATGAGTAACAGCCTGGATGCACTGGATGATTGGGGACGGATCATTGCTGACCCCACTCGCTGGGACATCTCAGGTGCAACAGAAGAATCGCTGTTGGCGAGCAATAGCATCTTTGAGGCCTGTGTCAACTTTGGTGAACTGGCCAACCCGTTCATTCGTTCGCCGGAAAACAAAAAGAAACGCTACCCAGATGAATGGTATATCGATCTCCTTGAAAAGATCGTACTGGTGTTGACCGATTGCGGTGACCTGCCGTCAGCGGCTCGTTCTGACCGACTTCGTCAACTGTTTCTGGACACATCCGACATGACTGTCTATGAAAATGTGATCGCCCGCATTCGCCGTTTGTTCGATGGGGGTAAGGATAATTTCAGGCTCGGTCATGTCGATTCCGCCAAGTATAACGAGAACCTCATCCGCCACGTTATCCGGCTCGATGACGCTCAGGTCAGAGCACTGATGGAGGGTAGCGAATGGTAGATCACCTAATACCGGTGGTCGATATACTGAAAGAGAAAAAAGGGCACTGGAAAGAAGCCCATTTGATCCTTTTCGAATACTGTAACCTCAGGTGTTCATTCTGTCATCAGGATCATGACTCTAAAGTTGGATTCGACACCATCCAGGAAAAGACAGAGACACTCATTGCCAATACCGATCCGCGTCAGCCCTATGTAGTGAATATGACCGGTGGTGAACTGTTCCTAGACGAATTCTCAGATGAATTCTTCGAACGGTATTATCAGGCCGGTAAACGGATATTTGAGCATTTCGATGACTGTATTCTGGTTCTTGGGACTAACCTTGTCTACGACCGGGTCTATAGGTTGGTTAATTTGGTCGAGCGTCTCAATGTGCATGGCCGTACGCAGATTGCAACCTCTTACGATCCAGCCGGACGTTTCGATCGCATAGGTCGGGCCAAGTTTGTCCATAACTTGGATAAGGTCAAGGAGTATGTGAGAACAGTCAATGTCGTGATCACTAAACAAAACATCAATGCCTTTCTCAACAATGAGGAAGGGCGTGAAGTGACGTGGATGTGTGATCAATTCGATGTTTATTTCGATCACTATATTCCAAGCCAGATGTACGAATACATCCAGCCGGATGAAGAACTAATTGGGAAACTTTATCTGGTTCTCAACGAGCGTTACCCCAATTCCTACCCTATCAAGGATTGGAAACGGAACACGTTCAATGAGACCACCTGCCGATCAACCAAGATCATCAATAAGGACGGGGTTGTCAGCACCTGCTGGTCAGAGGCAGGAAAGAATGCGATCCTGGACGAAGGTGAAGGACTCAAAGCCAAGGATGATGCAGAGATACGGTTCGTTGAGAAATACGACTGCTTCTCATGTGAGTACTATTCGCGCTGCGGAATGCGGTGCTTTCTTCACCACACCTTTATCGACGATGGCAACCCCACCTGTCAGATAAAGGAAATGTTCAAGGCAATAGGCGTATAACGACTAGGTCACGGGGAACTCCCCGTGACCTATTGTGCATGTGTCGGTAAACTATAGGTTCCACATGGGAATGAAGAATATGCTGTCTCGATTATTTTATTTTATAACACCGGCAGTTTGTATGAATTAAGGCTAGCGGGTATTTTCTAATTTCGGTGATACGGCGCCATATCCCGATTAACGACACCCCTTATCACAATGACGGTAACGGCGTCGAGACAGCATCCCATGAACATTAAGGATTTTCCTCTGTCGGCAGACGGATATAACCAAGCCATCCAATGGATGGAAGAAAACGGAATGGAACCTACCGATTACCCTGCCAGGGAGTTGGTGACCGATGGATACACCATCATCAACATGGTCAACCATCTTAGACAGCGCCCCAAACCGGCGCACTAACTTTGCGTGTCCATTGTCACCGGCGATAAGGTGACGTGGCAGGAGGATTATAAAATAGATCTCATCATCAAGCCCACCGTACGTTGCAACTTTAAATGCACGTTTTGTTCAAGTACCCATATTTCTGAGGACGACAATGCGATTGTCGAGCTAGAAGACTTTGAACGGTTTATCGTAAGGTTCCCAGACACCCGGACAGTAATTGTCAACGGGGGCGATCCCTTGATGATGAAACCCCAGTACTACTGGGACATGATCAAGATCCTTGATAAACATAACTGTCCGGCGCGCATCTCGTTTACCACCAACCTCTGGGCATTTTACAAGAAACCTGAGATGTGGGTTGATCTTTTCAGGCACGAGAGAATGGGTGTCGGGACTTCGTTCCAATACGGCGATGCCCGATTGAAAGGTGATCTTACACCCTTTAGCGAAGAAGAATTCTGGGCATGTTCAGACCTCATGCTTGAACTTGTCGGGTATCGACCAAGCTTTATTGCGGTCATCGACAAGTCTAACGAAGACACCATCTTAAAGACAGTAGAATTGGCCAAGAAGATGGGTGTAGTCGCCAAGATCAACCATGCAGTAGCCTCGGGTGAGCCGGTGGTCTTTAAAGGAGTGACCATCGGTAATGCAAACTCCATGTTTACTCAGGCCGATATCTACCGGCACTACGTTGAGATCGCAAAGGCTGGTCTGGCCGAATGGGAACACAACACCACCTCAATGATGCGTCGACTGCGGATACAGAACACCGTATGTCCGCTGAACCGTAGCTGTGATGAGGGTATCCGGAGCCTGCAGCCCGGCAATAGCTATTACTCGTGCGGTGCGTTTGGGGACGATGGAGAGTATCCGATCGATTTTGAGCGTGAGATGGCAGGTGAGTTTTTCACCCCTCTTCAGAACGCCCCCGATATTCAGGCCATGAAAGATGCGTGTTATGCCTGCCCGATGTTTCAGATCTGTAACGGGTGTCGAAAAACGGTGAGGGACACCAAGCGCCTAGGTCTGACAGAGCACCACTGCAGGACCATGAAAGAACTTGCTCCAGAGATAATCCGCCTAAATGGCATGGAGGACTTTCTTGAGCCCACGCCCTATGAAGATGAGTCCCTGCCACTTATCTTTAAGGGGTAGATGTCATGATGTCCTGGAACCAACGTTCCAGGACATCTACACTGTAGAGGTCAGTCATGTCGATATCCCATGCCGGTAAAGAATTTACCTTAAGTGTCAACCTCAGCTATTATTGCAACCTGAGATGTAATTTCTGTTACCTGCCTCCTGAAAAACTGTCGGATCGGACCAGAATGCCAATCGATGCACTGGAGCAGCGCATCGACGAGGTTCTAGCCGAAGGGTATCATATTACTCACATCGACCTCTATGGTGGTGAAATTGCTTTACTGCCTGCAAGCTATTTAGCTGAGGTCAAAGCAGTGCTGCATAGCCGCGGCATCGACGATATCGTGTTGATCACGAACCTGACAGCCGTCAACGAAATAGTGCTAGACGAGGATTATGAACTCAGCGTCTCTTATGACTTTTCAGCACGTGAAAAGGCTGATCAGGTCTTTAGCAATATCCTTTCATTACCTCGATGGTTCAACCTGCTGACCCTGGCCAGTCGGGAACTTCTAGATACCGTTTCGGTTGATGAGATGGTCATGACGTATAATCTCATGACCAATGCCAAATCTGTAGAAATAAAACCTTACAGCGAGAATCAGGCCAACCAACAGACTGTCTCATTCAGCGAGTACGAAAACCTGGTATGGGCATTGATTCATCATCCCCAGCGTAAGTTTCACATCGAGAATCAGCAACAGATCATTCGGGCAGTGGACGGTTATGGCCACTCCTACAGTGACGACCACCTTTACGTAACTCCAGAGGGGACATTCGCAGTATTGGAATTTGACCTCAATGATCGAGAGTTTTTCCTACCGATCAAGGACATGGCCGACTATCATCGATGGTGTGAAGGCGAACGTAAACGGGTTGAAAAGAATAAATTCTGCAATGCGTGTGAGTACAAAGGCGGATGCCTGTCTGAGCATCTACGTCCTGTCAAGTCCCTCGAGGACTCGTGCAACGGATTCTATAATCTATTAAAGCGGTGGGAAGCACATGAAAGTACCCCATAGGCAGCGTCTGGAAATCACGCTTGACATTTTTAAAGGCTGTGCGCACTCGTGTTCTGGGTGTATGATAGACCGTACCCTGGGAGGCGATATCTACGACCTGCCCGAGTTACTGGCGCTGATCAATGAGATGCGCAGTGCCGGGTATGTAGCGTTTGACCTTGGCATGGGTCCGACAGATTACATGTCTGCAGACAACAGCCTGGAAGTCTTCCAAAACCCGATCGTCAAAGAACTGGGCCAGATGTTTGAACAGGTGACCATCAATGCTGCCTTTCTCGATAAGAACCTTGACAATTACGCCAAGATGTGTCGAGAAATCGATGATGCATTTCCCGGTAAGGCAATACGTTTTTTGATCCCGGCCGCCCCTGATTTCTTTAAGACGGGTAAGTTTGGGAAAATGATCGACAGTAAGTTAACCTTTATCAAAAATACTCTGAAAAGAGCCTACCTCAACGAAGCGGGTTTTGTCATAAACTGTACCAGAGACACCGTGACCGATGATTTCGAAGACCGGATGCTCAAGGGGTTTGATGTCGAATTTCCCGTAGACAAGGACGATATTCTCAACATTCCCTATGGTCGGTCGATGCGGTTGGATCTGACCACCAGCGAATCGGTTAAAGCCATCTCACATCGAATCAGCTCATTTTACAGTGAGCTCACCGGGGTCGATGAACGGCGTCGGAACCCTGACCTGTGCCTAGACACCGGCACCATGGTCAACCTGCTTTATACCGATGGAAAGCTTCACTGGGTACCCTTCCTTAAAGACGACTATGCCTTCCTTAACGAGGCGTTCGTGATCAAGCGTCCCTGGACAATGGATAACCTGCTAGCACACCGTAGCAAGGCATTGGAGAGCTCACTTAAGCATATCGCCGGTACTGCTTGTGAAACGTGCGAGTACCTCAGCAGCTGTAGTGAAAAGGGGATCACCACCATCATGGAAATGCTCTCCATACGAGAATGCTTAGTGGGGCTGCAATATGCTGTCCAATCAAAGTGATCTGGCGTTTAACATTACGCTTGAGATTTTAAAGGGTTGTGGATATTCCTGCGCCGATTGCGCTATCGATAAAAATGCTACCAGTGATTTTGTCGGCCCCGGTGATCACGAGCGTCTCATCATTCTAGCAGACCAGATGAAAGAGGCCGGTTATCGCTTGCACGAGCTGACGTTAGGCCCTACGGATGTAGTCTCGTCCAAGTCAGGGCTGTCGATTCTAGACAGCCCATTAGTTAAAGACCTGGCCGAACGATACAGCTCATTGACCGTGTCACTGGCATTGTTATTTGATACTGGCTTGGTGGAGTTTGCCAAGAAGGTTGACCGATTAATGGCGGGGAAGAAGTTTCGCCTTGTGGTTCCAGCCACCTTGAAAAATGCAGGCAATCCCAAATACCTGGCGATGATCAAGCGCCGGATTCAGATACTGAATGAACACATGCACGAGACCCAGTTCAAGCTGGTCTACCTGACAATAAACATGGTCAATGCCAGCGTCGAGGAGTTCTCACTGACCAACAACCAAATGGTTCAGGAACTGGACATCGGCATGGAAAAGCTGGTGGAGTATGTCTTCCCTCACTCCAGGCGAGGTCTCGATAATCTGCTGGTTCGTCAGGAATTTATACGGGATTTCGCAGCATTTACAAGAGGTATCCATGAGTGCAAAGACACGCGGTACAACCGATACCTGATCCCTACAGTTTCGGACAGTGTTGAGGTGGTTTATCATCGAGGCGAACTCTATTACACCCCGGTGCTCATGGAAAAGTTTCCTCTGTTTTCGGATGCGTTTATTGTGCCTCGTCCGTGGACAGCCGAGGCGGTAATAGACTACCGCTCGGAAATGTACTACAATAACTTGCTGAACTACAGCAACCATCCTGCGTGTGGCGATTGTTGTTTCATGGATCACTGTGCCCGTGGCGATGTCCAACTCATCATGCATCATATCGGTCATGATGAATGTCTGTTGGATATGAAAAACCGCTGGGACCTCAACCCTTCTACGAATCCGGTGCGTGGTGATGACTGATCGTTCTATCTATAAAGAATACCAACGTCTCTATCATGAACTTGTCCTAGACCACAGTGATGATTTTGCCAAAATGGAAATCATCGAACATCCCGAACTGGTCAACAATGCCCTGCATTACTATACCAGTGCTACATTCCCGTTGATCTATCCAGCCAAGAGCTATGCCGTGGCAGTGATCTATGCCACCAAGTTGCACGAAGTCTATGGGTTCGATATTCAAGAAAGCCTGGACGATCCCGACCTGTTTATGGGTCATGACCAGTACTTTGTACCTTACAGTCAAGACCCTGACACCTATGAAAAAATTCTGGCAGCGGTGAACACCCTGCCAAATTGGCTCGAGACCGGCTGGTCGCCTCAGACGGTCAGGTATTTCTACCTGGAATGTACCGAGCAAGGACTTGAACAAATCAACAATGCAGGTGACGTATGAACATCATTCATCCTTGGAAGATTCAACTGGGTCATTTCAACCTGGCTACCGACTTTGGCATCGATGTCAACGAACTGAATAATGAAGTCTTCATGCTTAACAACATGGCCACCGATGAAGACATCGACCAGAAGTTTCTAGACCCTGAGCTGATCCCAATCCTCATGCATACCCGTGACCAGATCATCACGCCTAAGGTGTGTGAGTATTCCAATGAAGTGTTCGAATACGACATCACCGGACGATATGAGGTAGAGACCAATGCCAAATGGATTCCGGAAGGCGAAGGGTTGTTTCCGCATTATCATCCCGGCTCCTGCATCAGCGCGATTGTGTACCCAAGTGATTCCGTCTCGGGCCTGAATATGTTCGATCCCAGGGTCAATGCCTGTCGAGGATACCCTAAGGAAATCCGTGACAAATTCTTCTCGACTGTAAAAATCACACCGCGCGCAGGCGATGTATACATCTTTCCGAGCTACATCCAGCACAGCGTGTCCTATGTAAAAGAGGACGTAAGACTGTCACTGCTACACGAATACTACCTTCGTAAGAACGTTTAGAGTCGGTGACCGCTATGATAGCCGATGGCGAATACATCATTATCGACGGGGTTGAGTTCGACGAGAAGTTAATCCATGAATGCCTGATTTATCCGGATAAGTCGCAGGTTAGAGACGAGATCATCTGGCCTTACGCACGCGACATACTCGCACCATTGGCAATTTCCAGTCATGGTGCCGGTCATCGGGGTGCGTTTGCTGCAACGGCACACGTACTTCAAGGGAATTATGGAGTCGGTGTCCATGATCACGGACCCTATCTGTTGACTGCAATTCTCTATCTGACCGATGCAGAAGGCGCCCTTGTTGTAGACCCATTGGGAGAGGCTGTTGAAGTCTTTCCAAAAGCCGGCAGATTAGTGATCATTCGTGGCAGTACAGTGCATTCGGCACATCCGTCGCCACATCCGGAACTGCGTGTGGGTATAGTCTGCGATATATCGGACAGTGACGAACTCAGGCCCTTGGCCGAGGCAACGCCTGAAGGACTCGATAAAGACGTCATATTCACTATCTTGCGAACCAACCGATGGGAGAATCGCGACAATGGACTTTATTGAGCCTTGGAGAATCAAACTGGCATGCGTCAACTTTGCCGGTCAGGTGGATATAGAGGGGCTGGCGAATGAAATCTTTCTGTTGAACGACGCCACACCACCCGAATCAAAGATACCTTATGTGGTCACTGCAGAGGAATTTCCACTCATCTGCGCATTTCGCGATGGGTTGATAACCGATGCCCTTCACCGTTACATCCGTGAGGTCTTTAACATTGAACCTCAGGATATGGTGCTCGACACATTTGGCAAATGGATCAAGCGAGGCACCGAACTGGGTGCTCACATTCACGGCAGTTCGGGCATCACCAGTATATTTTACCCCTTTGATTACACCTCGGGACTGATGGTCAGCGATCCGCGATTCACTGCATCACGCGGTTATTCACGCAGAATACGCGATGAGCATTTTGATAACTATCGCGTCACGCCCAAGGCCGGCGATCTGTGGATAATCCCGAGCTACATCCAGCACAGTGTCCCAACTGTCAATGAGGACATGCGTCTCTCATTGGTTAACGAATGCTACTTTGTGTGAGTGTCGTATCATGATCAAACCAGGCGATTATATCATCGTTGAAGGCATTGAACCACCGGAGTGGCTTCTTGATGCCATGTATGCGGAAAAGGAACTCTCGCACATCACCGATCCGCGAATAAACGACTACATGAAATCGGTTCTTCGCGACATCGTTTTTGCCAATCATCCGGATGCTACCCCCTCGCTCTGGATGGTGTGTGGGCACGTCCACGTCGGTATTGAAGGAGTCACTCCCCATGACCACCTCCCGTACCACCTGACTTCGATCCTCTATCTTCTGGACGCAGAAGGTGAGTTGGTGGTCGATCCAGACAACGAAGCTTTGGAAATCAAACCTCGGCAAGGTAGAATGGTTATCATCCGAGGGGATGTAATTCATCTGGTAAAGCCATCCATAAATGGCGAGCTGCGTGCAGCTCTGGTATCAAACTACCTCAATGGACACATAGACATGGAGTTCTTTAAGCAATGACTACACTCGAACTTTACCACGGCCCTGATCGGGGTGAATTCATGGTTCACCGGCTCGATACTGCACAGGGCCCTGTCATGAATGCCAACTGCCGCATTCGAAAAGCAACCGTATTCAACTATGCCTCGCAATATGTCTATGCCCTGATCGGGTATCAGATTGAGTACTGGCGAGAAAGCGAACCGGCTCCGTATAACGGCGGCATCGCCACCCTGTACCAACCCAAGGACCGGCCAAACCACACCACGTTCTACATGCGCAATAAAATCAGTAGCACCCAGGACATGCTGTATCTTGAAGATGGGATCATCAACGACTTCCTTAATGTCAAGCTCACTACCCCGCCATTGAATCTGGAAACCTACGCCCAGGCAGCGGCCGATCAGACTGCCAGTATCGCGATTCCGCGGCTAATCGCTGCAAAAGGTATGGAGTATCGCAACGGTATCCATATCACCCGGTATGAAAACAGTCCTGTTACGCCACTGACGTTGGTGGGGCAAGGCCTCAAGTACATGGCTCATCATGCCGGCAGTGCGCTGGATGATACCGAGTACACCGTTCGCGATACACCGTTCACTAACCTGAAGGCCATGATCGATACAATCGTCCTGGACTTCACCCAGCGGTTTGAGGTGCAAAATGGCGGCAACGGTTAATCAACTGAAATCACTTCAGCGCAGTATGAAAGCCATGGGTCTTTATACCGGTGCCATCGACGGTGCCTGGGGTCCATTGAGTCATGGGTCTTTCATGAACGCCAGGCGTCTTTCTGAAGCCGCGCGCAAGCGGGCGGTTGAGGAACATGACCTTGATACAATCTTCCTGGACTATTGCAAGGCTACGGCCTGGTCGGAAAAGGTCAGTGACGAATTCATCCGCATCGTCAAGCACATCTGTGACAACTTGGCAATGCCCGACAATGGTCCGGATGACCTGATGGCATGCATGGCATTCGAAACCGGCGAGACCTTCTCCCCGACGATCAAAAACGGCGCCGGCGCTCCCTACTACGGACTCATCCAGTTTGGTGCGGCCGCGGCGAAAGATGTCGGTATTACCTTGCCGGCTCTACTTAAGCTCACGGCCGAACAACAGCTGATCTACGTGCACAAATTCTTTGCTCCGTACAAAGGCAAGCTGAAAAACCTGGGGGATGTGTACCTGCGTATTCTCTGGCCGGTCGGTGTTGGCAAGCCCGATGACTACGTGCTCTGGGATGAAAAGACTCGCCCAACTACCTACGTGCAGAACAAAGGCCTTGACATCAACAAAGATGGCAAGATCACCAAGGCCGAATGCTGTGCCAAGGTAACGCAGAAACTGGTTGCGGGACTGCACCCGAAAAACCTGCGGGTCTGAACAAAAAAGAAAAAAAGAATGGAGGGGTTTTCGCCCCTCCACTTATTCCCTTTACCAAGCAGGCACCAGACGAATCTGGTGCCTGCCGTATACAAAGAGGTTATAGCCTCTTCGTATCAGATGGATTGACACGACTGCCCTAAGGCAACCGTTCAATTCCATCCAATCCCCACCAGATGTGGGGAAGATTGGTGCTCCGTCATTGTAACCGGTGACGTCAGGTATGTAGACCATGTCTACTACCGGACAGTCATCGATGACTTTGATGGTCACCGTGTCACCAGTTATGGAATCCTTGCTGATACAGTCATCGATTAAATCGATGATGTATCCGCTACGGAAATCCCCAATGGTAACGGTTTGCGTTAACGTACGCATAACGAGTCTCCTCTAGACTAGGGTGGGTGTTACGGTGTCTAGAGGAGCTATTTTTACGCAGTCTTAAGTACGATGTTGAAATACTGGCCTGGAGCCAGGCATGGGTACTTCGCGACAGCGTCCCAATTGATGTTTTCGATGATGCCTGCCAGGTCGGCTTTCGGATCATCGGTGGCATGCATGACGGTGCCGGCACAGTTATCACGGGTTACTGCGACGCTACCGTCCTTGCGAACGGCGATACGGTTCAGCGAGTAGTATGGCGAGTAAGCGCCATTGAACAGCGCCACGACTTCCTGCCGGGTGCCGTCCTGGTACACGGCTACGCCAGACAGGGGTGCGGTGCGTTCACCCGTACTGTCATGCTCATCCTTAAGGATGAAGTTAGCCGCTTTCACCGCTTCGATGATTGCAGCGTTCTGGGCAGTCAGGGTAGGGGTAGGCAGAGCGAGGTATTCTTGCTTGTTCATGGCGATATCCTTAAAATGGGGTACGAGTTGTTTAAAGGTATTTGGTGCTGGCCCGAACAATGTGGTCGATACGACCGTGTTTGGCGTGGCTGTCAGCATTGTTGTATTCCGTCACAGCATCCTCAAGGTAACCCGTGGGCATGATCCGGCCACCGACATGCTCGGTGGAGATATGCGGGCGACCTGTCACGTCGAGGTAGATGCTGTTGAGCATGTACTGAGTCTTGTCCTCAAAGAGTGCGACAATACTCGTACGGCCCATCCAATGGTGGATACCGACTGCGTCAGCCTTTACAAGCTGAGTTCCTGGCAGGTTATCATCGAGCAATTGATGACCGTGGTCTTCCACTGCCCTGATGATGGTGTAGAGGTCATTGTTATTCATCGTATTCTCCTTCCGTGAGTCAGATGCCAAGCGCTGATTCCAGGTGCGCAATCTTACGTTCATATTCCAGAACCTCTGGACTGCGAACGCCACAGCGACGCATTGCCAGTTCGAGCAAGCGTACGGTATGGTCCAGATCGGATTTGAGGGCGCGGTTGTCGATACCGAACAGTTTCTTAAACATGGTGCGCCCTCCTTTGGGCCGGTAGTGAATCGGGTGGTGTGATTAACGGCGCTTGGATGAAAGCATGCCAAGGCCAATACCCAACAGGGTACCCAGGGCCACTGAAGCACTTTCAGGGGACCGGGTGTGAGTGGATGTGCCAAAGGTCCGCACCACTGTAGGTTCTACAGCATCCCACGGATCAGCGGCCGGTACTTCACGCACCTTGGGGTTAGCCTCAGTGCAGTTGTTTACCAGACCGACGACATCGTTGTACCCGATGACGAAATGATCGACACCGAGGGCGATGCATGCTGCAGCTACATGGTGCTTCTCAGCAGCGGACAAACTACCCCAGGGATTGAAGTACAGGGTGTAGGTGCAACGGTATTCGATCTGCACGGACTTGAGGTCCAGCTGACCTTTGGTGGTCTTGTTGAAGACCACCTTGTTGGCTGCGCCGCGACCAAAGGTAACGACCGCACGGGTGCTGCTCTCGTCGACATTCGCAGTCTTGGAGAGAATGGTGGCGATAGCGGAAACATCGAGGGTATGAACATTCATGGGTAGTTCTCCTAAGAACAGGGTAATGGTGTTAAATCAGTTGTTCGAGTAAGTGTCTGTGAAACTGCTCACGGTACGAGCGATCATCTCCTCCGGCCGCGGTGAGGCTGCGAATGAAACGCCCGTCGTCTAACCGGTAATACGATCGTTTAAGGAACGTGGTCAGTGGCATGAATGACATGGCTGACCGGGTTACTGGGACCATCACCCCCGTCTCGGGGTGCGGCATGAAGAAACGGCACGTGCTAGGTACTGTGTCAGTCATGGACGTGACTCCTGAGGGGATTGCTGGGGTATATCACCAGTACTATGTAGGGTTGAAAAAAGTTAGAATCAAAAAAATAAAGGGATGATAGATCAGTTTATCAGGCACAGGCCTAACGACTGATCTATCGGAATTTCGGTGAGACGGCATAGTGGGTAGTCAGGGGCGATGGCCATTGCCGATCGCTCGCCTGATCCTACCCCGGAGGCACTGTGGCACCTATCCTCCCTATAACATACTACCGACCTAGTTATTTTTTACTATTTTGACTGAACTGACTTCGAAGGCACAACGAATTCTAACAAGAGAAGTGACCACTTCACCTAGGTGATGTAGGGCTGACTTTAATTCGAATCGAATCGACCAGCACAAAAGAAAAGGGGGCTTTATCACCCCCTCCGTCACCTCAGCTTTGAGCTGTGGTGATGTAATGGTAACGCAATGCCTTACGCAACGTCCGTGCCAGGATCTTACGGTGGTCGGTGATCAGGTTATTGACCTCCAGTACGCGAATGTATTCACCCAGGTAATGGTAGTGGCCATGTTCAAGTATCGCTCCGCCCCAGATGGTGCAATCATCGACCGGATAGAACGCCCCTGTGTCCTCATCCTTAAAGTACAGGTCAAAGCGACTGGCTTTACCCAGCACACGTTCATCAAAGACCTCTTCCATGCAGTGACGACTGATGGTATCCCCCATCAAGCGTTCTGGGTAGACAATCTCATAATCGTGCAGCCCTACGTACCCATCGATCAATCCTGACCGGTACAGGATGTCTGCCCAATGCATGGCATCCTCAGCAGCGGTGGTCTGCTCGTAAGGGTGGAACGCAGTCGTCTGAGAGCGATTCAGGTTATGGGGTTCGTCAATCTCCATCCAGTACATGCCCGCATCGCCTTGACGCTTGACAATAGGTCTGAGACTACTCTCAAGGCCTGCTTCAATTGCCATCAGGACAAAGCCATCTTCTTCAGAGACCTTGCCACGAAACATGACCACCGTCGGAGTTCGATGTTGTTGATGGCCTCCACTGTCTCTTACCTGATACCCTCCATGAAACAGTTCCAGGATATCCCTAAAGAGTTCAGGGGTCATCATGTCCGAATCAATAGCACGGGACATTACTTGCATGGTGTACTCCTTCTTACATGGGTATGTGATATCGGGTTTATCATGTAGGGTCGGGCTTATTTCTAATCGATGCAGCATAAAAGTAACGCTGACTTGAGGTCCTATCCGTTATCTGGATATGATTACTCAAGTATGGATTATTTTACTCGGTAAGGGACTTCGTCCCGAGTCAGTCGGACCTTCGGTCAGCTTAGAAAAGCACTAGGGATGTCGTCGTTGCTCTCCTCCGCAGGCGCTCCGTCTCCAGTCACTTCGTTCCTTACAACCTCGCTCTTTATAGTCTTTTGAATTTATTCAGATGATTACTCAAGGCAGGATTAAATTACGAAATCTTATGAGTAACCCATTCCTCTAATCAATACCTGGAATTAACAATGGCTCTCAGTATTCTTGTAGCTGTATCGAATCGAATTCGTAAAGGGTTACCTCCCCCGTTACCTGGTCAGATACTCTTTGATCAACCCGGTACCTTTACCTGGATCTGTCCTGCCAATGTCCATGAAGTCTGTGTAGCCCTGGTCGGTGCTGGTGGTTGCGGTTCCATCCGTAACAACTTCACAGGCGATGGCGCCAATGTTAGGTACATCAACAACATCCCAGTGGTCCCTGGTCAGGCATACCAGTTGATGGTCCCTCCGACCAACTGGAATACTAAAGCGGCGATCAACACCACCTCAGCATTTGGCTTCACAGCAGCCTCGCCGTTGTCTGCCGTAGTCAAGGGCGGTGATGGCACCCAGGGCCTGTCCAGTAATTACAGCCAGATGGATTCCGGTGGTAACGTCGGCTTGGTTGGTGCCGATCGTAACAGCTTTGGTATAGACCTGAAGACTTTCCAGCTGACGGGTGCCACCGGCACCTTCTCACGTGACGGTGGCGACTTTGGTGGCGGTGGTGGTATCTGGAGAGACAAGGGTAGTTCTGGTGAAGGCGGTAGAGCCGGCATCCGAATTATCTGGGGTGATGATCGAGCATTCCCTTCCACTAACATAATGGACATGATCCAATGAACATTCTCCAATTGTCTGCCGATACGACCAGACGTAAATACGGTATGCGTCCTTATAAGGACAAGATCCGGTTTCAATTAGCGTTTAACTCCACAGGCGCCTACGACCTCATCACCAACGCCCCGGTGACCATCAGTCACCCGACCCAGATCACCCTCGACACCACCAAGAAGATGGTAGGGGAAGCCGGTTCACTTAAGTTCAGTGGTCAGGACGGTACATCAGCCACGTTGCCGAATAACGTCAGCTATCTTCCGGGCTCGGGAGATTTTACGTACGAAGCGGTCTTTGACTTCTCCTCGATTAAACACCAGCCAGCTGATAACAGCTACCTCATCCCGTTACTGTCATGGCAGACCTGGTCAGCACCCGGTCAACTCCGTAACCTCGATGTTTGTTATTTGACCAATTCAACTCGAACCAGCGGTAGACTATTCTTCGGTGGTGTGTCAATCAATACCCCGGCGGCGACAGTGAACTGCCCACCCCTTACCGCCAATAGCACCATACATCTTGCGGTGGTTAGGAAATCCGGTAACGTATCGTTTTACATCAATGGTACACGTATATCGGTCCCGGCTAGCTGGACCGTAGACTTGGTGAACAGTGTGGTACGCCCTGTCCGTCTGGGTCAGCGTCTTGGCGGCGGCAGTGGTAATGTTTACTGGCAGTTGGTCGGTAACATCCTCGGCATGCGTATCATTCATCAAGCCATCTACGAGGGTGAGACGTTCCAAGTCCCTACCACATTCAGGTGACAATCAGCATAGAGGAGGGGCAGCTGCCCCTCCTCTATGTCGTTACACCTTAGGTTCGTCAGGGATATCCAAATCCTCTTCCTCTCCCTCGGCAGGTTCCTCTTCTTCAGCCTGTTCTTCCTCCGCAGGCTCTTCTCCTTCCTCAGGAAGCTCCTCGTCCAGTCCTTCGTCGTCTGGAACTTCTCCTTCAGCAGGTTCGTCTAGGTCAAAACTCTCCTCCTCACCACCCAGGCCGTCATCCCCTCCCTCGGCATCAAAGCTTTCCTCGCCGCCGGCGTCATCCCCACCGCCGAACTCACTACCACCGGCCTCATCCTTAATCTCTTGCAGTTCCTGTTTACGGTCTGCCAGATCTTTCAGGATTTTAGCCCGCTTCTTGGCCGCGGTAAGCAACTCTTTGACGTAGTCGGCGATCGAACCATTGAGTCCATCCAGATGGTTGCTTGCTGTCTCCAGCAGGTTGAAGGCTGGAGAGCCATCTTCCTCGTCGACTGTAGTGAAGATATCCACTTCCGGCATGATGTTGCGCTTACGCAGCCAGCGACGCTGGAATTCAGCTTTGACCACAGCGGTGATGGTTGGGATCATTTCCTCCATGCCAATGGCGGTATCAGATGCAAACATCTCTTCACTGATGTACGCCGCGATAACCTTGTCCAGTGCCTCACTGTACGCATCGTAGCCCTGCATGGATTTGCTGACATCACCCACTTCAGGCGCTGGCAGGTTAGCATGTAGCGACTCGACGAATTCAAAGATGAACTGGTCAATCAGCTCCTCTTCAGACAACTTCTGTTCGCCCGTGTTGTCCAAGAACTTCTTGTTCTCGGTTACGAACTCGCGCATCTCAGTCAGGAAGATTCCGGAGTTGAGCAAGTAGCTACGGATGAAGTCTGTCAAGAACGGATCGAACTTGTCCTGGTTCTGGATCACGCGCTTAAGCAGCATCAGGTTGTTCTGAACTACCGTGGTCGCAAAGTCCGTTGAGTTGATACCCTCCATGATCTCAGGGCTCAGGCCGAACATCTGGATGTGTCGACGGCGGTACATCTCTTCCATCTCAGTGTCGATCGGGCGAGAGGTGCCTTCACGCTGACTGACGTCCAGTTTGGTTTCCGGGTAGCGGGTGTTGCCACTGACGACGACATTCACCCCGTGATTTTGAATTTGATCCGCCAATCCTAGAGGGTGCGTCGAGCCTACGATGCGACTGAACCCCTGGCTGTTGACCTTGGCGTATTCAGAGAGCATGAACTCTACTGTGCTGACCGGGTCTTCGTCCTGTGGGTCCAGGGTGATCTCCAGGGTCTTTCCGCCCACGGCGTTGTTGATCGTAGCCAGCGTGTTAGCCAACATGATCGCCGCACGAATCGAACCTAGAATCTTACCGTCTTCCAGCACTGTCTTGCCTACACCGAACTCGTTGTAGTCAAACGCAATGTAGGTCATCATCTCCGCAGGGACAAACAAGATCATGGTCCGCTGACCCTTCAGGTGACGCGCCAGCCAGATACGGTTGTGATTCTCAGTCATGCCCAGTTCGTAGTTGCCAGACAATGCCCCAGAACGTAGGCGGCTCAGCAGATCACCCTCGATCACCTCCCCGTGAATGCGCCCCAGTTCGTCAATGATTTCGTTCTGAAAGCCGCCCATGCCTTCAAACCCACGGCGGGCTTGCTGAATCATTTGGCTGGCGTAGCTGTCGACGTTGTTCATCTGAGCTTTGATGTCGTCGTAGTACGAGCTCTGATCGGCGACATCGATAGGGTTACCATCGACATCCAGTAGAACGTAGTACCCGACATGCTCTGCTGGGTTACCGGGGACGTGGATCGGGATTACTGATTCAGCCGGCAGGTGCATGACCAACGGATGACCGTAGGTTTCAACCCCCGTCTGCCGATGCGTCATCACCGGCTGTACTGGCACGTGGGTGTAACGGCGCTTATTGTAGAAGCTTCGTTCGATGGCAGACAAGGTTCGCTTGGCGTCCTGATCGCCCCGATCGGCCCGGCTCTCAAGTGACGCCCTGGAGTGCAAACGCCCACCATAGATACGCTTGACAGCCAACTTGCGACGGGTCTCCACGACCATCGGCCGTTTGAGGATGTTGAGGTTATCCAACACCTCGATAGTGGACCCCTTATCAGTAATCGCCTTCTGCATCGTTTTGGACAATTCACTGAGCTTACTGCGCTGATCACGGTGCTCACTGTCTTCAGGAATCAGGTTCTCCAGCGAGACCTTGATACCGGTTACATTGACCTCATGGTTATACTGATCAGTGCGGTAGTTGATCGATTCGAACGAGACGCCCGTGTACGAGTCAACCTTTTCAGGATTGGTGGACCCTTGGCCCAGTACACCCCATGGCAGGTAACGTCCTTTGTTGTCGGTTTCCTGACGAATGTGGCCATCGAGCTGCTGCACTGCCGATTCCAGAGACACACCACTGTAGTTGTCTGCGTTGATAATGCGGTCAATGGAAGACTCGGGCAAAACCAAGATAGGATACGAACCCTTCTCAAACAGAACATCGTTGAGAATAGGCTGCAGCAGCGACGTAATCCTATAGGAGTCATCGAAGAATTCCTGGACCTTCCTCAGTAAGGGTCCGGTCAGGTTGGAATCCAGTTTCTGGTTTTTAATCGTGTACAGCACCTTGGCATCTGTCAGGTCACCTGGTGCCAGCGTAGCTGAAATCAGGATCTGACGCGCATAATCCATGTCCGGAAGGATCTGGAAAAGGTTGCGTGCATCGCGAATATTGCCAATCGTTGTGTTAGCCACATGCGCCAACACACGGTTGTCTGGCAGACGCATATTTTGCCGGGGCGTCGCAGCGCCACGCGGGTCAGGCTGCATCTTGCTGAGTGCCGCTTTGGTTTCATTGTCAATGTCACGCGTTGACAAGAACCTGGGAAAGCGGCGTGTTTCGTCGGCCATCTCACTACTCCTTTTGGATCTTAAACGATGAGTACTCTGTATCAGATTTATCACGAGTCGGTGATTCGACTGGCAGCAACTTTGGTGGTCAAGGACGAAGCAACCTCCACCATCATCAACCAGCGCCTAGCCCTTCTTGGTCATGAGGTGTTGGATGACCGTCCCGAGACATGGAAGTATTACCTGAACCTTGCAGGTCAGTACCATCCGTCGGACACTGTGATGACAGTGGTGTCCATGGACACCCATGAGAACATCGAGTTCACCAAGGAAAACATGACCCTGCACCGTGCCACCTGGCGCGAATATCAGTACGGGTCTCGTTACTATAAAGAACTGTTGGCGCGCTACCCCGCTCAAGATGCACTGATCCACGGGATTTTAAACCCGGTGGACCTGAGCACAGCAATAACTGCGCCGGATCATAGTATTCTGTATCATGACGCCGCTGAAGTTGAAGCACGCGAAGTCAACCTCATTACAGAGCTGCAGAACTGGATCAATGCTCAGTTTGTCCGTTGGGCAAATGACGACTACCGTATCAACAACGCGTATTTTGTCATGGCGCGCCTGGGTGTCCTGTTTATGGCCATGCCGGAAGCGATCAAATCCATCCGATCGGCCAATGCACGAACCAATCGCGTCCACAGTTACCACATCCGTCGATACCTGGCTAGTTTTGGTCCGCTGGATAAGTACTACGACTCGATGAATGAGTTCCAGCGCCTGTACTTCTACCGGAACATCCGCTATATCCTGAACAACAATGGCAAGGACGAAATGTTCCAGGAGCTGGTGGGTAAGGTCATGACCGAACGAAAGTTCCCACTGGCCGAATACGTCATGCAGCAAAATGACACCAATCTACTGGAACAAATGGACCCCGAGATACAGTTCGAACGCATGAGTGTCAATGCCATCCCGTCGGCTTTGGGTGAAGACATCAAGACACCTCGGATGATGTTGGATCTGCAGCGTACCTTGGCGCGCTCCAACGACGAAGAAAACTTCTACGCCGAGCAATACGTGCCAGAGGCCATGAGCCGCAGCTTGACGTCGGAGGTGCGTACCAAGTCACTGGAATCCAACGTCATTGACCTTAAGGAATCGGAACCCTATACCCTGAGCGAGGTCCTACTCAACCACTGGATCTATTTGGCTGACAGTGGCCAGTACCGTACAGTGTTGATCATGCAGTTGCCAGACGGTGGGGATGGCGTCAAGCTCAGCATGAAGGAAGCGTACCTGGTATACCAGTACCTTTACTTCCGGCGCATGGGTATCGAGTTGACCGAGATCCCACGGATCATGGCCAAACGAGTCCGTCGTCAGCCTCTACCGACGTTTGAGGAGCTGCGGTCCATCACGACCACGGCAGTGACCTCAGACGCATTTATCCATGAGGCACTGCGAGACAACGAAAGCATCACGTCTTATGTTTCAGTGGATTCATTCCTGAGGCTAAGTCAGAACATTCAGCGTCGGATGCTGTTGCATCGAGACCTCTATGTTTACCGGGAAGACCTGTTCCAATACGGGGAGATAAAACTTCTCGTTGACCGGTTCTATGTTGACATGCCGGTGGACATGGACAACGGACAATATTACGCCGATTGGCTCAGGGCCCGCAGCCTTGACTTTGAGAAGTACAACCAGGCAGAACTCGATGAGATCATGCTGGGAATTCTGAATCAGGCCACTGGGTTGGAATTGCGTACCGCACAGACGGTCAAGGACATCCAGCAAGCCATGTTGGGGATCATGTCTCAGCTGTCAAGCTACAGTGTTCATTATATCCAGCAGATCAACGATGAAGCCGTGATCATGTTGGATTGGCCTCATCTGCGCTGGCATAACCCAGGTGGTTGGGTTGGACATGACGTGCAGCTACCAGTGCCTCAGGTAACGCCTTTAGACTTTTATGGCGCGGCAAAGCTCAAAGGGGTAATCGACCTGTCCGGGATGACTATTCAGGACCTGTCCCGCAGTGCTGCCCATGAGTTTGGTTTGGACCTTGGGATTGACTTCAACCTCAGTGGTCTTAACCAGCACCTGGAAGGCGGACTGATGCTGAACTCACTGGTCACTGTTCTCGGTCAGCCGTCACTCGACCTCAGTCAACTGAACAACACCACGGTCACCATTCCTGCATTGGCAAGCAAGCCGATTGCAGACCTTTTTAACAGGACTGTGTCCAATGACTTCGTCAATCCTTAATGGCCCTAGTAACACCCAAGCTGCTCTCCAGGAAAACGACGAGCAGGCGTTTTATCGCCTGCTTCGCTCCATGGTGAAGGCAGGTGTTGAAGTAGAGGGGTTTGAACATTCTGTACCTGTCACTGACCCGGCAAATCCCACTCAGGCGTTGATCGAGGTGGGTATTGCCCCTGCTAAATCCATGATCGACTACTGGGGGTATCAGGACAAGATCCAGCTGACATATCGTCGCATTCCCATGAGCGCCATGGTGCAGCGCTACGGTTCTATCCTGCGTGCTGACCTGCCTGTTACTGCCAAGACGTTGATGCGGGGGTGGTTTGACCGTGCTGGGCTATACGACCGGTCGGAGCAATTTGTCGAGCAGTCCATTGCCACCTTCGGTCAACACACAATGACCATCAAAGACGGTCAGTTCCTGCTTTATGGAGGAGCCCCCTTTGAGGTCAAGCCGCTACAGCGTCAGCTGATAGATGTACTGCCAAATCGTACGGTTACGGGTTTCCGGACCCCCACTGACTTTGACACCAACGTCAAGGCGGTCCTGCTGTCGCAGTTAACGGCTGCCAATCCCGACACCTTACCTTACCCCTTGGAAATTGACCGGATCACGTTGAGCCCGGTCGAGGTGATGGGTGGGTATGCCCATGACAACAGTCGGATTCGGTTGACTGCCAGTGGTGAGGGGTATTACCTCGGTGATCTGGATGTCATCTACAGTCGACTGGACTTCGGATGGTACACCATGGGTGATCAGATCTACATGGAAGGTCCACCGCTGCCAACCCTCAACTACATCCTGAATCAAGCCAGTACTCAGACAGGGTTTCCATTGTCCAGTGACGATGTCGTCGCCACTACCTTCTCCATGCTGACAGCGGGTGACCTCGCCACCCTGTCCATTGCCTTCAAGCCTCAGAACCTGCGGTACGTGGGCGAACTAACCATTGATTATCGAGCGGTGTAACTGTGGCGAACTTTAGTCTTGAACAACTCCTGCGTTTTACACCGTACGAGGCCGCACTGATCAGTTTCAATGAACAGCACGGCACACAACTCAACCCACGTTACGTGGAGCTGACAGAAGTCATTGGCAGTGAAGGTCCGCAAGTCAGCCTGCGGTTGAAAGCGGCTTCCATACCCCCCAACAGCGAAGAGAACCGCTTCACCAATCAAGCCCTGATTACCATCCAGCGCTTGGATATAGGTGCGCTCTTTGCCGGGGCTGTTCGTATTCCGTACAGTGGTCAGATTGTCAGCTACGACGTCGGGCGCATCCTGACCCAACGCTCAGGGATAGTTTTTGATCCCAGTGACTTTATGGACCAGGTCCTGACGCCTGAGAGTAACATTCTGAAGGCTTCCCCTAAATCGCTTCGCTGGTACGGTCAACTCACCGTCCTGCAACAACCCTAATAGAGGTGGGTATGTATATCCGTCCACTGAAGTACAACAAACCGGTCGAGCAGCAACTGCTTGACATTTTGAACTTTACCAACGGCACCGCTATCGAGCCATGGCAGGTTACCTTCGGTCCTCCCATCCCCGAGCAAGATCGAGAGATCCCGATTAACCTGCCTCACGTTCACGACTACGATCTTCAGCGCCCCAACGTCACCACGCTGACGCGGATCGAAGTCAAGCCGACACCGGAATCGGGCTGGCGCCGCTCGCAGCACCTGACCTACCGCCGGCGGATCATCCAGGACCATTTTGCTGCAGTACCGTTTGTCATCTATGCAGTGGAAAATTCCGATGCGGTGATCCTCAAGGCACTGAAGGATCAGTACGGACTTCACCTTGAACCTCACCTGGTCACCATCGACTTCGAACAGATCGACATCACCACCGTGCTCTTTCAAACGCACATGGGGTCGATCATTGAGAATGATATCGAATGTGACGACTACATTCCACCTGTGACCTGGAATGCCAACGTCAAGATCAATCCAGAACACCCGATCTGGATGGGTGAAATCAAGGTCTATATCCGTGAGGCTGTCCAGCTTCTGGATCGTCCGATCAAGACAACCCTGGAAGTCAAGCGTTACCTGGGGCCGGGCAATCACGACAAGCTTCCAGCCGAGATGATCCTACCCATGGATCGCTTCGTTGATTACGACCATACCCTCAAGCACCTCAAGCACGGTGATCTGGTTGGGGCCTGGGCGGTGGATATGGCCAAACGGGTCACTGGTGATGAGTGGGTGTTCGAGAAGCGCCCGCTGCCATTTAACCTCTATGGGGCAAAGGTAGTCTACAACGGTCTGAACACGGGCGAGATCTACATCAATGACCCTAAGGTCTCCAATGCTTTGATTATTCAGTTCCATGACGAGTACTCGAATAACCTCGCAGGCCAGTGGATCATCGGCTACTACAACCACGAGAACTGGCTGCGACGTTCGCGCATTGATCACCTGCCGATCCAGGATCAATGAAAGCGAATTCTATGACCATACCCTATCTTTACGCTTGCTAAAGGCCTCGCCATGCAAAAGATTGTCCCAACCCAACTGTCCAACTACCTTCAGGTAGCCAACTTCCTTGGCAGTTCCTTTGTTAAAGAAGAGAACACCACGCTCAACCAGAAGTTCGATATCCAAGCCAGCGCAGCCATACCGCCCAACGCTCGCCCGACATTGAAGTTCTTCACCATCGGTATCGGTGGACACGGCTACACCATGGGGCCGAACAACATCCCCTTGAGCCAGGGTGTCGACCATACCTCGGCAGACGCTGGCCTGTACCATCACCTGCCGTTCGTGGTTCGTCCGATCAATGACGACCTGACTGCCGGTGAGCGAACCCGCTACTGCCTGCGCAAGACCATCACGGTTGATTCCGTGAACCTCGTTGCCTATTACGGGAAGCGGCTGGACCTGTCGTCGGTCCGTCCTCGGATGACCAAGCGCACCATTCTCGATGATCAAACCATCGTCGAAGACTACGTCTACACCGAAGCCAACCTCTCCCCTACGCCGCCAGAGATCCCCAACACCGGCGCGGTGACCACCAGCAACGAGTACCTGGCCACTTCGGCTATCGTGCCCATGCCGTTCACGGAAAAGGACGTGGCTGAGCTGTACAACGTCGCAGAGACCCTGTTTGGGGATCGTCGGTTGGCGGTAATCAGTGAGTTCGGTTTCTGCACAGGAATCGATGCCGATGTGTCGATCAATGCGCCGTCTGGCGCAGTCAACTTCAAAGAAGTCATTGCTGCCCAGATCGCCTCGATCATCAGCGGTCACTACGAGCTGATTTACAACAGCAAAGGCTTTGACTTCAGTCTGGAAGTGGGTGCTGTCCAGCCGCTTCTTGGCACCAGCCAGATCCCGACGGTGTCCATGCAGATGCTGGGCGGTTAACACCCGGTAAACTGACTCCCTGGGGGCCTAGCCATGCAGTTTAACGATGAGTCATTCATCTACCGCATCATGGGGATCGATAACGGCTCGTCTATGTTAGGGATGGTGGTGACAGACCTGGATTTGCGTACTGGATTGTACGAGGTCGTCACTGCCGAAACCTTCGTGGCCGAGAAGATCCTAAAGGACTACCAGGGGTTGGTTTCATCGCACGGGGCTCGTTGGGCACGCCAGCACGCATTGCAAGATGCGGTGGCCAGTGCATTGCGATTCTTTAACCCTCATGTCGTGGCTGTGGAGACTCCATTCTTCATGCCACGTCGGGTACAGAGCTTTGAAACCCTGACAGAGATGATGATTTTCATTCGACTGGCTGTAGAAGATTACGGTCTAGGCAGTGACATTATCCGCGTCACCCCTGGTCAAGCCAAGCGGGCTGTTCAGCCTGCTAACTTCACCATGAAAAAGGCAGTCATGAAGGACTGCGTTCTTAGAATGGAAAACATTCGCTATCGAGAGGGAATCCACAAAGACGCGCTGACGGAACACGAGTACGATGCAATCGCTGTGGCCGTGGCCCATGGTCGAGATGTGAGAAGTGCGACGGGTTTCGCCAAGCCATAGACCATGAGGGGCGTCATGATGCTACTGTCTGACGTGATAAAGGTAATTGGTGACGATGAGCTCGAAGAGTTTCCGTGGGGGTGCGTGGTTGTCGATACGGTCAACCTGTTCGTCACTGAAGAATTTCGTTTGAAGCTGTCTTCAACCGGCCACGATGTTGACCGCGCCCTGAATTCTCTGGGTGCGGATGTGAAGGATCTGGTGCTTAGGGCTAACCTGGACACCGGTCACTGCCGTATCACTGCCCCAGTGGGTGGTGGCATGGTGGTAGAGTTTGAAGAGACTACACCTGAAGATGAAACCCGTAAGCTGTGTAAGGCCATGAAGAGTCCGGTCTTTGTCATAGTGGCGGTGGCAGTGGCGACGATGACCATAGTCGCAATGGTTATGATCAGTCTCCTGCCAGGAAACGGACCAATCGATTGGTCCGAGGTGTTTGCAGAGGCGGCTAAGATCTTCTTCCCGTCCCTATTAAACCTACCGTGAGTAACGGGCCATGGGTAATGTTGAACCTGTAACACCACCTGAGAACAAACGTGGATTTGCTTTCTACGTCAAGATGGTCATTCTGGCTGTCGTATTGTTGGTTGTACTTTCTGAAATTGTTTTATCGCAGCGCGCGGGAACCTCATTCAACATGGAGATGCTCGATAAGCTTCTCGATACCTTATTGACCCTGCTGGCCCCGACTCCTGCATGATGTACAGACATAGAGCCTCCTAGAGCCCCTTCAAAGGCTCTAGGAGGCTCTATGCGGCATGTTAGTGCTTCTTGCGATGCATCGGGTTGCTTACTTCAAAAGAGTTCTTAAACAGCGTCCTGGCGAACTCTGCGTCTTCCTGGGTCTTGATGCCGGGTTTGATCACGCGGATGTCTTCCAGGGCAAAGGGAATCTCCACCTCTTCGATCTTCACACCATCCGGTACTTCCAGATCGATCTTGACCATCGATTGCTGGACACCCTCGGCATCTTCAAAGACGTCCACTTCAAGCACCAAGTCACTGTCCTTGACCGGGAAGAAGTAACGGGTCTTTTTCAGACCAGTGGGTACCAAGGAACGGAAGATAGCGAATGTATCGGCCGAGATCTCCATTTCATTCTCTTGATTGCCGTCGGGTTGTTTGACCTTGATGGTCTGGGTGTAGACAGGCTCACCGTCACCGGTCTTTGTCATGCGGACACGGATGTTACCGTTTATGCCCGTATCGCCCCCTACGTTGCAGGGCATGCCCCACTGTTCCTGGAACTCCTGACGGTCTGCCGACTTGGCCAGTGCTTCAAGGTCCTTGACTTTGCCGTAGATCTCATATTCCCGTTCCTGGACCGTAGCCCCTTCTGCATTACTCTCCAAGCTGACGGCGTAGACGGGCGCCATGGCTTGTTTGAGGATTGTGTTCATGATAATGTCCCGTAGACTTAAGACTGACAAAAAAGAAATGCACCATAGAATGACAGGGAAAGGCCGAAGCCCTCCCCTGTCACCCTGTGGCGTATCGCTTAAGCCAGACGGATACCTACGATGTCACGGGCACCACTGATGGCCACCAGTTCGAAGCACAGGTTGTCAGCGGTCATCATGTAGATGTGCCCTGCGCCAGCCAGACGGCGTGCGGTGGCATACAGCTGCACCAGAACTTCAGCCAACTGCGGTTGTGCACCGGCCCCATTCTTATTGGGGGTGCGCACTTCCTCAGAGACCAGCCCGAATTCTTCAGAGCTTGCCTTGACATGGACCATGCCCAGCGGCTTGAACAGCACCGCGACATTTTCACGGAACTGACGGTAGGCTTCCGGATCTTCTTCAGCGATCGGCAGCGTGTCCGTGCACTCCATGAACTCCATACGCATGGCCTCATCGGTCAGCGGCGTCAGGCTCAGCAGCAGGTTGCGTGTACGGCTGAGGAACTGTGCTGCATAGCCGGCACCGAACTTCTTGAACCGACCGCAATTGAGCAGGTCTTCAAAGTCCTCAACAAAGCTGGTGATCTTCAGGCCCGACAGACCAAACTGATCCAGGACTGCACGGTTCACCTCGTCGGTGTAATGCTTGTCCAGGTAGTTCATCACGTTTTCAGCGATGTTGCCACGCAGTGTCTTCAGGCGCTTTTGCAGCACCAGCAGATCCGCTTCGCTTTCATTCAGCGCCTTGATGGAATCCAGCGCTTTGATGGTCTCCTTGTCAGCGGGCAGTTGGACAGCTACAAACTTGGATGTCACGGTGATGTGTTCATCCTGCTTTTGCGCAGCACCGACCGCCTGAAGGGCAGCTTCTTCCAAGCTGGAAACTGCCTCAGTGCCAGACACGCTGTGGACACTGTTCAGTTTCAGGTCATCGAGCACGTACTTGCGGACAGCTTCTTCCACATTCTTCAGTGCGTCGAGGTCAACCACATCCAGGTCGTTGCTGGGGAACAGGTCATCACCGCTTTCACGGTCAGACACAGAACGAACTTGGTTGGGGCGGGTCATGTTGCGGATTTCGTGGGCGTACTCGACCAGGTCTCCAGTCACGGCTAGGAACTCCTCTCGGACAGAGCCGTCCTTGCCCTTAACAAGGAAGCAGACTTCCTGGTCGGGATCGTAGGTACGGCGGGTGTGTTGTTTGGGTGACCAAGTCCAGGCGAACTTGGAACGGTGGGCCAGCTGCCAGTTCTCGCCATTGACCCAGAAGTCATCGTACGGACGATCTACATTGAAATCAGGACCGTCAGGCTTCTGAGTTTCAGCAACCGGTTCTTGACGCACGGTTGTCGGGATGTCAGTCCGCGCCACATCGACGCGCCCTTGACTAATACCCGCTGCCGCTTGACCGAACCCGGCGCGGCGCGGTTGTTGCTCGTCACGGTTAAACAGGCTAGCACGCGGTTCTTCAGCCTGCGGGACCGTTGGGCGACGAGAAAAGATGCTGTTGCTACCCCGGACATCACGCTGAGGTTCGTTGCGGCTAAACACCGAACCTGCACGCGAGCCCACGGCACGGTTATCGCCACGCTCAAAGACGCTACGGCGGTCACCACCAAAGCCACCCGAGGAACGACCGGTGCCGGCACTGCGGCCCTGGATACGTGCCAGTAGGGTGTTCCACTTCTCCTCGTGACGACGCATGTCGGTGTAGATGTCATCCGGGGCGGAGTCAACAAAATCCGGATCACTCATACCGAAGGCGCCCACATGACTGTCGACGATGTCGACGATCACGTCACGGACGATAGCTTCTTCGTTCGAGCTACGCGAGGTGCGCAGGTCGTTGTCTGCCACGATGGCAATCACATCCACCAGCTGATTCATCTCGCTGTTGTTGTAATTCTGAGCCGACATGTAGCGCGCATACTCGCGACGAAGGCTGTTGGAACTGGCCCGGTTCTCGATGTAATCGATGGCGCGGTCGTAGACGTAGTTGATCAAGTCGCTCATGGTGTACTCCAGATCTGGTAAACTTAGGTGCGTCGGATCAGTGCTTGCGTATGATCCAAGATAGGTTTGAACTCAGGTACCTCTTCGGTCGTATGTCGAGGTCCCAGACGGATACACGGATTGAACCGGTTGTTTCCGATGGGAGTTGACTTCGGCAGTACGCCGAACCCTGTGACAGCGGCGAAGGAGGAGTCCAAGTACATGGTGGGGCCAATCGGCTTGGCATCTTGGCTTTTACCCCGGCCGTGGGTATCGGTCTGCTGAACAATCACACTCGTGATCTTAAAGAACATGTTGTCACTCGGGTTGGACACCGAGGAGACTTCGGGATGTTCGGCAGCGGAGCTGATGCCATGGATCAACCATGGGTTGAAATACTTGCGAAGAATATCCTCGTACTCCTTGTTGGTGAGGGTCTTCTTGGAATTGCCGGTGATCTTGAACAGGAACTCGAACACATTGTTGTTGATGTTACGCAGCAGATAGCGCAGCACTTCGAGACGCTTGTTGTACAGGCAGGCCTCCTGGCCTCGCTTGCTGTTCAACATGTTCTGCATCTCTTTCATGATGTGGGCCATCAGGTCGTACAGATCGTTGCAGTCGATGTTCACTTCCTTCAGTGTCTTGATGGTTTCTTGGTCCACATAACCATCGAGCGACTTCAGGTGAATGTCAATTTCACTGACCAGCTTGCCGTAGTTGTTGCTTTCACCCCAGAGAATGAACGCGAGGAATACACGCCACCACCAAGTATCATTCAGATCCTTGACGTCTTCCACGTACTCTGGGAAATGGTCAATCACGTAGAAGAACCCTGCTGCCATCGAACTGGCCAGCTCACTCCATGATCCGCGGTCTATCAACATGATAAAGTCGGTGGCAATGGCTTCGTAGTTACGACGTGGGTTCACGCCCCGTGGGGCTTTACGCATCGAGCTGACCTTGACCCAATATTCTTCAGGATAGGCTTCCGGGTCGTAATCTTGCTGGCGCATGACCACCGGTCTGGTGCCGGTGTACTTTTCAAACGCCTCGTACAGCCCATACTTACAGAACAGGTAATGCGGAAGGGAACTGAAGACATACCCCAGGCGAATCAGATCGCTGCGGTTGCGTGCCTTCTTGTTGTGTAGCTGGGAGTACACCACCTGCTCCTTGACCCGCAGACCATCGATCACCACGGTGTAGCTTTCGCGGTTAAACGACATCGGTGCACGCGGGATGCGGATGAACACACTGTTCTCTTCGATCTCGAAAGCAATGTCGCCCATGACGGGTGCCACCGCAAACGGCTTACCTGAAATGTAAAGCATGCCTGCCTGTTCCACATACGGCAGGTACATGTACATCGGGGCAAGTTCTTTGCCCTGATTCCTGAACCGATACTTCACCAAATACACCGAGGTGTGCGCGATGTCGTAGATCCGGTTATTGCCCGAGCGCGCCCGAGTAATGACGTTATACGTTTCCAACGGCGAACAGCGCTCACTCCCGATAAATTCGAACCCATCCGGATACTGGGACTCACCACAACGGATGCGGCTATCAATGTAGGCCTTGGCGTGCGGGACGTCCTTACAGGCAATCCCTTTGACCACATCCTCATTGAACACTGGCGCACGTTTGCGGTGAGAGTATTCGAATAATGCGGAGTCCATTGGCTACCCCTTGTTCTGTCAGGATTTGGCTGATATTTTAGACAATACCCCGTAAAGAGTAATGGCTGCCCCTACGATCGCAACGATCGTCTTAGCCCATTCGACATAATTACGCCGCATCGCGGCTTCCCTGTCTTGCTGAGCCTTGCTGTAAGCCCCTTCATTACGCAAGTTCTGAAGTGTCTTCTCTGCCTCGAGCTGTTCGGTCCGGATCTTGGATTCCTCCAGTTTCCGAATCGTCATGTCGCGCTCGATCATCCCCTTCGCCATCTCGGTGATCGGTCCACCGTTGATAGCGTCTTCCACGGTCCGGTGTAGTCCGAACTTCTTATCCGCCTCTTCGAAGGTGTACGAGCGGTTGATCACTTCACTGACCACTCGTCCTTCATCCACCGGCTTACGGCAGACCACATGAATCCCAGTTGGGTAGGACAGGTCCCGCTCCACCGGAATCATGAAAATATCACCACCCACGTTGATGTAGCGCGTCCCGCGCTGCACCTGATGGGCATTGTCCACAGCTTTAAGCATGAAACCAAAAGTCGCTTCACCCATGCCAGGCGCTATGTCCTGCAAGGTCCGTTCATCGCGCTTGATCTTGTCAAACGGATGGCGAGCTCCACGGTCTGCGACCCACTCTACCAGCAGATCGACATCCGGCATATAGCAACGCCCGGAGGCGTCTGTCATGTCGCGCCAATAGATGACATACTCCACACTGGCACTCACGAACTGCTGAGTGTTTGCATGCAGTGCACCGTCGTAGGCCCTGATCCAATACTGGGTCTCACGGTCATCCAGGTTAGGACGGGTCCGTAACGTATCAAGAGCCCGTTCCATGGATGCCTTGTTCATGGTGTGCGTGACACAGACGATGAATTCATCGCCACTGCCATTGCCGATCGGCGGAACCACAATAGCGGTACCGTCTCGACTGGTCACAACAACGTCACGTTCCATGTAGTTGTAATAGTTGGTGGTGACATACGGAGCACCCCTCACTCCTCGCTCATGGTCCGCACTGGCTCTTCTTATCCGCGTAGCGTTTCGCTGCTGATAAGGGAGATCTTCACGTTCGAGGTGAGCGGGATTATGAGCGCTATGTGGGTACCTGTTGAAGCGATTATCGATGCGAGTGACGTCGTCCATAGATGAACACCATTATTTAAAAAATTACTACGGAATTGTGTGATTTTATTTCTTTTGATACTGATGACTGACTGCGTGCCATCAGACTAATGGCAATCACTTATTTCCTTGATCACATCGATAATGTATCGCTCTATTTCGCTTCAATGGATTCTGGACATGCGGCATAAAAAGCGGGCCGAAGCCCGCTTTTTATTTGCGTCACTAGGACACCCAGTCAACCCTTACGGATTAACCTGCAGTGCCAGCGCCGGTATCAGAACCGGTACCAGTGCTGCCAGTGCTACCTTCGACGGGGTCGGTGGCGTCGGCGCTACCGGGAAAGTTCTGGACGGGATACGCCCAGCCCTCCGACAGTACTTCGTCCAGGCCGATCACGTTGATCTTGCCGAAGATCGGGAGGTGGTTGACGTGACGGTTACGTGGCTGAACCATCGCTTCACGGATCTGGGTTTCATCACGGCTCACGTTAACGTGGCTGATCAGTTCCGGAATCCAGAAGTGAGTACCGCAGTTCAGCGGATCGAGACCTTCGGTTTCACGCTTGAAGGTCCAGTAGATGGTGCGGCGAATGCGCTCGTCGACCGAGGTCACTTTCTCGAAGCTGATGTCGTCACCCAGGGTACGGGCATCGCCGTCCTTCAGGATGTACGAAGCAGTCTTCGGATCGGAACCGATGATCACGTGCACCTTCTCACCAACGTAGCCGGTGTAGGCGTCCAGAGCGGTCTTGTAGTTGGACTCCAGGATAGCATCCTGAATGTCGCTACGCAGGACGTTGCCCAGAGCAGCCTGGACGTCCTGTACGCGCTCGTAGCTGCGGCGGCTGATTACCAGCTCACGCAGGTCGAGGTTGCGCTCACGGAACCACGGACGGACCAGGAAGCGTGCGATACCTTCGACTTCCGGCAGGAGGTCGTCAGCGTCGATGCTACCGCTCAGGAACTTCCAACGGCTCAGGCCGTCAACGAAGCGCTGCAGAGTGGTCACAGCCATGTTGTCGTTACGCAGACGCGCAGCGGTCACCAGCAGATCGATGTCAGCCATGCCACGGGCTTCAGCCAGCGGGGACGGAATCGACAGCGGGCTACCCAGCATCACCGGATAACGCTCGGTGTACTCGGAGCTGTTCAGCTGCAGGCCGCGCAGACGACGGTTGGCGTTGGACAGGCGAGCAGCCGGTTCCCAGCCGATCACAACGAGGTCAGCCAGGCCATCAGCGATGGTCTTGCCTACGCCAGCGTTGGTCAGGGACAGGACTTCACCAGCGGCGTTAACCACACGGTCAACAGCGATGGTAGCCGGGTTGACAACAGCGTTGCCCTTCTCGACGTCCACGTTACCAGTCACGACCAGAGCCAGAGTCACGGTGTAACCACCTTCGACGATCTGCTTCAGGATCGGGTTGGTTACCGGCTCGCCCTTGTAGTTCAGGGACTTGGCGTTGATCTGGATGGAGCTGGTACGGAAGTTCAGTTCCAGTTCACGGGCCAGACCCTGGTTGCCCTTGATGAACGCAGCACGCGGCAGGTTCTCGACATCGAAGCCCAGAACGTCGCTGTCACCCTTACGGATGTACAGAGTCTTCAGACCGACGTTGCGGTCCAGAGAATCGGTCTGGTTGGCTTGACCGGCGATCTTGACCAGAGTGTTCTGGGCCAGGCCGACCAGGTTGACGCGAGTGCCGACTTTCAGAGCGCTGGTGGTGACCTTACGGTTGCCCAGTTCAACGCTGCGCGGAGCGACGACGTTTTCGGCGACGAACAGATCCTTGTTACCGTCATGGATTTCCGGTACCAGAGTGGTCGACTGGTCGGCCAGGATCTTGTAGTTCAGAGCAGCTTCGAGCAGACGGCGCTGTTTGAAGTCGGCGTGGTCGCCACGGGTGTTGTGCAGGAAGTGGTTCAGCACGAGGTGCGAACGGATGGTAACGTCAGCGCCGCCCTGTTCCGGGGTCAGAACCACGGTACGGTAGAAGCCTTCAGCGAATTCGCCCTGCTTGGCCGCTTTCTGGTTGTAGACCATGGACAGACCGATGAAGTCGGTCAGGTTGCTGTTGTCGAAGGCTTCCAGGGAAGCGACAGCTTTTTCCATGAAGTCGAAGTCGCCGAGGGACTCGACGGAAACGACGGTGCCAGCGCCACGAGGAGCGGAAGCGTCCGAAGCGCTGAGAGCGGTACGGGCGTATTCAGCCGGGGAGGCCGAAGCCATGGCGATAACGGCAACAGCGTCTTTCTGAGCCTTGGTCAGGGTTTCGCCGCCGAAGGATTCCAGGGAGACCGACAGGTCGCTGACTACGGATTCCATGGACAGTTCCAGGTTTTCACGGTCCAGCGAGGACAGCGATTCCATGGATGCTACACCGATGTTACCAACGATGGCACCCTGGCTGAAACGGGATTGCAGATCTTGAGCCTGACTGGCCAGGGTTTCCTGGGCGGTCGGCGCCTTCTTACCTACTACACTCATTTTGTTTCTCCGCGAAGATTGCAGCGCGCGCTGCGTGACTGCGAGCATACCGGGTTTTCATCTCCGTCCCCCGATACTTACGCAAGTTTTGCATACCATTGCAGAAAGATGTCCGCAATAGTCCTCAATAAAATACCGGCTTTTAGTTACAGTTGGTTCACGGTGTGCTGAAACGTGATAGTTTTAGCCATCTCGTGTACGCCTACCATGCCATGGAGTACGGCACTGATTTTAAGCGAAAGATCAGCACGGGTAGTTTTCAAATCCTGCTCAGGCTTATCCGATGCCTGTGTACATAGAAAGAGTCCCAGAGTGTTCTGGTCGATCATTTCTACATGGGCATGTAGCTCACCCTGCCTGTTGGTAGTCGCACCGAAGACAGTAGTCTCGAACGGCACGTTGGCGCAAAATGCACGTTCTTCGAGGTTCAGGCTTTCACCTACACCGTCGAAATCGAAGGTGCATTTACCCTCACCCAACAGGATGTTCAGGATTTCTTCACGATGGGATTGCACCAAGCGGTAAATCAAAAGATCTCTGCTTGATACTATGCCAGACAACTTTTCCCAATCAGTGAGATCGGCATTCGACAGTCCCAGCTCCTTCATGATGAGGTTGAGCCAGACAGGGACTACGACCAGTTTGATTTTGCTCATTAGACATTCATCCTCTTTAGAGCGGTGGTTAAGGCTTATCCATGGACATTAAGCTATTCCTTGTTAAATCCGTTTCGCTTCTGTACCTTGAAAGCCAGGTAGAGGGGTATAAATCCGGTAACGTCTCGTTAATTCGCGATCTATTGACCAACCTCCAGCTTCCAGATGACATCAGCGAAATCGGCGAAGGGCGGAACGTCCTTGCCAATCTCCGCACCACAGTCCTGTGGATGCTTAATAACGGTGATTCACAAAGATATGAACCGGATTCGCTTCTTCAGCGACTTCGGATGAACACCCAGCATGACGATGTCACCTATAAAGCCCTTGAAAAGTCTATCCGAAAGTACCCGGATGAGTCCGTCGTCCGCAAACATATCAATGACATTTCGCAGGAACTGCGCCGCTACAAAAACCGCGAGAAGCTGCACGAAATCATCAAGAAGGCGTCCTACACTCTGAGCTTCAAGGAAGCCGAAGTCGAAGACTGGGACAGCTTTATTCTCAACACCGCCCAAGACCTCTTGTCGGTGGACATGGAGACTGAAGACCGGGTCGACCCTGCCTTCATTACCAGCGTCAACTTCCAGGACAAGAGTTCGGTCACCGCGGCGTTCGAGGACATGAATAAGTCCTTGGGCACCGAAGGTATCATCCGCTGGCCAATCAAGGCCCTGAACCGTCTCATGGGCGTTCAGGCAGGTGGTCGGCGCGGTGAGTTCGGTCTGATCAATGCCCTGCCCGGTAACAACAAGTCAGGCACTATGCTTGACCTGTTTATCGGCACCTGCATTTTCAACGATCCTTTCCTGTTCGATCCTGAGAAGAAACCTTTGGCTCTGTTCTACAGTACCGAAGATGACATCCCAGTGATCATCCAGAAGATCTACGTGATCCTGCGACAGCGGGAAGTCGGTCACGCAGTCTCTGTCAAAGGTATGGACCCGCAGGCTGCTGCCGAGTACGTCATCGAGAAACTGCAAGCCCGTGGCTGGAACGTGGAGCTTCACCGTATCCGGGGTTCATCATTCTCCTATGCCAAGTACATCAAGCACCTGGAGCAGTACAAGGCTAAAGGGTATGAGGTAGCAGTATCTTTCGTCGACTACCTGGCAATGTACAGCAAAGACGGCTGTGCACAAGGCTCGACTGGTGACGACCTGCAAGACCTGTTCAAGCGCGTGCGTGAGTACACATCCGCTGAAAAGATCCTTCAGGTCACAGCACACCAGCTCTCGACCCAAGCCAAGGAAGAGAAGCGCATGAACCCCACCAAGTTCATTCGCGACATGCCGGGCGGCGGTTACTACCAGGGTTGTAAGAAGCTCGATACCGAGGTGGATTGGGAGTTCTACGTCAACAAACAAGTGGTCAACAACGGCACGTACTTGGAATACATCTGGGGTAAACACCGCGGTGTGGTGGAGCCGACTCCAGAGGCGCACAAGTACTTCGTCATGCGGTATCTGGATAACCACATGTACGGCATCCCGTACGACCTGGATCTGGATGAAGACCTCAGTTACAAAGTCGTGGGTGGACGTCCTAACTCCGAAGGCGGCGGAGCTACGTGGGACGACATTGAAAACATCGCAGCATAAGAGCCAACATAAGAGAGCAGCCCGAGGGCTGCTCTCTATGCCGTTTGTCATGGGGCGTTCTGTGCAGCGACCAGGGCCTCGATCAGAAGTGTCTGTTCATCAATGGTGGCTTGCATCCGTTGGACAGTATCGCTCAGGCGAATGATGATGGCGGTGTCGGTTTCTGTGTGGGTCACAGCCGCACGCCGCGCCGCTGTCAACTGGGTGTGTTGCTGCTCGCTGACATGGTCACTGACCGGTGCACGCGTCACGTAGAACACCGGGTCGACACCGATCTTGGCTTTGACCGATTCGGTGATAGCCTGAACGATATCGTCGGTACTGCGGTTCTCAGGCCACATCCCTAACGAGACTGCCAGCACCAAGTGGCTGTAGGGAATGCTGCCCATGCTTGGATAGCGTTCGATGTAGGTGTCAGGCACATAGATCAATGATCCATCTTTATCACGCAGACAGATGACCAGGGCATTCAGTGAGAGGTCATCCTTGTAGGCGGTCTCGGTCAGCCCGACTGGAGCATAGATCAGCTTCAACGGCTCTTGCCCACGGGCGATGAGTTCGTTGAATTGACGAATGGCGATGACGGTATAACTTTTGTCCGTATCTGCAACGAAAGGCGCACGAAACAGGAAGGCACCAGAAATACCCATTGGGGGAGTCATGCGGATCATGGTTATTCTCTAATAAATCGATACAATGGGTTATTGTCTAACCAGTTTCCAAATCTTATTTTGACGCCCTTCGTCTAACATCCAGCCAAACGAGGCATATAGTTCTCCATTGACAACATCTAGTGTCACTTGTTCAATGGGTGTATCTGAGCTAGGTAGTACTTTCCATGTGTTTGTGGCAGGTGAATAGATTTGGGTATCTGCTGTTCTGTATGCCGACCCGCTTTCTGAGCGAATCCCTCCGTAAATGACGATTTCATTACCGACAACTGCCGCCCCAAATCTTTCCATACCTGCAGGTAACGGCACACCTGCCTGCCTCTGGGGCGCCTCACTATAAATATCGACATCGGGAAATATAGTTGCTATATCGGAATTGATCCCGCCGATAGAATATACGTTATTGTCCAGAGTGACCGCCTTACCGTATCGGCGCCCTTTCGAACCGAGTGAATATACAGTGCTAGTATTTTTCGGTATATCGTGGATCATCAGGCCGTCGAAATGGCCGGTATCTGAGGCGCCTCCTGTGATATATATTTTATCTTTGAGCACAGTGGCGGCCGAACCCATCAATCGCTGCGCAGTCGGGAAGGATGTTCGCTCTGTCCATGTTTTGGTGACAGGATTGAATCGACTAACATTTGAGAACCGAGCTGTCGCGTTACGCCCGCCGTACATGTACAGTAATCCATTATGGGCTACTAATGTCGAGAATGCTCGCTTTCCGTATGGATTTGGCAGTGATTCAAATTGTTTTGTAGTTACATCGTAACTGAAAAAAGCATCGGAGTAGTTATCGCCACTATCAACCCACCCTCCAAAGTAGTAAATTTTAGACTCTATAACTGCTGAGGCCACCCGAGATCGGGCTTCGAAGGGCGCTACCGTCTCAAGGACTCGCGAATACCCTCTCGACAATCTGCGATACGCTGCCGCGCTTAATATTAGTCCGTTCATGTGTCGACTCTTGACCAAAGAAAAAAATAACAATTCCAGCTACTGTCACAGAATACGACACAGGTGATGGGATGTCCCATCACCTGTGTCGTGGTCACCAGTTGGTCTTCTTCTCGTCTTTAGATTTACAATAATCCGTGAGGACTCGGCTACAGCCCCTAGAACCGCACCAGGTCAAACCCGATGATCTCAGAGGCCTTGGAGCTGATATGTGTCCTGATCCCAAGGACCATCCGATCGGCTTGATCCCGCTCGATCAGTTGCTTGATCAACTTGCTCTTGGGACCATGAGGTTGAATGACACCCCGCAGTTGGCCAGTGGACTCGTCATAGTGAACACTGACAATCTTTGCACAGACGTTCTTCTCGTTCACCGAGGCGTGACGGTCGGCGCGCTGCTGGATCGTCTGGTGACCAAAGAGTGATGGCGTACCGAACTCAACCGGTAGGCCACCCGCAACTGCTGACCGATGAAGTTTCTCGACAGCCTCAGGAGACAGGTTCAAGGCAGATTCCCCTAGACGTACAGATGCTTCTTTCATGAGTCTCTCCTCAGTACATGCTGGCACGCAGACCAACGGGTTTATCGTTACCGTCGTAGCAGATGGGGTATTCGCACATCCCACCTTCATTCTCGACACGGGTCTCATCGACCAATGGCAGGTATTTGGGCAGGTCAGCTATCTTTACCGCCCGACCATTGATTGAGCAGTCGTCATCTGCCCTGGGGTTGCACCAGGCTTCATTGATTTCATCCATCGAGACTTTCTGTGCAAGGTCAGGCACCTGGCTGTCAGAGAGATAACCATCCAAACCGCCAATGTAGAGATGATCCATCCGGTTCTTGATCAGATCTTCACTGGCACCATAAGTCTGGTAGTATTCAAGGATGTAATTGGCAGCATCCACGTAAGCCACCTGACCCCGTCCAGCATTAGGACCCTGGTCCAGTCGATAAGCCATTGGCTGACCTTCGGTGGATTGATCTAGGTAATACCAGATATTGATGACACCCCGGTTACCGACCGGATAAGCCCCTACAGGGTAGCCTTGGTTGACCCCTGTACCTACGCATTGCCCACGGCCCGAACACGTGAAGAGGATCTGATTGAAGGTGTTGTAGTGCCGCCCTGTACTTTCATCGAACAACTCCACGGTCGATTCACCGATCCAGGCACAGGAAACGAACCCTTCCCCTTGCTTATGGTGACTGGCCGTCTTGACAGAGCAGGGGTAGTAAAGCGGCAGGTTGCTCATGTTGCTTTGGGTGGGTGGGTTGAAGGCATGGGCCGGCAGGACAATCAGAGAGACCAGTAGCAGCGCTACAGTAAGCCAGAAGGTGCGTTGAATAGTCATGGTTGTGTACCTCAGAAGTGTTGAGTTAAAACCCGAATAGGCGCTTGATGCGCTGGAGAAGAGTGGGTTTAGGATGTAGCCATTGAAGGGCGCGAAGTTCACCGTTTTCAGAGATCACTGAGAACGCTGCGGCACTGGCATGACCGCCACCTCCGAACTGTTCGGCAATTGAACTCACATCGACATCCTCATTTGACCGCAGGCTGTAGATGATCTTGTCTTTGCGTACGGTGTAGCAGACCACCACAGAGTAGTCCTTCATCAACAGGTCTGCCACTTCATTACGCAAGTGAGCAGGGGCGTTGACCGTGGCCACCTCGATGCCGTTCCAGACCACAGGGCGGGTGTAGGCACGGGCAATACCCAATGCAATCCGATGGTCGTATTCCACCAGCGTCCGACCTGTCTCCAGGATTTCAGGTTTGACAGTGCCGTCTTCATTCAGCGCGCTATCGAACCGCTCGATGGACAAGCACCCTGCCGACAGCCAGGCATTGAAAGACCGGGTGTGGATCAGTTTGTGTTTCCAGAGATCGTAATCCTGGATCAGGGACAAGGCTTCAGGCAGCGGGGTCTCTTCACTGAGATTGGGGATGTCGTTAAAGAAAGACCAGGCAAGAACAGCACCGCTATAATGCTGGTTCAGGTAGAGGAAGGTGTTTTTGCCTTGACGCCGCAGATCCATGTAATCGGAATATCCAGTCACTGAGCGGATAATCGACTCAAGGGCCTTGGCAGTCTTGTGATGATCGATGATGAGAATGGAGGCCACCTCAACACAGATCGCCTCAAACATGGCACGGGGCAGACTGAGATCCACCATGATGACATGGTTCCCCCAGACTTCTGCAGGCAGCTCATCGCCGTACTGGTAAGGCAGGTAACTCACTTCTTCGCCGGGTACGTCTTTCAGTTTCTGGTGCACCGCCCAAGCAGCAGCAATACCGTCATTACAGCTCTTGTGGTACAGAACAATCGTCTTAGGCATGATTATCTCTCTGACAAGGGGCATACAGGCGGGGTAGCCCCGCCTGTATGGTTGACTTAGGGGTTACAGGTGACTGAACAACTCGAAACAGCGAGCGGTTTCGCGTTCGGTAACGGAGACACGCGTTTCAAGGTCCGGAACAGTATCTGGGAAGTACAGCTTCCAGAAACCCGGTCCTGGAATACCCTTGTCAGTCCCACGCTTACGAACTACCAGCACGGTCAATGGCGGCAAGCCCGCGCGGATGCAGAATGAAAAGACATCACGCAACACCAGAGAGACAGCATTGGCCATGGCATTCCCACGAGTCGGGAGGCCCAACATGATGGCCAGGGTCTCGTAGTGGACTGTCTGACGCTGAACAGCCATCAACTGAAGAATGTTCAGACAGTACAGTGCTTTGATTTGACGCTCGGTCATTCCGTCGACGACGGTTGGTGCGGTTTTTACATCTTCCATGGGAAGCCTCCTGCTACATCGGTAGCATGGGTTGTGCCCTTGTGGGCGGGTTAACCATTGCCGATATGACAATGGAGGTGAATCCAATCAGACCCGTGCCAGGGTCAAGCCACGTTGACCTTGATACTTGCCGGCCTTGTCCTTGTACGACCGCAGGCATGCTTCATCACCCTGGAAGAAACAGAACTGTGCGATGCCTTCGCCAAGGTAACAGCGAACCGGGCTATTGGTCACGTTCGCGACCTCGATGACCACTTCACCTTCGAACTCTGGTTCAATGGGGGTGACGTTGCAGATCAGCGCAGATCGTGCATAGGTACTCTTACCCAACACGATGACCAATACGTCACGCGGGATATTGAAGTACTCGGCCGTCGGAGCTTGGATGTAACTGTGGGCCGGGATCAGCACATACTTGGCACCGTCTTCGTCAACCCGGATGTACGGTGCTGCGAAGTTGGTCTCCTTCATGCGCTTGGGATCTATTTCAGGCTCGAAGACGTTGGTGAAGACCTTGATCTGGTCGGGGTCACTCGTCAGGCTAACGTCGTAACCATAGGACGAGGTGCCGAACGAAATCACTTTACGGACGCCCTCATCCAACGGTTCGCCATCAATGAAGACGCCCTGATAAGGCATGTTGGTGGCCTTATCGACATACCGCACAGGGCGGTCATGAAACTTGTCGATCATGGGCTTCCAATCCAGCCAATCATCATCCGACAGGGGTTTGGCATAAGCCTTATTGCCGAAGATGTCGCGCTTGTTCTCATCGCACCAGTTGGCGATCAGGGCTTTCTCCTCTTCGCTGTACGGTGGGGCAATCAGGCGGCCTGGGAGACCATCGCAGTCATACACCCGGTGCGTAGGGCGGGTGCACTGATGAATGATCCAATTGTCAGACTTGATAGACATGCTCAGATGTTCCTGTGGTTATGGTTGAGGTAGAAGAGGGCATGGGCCACATTGCGACCGTGGGCATCCAGTTCCCGTTTCTGGACAGCCAGGGATTTGCGGTTCAGTAGATTTTCAAGAGGGCCCATGGTCTTGACCAGTGCATCGTATTTAAGCCTGGCGGTATCGAACTTCAACTGGAGGTTTGTCACCTCCACCTGCACCGCACTCAACTCGCGGCGATTGCGATAGACGGCCGTTGGCATGGTCACCACTGCTGTCTTCACCGAAATCTGTTTCATTTCGTTGAAGAGTTTGGTTGCAGCTTGGTGCTTCGTTGGATACTGACGGAAGAAGCGAAACAGTGACGGCATGATTGAGATCCTTTACAATATTGACTTCGACGCACTTTCTGAGGGCAGTGGAAAGATTCAAGCGGGTCGTGGCCACGCCTTGTTTAGTCTTGACCGCAAAGTTCTGGGCCAGTTTAAGTACAGCTTTGCGGACCACTTCGAGCTCGACGTTGTCAAAGCGGCGGATGAAGAAATCGCCTGCGTAGAACACCCGAATCATGCTCGATGTCTTACCTTGCTTATCGCGAGCCACACAGGTACCCAACGTCTTGAACCCCGGTAATGGATACAGACTCACCACAAGGTGATCGCAGACCTTGTGAACAGTAAAACCTTCCATAACGTCCCCTTGTACAGTCATAGTTAAGTCGCAGTCTTTTATTTTAACGACTGTCTACACGGTGGTAATGTAGGGTCATTAAATGGTCGAATGGTAACTTCCCTCGAGTCTATTTAGGGGTTCTATTTTTAAGAACTAGAGGGCGGTCTAATTATGTGCAGGCGACGAAAACTCAACCTTTTCGATAGCCATTTAACCCCATGATCAATCCAGTAAAAGAGAGCCAACACATGACTGCTGTCGCTGCCAAATGTACCGAGAACATGACTACGGATGTCCCGCTTCAGGCTCCCTCTCTGGACATTTGGGAATCGAAATACCGTCTTCGCGACCGTCACGGCGATCCGGTAGATGCCAACATCGACTCTACCTGGTTCCGCGTGGCCAAAGCCCTGTCCTCCGTCGAGAAAGACCCCGAGCATTGGGAAAAGCGTTTCCTCTGGGCACTGCACAACGGCGCCATCCCAGCAGGCCGCGTAACCTCCAACGCCGGTGCTGGTTTCCACAAGCCTGCAGTGTCGCTGATCAACTGCACTGTGTCGCAGACCGTCCGCGACTCGATGCGCAACATCCTCGCCGCTGTCTCCGATGCAGGCATTACCCTGAAAGCCGGTTGCGGTATTGGCTACGCCTTCTCGACCATTCGTCCGAAGGGTGCCTACGTCCACGGTGCCGGTGCTGGCACTAACGGCCCGCTGGCCTTCATGGACATCTTCGACAAGATGTGCTTTACCGTAGCATCTGCAGGCGGCCGTCGTGGTGCGCAGATGGGTACGTTCGACGTGTCTCACCCGGATGTCGAATCCTTCATCACTGCCAAGCGTGAAGATGGTCGTCTGCGTCAGTTCAACCTGAGCCTGCTGATCACTGATGAATTCATCGAAGCAGTGAAAGCCGATGCCGAATGGGATCTGTACTTCCCGGTCACCAACAAGCTCGCCATTAACGATGTGCGGGCCGAAGACCTGATCTGGCGTGACTGGCCCGTCATCGAGGACGAGTACACCGTCAATGACCAAGGTCTGGTTGCCTGTGAGATCTACAGCCGCGTGCGTGCCAAGCGCCTGTGGGACCTCATCATGAAGTCCACCTACGACTTCGCTGAGCCGGGCTTCATCTTGATTGACGCCGTCAACCGGATGAACAACAACTGGTGGTGTGAAGTCATCCAGGCTACCAACCCTTGCGGTGAGCAGCCACTGCCTCCGGAAGGCGCTTGCCTGCTGGGTTCGATCAACCTGACCAAGTTCGTCATCAATCCCTTTACCCCTGAAGCACGCTTCGACTGGGATCGTTACCGTGAAGTGGTGTCGGTGTTCACCCGTATGCTGGACAACGTCGTCGAGCTGAATGGCCTGCCGCTGGAAAATCAGCGTAAGGAAATCACCCGCAAGCGTCGCCATGGCATGGGCTATCTGGGCCTGGGTTCCACCATGACCATGTTGGGTATGGTCTACGGCGATGAAGCCTCCGTGGAGTTCACTGAGAAGGTGACCATGGAACTGGCCGTTCAAGGCTGGCGTGATGCACTGGCACTGGCTAAAGAGAAGGGCCCTGCCCCGATCATGGATGAAGTCTTCGCCCTGACAGCCCGTCACCTGCGCCAGCGTCCTCAGCTGGTTGAAGACGGCTACAAGGTTGGTGATGAAGTTCCAGGTCGTATCCTGCATGCCAAGTATAGTCACTACATGAACAAGATTGCACAGGTCGAGCCTGAGCTGGTAGCTGAACTGGCTGAAGTGGGCGCACGCTTCACACACCACAGCTCCATTGCACCGACCGGCACTATCTCGTTGTCGCTGGGTAACAATGCCTCCAACGGCATCGAGCCGTCGTTCTCTCACAGCTACATGCGCAACGTGATTGTTCCAGGCAAGAAGACCAAGGAACAGGTTGAGGTGGTGTCCTTTGAATTGGCGGCCTACCGTCACTTCATCAACCCAGAAGCCAAAGAAGGTGACCTGCCTGCTTGCTTCGCTACGGCTGACACCATCAGTCCCGAGCAGCACGTGCTGGTTCAAGCTGCCGCTCAGCGCTGGATCGATTCGTCGATCTCCAAGACCGTGAACGTCCCGACGGACTTCCCGTTCGACCGCTTCCAGAATCTGTACATGGATGCATACGAGCAAGGTCTGAAGGGCTGCACTACCTTCCGTTTCAACCCAGAAGCCTTCCAGGGCGTCCTGGTACGTAAGGAAGACCTGGACAACACCGTCTACGTCTTCGAGCTGGAAAACGGTGAGACCATCGAATTGCCCGGTAGTGAGAAAGTCATCTACCAGGGCGAAGAGCACGTAGCGGCCAACCTCTTTGACGGGATCAAGGAAGGAACCTACGGTAAGTGGTGATACCCCAGACCTGGGACTCGGTCCCAGGTCATTCCACACCCCACATCCCATTCACGCGTTATGGAACAAATAGCATGACCATCGAAATAACCTCCAAGATCGTTGCGGTACGTCTCAAGAAAGAGCAAGCCAACGATCCGGTTGCACCTGTCGCCCCGACAGTTGATGAAAACCCGCTGACCCTGCGAATTGAATCGCGCCCCCAAGGGGCTCTGCAGGCCATCTCCGAGAAGATTGTCTACGTCAGCGGTGAAGGCAAGAAGAAAGTCTACGTACTGGTGTCGTTCATGCCAGTCACCGGTGTGGTCAACGGTAAAGAAGTCACCATCGAGCGTCCGGTGGAATTCTTCATTCCGAGCGGCCAGCTCTCCAGTGAACACCAGTGGATCACAGCCAGCATGCGCAGCCTTTCCCTAGCTGCTAGGGGTGGGTACATCACCCAAGCCCTGCAAGACCTGCGTAAGGTCACCTGGGACAAGGGTGTGGTTCGCTGTGGCATGAACAAGTGGAACAAGCCTCAGTTCCACGACTCTGAAGTCGCGGCTATTGCCTGGTCCATCCAGCAGATCCTCATGCATCGCGGTTTTCTGGATGACGAAGGTAACCAGGTCTCGGTGGAAAAACTGGCCAGCCAGATGAACACCCGTCACCTGAGCGCCCCGGTTACGGTTGACGAGAAGGCCAATGAAGAAGTCGCTGTGACGGACACTGGTCTTAAAGTCAATAGCGTCGGCACATGCCCCACCTGCACCGGTAGCCTGGTCCTGATGGACGGTTGTCCGACGTGTGTGGAAGGATGTGGTTACTCCAAGTGCGGTTAACCGGGTACTTACCATGGAAGATCGTGCACGGCTACTAAAACAGATCCAGCGACAAACCAGTACACACAACTGCCCGGCTTGCAGTGGGCCTGCGTACTGTGCTATCGAAGATGGTAAATCAGGTAACCTGTGCTGGTGCATGGACGTCAAAGCGGTCAACATCGCTGAAACCGACCAGTGCCTGTGCAAGAACTGCCTGAAGGCTGAGACAACCCTGTTCAGCCCTGCGTAGGTAATCCGAACCAGCATACATGGCCAGACGGGGGCACCGTCTGGCCACTATGTCCGCAATCCTATGTACAGTCATTTAAACTGTGCTTCATCTCTTGAAGAGGAAAATATACATGACCAGCACGTTTGTCGACAAATCTGGACGTGGCGTCCTGCTGGCTGCCCTAAATAAGGCAGCGGCTACTAAGGGTTTTTCTTTTGCTCCGACCGATCTGAATTTCGGTCCAGTGGAAGCATCGAGCAACCCGGCACGCCAGAACCAAGTCATCTACACCGCCACCGCTGACAGTCAGTACGAAGGCAGCCAGGTCGCTTACTACGACCGCCTTGACCTGACGCAGCTGTTCGTCAGTGCAGGCATTGTCAATGTCGAGCTCACCCAGGGCGCCAGCACCACCGGTGATGTTGTGGCTGCTCTGAATGCCCGTTTCGGTCTCGGCTTCACTGCCGAAGACATCGATTTCAATGTTGCAGTCGATCCGGCTGCCACCTCGGTGATTCTGCAGGCCCTGGAAGGCTCCTACGGCTTCCAAGGTCAGCTGGAAATCCAGTTGGTGGAGGGTAGCATCCCTTTAGCTGAAGTCGTCGTGGACCCGGTCCTCGACGGCCCTGAATACCCCGCTCCCGTTCCAGCGTATATCATCGATCCGGTGATCGTGACTGGTGAACTGACCCTCAAAGGTCAGAAGGCTGATGGCACCATGCTCAATGGCAGTGGCAACCCGTCGACCGAATTCACTGTCGCCAATAACGGTGAACTGGAACTGGCTGTCAGTGCCCGTATCTGGAAGTCGGGTGTCCTGCCGGTACCGGAGGCTGGTCATTACAGCATCGAGATCGCTGAAAACGGCGATTGGAACTGGCCGTTCTCGGTGGCCCTGCTCAGCGAGAGCCGTCCGGTCACCGACCTGTACGATGTCGTCCTGTCGATCACCTCGCTTGAGACGGGTGTCGCCCTCCCATTCCAGTTGGTTCGTGACGCTGAAGGCAAAATGCACTTCATCAACGAGCAGCACGGGTTGGACATTTCCGACAGCGCAGTGACTGCCTCCGGTGATGTTGTGCAGAACATTCAGCGGGCTACCTTCTACAAGGCCCAGCTGGGTGAGATGACCACCAACACCCTGGGTTCGCCAATCGGTGACTTCCTGATCAGTCTGAATGCCGTTCGGCGTGAAGGCCTGGTACAGCCGCTGCAGGTCGAGATCAGCGTTAGCGTATCCGTGCCTGGTTCTGAGCCGGTATAATTTGCCGAAGTGAGGAAGCGTCATGGCCGATAACGTCCCGCAGGTGGTAACGATCGCCCAACTTCCTCCTCTCGAACCTGATCTGCTCTCAGGTGATGACAGTATTGAGATAACCATCAGCACCCGTGCTGATGGTGGTGCCGGGATGCCCAAACGGACTTACCGCACCACTCTCAATGCTGTCTTGTCGATCTACGCCAAGCGCAGGGATAACCCTAACCAGGTTACCGCTGAGCAAGTCGGCAGCTACACCATCGAACAGATCAAGGCTCTCCTTGAGGAGAAGCTGGGCGTAACAGATATTGCCGTCAATTCTATGAGACTTGACGGTAGAACTCGGCAAGAGATTGTCGTGGAAGCAAGACAAGGCACGGCTTCGAACTCGGAAAACCTGGCGGGACGTCCGGCAACTGACTACCTTCTGGTCGATGAGTTTGAACATGCGTTGGTGGAAGTAACGAAAAGCATCGATGAGCTCACTGATCTCATCACCATTTAAGACTTACCATAAAGGTGAAATATGTCACTCGATCCTACCAAGTTGGCTCTACTGCTGGCTTCTCTTTCCAACTTCAGCACCACCATCAAGGATCGTCTTGATGCCAAGCTGAACGCCATCGACACCGCGGTCAACTCCGCTAAGCTCGAAGGCAAAACCCTGGCTGAGATCCAGTCGCTGATCGGCGACGACATCAATGCCGCTCTGGCCATCCTGGAAGCTGACTTCGCTGCGTTCGTCGCCCGTCGCGACAACCCGCATGAAGTTACCGCCGAACAGGTCGGTCTGGGTCTGGTCGCCAACTACGCACCGGCTACTCTGGAAGAAGCCGTTGCTGGTCTGGCTTCCGACAAGTACATGACTCCGGCTGTCTCCAAGGCACTGCTGGACGCGTTCTGGGCCGACGTAGCAGGTACTGCTCCTGAAACCCTGAACACCATCAACGAACTGGCAGCTGCGCTGCAGAACAACCCTGACGTCATCGCTGCTCTGCAGACCCTGATCGACGCCAACGCCACTGCGATCGCCGACGTCTCCACTCGTGTGGATGCGCTGGAAGTTCACGCTGGCAAGACCTACGTCGAAGTCGGTGCCAACGTCGACACCAACACCCTCACCGTCGGTGAAGGCGTTGATGCTCAGCAGGTCACTCTGGCCACCGTTCTGGCCGGTCTGAAGAGCGACATCGCTGCTGGTCAAGCTGCTCAGGAAGCTGAAGTCACTGCTCGTACCGATGCAGATGCTGCCCTGCAGACTGCTCTGGACGCTGAAGTCGTCGCTCGTGGCGACGCCGACACTGCCCTGGACACCAAGTTCACTGCCCTGACCGACGGTCTGGAACTGAACAAGGTCGACAAAGGCGGCAACATCGGCTCCAACACCCTGACCCAGGGTGAAGGCGAACTGGCTGCTGAGGTTACCCTCGACACGCTGGTTGCTCAACTGCAAGCTGCCAACGCTGGCGACGCAGCTGCCATCCAGGCCCTGCAGGATTCCTTCAACGCATTCGTAGCCGCCAAGGCCACAAGCGCTGAAGTGATCGAAGGTATCGACGATGCCAAGTACGTCACCTCCCTCGGCGCCAAAGCAGCTATCGACGCTGCCGTAGCTGCTCTTGTTGGTGCCGCTCCTGAGACCCTGGACACCATCAACGAGTTGGCCACTGCTCTGCAGAACAACCCGGATGTGATCACTGCTCTGCAGGATCTGGTTGCTCAGAACGCTCAGGCCATCGTTGACCTGAGTGCTGTGGTTGACACCAAGCTGAACATCCTCGACAAGGCCACTTCGGCTGACGTCCAAGCTGGTACCGATGATGTCAAGTACGTGACCTCGGCTGCACTGAAGCCTAGCTTCGATGCACAGGCTCAGGCCATTGCTGACAACACCGCGTCCATCGACGACCTGATGGCTCAGATGGCTGCAGCGTTCGACAGTGCTGCTGCTGACCTGACGCCGGCTCCGGCTGTCTAAGTAATACCCGCGGCATAGACGGAGGGGCACTGCCCCTCCGTCTTTATGCGCTTTACTGGAAATCTTCAATCGGTACGCCACGCACCTGACCCTCATCCGTTACCCGGATGATGCCTTCGTCTGTAATGCGCCGTACGGCTTCAGACCAGAAGATGTGGATGGTCTTACGGCCGATGTAGATGTAGGATGTGTCTTTGGCAAAGATCTCTATCTCAAGGAACTGCGCCAGCGAATCGAAGGGGTGATCGATATCCACATCGAATTCACCATCGACCAGGTTGAACTTACCGTCCAAGTAACGGATCAGGGCTTCCTTACCGTCAATCAGGGGTGCCTTGGCAGCGTCAATTTCAAAGACCGGGTAGTGAGTATCGATGTCAGCACGGGCATAGTAAAGATCGGCATCGCCTTTGACGGGGCCGTTAACCTTACCACTGACCTTAATGACAGTGTTGTCACCGTGTTCATCCGGTTCAATGGCACGTGGTGCCCCCACATCCAGATCACGAGAACTCAAGCGGATGCGGTTGGTTCTGAAGATCAGGGCAAAGAGGTTCTCCAGGGCTGTCTTGTCCGGGTCAAACTTAAAGTTATCTGTTTTACAGGCCATGTTATTCAACCAGTTCTAATACAGGACGCCAGTAGACCAAGGTCCCGTCATCACTCTTAACGAGTCCGCCAAACCACTGTACCCCAACCCGACCACGGTTCAGACCATTGGCGGCGTTGTTAGCCATAGTTTCCATACAGATCGTGCGTATCGGGTTGGACGAAGTACCGACCCCCAAAGCTGAGTCACTGTAATTGGCCGCTTTAAGACCCACGTATTCACTCGGGCGGCCTTCACTGACCGCGTACATCAATGCATCCCATTCGCCGCCGGCTACACTGGCTGGGTTGGCGTTACCGCCAGTCAAGACACGTACCTTGTAGGTGTGTTCCCCGATGACCAGGGTCCGAGCGCCAGTCAGAATGTCTTTGCTGTTGAGCATCGACCAAGACACTTGCCGAGAATAAGGACGACTTGCCACAAACAGTACTTTACCGTTGTGAACGAATTTCAGCCACGGACTGGATGAATTGACGCCAGTGCCAAGGCCACCCCCAAGTCGGGAGATCAATGCGGCACCAGTAATCAGTGAACCGGTGGTCACTTCACCTAGCCAGCCTACGCTATCGTCACCTGCGATCAGCTCAATGGCACCAGGGCCGCTGTTCGGGTAGACTCTTCGAATGTTCTTTAACCGCTGCCGGGCAGCGGAAATAAGTAATGGGTTCATATCGTCCTCAGGTTATATCGGGAGCCCTCATAGTATTTCACCCCCTAGCCTGACGGTGTATCCATTGTCCTCTGCTACTTCCTGAATGAAGTCCACAAACAGGTGACGATGACAGAACTTACCGGCTTTACAGTAACAGGCCACCGCTATCGGTCCCTTACGTTCAAGGAAGCTCTGGAAGTCCTCAGGAACGGCCCTAAGACGCTCTGTGAGCTTCTTTAGGTAGATCTCGGTATATTGGTCGTCTGTAACTTCACCGCGCTTGTAGGCGTACAGGACGTCCTTGTAGGGGGCGAAGGGTTCAAAACCTGATTTGACTGTGATGTCGAATAATTCAATGTCTCTGTCGCGGGCTTTCCGCCACTGTGGTATCGCGATCGTATAAACGTCCATGCTCATCTCCGAAGATTGTCATACCCTACCCTGGGTTATTTTGAAATCACAGCAAAACAAAAAAAAGAAATAAAGTACTTCCCCCAGTGATCAGCCCAATCGTTCGAAAGGACGGATCACTGGAGGCTGCACTTTATGTCTGAATCAGAGAAGGAGCGGACCCCAATCCAGACACCACAGGCAAGGAGAAAGCCGGAAAACTCCCCGACTGTGTTTCTTGCAGCGATGTGGAGCAACGACACTCTACACACCATCGTTTACCACCTTCCCTTGGCCTGGAAGGCGGAACCACAATCACCTGAGCTATCACGACAAGTTCACTCAGGGCAACGAACAGGGACGTGAGGTGGGATTGTCCCACCTCACGAAGGTGCACCACGACTAAGGGGGTAGTCGGGTACTGGGCTAGGGAAAAAGTACCCCAGCAGGCTCTACGCAGTGAAGCGCATCAGGTTGACCATGCTTTAAATGCATAGTCTGACATACTATACCGTAAAAACAGTACAAGTATTTCAGTTACACACCAAGGAGGATACCGAGTGAGAGAAGATTGGCTTGCCCATCACGCAGCGAGGCACCGATCCACGTCTGATAATGACGTGCCAATACTTCAGCAGCATGCGGGGTCATCAGGTCAGTGGAGAACACGAAATCGACCGCTTGGTCGTTTTCAGCGATAGCCTGACCTTCAGGGGTGAGCATACCGTGATCGCCAAGGAAGCGAAGGATCTGTGTGTGGATACCACGGACTTCGGCGGCTTGTTCGCCGTACGCGTCGGCATCCCAGACCATGGGTTCGACCAGAGATTCGTTTGAATTGGTTTCACCGTCTTCCTCCTCCTCTTCAAGGTCGTCTTCGTCTTCTTCAGCAGTTTCTTCCTCTTCTTCCTGCTCTTCGGATTCAGGCTCCTCTTCCTCTTCGACTTCGGTTTCAATAGCGTCTTCGTCGATCGTGTCGGCGTTGGCTACTTCTTCCTCTTCGTTATCGAGGTCGTCACCTTCCTCTTCTTCCTCAGGGAGCTCTTCCTCCTCTTCGGGAAGCTCCTCTTCTTCGACTTCTTCGACTTCTTCAGGGAGTTCTTCTTCCTGCTCGTCGTCGAGGTCGGTTTCTTCCTCTTCTTCAGGCGCCTCTTCGAGATCGGGGTCTTCTTCAAGAGGTGCTTCTTCCTCTTGTTCCTGATCATCCTCGTTCGGGACGAGTTCCATTTCGTCATCGGTCATGGAAGTGTCGTCCATAGCACCGTCCTGTTCACCGTCAGACTCGGACTCGTCGAGCGTTTCTTCTTGCTCTTCGTCGTCTTTGGGTTCGGCATCCGACTGGATGCTGTTGACAGAGGTGCCTTCCTCGAACTGGATACCGACCGGGTTGTCCTGGCGATGCTTTTCGATCAGGTCACCCAGCTTGTCCGTTTCATCGCTGCCGACGGCTCGAGCGTCTGCACGAATGGCTTCAGCTTGCTCAAGCACAGACTCATGGGCCTTGGTGACCAACTGTTCGATGCGATCAACGGCATCGCTCATTTCACCGAGGACTTGCGTCTGTTCCAACGATTCCATCGACACACCGAGCTTGTCAGCATACGAGCCAAAGCAGCGGGTGACGCTTTGAAGCAGAGGTGTGGCGGCCGCTACCGGGAAGGATTCCATCGATAGGACCGAGCGAATGGCACCAATGTAGTTACGATGGATAGCCAACATCTCCATCGACAGGATCAGTTCTTCCTGCGAGGCGTGAGTGGCGCGTTCGCTGGTATGGAAAGCTACAGGTTCTTCTGCATCGGCCTTGGCTTGCAGAGCGTCTTCGATCTGCTCGACTTCGGTCAGACGAGGGGTCAGGACATCCTGCATGATCAGCTCGACCCGGACCTGTGGTTCTTCAACACCGTCAACGGCTACGAGGTCCTGTTGGTGGTCTGCTTGCTCAAGAACATTCTCGGCCAACACCTGGAAGGCGGTTGCAGAGGCATCTTCCATCGACGGACTGCTGAGCAGGGCACGCCCTACACTCATCAGGCTTTCCAGGCTGGTGCGGTAGTTCTGGGCTTCGTTAAGCATGACGGCTGCAGTCGGTTTGCTTGCGGTGTGGCTCATTCTATGAATCCTCTTCCATTATACTCCTAGTTAAAAGGAATATTTTCAAATGTACGCCAATTTCTCGCGTCTGTTAGGGTTGATCTCCGTGAAGGAGACCGGCTCTCACATTATAGTCAATGGAATACCTGGGCTCAGGTTCTCTAAAGACGTATACAATCACTGGAAAACTAGCAAGTTGAACAACAACATGTTCACTGCTATTTCGCGAAGTGGCGTAAAGTTTCCCAAGTTCTACGCCATCGAAGTTCTGTACATGTTGGATCAACTGATCCAATCCCGTCGGACGTATGTGGGTCGGCGGACGCTACAGCGTGTACGCGATGAGTTGATTGCTGGCACGTGGCTGCGCAACATAGGTCTGGGTGATTTCACCTCCAGGCTTAACATGTCGGCACTGAAGGACTTGACAGTCACATTATTTCCCCATCAAATTAACTTTTTACAGCATTACGACCGAGCTACGTTTGAATACTCGCTCAATGGAATGTTGATGGACGCGGCAGCAGGATCGGGTAAGGCTCAGCCTCTTGACGCTAAAATCAAGGTACCTGGTGGTTGGGCCACTATGGGTGACATGCGCGTGGGGAGTCAGGTGATTGCGCCGGACGGTACGACCGTCAATGTGTCGGGTGTTTATCCTCAAGGTGTAAAAGACATCTATGAAATTGAGTTCGTCGATGGGCGGAAAACCAGGGCGTGTGGTGAGCATCTCTGGGAATGTCACGACGGAAGGCAGAGTAATGTTTCCCGCCAGTGGGATGTCCGATCGACGTTGCGCATGAAAGAGATTTTAGAATCTCGCGGTGGGAATCGACTGTACGTTCCTCTCATCACTCCAGATGAAGGTACAGAGGTACAATACCCACTTGACCCGTATGTGCTGGGTGCGTTATTGGGCGACGGTGGTCTTCGATACCATGTTGCCTTTTGTACTCCAGATGCCGAGGTACTGGAGAATGTCCGTAATGCCTTACCAGACACCGTGGAATTCAAACGTATAACTGAAATCGACTACAGCATTGTGGGTGTTGAGCGCGGCGACAATGTACTGAGACGGATAGTTAGAGAACTTGGATTATTTGGTAAGTATTCTCACGAAAAACATATTCCTAGTGAGTATCTCCAGGGTTCCCGGACACAACGCCTGAGTCTTCTTCAAGGCCTCATGGACACCGATGGAACTTCGGATCAGCAAGGGACCGTCTCATTTTGCTCCAGTAGTAAGCAATTGGCGGAAGGTGTGCAGTATCTGGTTCGCAGTCTGGGTGGTATCGCCAGGATCGCTGTTCGGAAACCGACTTATACTTACAACGGCGAGACGCGAAATGGCCGCCCTGCATATCAAGTCAACATTCGTCACTCCAAACCATCCGAACTGTTCAGGTTAAAACGCAAACAGGAACGTTGTAAAGACGATGGACAGTATGCTGCAACGCTCAAACTACGTGTTAAGTCAATCAAGCTCGTCGGTCAGGAAGAGGCGCAATGTATCAGGGTGGATCATCCGAAACACCTGTACATCACCGATGACTTCATTGTCACCCATAACACGATCTCGCAATACGCCACGGCCCATTGCTTAGGGGCTGACACCTCAGTGCTCGTTGTGCCGAAGAACTCTGTGTTTGACGTCTGGGTCAAAACCATCAAGGTACTCTTCAAGCAGACGCCAGAGTACTGGCACAGCCTGAGTGGAGAGGAATTGACTCTGGGCAAGAAGTACTACATCGTCCATTACGATTATCTGGAGAAGTTCTTGGCCTTCGTCGGGGCTAACAAAGGCAGCTTCGGCAAGGTCTATGTAGGGATCGACGAATCGCACAACTTCAACGAGCAGTCCAACCGGACCAACCTGCTGATCCAGCTCTGCCAGACCCTCAAGGCCCGAGATGTGATCCATGCATCGGGTACGCCGTTCAAGGCCATGGGTTCTGAAGCCATCACCCTGCTGGCGACGATCTGTAATGACTTCACTCCTGAAGTACAAGGGTCCTTCCGTAAGATATTTGGCAAGGAGGCTAAGCGGGCGATTGAGATCTTGGCTAACCGAATCGGTATTGTCTCCTTCAAAGTGGTGAAAGCTGACATCGAGACTCCGGGTGTGGATTACCATGAGATCAAGGTACCGATGAACAACTCATCGGAATATACCCTGACCAGTGTCCGCGAGAAGATGAGCAAGTTTATCGATGAGCGTTTGGCCTTCTACCGAAAGGGGATGCCGGAGTATGAAAAACTCTACGCGACTTGCATGGAGCTTCACGGGCAGACTGTAAAGGGCGGAATGGCCTCCGCAGCGTTCTCTGAATACCGACGTGGCGTGGCTCAACTTCGCAAGGGGTATGATCCGGTTACCATGAAGGATCTGGTGATGTACTGTAACCGGTACGAGCTGAAGACCATTGTTCCCTCGCTACCTGAACGGTACCGCAAACCGTTCTTGAATGTCCGTGCCATCATCAAGTACGTTGACCTCAGGGTCATGGGTGAGGCGTTGTCTCAGGTATTGGGGCGTCTGCGCATCCAGTGTCACCTGGACATGCTACCCAACATGCCCTTGGATGAGATCATCGACAACGCGACCACCAAAACGGTGATCTTTACCAGTTACGTGGAAGTGGTCAAGGAGCTTGAGAGCCTGCTGACGAAGGCGGGGTATAAACCCCTGCTGGTGTACGGGGAGACCAACAAGGACTTGCCGAACATCGTCAAGCGGTTTGAGAATGACGACGACATCAATCCTCTGGTGGCAACCTTCAAGTCCCTGTCGACAGCTGTACCGTTGACCATGGCAAACACAGTTGTGTTCACCAATGCCCCGTTCCGTGATTACGAACGGACGCAGACCATTGCCCGTGTTGACCGAATCGGACAGAAGCATCGCTGCCATGTCTGGGAGACGTATCTGGATACCGGTGCAGAGCCGAACATCTCGACGCGCTCTAAGGACATCATGGCATGGAGTAAATCTCAAGTCGAGGCTATCCTCGGGGTCAGTGCTCCGGATGATCTAGAGGCATCGCTGGAGTCTTTGGTGGAGAATCCAGCGGCTACCCTGGGCGATGCTGAGCGATTTATCGACAGGGTGAAACTCGAACTGCCAATCGACGTAAGGGATGGTGGCGAGGACACCGTGTCGTTTGAAGGGTTGTCCGATCTCTTAGGTGGCTTGCTTAGACCCAAGAAACCCAAGTACAAGGACGACGATAGCGAATACCTCAGATACGAACATGCTAATAAACTCAAGCGGTTCATGGAGGAGATGAACAAAACCTATCTGAGTCGAACCTGGCTTGACAAGCAGAAATATGTTGAAGGGGATGTGCCTGCGAAGGATATTTCGACGTACTTCATGTTGGATGGTAAGTTAGGGGACAGTCCACTGGGCAATGTGATAAAGGCTCACGGTAGAGTCGCTCGTCACACCAAGGCATGGATGGGTGTGCTTGGGCCATTGAACGACAAGGTCCAGGAAATTCACAACCGCACTGTGAAGCACTGGGAGAAGAGCGCCGGAGACACCGAGTCTATTCTGGATTTCGTTCGAAAATCAGTTAACGAGTTCGACGCTCTCCCCGATCCCATGAAGCGCTTTCCGAAGTTCGAAGGAACGTCTCTGAAGAACCTTAAGGTAGAGGTTGTTAAAGGTACGCCTGTTGTTCGAACTGTCCCGGAGTTAGTAGCTGCTGAAACACTCCCTGCACTAAATGCCACGCAGGTGTTAGAAGCAGCTCAGCTTGTCAAAGCAATGCTAACTGATAAGAAATGGGACCCATCCATTGGATTTATCCCTTGGCTCGATTTCAAGGATGGTAACGAGTTCAATGACTGGCTGTACGTCACCGATCGGAAACTCGATGAAGCCTACTGGGAGCGCTTTTATCACCAACGCGAGCCTGAGATGTGGACGCTCAGCCTCACCGAAATGATCGAAGTCTACCCCACAGCTAAAGCCATCATCAAATGGATTGATCGTTCAATCAAGTAACAAAGAAAAAAGAAACAGCTAAGGGAGGGAGCGCAAGCTCCCTCCCTATGCCGTCACCGGTTATTCGAGCGATTCGAGGAGATCCTCAAGGCTCTCGAAATCGGTGTAGCGCGAGGCTACATCTACTTCGATGGTGATCTCCTCACCATCATCACTAACGATATAATCGGCAGCGCAGAGGCTGGCGATCAGGCGCTTGCGGGTAATGGTCTTCAGGCGCTCGAGCCCCATGCGGTTCTTCAGTTCGCTATCGGACATGGTCAAGTTGATGGTACCGAAATTACCGACCGCGATGTTAGCCTTGACACGGGCTTCGATGGCTTCGATGATGGTTTTAGCAATGGCTTTATACGGCATGGTGTTGCTCCTTGGGTTATGGGTTACAGCAGTTGTTGGATTGCAGCGGAAAGGTTTTCGTTAGCGTGTTCGGAAGGGTCTAGTGAGGAGTTGGACAGCCTCACCAACATGGCTCTTCTGAGGTCGCGTATTTTACCACCATACACGCGACGGTCGGTTGCTGAGGGATCTCGATTGATCGCCTCACACTTGGCCAGCAGCTCAATGGCCTGATCCACCATGGCCGCCTCGTTATCATCGAGGACATACACAGGCGTCAGTTTGATCCCGGCCAGGATTGACGTCAGGGTCATGAACCGATCATGCATGACCATGGTGAGTTCCCCAACATTGTCGATCTCGCTTGGATCGTCATCAAAACCATCGCGGAGCCGGTTGTCGATCATGTCGCTGATGAACTTGACGAGATCCGCCATGACTCCAGAGGGGTCTTTTGCCATGGTGATGAAACGCATGTCGACGATCGGTTCCGAGTTCATGGTGAATGGATTCGCCATGAGATAACTTGGTTCCTTACTTTCGATGGTGTAAATGGCGTACGGCATGGTGTTGCTCCTGTATCAATGAAGGATGCCCGATTCGATTAGGCGGTTTTTAATCTGGTCTATCCAGCGTTCACTGGGTTTCCGTCGACCTTTCACAGCCGCTACTTTTTCACGCAGTTCAGAGTCAGCCATTACCAGACTAGCGGGATAATAGCCACAGCCCGATTCGGGCGAGCCGTGACGGACAAGCAGGCCTGTAAGGTTGCCATCCACCTCGTCTGGATCGATGGCGACATAGCTGATCCCGGCCTCCCCTTCCAACTTGCGGAAGAGAAGGCCATTGGGTTCATGGTAGACGTTCATCACTCACCCCCATCGTAGTTAAGGGAAAACATATCGGCTTTCATCTTCCAGAGGTCGGTATCGATGGTCGGGAAATGGGCCTGGGCCACCAGAGGGTCGTGGAACAACCATGCAAGTGGCACGTAGAGCACCGAGCCGTTATCGACTACCGAGCCAAAGCGGACCAGATAGCATCCTGGGATAAAGGCACCATGTCCCAGATGAACATACTTGCGGTATAGATCATCAATGGCCGATTCGGTGAGAGTGGTGTAACCAAAGCCTTCCTTGTAGGTGAACACATCGCCTTTGACGGGATGGTTCTCGACTAACCCGCCGGCATTACGGCGAGTGACGTAGAAGTCATCCGGACTGTTGACATGTACATCTGCCACCACAACTGGATTGTTCCCAACCCGCAGGGTACGTAAGCCGTGTAATTTCAGGACGATTCCGTAGATAGTTGGTAACGGAGTCTCTTGTGCGTAGTAGCTCCCTGTGGTAAGTAGGAGGCGTTCACCATCGACTTCTTCGTACTTGACGATCAGTTCGGTTCCACGGACTTCATATCCAAGCTCGGTATCAAAGCTTGGCAGTTTGGTGATAAAGAGGCCGGAGAAAGGCTCGGTGGTGTTGATACGGGCTTCGAGCAGGTCATCGTGGCTGATGACGAAAGAATAAGTGTTCATGGTCATGATCTCCTTAAGATCGGGGTCAGGTGCGCGATGGGGCGCGTAGGGTGATGACTTGGTCTGTAGTCTCGACACAGGCTTGATGGCTTGGTTCGGGTTCGTCCAGCTTTGTAAAGATAGGTAGCTCGTGCAGTGCCTCGGCGTAGGTGACTATCTTGTCGAACGAATAATGAGTGGGCTTGGTGTAGATGACTTGATCGTTCTCGTCAATGACCTTCACCACTGCTTCACCGGCGTCATTATGAATCTCGATCCGGTCGGGTACATATCCTTCACCATTGTAGTCTTGCATGAAGAACATGTCATCAACCCACACGCCAATGGTGAGTTTAAATGCAGCTACTACCGAAATATTGGACACGGTCATTCTCCTCGATAAGACGTTCAATCTCAAGAACACGGTTATGGGCCAACGCTAACAACTTATCACCAACCACAGGATCGATGCACTGACTGGCTTGTGTCACCAGGACATCGACATGTGCCTTGATGGCTTCGATCTGTTCGGCATGGGCTTCGGTCAGTGGGAGTCGTTGAATCTCCCGGTAGACTTTTAGGACACTTTCACTGGAGTGTCCGGTGTATACAGCAGCCACGTTCATGGCACGTTCTCCTTAGAACGCTGGGGGGTAGTTAACGACTGGGTTTGACAATCTCGGCAACCGGGTCAAGGATGCGTTGAACTTCAGCGGCTTGTTCCGCCGAAAGAGGGGTCTCGCTTTTGAACTTCTTATACTGCCTGTAACTGCAGTAACCGATAGCGGCAGCGGCAATAGCGATGACAGAAATGGCTTTGACGTTCATGATCAGTTCTCCTTAAGAACTCGGTGATGCATTCACCGCTATCATGTATCGTTGTAATAAATTGGAATCGAGACGGCATAGAGAGGAGCCCGTTGGCTCCTCTCTATAGGGTCAATCGAGGGTGTCACGTGCTTTATTGCCAGCATTGACCAGACGTATCTTCTTGTTGCAGCTGGCTGTTTGTTTGACCTGAGCAATGTAGGCACTGCTCATCATGATCAAACGCTCATCTGGGACAGCTTGCAGGTAGCGGTCGGCATCCGGAGGCGAGGTGATCTCACATTCAGGTACAGCCAGGTACCTGGCTGTACACCCCGGTAGGGTGACCACGGCCACAAACAGTAGCAACAGCCACCACCGACTGCGTTTAGGGCGCTTGGGGGAGTACGGAGTACTGAACATCACGAATCGGTTAAACGGGTTGTTACTGTGAGCCTTTATTGGGTAGGTAAGCATGAGGGATGCTCCTGTTTATTGGCGATGCAGAATGCCTCCCAAGAGTTCTCAAGAACCTTTACAGCGATCTGCTCATTTGACGGTCGTAGTGCAGTGCCCAGTGAGTCCGTCACTTCAGCCTGATTGATGTCAAGCGTAGGGCATTTGCTCATCCGGTCCCGGTAGACCACAACTTCTTTGACCAGAGGTAACTGCACCGTACTGTCCTGGACGGGTTGACCGTAACGGGCTGCGCAGAGAAGGTCACTCTGAGATTGTTCTATCTGATAGAACTTCTCCTCTAGCTGGTGGTTTTCCTGGAGGTACTGCTGTATCTCGCCACGAAGGGTGTTGATGGTCTCTTCGTGTTGTTTGATGGTCTCTGCATTGCTTACCAGGGTCCGATTGGCCTCAACGGTCCAGTTCACCCAGTAGATGAACGTGGAGGCAACCCCCGCTACCAGAAGACCGACCAGTATACCTTTCAAACCAACTGCTGCTATAAGTCTTGTCCACATAATGAAATCTCACCGATAGATAAAGACATACAATGGTACCGTCGAGCCGGCATAAGGGGAGAGCCGAAGCTCTCCCGTTTGGTCAGGCAGACAGCGTGGCGATGTACTGGGTCACGATTGCCGAGGTCAGTGCCGAGACCGAGATCTTCAGGCGCTTGGCTTCAGCGATCAGTGCAGCCTTGACGTTCACATCGACGCTGCCAGGCAGGCGCACGTTACGCGGCGACTTACCACCGGCAGCGAAAGCTTTCAGGAGTTCGGTCAGGTCCAGAGCCATGACGGTGGCTTTGACCTTCGGTGCAGGCTTCTTGGCCGGAGCTTTGGCAGCAGGCTTTGCAACCGGCTTGCGAGCAGTTTTTGCTGCGGCGGGCTTGGTAGCCACCGGCTTCTTGGCGGGGGCTTTCGGGGCTGCTTTGGTAGCGGCGGGCTTCTTGGCTGGGGCCTTGGTAGCCGGTTTAGCGGCAGTGCCTTTCTTGGTAGCGGTGGTCATGTTGGACATTTCCTTCAGTGCATTAAAATGGATTTGTAACACCATCAGACGTTATTAGGTCTGTCATATGATGGCACTTGGCCAGTTGTTTTTAACTTGAATAGATTAACGATCCGATCACCGTCGGCGAATACAACGGTGGCTACATCCTCACTGGCCTTTCGGCCAAGAATGTCGAAGAGCATGTTTGACAGTTCAAACCGTTCAACCGGTGTATCGCCCAGCTGATTAAGAACGGTGTCACCCACCAGCAGAAAAATGCGCCGCGCAGGTCGGGCTTTAGGTAGATGGTAAACGTGCTTATCCCGACCGGGTTGATAGACGTAACTGCCTTGACAAGACATCCGCTCAAACCACTCGTCTATCCAGCGCGGCACCTGCTGACGATAAAACTCGTTATGTAGGTGCTTGCGCCTGTACATGTCAAGGAGCATGTCGTACGTGGCTTGCTTTAATTGACTGAATGCGTACGATGAACCGTAATGACCCCGCAGGTCCATGTAGACAAAATACGTGGTCTCATTTAGGACGGTGGCTTTTATCGTCCTTCTCAGTGTCTTGAGCAGCCTTCGCTTTCGAATCGGATAAAGCAGCAGCAGCCACATCTGCACTAGGAATGACATAGGTGTAGGCTCCATCGTTAAAACTGTCGAGGATAAATGACATGTGCATGTCCAGTAGATGAGACATGCCCTTACCCGCTCGGTAGATGAGCGTGATTGCATTGTTCTTGTGTAACACCGCGGTCAGTAAGAGGTGTTCGCGGTAAGGTTCGAGTAATGTGTTGGTGGCCTTAAAGGTATCCTCATCGAAGGCATAGAGTCGAGTGCCTTCACCCACCAGGTGCCAGTGGTCATAGAGGTGATCGTCTTTGAACACAACCGACCAGGTCGAATCGTAGAGGGCCACTCGACCCTTCGTGTATTTACGCTCGTCGTCGGGGTTGAGGTCTATGAAATCACCCTTGATCACCTCACTATCATGTAGGTAATCATCCACCTCACGAGAATCTGGGCACATGCCTTCTCGGAAGACTAGCAGCTTTTTCATTGGGGCGATGTCCGTTTCTGTTCTACAGGATCGGTGAGCTTTTTCTTATTTAACAAAGGGAATTCACCATGCATCATCTTTACCATGGTTCTGGTTATCGCCATACCGAACTAAAGCCCGGTATCCATTACACGGGTGTTAAAGTCGAGTGGGATAAGAGCGAATCCAACGAGTGGCTCTACGCAACGGCTGTGATGGAGGAAGCCATTTCGCAAGGGTTAGCCTCGGTGGTGGAGAAACACTTCGCCATGAGCCGCTTTAAGTCCTCTGGCAGGACGTTGGAGTTCATCTTCGAGGATGTCCCTCCAACCCTGAAGGAAATAGAAGCCTTGACCGTCTACCTCTATAAGGTGGATTGGCACAAAGACATCTGGGTTGCTGTCAACAACCTGCACAATGGCATGAAACACGAATATAAGACAAAGGAGATTATTCCAGCCGCCATGATCAACCATTGTAAACAGGTTGATCTTAAGACATACCTGGGGCGTAAAGAAGTCATCCTCTCCTCTGCCAGATCCGCCATGAACTGGTAAACCAAAGAAAAAAGAAACAGCTAAGAGAGGGAGCTTGCGCTCCCTCTCTATGCCGTCTCACCGACCGTTCAGGAAGTCCTTAGCGGCGCGGGCATCGAGGTGGAATGTCCCAGCGATATCCGCCTCACTCGAGACTGCCTTAGGGAACCGGCTACCCGAGGTGCTAAAGCCCATGAACACAGTACCGCCAACATGTACCACTGCCGATACATGGCCTTTGGTAACGTGAACGATAGCCGGGGCATCAAAGCCTTCGATATGGGCCTTGTGATACCCCTTAGCCAGGGTGGGCTTGGTGCTGCTGGTGAAGTCCTGTGCAGTCAGGTTAACAACCTCCTCCCGACGGATGTTGCGGTAGAAGAAACTCCAGAACGCCGGCGTGGTGTCGACCGCAGGTTCTTCGGATGCTTCAGGTACCCGGATGCGAGATACTGCAGCGATGGTTTCACCGTCTGTGCCTGTGACACTGGAGACGGCATCATCCTGAACCACTGCTTTAACTTCTTCTGCAGCGACAGGTTCGGCTACAACAGGTTTGACAATGGACAGGGTGGATTTGACCTTCTCCTGTTCACCGGTTGCCACAGCTTCCTTCGGGGAAGTGTTGACAGTGGTAACCGATGGGGACGGTGCTGCAGTGACCTTAGAAGCCTTACGGGCCTTGAGGGTCTTCCAGCCAAGGCCTGCAACTGCTGCCAGACCTACAACGATGGCGCTGCCGATTGCGATATTCTTAGTCATGGTGTGTTCTCCTTAAGAACAGGGGGGTTAGGAATTCTTGATATGGATGCCGACTTTAGCCAGCTCAGCGATGTCATGTTCGTTGCGTTTCTTAAGCTCTGCTGTTTGGCGGCGGACTTCTTTGACGTCCTTACAGTTCCAGGCGTAGATTGCCGAAACACCTACAATCGCAACTACGGTGAGTAATGCTTTCATTGTACTGATCTCCTTAAGATCTGGGTAGGGTATTCATCGCTATCATGTATGGTTGAAAAAAAGTCGAATCGCATAAAGAGCCTGGGGAACTCCCCAGGCTCTGTGTCAGGACTTGGCGCAGGCCATTTTGTAGAACTCATCGTTGATCTCAATGAGTTGGTCGACACTGGTTGCGGTATGTAGAGCGTCGATAAATACACCGCAGGCGGATTGGAAGTGGGTCATCAGGTGCTTGGCCGATTCAAATTCATCACCACTGTACATCTCAGGATCGGCGTTCTTGATCAGCTTCAAGAAGGTGTTGAGGTGGGAGGCGGTTACGCGGGCAGCCACCCAGCGTTCACGGTTGTCGAGGTGACCGGGCGCCACTCGATTAGCAGGAGAAACAGAAACCATCATGGTGAGTGCACTCGATAGAAAAGAGACACACAATTACAGAAAACAAAAAAATAAAGGAAAGTATTGGAGAAGCTCGGGTGTACCACAATTGAAGGAACGCTCAGGTTCCACTCAGGGGCTACCTGAGCTGTGTACATTGCCGTCTTCTCCGTAACCTTTGCTACCGGTGCCTACGGGTGGTAGGACTTGGATGATCCGCTGATCATCAATGGCCGAACTTAATCGGTGAGGAGTGTGGTGGTAGCCCAATTATGCTACTCGACCTAGAAATGCTTACGGGACCCACAGTACCCGTGCAATTCGACAGATCGAGCCGTCTTCAATACCTGCCCACTTACTACTTTACTTGGAGCTTCACCGCGATCAATTCCAACGTACAGTTCAATCTCATGGTAGTATGGTAATACTGCCTTAACCAGCACAATGGCCGGGGTCTCGAGATAGAATGAGTTGTTTGGTGCACTAAAGTGTTGCTCACTGGAAAACCATCCGGCTGTTATCTGGCCGGAATATCCCATCAAGTGTCCTAGTAAGAAGACCAATACCAAGACTGGTCCGCGTGTGACGATATCGTCCTCCTTGGAGGGAATTTTTAGTGGGGCATTTGGACAGTGCCCAGATCCTGTCAGTTAAGTTCAAGGTGCGTTCTGGTCGCCACCCTACCATGCTCCAACGGCATGAGGTGCGCGCCATCTGCGAGAAACCGTCTCTTGCCTTGACCCGAGGACTTCTATGACCGCGGTCCAACGAGTGATAAGTGGGCGGTAAGGCCTTCATCACCCGTTGAGCCAGCCACAGAGCACCTGGTCTAAACATCGACAGTAATGGCGAGAGTGTCAGAAACATTCAATTCCTTAAATGCTGTCACAGTGCTACTACATATAGATAATCTAGCCAGTAAAAACTAACTACTTCAAGTACTTAGATTACTGAAAGTTAGCTTCCAGCTCTTGGGTACGCGCATCGATCTTGCAATCTTCGATCAGACGAGCTTCCATGGCATCCAGATGCTCGATCACGTACTGGGTCCAGGGCTCACAGCGTGCCTTCATCTCACGCAGCTCATCCTTGGTCTTCCAACCAATCGTGGTGTACTTGTCTTCAAGGACCTTGAAGTCGACGTTAGCATCTACCCGGAACATTGCCAGCACGCCCAGATGGGTATTGCCCACGAATCCAGGCTTGCTCATGTCGCGGTCACAGACGAAGCCAAAGGGGACCACGTTGGCACCCAGATCCAGCGGTTCAACCTTATTGATCGGTTCTTGGCCGGTGAACATCCCATACACTTCGGCCAGGGTAGCGCCTTCACGGATGGTGTAGATGTATGCTTTGCCTGCTTCGGCATCGCGGGAGATAACGGCAGGCGGTGTGACCACCATGGCACCTTCACGCAATTCAGCCGTGAATTCGCCATCGACCTCGATGTGTTCCAGTTCGACGTCCAGACCAAAGCCACGCGCCAGGTTTGTCAGCATCTCTTTTTCGCTGTACGGGGTCTCCACATCACCCGCCGTAAAGAATACCACCTCCTCTTGCAGCTCGCGAATACCTGAACGAAGGGTGGAATAGAAGCTCGACGGCACTTCGGCGATTTCAACGTATTCGCCATTGGGCGTGATGTTGTACTGACCGAAGAGATCTGGGATTTCCACATGACCACCGAAGCCGATGGAGAAACCGTCTTTAAGACGAGCATCGGCACCAGCGGCACGCTGATAGGTGGCGAAACGCAGCACGCCGTGTTTGTCAATCTGACCGGCCACGGTGTAGAGGATCAGTTGCTGGACGTTCTCCAGTTTGTCGATCAGGCTGCGACGCATGCCGACAAAACCTGCATCCATTTCCATCATGAGATTGTGGATCTCATTGGAGTCGTACATACGGGCACCGATACCATCTTCACCGACCAGGTTGGCGGGGACGTACTCGGGCAACACGCCGAAAGTCATCTCATCGCGCTTGGTGCGGTTGTACTGCTTCAGTTCTTGATGCTGGCTCATTGGAGCACTCCTTGGTGGTGATGTTAAATGATGGTGGTTACGACATGGGGGGACTTCTAACGGCCGGTACTGGCGCGGTAGTAATAGCGTTCCAGTTTAGCGTAGTGCTTTTGCTTGGCTGGAGTCAGCGTCTTAAAAATACCCTTGGAGCACGCCACCCCACATTGTGGGTTCCAGTAGACATCACGCAAGCTATTATGGGTCAGAAGGTTCTGCACTATGTACGTATCCCATAGCCGACGCTTATGGTTCCAGTAGTATCGTTCACGTTTCAGACGCTCCAGTCCTTTCGTACCGACGTATTGAGGATGTTTCTTACCCAGCTTACGGCTCATTGGTTACTCTCCCGTTTATAACGTTCGACCCCATCGTCGATTTCGATCTCCAGCCACTGGGCGAATCCATCTTTGACACCCATGCGCGCTTTATGGTGCTCGATGCGGTAGAGATTGTCCTCGCCTTTGCTGACACGAGCGCTGACATCGATGGCCTGCTTCTTGAAGTAATGCCGCCAGTCTTCAGGCAGTTGATGACGGTTGATCTGAACATCCAGTACCTCAGCTTTGTTGGAGAGGATGCTGGTTTCATAGGCCCATCCGAAACACAGTTCCTTGGTGCTGTTGGTGTCACGGATAGTGATCCACAGGCGCTGCTCGCCCGGTCGCGGTTTCTTCGTGCTGGCCTTGGGGAAGTGCCGCTCTTCAGGTTTAGGTGGGTCAATCGCCGCCATGATGGTCAGGTGATACGCCAGTGACGCACGAGCAGCTTTGGTCAGATGTCCTTCGTAGGTCTGGAACCACTCAGGTAGATGACGCTTGGTCCAACCGCGCATGCTGAGCAATTCACGGATGTGCGCCGCGTCATGCGTACTGAAAGTATCGGTGTAAAGCAGCAGACTGCGGGTGGCATCGACCATGTCTTCGGTCATGTGGTCCGGATGCTCAACAATCACGTGGGTCTGACCCACATGCTTGAGGTACTTCAGACTCTGAGGCAGGCTGTCGATCAGACACAGTGCCCGAGAGTTCTCTTCGTTGATCACCGCATCTCGTAGCTGACGCCACCATGTCTCGCCGTCGTAATGCGCGAAGGTATCAGGGTCTATCGAACGAGTGGCGGCTCCGTGGTAATCTGACATGTTACACTCCTTGACTAAACATACATGATGGTGTATTCGTTTTCTTTGACGGATTAAAGCATGTACTCGCGAATGACCGTTATCTGTTCGACTTTAAAGACCCTAGCCTCCACTTCATCGTGGGGGTTGATGCAGTCATAACGTCTCCTATTTTGACATGCGGCATAAAACGGCGCCCCGCAGGACGCCGAATTACGGTCACCGATAGTCGCTGAAATCGGTGTGAGTGGACGGGACCTTGATGATATTCAAGGCCTCGACCAACGCAGATCGTTCAGTGCGCTCGAGCAGGTTGATCGAGAAGCGTGCCAACTTGAGCGGGATGATTTCACTTGGTCGCTCGAAGATGTACCAGTTGCTCAACTCAGGAGCCTTGAAGGCACCGGGAAGAACATTGGTGACGTAGCCATGAACCAAGGTGGCTTCACGTTCACTGATCAGACCTATTGACTGAGCGCAGATATGCTCAAGCTCTTTGACCCGATTCGGCCGCGGAATGTCGCTGTGTTGACCTTCCAGCAGTTTATCGAGATGACGGATGTCTTTGTCGGTGAGTCCCCTCTCACCGAACTTTCGAACCAGGATCAGGTTGCGGTCGCGAGGAATGTCCCCCTTGACAAAAAACAATTCTCGACCGCGCTGACCTAGGATCACCGGTATTACATATTTACCCTTGGACATGAAAGCTGTTCCTGTTGTGTTTCCAACTACTGACAACACATTGCAGGGCTATTATTTTAAGTGTAGCTTGCTCTTTGCAATAGAGTGTCATGGAAATTTTGAGCATACTTCGACATACTGTTGGTTTAGATTACATTATGCCAGCATTGCCCAGTGTCAGGAATGTACCGTCATGGTCCAGATAAAGTGCTTCAAACCCAGGACCTTCTGTATTCTTGTAGATGCGGCCTGAAACGTGCCCCAGATTACTGCTGACCACTTCTTGCTGAATCTGGATTTTGGTGGAGCCATCGAGTTTAGAGGCATTCGCCGCCGTACCGGCTGCATCCAATTTACCAGCAATTGTGTTGTGGATGGATTGCAGTAGATTACGAAGGGATGTGGTTAACTGGGGCACGCTGGCCATAACCATTCCTATATTTGGTTAATGAAGTCATAGGATAAACTGCATTAAGGTGACCAGTGGGGGATTCGCTTAAATGTCTGGAAAACAAGGTCGGGATTGGTGGGGCAAGCCAGGACATTGACACATTCAAACTCACCGGGTATTTCAGGAACAACGGCCAGGTCTCCTTCGAGGGTTTTGTTCAGAATCACTGTCAGATGAATAGTGTCAGCCGCTCCCATCCCTTCTGTGATGACTGAAGCCCCTCCGATCAAACAGACTTCTTCGGCCATGTCCTCCAGACACACATTCAGGGCGTCATCGAGAGAGGCATGGAACATAACCCTATCTGTACGACCCAACGAAAGAAAAGACTTCTTGCGGGTAAGTACATGATGGAACCGGCCAGGTAAAAGACCTGGCAGCGATTCGAAGGTCGACATGCCCATGATCATGGGTTTTCCCCGTGTGACTTGGACAAAGTGAGTCAGGTCTTCGGGGTAGTTCCACGGTAGGGGTTTATTCCCATTGTATCCGATGGCGCAGTCTTTAGTCTGGGCATATACCAACGTAATTTTCATAGCGAATCCTTTAAAGTCAGCATAGAGGAGGGCACACGCCCTCCTCTATGTCGTTACGATGCGTGATGAGCCAGCTTATGCGACAGGCTTTCTACCACCTTTTCCATTTCAGGTTTGGCGTAGTAGTTCATGGAGAACTCATGGATCTCACGGCCAGGTTCACCGCTCGTTACAAGGATCAGCTCAATCCCCACACCGCCATTGGCAGCCTTCCACTGTCGAAGGTAAGCGTTTTCACGCGGCACCTCAGCCAGTGTCTCCCAAAGCACCTGCCCTGTCTGCAACGAACAGGTAAGGTGCTCTTTAGGCTGAATCTCAGCGATAGTCGGAAGTGTCTTAAGGTCCACGAACGCCTGATCCTTCAGCACCACCCACGGATACTCCTGAGTAGCCTCAAGGCCCTGGATGTACTCGGCCATGACCTCGGGATACTTGCTCAGGTCATCGCGTTGGGTACACTTCATCACCAGGTGCTTCTGGTGATAGTGCATCCTCAGGATTCGGTTTCCATGGCCCTTCTTACCAAAGCAGGTAATGGACAAATCAGCCGGGGATTGGATGCGCTGATTCTGCGCACTGACCACCAGATCAAAGATATCCATTAACTGAGCGCCGTCGGGAGCTTGATGGTCTGAACCACGTGATCGCTCGGAAGACGAAGCCTGGAGACGATGTAGCTGTCTACCAAGTGGTCGTCATTCAGGATCAATAGCATCAGGTACTCTTCCTCGATCTCTTCAGGTACAGGTTCCTGAATGACATGGAGGTCCAGATTATCGAACAGGCCGATCCGCGTACCGTCTTGCTTGGCACGGACGAAGTGGGCACGCGAGGTGACCGATCCTTCCGGCATATCGAAGAGGTACTGTGCGATACCGATGGAGGCCGCCAGGGCGTAGCGGTAATGTTCGCTGCGGCTACTGGCCAACAACACCATGGCACGGACTGTGTCGGCAGTCATTGACTGTACGCCCCAGCCCAGACTGCAGTCGAAAGGCGGTAGCTTGGCTACCACCTCCTCAACAGTCAAAGGTGCAGGGAGCTTTACCAGCTCATTGTTCATTTGTTTCTCCTTGAGGTTTAGTCGTGTCCGAAACAGGCATGACGACCAATTTCGAATGGAAGTTATTGGCTTTATTCAGGGTCTTGGGGTTGACGAGCATCGCCCCGACTTCGGTAAACCCAAGTTCCTTAGCGGTCTTGGCCTTATCAGGACCATGCCCGACACCTAGAAACACGATGTCAGTGTTCTTACTGACACTCTTGGTGAGCTTACCGCCACGAGAGATGACTTCATCTTCCATCTCCTTGCGTGACTTTCCATCAAACGACGATCCACTGACCACGACTGTCAATCCGGTTAGATCCTGATGTTCAGCTTTCTTGACCACTTCATCGGTGTAGGTCAGGATCTTATCCAGGGCCAACAAGTCGTATCCGTTGGTAAGGAACGCATTGATTATCGATTGGGCCACAGTTGGACCAACATCATCCACCTCCTGAAGCTCCAATAGAATGGCCTGTCCCAAGGCTTCGAAGTTATGGAACTGACTGGCCAGCGCCCGTGCAGTGCTATCGCCTACCTCAGGAATACCGACCGCGCGCAGTACCTTGTAGAACGGTAGGACTCGGCAGCGGTTTATGCTGGTCAGGATCTTCTCGGCCATGTTGGTGCTGATACCTGCCAGATAAAAGTCCTCTTCCGACAGGTGGAACAGCGAACTGTACGACCCGAGTGATCCGGCTTCAATGAGGGCTTCGACTGCCGCAGGGCCAAGGTTCTTAACGTCGATGCCTGCACGGCTGACGAAGTAGCTCATCCGGTTGACCACCTGAGCTGCACAGCTTTCGTCATTGGTACAGAACAACTCACCGCCCTCACCGCGGCTCTCTACCGGCGAATCACAGCAAGGACAGGTCGTTGGAACCTGAATGATACCGTGTTCATCGGTGCGCAGTGAGGTGATGACCGATTCAATCTTGGGAATAACGTCACCTCGACGTGAAACCACAACCGTATCGCCGATGCGAAGATCCAGGCGCTTGACTTCTTCAAAGTTGTGAAGGGTCACACTACTGATAGTTACCCCGCAGAGCTTCACGGGACGAATCTTGGCGACAGGGGTGAGCACTCCCGTCCGGCCGACTTGTACCTCAACCCGCTCCAAGATCGAAGTGGTCGACTGGGCTTCGAACTTATAGGCCACTGCCCAGCGAGGTGAGGTCGAACGCTGACCCAGCGAGGAACGCACTGTACCGTTAATGGCCTTAAGTACCAGGCCGTCGATGTCGTACTCGAGGCTATGGCGTTCTTCAGCCACTCGGTTGACCGTCTCCATGATCTGATCAATCGAGGTACTCAGGCCAGTCCACAGGGCATCAACTTTGTAGAAGGCCTGGAGTACAGTATCGTCGACATCAGCCAACGACACCGACCTTGACATGCCATCACCGTATATCACCGCGTCGTATGCAATAAAACGAATGCCCATGCCCAGCAGACTTTCACCCTCCTTTCTGCGCATCAGGCCAGCAACCATGTTACGGGCGTTGGCATAGGGTTTCTTGCCTTGAGCTTCACGGCGCTCGCAGGCTTTCTTGAATTGGGCGTGGGGAATTATACATTCTCCACGGAATTCAATGTCGCCCGGAATTGGACCGATGTCAGCAGGGATACCCTCAAAGAACACGGCATTGTCGGTGATGTCGTCGCCGACATAACCATCACCGCGGGTAACTGCACAGACAAGTTTGCCATTGGTGTAACGGACATTCAGGCTGGCACCGTCGAGCTTGTATTCCAGAGCGGCGTAAATAGGACTGTCAAGCCCCACACACCAGTCGATCAGCTCCTCTTCGTTGTAGACGTTCATCAGACTGAGCATGGGCGACAGGTGCTTGACCTTATCGAAACTGCCGCCGGGCGGAGCCCCTATTTGATTCAAAGGGGAAAGCGGATCGTCGGTCTCCCCTTCAAGAGCCTTCAATTCCTGTTTAAGGGAATCATAGACTTCGTCAGAGACATCCGATTGACCCTGGTTGTAGTACAGGTCATTGAGTCGCGCCAGTTCAGCACGCAGGGTGGCGATACGGGTGTCCATAAGCAGGCTCCTATGACCTAAGCGATGACTTCAGGTCGTGGGGTGAGAATAGCGCGAGACAGACCAACAATACGGCGACCGGAATTCTGGTCACCCAGAACTTTATCCACGGTCAATGTCATCAGCTCCAATGATAGAAACACTTCACTGGCCAAACCATCGGGATTACCGTAAAGCAATTGGGCATGCAATACGACAGATTTGTTTTCAATAATCAGACCAAGCGGCTTAAGGTATCCAACCTTGAAGGGCGCTCGGTACCGATAGATATCAACCAGGTCGGGATTGTTGCCTGTAACCGTGCGGTCTGGCCACTTGGAATACACCGGAATTGTATTTTCAAGCAGATGGGCACACTCCTCGGTGGAGAGCCCTTCGCTGTAAGCAATCGGTAGGGCGTGGAGCGAGGTGTGATGGTAGGTATCGGTCGGCGCTTGAAACAGGTTAAGGGTAGCTTGGTTCATGATTCATTTCACCACAGTAAGGAAGGAGGGGCGGGTGGGTTCTTCTTTCCTGACTTCGACTGTAGGTGCACCATCCACCACCTCAATGGCTACACCATGTACCATGTGCATCGCGGTTTCGGACACGAGGATGGTCGTTGGGATGCAGGTATGAATGATCTGCGGCATGGCAGGGTCATATACACCAATCACCCCGTGCAGGCTGACGGTATGGACGTATTCAACGCCCTGGTAGCGTGCCTTGAAGATGATGTTGGTGTTTTCCAGCCGGAAGTCACGAATGGCCATGGGACTGATGTTCAAGATAACTACATCGTCGCCCACGTGGGTGGTGAATACGTAAGGGGTAAGGTGAGGATTTTGTTCCAAGAACTCAGGTGTAGCAAAAACCTGCATGTGACAGGCGCGGGCGGTCTCCATGATGTAGTCGCGGGTGGATTGGATGTAACGGAATGCAATTTCAGCAGTCGGGGGTAGGATCATTTAATAACACCTGGATTGAGGCAGAGGTAGTCGTATACCTGATTGTCGATCTGTTCTTTGAGAAGCTTCTTCCGATCGCGTTTGGAGGCGCACGGGTACTCGTGTACTCGGATGGCATTATCTCGCTCGTACAGGCCATTTAGGAGCTTACAGGGGTGTTTGCTGACTGTCAGGAGGCCTAGCTGTTTATCGACCTCCTGACTGACGTGGGTAGACTCACCCATGTAAAAGCGCCCGGTGGCATCGTGTTCAAGGATATAACACCCCTGATTCACGATACCTGAGCGCTTACTGCGTCCTGAGGGCGAATGCAGCCACTTGATGACTGCGTTCGGGGTGTCGGACATATCAACCTTCTTTAGGGATCGGGACTGTGGTGCGGAAAGATTCAGGCGGTTTAACGCCACCGCTCCTTACTTGCAAAAGTCGCGGTCGTTGACAACTACGTTCTTAGGACCGATGGTGAAGACGAAGACACTGGCAGGTTTCAAAAGTTGAATACCTTTCTCACCCTGTCCGATGAAGACACCCCACCAGTTATCGTTACTCAAACCGACGACGTTCATGCTGGTGCCTTTGACATCGAGTTCGGTTTCTTCACGGACTTTCGAAGTGTCCTTATACTGGATGCCGAAGAGTTCACGCTCCATGTAGGAGTAGTGCCGACGGCCCGTCAGGTGGATACCTCGACTTTCATCGACAAACTCGCACGGTCGAGTGTCAGTGACCATGACCCCAGGCATCTTGATCTGCGTATACAGGTACCACGCTGCGCCACCGACTGCCACAAAGAAAAGACCACTGATTAGCAGATAGGTGCGAAGCAGGGCCGCACCTACAGATTTAGATCGGGCCTGGATCTTTTCGCGGGCTTGACGACCCGCATCAGAGGATTCATTTTTCTGATCGCTCAGAAAATTGTTCACGAGGTCCTCGGCACGCATGAGGGGTGCGTCGTTCGAATTGGTAGTGCTGTCAACTGATACAGTCATGGGTAATACTCCTATTGGTTGTGTGTGCTCCTCGATAATGTACGGCTGTAATGTTTTTGATTACGGGAAAAGAAAAAAAAAGAGAGACCATAGAGGCCGGGGATGTCCCCGGCCTCTATAATTTAACGTCGGGCATATCCCAATTCTTCGAACGGGTCGTCTTTCTCTTCAGGGACTGTGAAGCTTCGGATGGTCTGAACTTTCCCGGCCGCGGCTGTTTTAGAAGTCTTGACCAGCAGTTTAGTCATCCAGTCGACATTGGAGCCGAGAAATTTATCCTTCCCGTCTACCCGAATGACTCCACGTCGGACAGTAAAATAGGTAGCCAGTTGCTCCAGCTCTGGAACCGAATCACCCAGGGCGAAATAGGTGGCATGAGGACTGGTACGGTAGGTCTGGATAAGCTCCTCTACCGGGTAGACTTCCTCAATATCAAGTTCTACGGCGATGGCATCCACAGCTGACATCGAGTCAGCCAGGATCAAGTTGATACCAACATTACGCATGGTGTTACCTCCTTGAGGCAATGGTCAAATGATTGGCAGGCGGCATAAAAGACCACATCGAGGGAATTGCCCTTCGATGTGGTCTGATGCACAGGCGCCGTTGGAACAGATGCAATGTCTCCCGACAAGGCTCACTGATCCGGGAAGGAACTAGGCTGGATCACCCCCTTACGTGTACTCGAAAGTACCTGTACATATAATGGGATTGAAATTGCTGTGTTCATCACCTCTACAATGTAGGGCTATAATTCTTTTGAATTGTGAAAATACGCGACTGTGGGGTCAAATGATGTGTGACCGGTTAACTATACGAAGCTTTTTACTGAGTCTCGTTGGACCGTCCACCAATCCTTCCCCATCAGGTACCTTGACATGTATAACGTATCGATGCTCGCAAAAGATCAGGTCCTGGCCCTGATCAATGATGAAAACCTACTCAACCTCACATTCGACAGTGTTTCCTTCGGTGTGCCGACTGCTGCTCCGGGTGAGGCACCAGAACGCGATACCGAACTGGTAATCGAAGGTATCCCCGGTAAGGGGTACAAGGGTACCACCACCCTGTTGTACAACCGTATTCCACTTCAGGCGTTCGAAGACGCTGTCCCATCGGCCATCCAGGTCGAAGGCGACATCACCCTTCAGAACATCCTGAATGGTTTCAATGCCTTCTACGGCTCCAACCTGCAACTGGATGACATCCGTAACGACCTGACCATGCCGGCGGAGCTGACCAGCACCCCTCAGCAGTGGACCATGATCGCTGCTGCTGGCTCCTATGCCTACCGTGGTCAAGTCGTTCTCAGCATCCAGGCCGCTGACGTGGATCTGGCAGTTGCCGTCACCAAGCCTGTACTGGATGGTCTGACCCTGACGATGTAAGCATCTGCTTACCGCTGGGTTAGGTCTTCCTTTCCCAGCGGTTATAGCTTCCTCTTAAGGTGAGTCTATCATGCAGCAATATCAACAACGTCCCGAACAGCAATTGAGGGATCTCCTCAACCAGACCAACACCCCTGAAATCGAATTCACGCCCACTAACCTCATTTTGGGCAAACCAAGTGATCTACTGGGATTCGGTAATGCCAACACTCAGTTGAATGTTCGAGGTGTGGCTGGCGAAGATTACAAGGGGCAGGTCAAAGTTTACTACAACCGCCTTGATCTGGGCGTCCTGTTTGGTGGCAATTACCGCGCCGAGTTCAGTGCCCTAGGACAGTCATCTCTGCACAGGCTGTTGCCTGAAATCAGTAAAGCCTTGGGCATCACCCTGACTGAAGACGATCTGGTCAACATTGACCTCAAGCTTCTCGGTACCGGTGAGCAGGTTCTGATTGAACTGGAAGCAAAACCGGGTTCGATTGCCTATAAAGGATACACCACAGTCCTGTTCAATCGCAGGCAGTTGATGTTAACAGATGTCATCCATACGCGTGCAGTGGCCAAGCTTACCCATCCAGATCCAGTGTTGGACGGGTACCGGAGCGCTGGGTTGACCACGTGGGGGTTGGACTTTACCCTTATTCGCCCTCAGTTAAGAGTCAGTCCTAACGGGGCCTATTACCGTGGAAACTGGACAGACCATGCTGGGCTTCGAGCCAAACTGCAAGAGCTGTACAACATTGCCGACTGGCCAGCCATTGACGCATCGTCGACCTCCACCGATTCGGTCAAGGTCTACGAGACCAAGTCTCTACCAGATGCTAACCGTAACTTCTCGCACGTTGCTGTACAGACTGGCATTCGAAGTAACGGCTTTTCTGGTACCGCGTACTTTCATTACAACATCTAATCGGAGTTTTACTCATGTCTCTTTATAAGGACCCAGTAACAACCCTGCTGGGTGTGATTGCCCAAAACAACGGGATTCAGCTGAGTCCTGAAGATTATGACTTTGAGAATCCGACGGTCAACGACACCGGAACCAATCCAGGGCAAAACACCTACGTCACCGTCACCGCCAACAACAACGTCGCCCCTTATCAGGGTTCGGTACAGATCTTCTATAACCGGTTGAGCCTGGCTGACCTTCCAAAGCTTGTAACGCTGAGCATTCAGGCACCTGAGTTCAGCAACTCTCACGATATCCTGCCATACATCAATGAGCGTTTCGGTCTGAACCTCGAGCCGACCGATATCGTGCTGGTAGATGCGGTGGACATGGTGACCTATAAGACCGTCACATTGACGGCTGAGGAAACCAGTCTGGGCTGGATCGGGACAGTGGATGTTTCTGTCAAACAGGGTGACATCCCACTGGAGAACTACCTGGTCAACACGGCGCTACCTGGGTTCCAATACCCGACTCAGTACGCCACCCTGCCCTTTGCGCAGTTCTACAGCTACTGGCGTGATTTTTCCGAGCACGCCGCTTATCTGAAGACCCTGGTCGCAGGTCAGGCCATCCCGGTAGAGCTGGCGACGATCCTGACCGACATCACGGGCGACACTTGGGCCCATACCGGTTACAGTCAGTTCAGTCTGGGGGGTGCAATCATCAAGTTTGCAGGTCCTACTGCAGAGAACGGTCTGTTCAACGACAACTACGATTACGGACTGATTGTGGGTCTTGACCACAACGATGCATTCGGAATCAGTGGGGATCTTATCATCCACTTCAGTGATCCGGTCGACCCGTTCGCTCAAGCTTAAGTGAGGTGATCTGATGGACGGACGTCTTAAAGTTCTGCAACTGGTCAATGAGCAGAACGATCTACGCATCCCTGTAAGGCTCGATAACGTCGAGATGGCAACACCCATGGCTAAGGCCAGCGGTGGAGTGAGAAATACCGGTGTGGTGCTCTCAGGCATCGTAGGGAAGGGATACAAGGGCGAGGTAGAGATCCTCTTTGATCGGCATGACCTTTCTGCCTTGTTTAGTGGTGACGGAGTCGCGGCGAAAGCCCGGACCAACGGAACCATCAACCGAGACTGGCTGCTAAGTCACCTGAATAACAAGTACGGCTTGTACCTCGAGCCAGTCGATATCCAGGAACCGGTAATCCCTGAGTTCGATACCCTTGAAACCACTCAATTGATTGAGATCCAGGTCAAGGACAACTCGTGGAACTGGATGGGTCGGGTGGTGGTCGAGACCACGTACGGTAACCCTCTGCTGGAAACCGTTGTTCTGGTTCGGTTATTGCCTCTGCTTGATCATCCGACCGACCTCACGATTCTAGGATCGAACCGTCGGTATGGGTACATGTCCACGTATAACTTCGACTTTACCGGCTATAAGAAAGATCTTCAGATTGACCCGAAAACAGGCCGCTGGGCGAACTTCAGCCGCGTACTTGAAATCGGTGCCAAAGCCGGACTGCCGTCATGGAATAATAACTCCGTGGTGGATCGGGCGACGAGCGAGATCGCTAACGCCAATCCGAAGTTCCAACGTGTGATGATCCAGACGTACGCCACCGGTGGGGTAATGGGACCGCTGTATTTCCATTACGATCTGGACTGGTAAAGTCTCCCAGTTACTTTTCATGAAAGGGTTAGCGCATGGCTATCTATACCAAAACGGCCAAGCAGATGCTGGTCGATCTGATTAACGAAGGGAATCCCAACCTCCCCTTCCCGATCAATGACACTGATTTTGATTTCACCCTGCCTGAGACGATCACCGATCCAGGCAATGGCCACAACACCAAGATCCGGGTGATCGCCAAACCGAACACCAACTACATTGGCAACATTGTAGTGACTTACCGGCGGTTGAATGTGGGCTTTCTTTTCCGCAACATGACGCTGGAAGTACAGAAGTGGGTGGCGAATGGCGGTCAGGCGAGCGGCAACCTGATCCAGATCGATACCTTACTGCCACTGTACTCTGAAAAGTACGGCATACCGTTCACAGTGGGTGAGTGGAATAACGGGTGGTTGACGGGCTATAACGGTATCCGGGGAGACGCGTTTATCCTTTCTCCCACGAGCAGTAACTTGGTTTTTATCGGAACCATTCAGGCCAAATGGTTCGTAGGCGAACGAACACTGGAATCGTTGCTGCCAGTGGATGTGATGGGCGGACGTCTATATCCGGGCGGTAACGACCAGGACGATCCGATGCGCAAGTACTGGATCACCCCAGACGGCTTTAACACCGATTATTCCAATAAGTCGGCCATACTTGACAGTAGCTGGGTGACGAGCGCTTCCTTCCTGGGCCAGTGGGCTGGCACCAACGTATCATTATTACACACACAACTGATCAACGAAGTCTTCCCGATGGTCATTCCCAGAAATGGCCCGCGGATCACCGCTACACGCTACGTCGGTCGCTCCGCTTCTACCAACGGGGTCGCGTACGATGGTAGCGATCCAACAACCGGTTATCTCGTCAAGGAACTGGGGATGACGGGCGCACGCATCAACCGGTACATACTGCCGCATGCCGCAGTACCTGAGGCAAACTCCGAGTTCTTTAACCGGGTACTTGTTCTGACACTGCCAGACGATTGCCCATGGGGTGCGGGTAAGCTCTACTTCCACTATAACGTCTAAGGGCACTGAATATGAGTATTCATCGTACCGCCAAACAGAGCTTGGTCGATTACATCAACAGCGCCAACAGCGCCGCTCTGACTGTAGCTGAACTGGATTTTGGCCTACCCACCCCTATTGCAGGGACGTGGCGTGAAGGTCTGATCGACCGCAATACCGCAATCAAGATCACCGCCAAAGAGGCGTCCTCCTTTCAAGGCAGCAGGGTCATCTGTTACGACCGTCTGAAGCTGGACGATTTCAACAAGCTGATCCCCCTGTCCATCAAGAACTACTTGCCGGACACGACCCATGACCTCATCAAGCCCCTGAGGCTTCGTTACGGCATCGTCCTGGACCCCGATGAGTTCATCGATGAACCCCTGCCCGAAATCGGCGACGTGCCAGTGGCGTGCGTACTCCGGGCTCAACCACATGCAGTCGGTTGGATCGGTCAGGTTGAGATCATGGTCCAGCAGGGTGATGCCGTCCTGGCCGATCACCTGACCACTACTCAGCTCCCAGGCTTTGACTACCCGGTCGAGGGTGACGGTGCGCAGGGGTCTGCACTGACCTATCTGTACCCGTACGACTTTACCGCGTACAAGGATCTGCTTGACGTCCTGACGGTAGGTCAGTTCATCGACGACACAGATACAACGCTTCTGGATGCTATCAAGGCACTCGATACCAACGTCGGCAAGAGCCTGTGGACATTGGACGGTGCGGCGACCACATGGGCGCTTGGGGGTGCTGAGGTGGTGTATAACGGCATCAACAGTCCGCTGCTGCCCACCAACTCGTCCTACAAGTACGTGGTAGGAATCAAGATGCGTGACACCGTGATCACGCCGCCCGGTGTCTTCTACCTGCATTACGACGATCCAATCGATCCTAACGCAGTCTGAGCATAAGTCCCTGGCCTAGGCCAGGGACCTGACATGGGCGGAACTCACAATGTCTTATTACTCAAAACCTCAGATAGACCTGTTGTACAACCTGATCAATGAGTCCAACCCTGGGTTGTTGGAACCGAGGGATCTGGTCAATACACGGCTCGGATTACCCTTTAACCGAACGCCCGCCGCCGGCGAGATCGCAGACACCTCCCTCGAGTTGTATGCTACCCCAGAGTCGTTTTACATCGGGAAACAGATTGTCCACTATCGTCGAATCGACGTCAGTAGGCTATTTGCCAACATGACGATTAAGATAGACCGTTGGACGCCGTCTGGCTCCATCGATCGGACGATTCTGCGTGAACAGATAAACCAACTGTTTGGTCTGACGCTGGTAGATGATGATCTTCCCAATACAACTTGGGGCGGAACCACCTACACCGTCGACATCTTACCGACATCGCTGACGTACAAGGGTCGGTTCAGGTTCACCTATACCCGTGGTAAGCGAGCACTCGATCAGATCCTTCCAGCCAACGTGGAGACCTTTCAGAGTCGCTTCTGGGACAGTCGCTATGTGGAAGGTAAACCCCTGCTGTCGTTGGTTAACGTCGGGCTTGATTTCAGTGCGTATGCAGCAGTGGCCGGGAACATATCCAACAATTGGACCATCAACAGGTTCGACATTGGACTTAACCAGTTGATAGGCTGGTACCGGCAGGTCTCTGGCATCATGCTAGACACCAACAAACCTCATACGGAAGTTGGAGGGATAGGTGGGCTGGTGTTCACTCGGTTCAGTTTACCGAACATCAACGCCCCTGAAGGGAATGCTAGCAGGTTCAACCGCGTGATCCTAATCTCCAGTCGAGACGATAGCTGGTTTGCAGGAAAAATCATTATGCATTACAACGTATAACGGTCGAGGTGACCCATGGCGCTGATACAAGGCTCCAAGGCTGATGTCATCTCGGGACTGAACCGAGAAACATTGGCAACACTGGATCACACAGGACTTCACATGAGTCCGGTGGTTCCAGTAGACGATCCCTCAGGCAAAGTAGTCAAGGTGCGTATTACCTGTCAGCCCGCATACCAGTATCGGGGGACGGCGGTCATTCAGTATAACCGTCTTCCCTTCGCTGAGTTGGCTGCTAAGTTCCCTGTACTCCCGAACATCAGTCCAGGAGCCACGCTCTATGAGATGCTCGATAACTTCCGCGATGCCACCAGTGTCAATCTGACAGATGAGGCGGTGGAAGATTCGCCTGTCGTGGCGCTCGAGGATGGGACCTTCCAGGTGACACTGACTGCTAAACCTGAATCTCATGGTTGGTATGGGACCGGAGTCTTCACTTTCCGGGATCTACCACCCCTTTCACTGGCGGTGACTGACACCAGCCTCAGGTGGTAATGATGACTGAACGTAAATGGATCAACTACTTCTTTGGTACGGACTTCACTCCGGTGGCAGAAGCGCTGAAGACCATCCAAGTTGACACTGTCCTGAAAGACGATACCGCGCTGGGTATGGTGGCGCTTCTTCAGGAAATCGACAAGGGCGAGGGTAAAGACAGTTGGGTGACAGATGACGTAAGTGTTCAGTGGAACCTGACCAATGTCCATGTCTGCTACAACGGCGTTAACACACCTGACTTGCCCACTAACTCCAAATACAGCCATGTCTTGATGTTGATGTTCCCTGAAGGGTCAATGGCACCGACTGGCAAAGTGTGCCTACAATACAACCTGATGGAGGTGTGAGATGGCTATTGTGAACATGATCGGGTTTGATCAGATGCCGTTGATCAGTGGCATCAGTGTAACGCGCATTAGGCACGAAGGCTTCGATCTACTGGATGGATCAACGTCCACTGCGATGCAGTGGAACACGGTTAAACGCGATGGCCGGGTTCGGTTACAGGCAGCCTTGGTTTACTACAACAATTCCGGTAACCGAGTCTTCAGATTTACCGAAAATCTACCCCTGTCGACATGGTTTGGTAATCAGACCAAACTTACAAAAGGTGTGATCGGGTACCGAATCCATATCAATTCCATAGTAGCGAATTACCCTTCCGCACCAATGGTCCTTATCGATGGCGTTGGATGGAGTCCGTCGATCGATATCATTTCCAAGCTAACGCCTGGCGAGCATTACGTCGAGTATGTAATCGATGTGGCCAAAAAGGTCCTGGAACTGTGGATTAACGGCGAAATGAAGGCAAGTGGGGCATGGACTATGACCATGGCGTCAACCTTCGGTATCTGGCAGTATTTCAACACAGTTCCCAGTGGAAACCCAGGTGTTGTCATGGACTTCTCGGACTTGTACGTCCTCTGGGATACGGAAGATGACACCCCCTGCGACCGGTTGGGTCCGGTGCAGGTCAAGTGGCTTCCGGTGGCCGAAACAACATTCCCAGAAGACTGGGGGTACCTGGACGAGCCACGGCTCACCTACCAGGTCGATGGTGTCGACAAGACGTACCAAGGCCTGATTCCCCGTTACCTTGAAAGCAATGTCAAGGAAGGGTCTATCAAGCTGACATTGTCGACCACTGTCGGGTCCCGCGTGGGTTCATTCTTCGCCGCCGCCGATCCTCTTGGCACAGGCATAACCGGGTTCAGCAACCAGCAGACCGATAGCAAGAACACCCTCGGTGTAGATTTTGTCTCCGCCAAGAAAGTGACTGCCTATGCACTCAAACGGCCTGTAGGGACTGATTACGGATTCATGGATGATTGGACCTTCGAAGCCAGTTCGGATGGTGTGCAATGGACTGTACTCGACACCAAGACAAACCAGGCCACCGCTCATGCATCGGGGGCGACAATCGTCCATAGTCTTCCGGTCGACAAGGTCGGCGCCTATAAGTTCTATCGACTGGTGTCAACCAAACAGGTAATCGGCAGCAGCGCAAGTAGGTACGTGAGCATGCAGCACTTCCAGTTGCTGGGAGATCCTGCAGATGTACGGATCAACACCGACCCTACGTCGCTGGTAAACATGTCTTATAACCACAACATGGTTGATACTGCATCGCCAGTGCTTCGGACCTCGATCAGTGAATCTGAAGCTGCATTCCGGTTTGCTACTCCGGTGGTAGGTAGTGCTGATATCAAGATGGTGCAGTTGCGCCTGACGGGTAAACGCGATCCTGGTACCGAAGAACGACTCATTGTCCGCAGTGAAGTTGGTGATGTTCAGGGTCCTGAACAAAACCTTCGCATGGATACTGATTTCCGGATGGGTCCTATACTTGAGAACCTGGCAGTCAGTCACACCGGCGATGCATGGACAGCAGACACCGTCGGTCAATTGAAGCTCATCGTTAAATCCAAGACAGGGGAAGCCTGATCATGATCAAAGAAATTCTAGGGTTCGCTGACTTCCCGGCCGATACCCGCTACCCGACACTTGAGCTGCTGGGTAAAGGTATCATTTCGGCACTTAACCCAGGGGCCACCGCAGCGAATGTTAGTTGCGTGCAATACAACAATCGACGCTGGTTGAGGATCTATGGTGCGGCCGGACCCTATCTCCGGATGGATCTCAAGAATGTCGGGATCACTAACACCGAGGCCAAGACCCGTAAAATTTACGGTGGCTTTCGGTACGCTATCACCAACAACGCAGCGTTTGAAGGTGCTACTATCCTGTACTTCTCTCGGGCGACAGGGTACACCCTGCTGACAGATTCACAGTTAACGTCAGTGCAGGGTGAGGCCTACATCGAGTACATGATCGACATCCCCAACCTGACATTCAAAGTCTGGGTCGATGGGGTCATGCGTAACAGTGGGCCACTCAACACCGCCGAAACGACTTCGACGAACGAAGGGTTCATGTACTACGGACAGACTGGAAACAGTCCAACGAGTGAAATGCACTACTACAACGACTTCTACTGGCTGGTTGACACCTCCGATCTCGATGACACTCCGTCGTCGCGCCTGGGGCCTGTCAAGGTTGGTGCTGTCAAGGTCGATACCTCAGTCGTGCCTACCGATTGGGTCGTGCCAGAAGGGGCCACACCGTCCACTGTACTGGACACCACCACCCTCGGCCCTAACGGTGAAGTGTCTCCTGTCATTCGTACCTCACCGGCCGAGTCTGTGGCTTCGTTCAGCTTTGCCAAGCCAGACACTGCCTTCCCGATTCGGGCTGTCTCAATTGAGATGTATGGTTATCGGGATACCGGTACCGTACCTGTCATCGAGTCGCAGCTGCGTCAGGGCGAGGCAGTCTCGGCTAAGAAGACTCAGTCCCTTAACACCAGTGTGCTGCGTGAGGGTGCTAACGCCAACCGCATCGGGTGTCTCAACAAGGACCTGAACAACCAGCCTTGGACGGTCGATTCCATCGATCAGCTTGAGGTCCTCATCAACTCCAAAACAGGAAGCTGAACATCATGACCGAGTCAGCTAACCTGCGAAGTATTCGCATCCAGTACCTCTACGTAGATCAGAATGATGCAGCACTACGGGATATCCGGGTCGATTACTTGGCAGTAGACAAGGCCCCCGTCTCAGTACGTCGGGTCAATGCACAAATGCTGACCGTGTCTGAAGATCCTGCCAACCTGCGTAACCAGCGTCTGCAATACCTCGAATCGACCCGAGACCCTGTCTCACTGAGAAGAGTGTTAGCGCAGGCACTGGTTGTGGACAAGGGCCCTGCTAACGTACGTGATACACGCCTCCAGTACATTGAATCGACCCGAGACCCTGTCTCGTTACGACGTGTATTGGCGCAAGCAATGGTGATCGATAAGGCGCCTGCTAACGTACGGGACGCTCGTCTCCAGTACCTGGAGCGGACTCGGGACCCGGTGACAGTTCGCCGAATCCTGAGTCAGGTCTTGATGGTTCAGAAAGACCCCCTTTACCTAAAGGGGATGCGTGCTCAGTACCTGACGCTAGAGAACACCCCACCTAACTTTACCATCGATGCGTGGACGCGGTTGTTGGAGATCATCAACAACAACAACGGTACCAAGTTCAAACTCGGTGACGTGCTGCCAGGCCTGCCTACACGCAGCCTAAAGTTAGGTACGTGGAATACACAACTTGAAATCACAGCCCAACCATCGTCAGGTTACTCTGGCAAGGTTACAGTGTACTACGAGCGATACCCTATTGAGTTGTCGTTCCAGGACATTCATCCGGTCTTTGATTTCACAGGTGTTACAACCTCGCACGACCTGCTACCGCAGATCAATGCATTCTTCGGCCTCAAGCTGACACCGGTCGAAATAGTCGCCACCCCGATGATCCCTCAAGGCCCGAACATTACGAGCTTTGATTTGGTGGCATCTGAGAATGCTTGGTTCTACGTCCCTGGCAGCAAATTCCACTTCTCTGGATTGCCGGATCTGAAAACTGTTTACGCAGTGACTGATCTTTCTGGTTTTGATCTTCCGATGTAGCCAGCATAAGGGAGGGCTTCGGCCCTCCCTGTTTTATGTCCGACGGCATAAAGCCACTGCACCCGAAGGTGCAGTGGCCCTTGACATTAGATTACGAGTTAGACTGCGTAATCAAAGCCGCTCAGGTCGCTAGTGGCGTATACCTGGCTCATGCGCTCACGGCCGTCTACCGGCTCAACCAGAGTCACGATCAGGTCGCCCACGTAGGCGTGCGAGCCAGCTGCAGCGCGCAGGGTCAGCGGTGCAGTTTCACCGTCAACCATTTCGTCAGACCAAGTCGGCATGACAGTTTCGACGAAGTCTACGTCTTCGGCGATCAGGCCCAGCTCAGCGACAACAGCTGCTTTGACGTCAGCCAGAGTCGATTCAGCAGTGGTCTGGAATTCGGAAACGGCAGCACCAACGGTGGCCAGCTCCAGACGGGTGTAACGCAGGGTCTGAGAACCCTTGAACTCGGTGCTACCTTCAACAGCAGATACGACGATCTGGGTGTTGCGGGTGTTGATGCCTTCCGGATCAACGAACTCAGACGGGGCACTGATGGCAACTTGTGCCAGAGTCAACGAACGGGCGTTGTCAGCATTCATCAGGTCCAGAATATTCTGGATGGAACTCTTGAGGGGATCGATGATCATTCTGTGTCTCCAGACGCAGTGGGAAAGAGTGGAAATCACCCTTCCTCATAGTATAGGTTCACCGAAAAAACCATATATTATTTAAAAATAACAAGGGAGGGCCGAAGCCCTCCCGTTATGCCTCTGGTAATACTTTCGAAAGGATCAGCGTCAGTCCGTTCAGGGTTTTGTTTGTCACTGCAACCCCTATTTCAACGTCACCATCGGGAGCAAAGTCCCATGGCACCCAGACCCCATCAATCTTGGAATAGCCGCTGACGACCTCTTTATACTGCCCGTCTAGCTTCACGAAGACCTGTGTACTACCAGGCCATACACCATCTTTGATTAGCATGCCAACTCCCCTCTATCAAGGCTTGACAACCAACCAGATGTCACCGTCGGTGCCCTGAAGGTTATCTGGCAGGGAAGTGCTAACATGGAGGTCGCGCATGGCCATGGATTTGACAGTCGACAGTTTGGTCTTGTCTTCGGTGGTGTAATCTTCAGTGGACAGTTGCTTACCGTTGACCTTATCGACCTTACCTGTCAACAGGCTGTTGACCTTGGAGGTAAAGTTGGACAAGGACTGGATGACGTTGCTGATAGTGCTCACGTTTAAATTCCTTCTACAGATAGATAGACTGCGGGTGAGGCTGGGTCATACTTATACAGCAAGTATGCCAACAAAGAAAAAAGAAAGACTCATAAAATTAGCTAGGTATAGGGCGAATACCCTATACCTAGCCTTATGTTTACTCGCTGTCTTTCACGGCTTTACCGAGGTTCTCTACCGCTTTCATCTGAGTCATGATAACGCGATGACCTGCGTAAGCGATGGCTGCACCGATGACTGTACCGATCAGAAAGTTTTTCATTTAGATGCTCTCCATTACTTCAGCGATTTTCTTTTGACGGGCAGGTGCAGTGATGGCCGCGACTACGATGTAACCAACAACGATTCCGAAAAAGGTTTTCATGGGTGTATCTCCTACGATTGGGGTATGTGTAGAGCAGTCCTTGATGGATTACTCTGCGTACTCACCACTACAATGTATTGTTGAAATTATTTCGAATCGAATTTTAGAGTGACGGCATAAAAGAGAGGATGACCCTCTCTGGTAATTGTCAGATATAAGATTGGTTTGGTCAGGATTATTTTACCCTATAGAGAGGCTTCGCCTCTCAAAAAGCACTAGGGATGTCGTCGCCTTTAGCTCCTCCGCTTGTGCTCAGCTTCCCTCGTTCCACTCCTCCAGCTTCGCTCTTTATAGTCTTTTGAATTTATTCAGAGAATTGGATAGAGGAGGAATAATTAACGAGACGACATAACAGGAGATCCCGAAGGATCTCCTGAAGAGGGTCGCCAGACAAATGGTGATAATTGAGTCCGTGGCAATTCCTATATTCGGTTGACTATTCGACGAGTTCCAGTACTGGGCGCCAGCCGCTATATGTACTAAATTCAGAAGCTCGATTTAAACCCAAGAAGGTCAGACCACCACTACCTCTCCTCACCCGCAATGTGGAATCTGACGCACTTGTCTCCTGACACCAACTAAAGCTACCATCGCCCACCGTATTATCTATTAGTAAATCTGTATCAGAATATAACGGCCAAGTCCCCGGTGGGGTAACATTACCGGCTCTACTATGTACCCCATTGTGAACACTATAAATAAGTCTATTCCACTCGGAACCGTAGGCCCCGACAGGGTCATACCCATTCCCGCCCACATACGGGTCGGTCGCGGAGCCCTTCAACAAACGGACCTTATAGGTCTTACCGTTTATCACAATCGTGCGTGAGCCGTAGACGGCGTTCACGGCTTGAATGTGGTTCCAGCTGATGTAGAAGCGATAGGTCTTCTTAGCCACATAAAGTGTCTTACCGTCTAACTCAAAGTGCAACCAAGGTTCATTACTGTGCTGTGCTGTACCTGCGGTGAGGCCAATGGCACTAGCTAAAGCATTCCCAGTGATTAATTCAGAGACTGGGACCTCACCGTAGAACCATCCTCCCCGCTTGAACGCTCTTCTTATTGCTGCGGCTTGTCTGATGATTCTCATCTTTCTTACCCCTCGTCGAAACGGATTAAACCGACACGTCCCGATTAAAGGGACGTGTCGGCTATTTACGGTTTAGACAGCCAGAGCCATCGCCTTACCAAGCAGGTAAGCATCCCAGGTCAGACCGCCATCGCGGGTCGACATGGCAACCACGTCACGACCAGCTGCTGAGAACTCAGGCTTGACACCTTCGTTCCAGTAGACGTTCGGCCAGAAGGTGATGGCATGTGCACCAGCGTTGGTCAGGTACAGCGCCATGGTGTAGACGCGACCGGCTTCAGGCACTCGCAGGAGGGAGAAGGTAGTCGGTGCAGTGATGGTTTTGTTGAAGTGGTTACCCAGCCAGCAATCCAGAGCAGAGTCAGCACCCAGGTCAACCAGACGCTCGGTGACAGCAACGCGCTGCTCGCCAGTCTCAGGAGAACTCATGGCACTGGTGTCTGCGGCAAGCTGAGTGCTCAGCTCATCGATCAGACGCTCGGTTTCAGCGATGCCGTGAGCATCACCATCTTCGATGGCGGTTTTTACTTTACCGGTGTAGTTGTTAAGCGACGCTAACAGCGCTTGTATTTGAGCTTCTTGCATGTCGATCTCTCAGGGCGGATAAACAGATAATACCAATGACGATGTAGTACGTCATAGGATTTGGCTAAAACAGCGAATCGGTTAGTTAGTCGACTAATTCAAGCACTGGTTTCCAAACGGTACTTGATATTGCCGCTGTCGGCGGAATACGACTTATACGCCTCACTCCAGCAGCACCTCGTATGACGCGACTTCCGGATGCAGTGTGAGTCTCTTGACAGAACGTCCAGTAATCTTTAAGGCCCAACGCAGTATCGCTAAGTTTCGCCCATTCACCGAAGGGAATGCCCTCTCCAGACACGCCGTTTGAGGGCGTGGCAGCTAGACGGTACAATAGACGGTTCCATTCAGAACCCCAAGTAGCTGTCGGATCGTCGACGTCAGTCGGACTGTTGGTCGGGCTTGTAGCGGCGCCGCGCAGTAGACGGACTCGCATGGCCTGACCTTTGATCTGCACGACTTTGTCGCCGGTCACCACGTTTGCGTTACTCAACACGTTCCAACTGACGGTATGACGGATCGGTAGACGTGCTATCAATAGACGTTTGCCACCGATAGCAAATCCATCCCAGACGGTATTCGAGTTGATCAACGTACCTGAAGTCACTCTAGCCAGGCTGGCTAGAGAAGCACCTGTGATCACCTCAGTGCTGGTGAAAGATCCATAATACCCTAATTCCATCGTCCCGGCAAGCATTGGCTTGCCGAGCAGACTCGGTACGGCAACATTCTTAAGGCGCCTCATGGAGGCACTTAATATCAGGGTATTCATTATAATCCTTTCTTAAAGCATTATATTCATCAACCTAGAATCAAGGAGGTTAGAACTCCTTCAATCTGGCTCACTTGCAAATTGAACGCGCGTAGTAAAAGCTTTATCCAGATCATCTTTGTTTTGAGTAGACCGCGCGTGACTGGGCCTGATCTTAAACCCGATTACCGCATTATAGACAGTATTGTCCACCGTGCGATCTTTCTGTCCCATGCGCTGCTGTAAGGCGACTGTTAGTTTTGCTAATTGTAACCGGATACCTCGGTTATCTCGATTGGCAATAACGTAACGATACCCGTAGTAAACCCGACCTGTAGTGCGATCAGTTGCTCGGATGAAATACCAGCCAGATACGATCGGTGCTTTGTCTGAAACATCACCAGTGCCCCACCAGTCGATCATCAATGTCGCTTTGCCAAGGGAAGATTATGCCGCTCTTCGGACTATTGATCAGTGTTCCTAGCACATGTTGCGCCTGACGCACACCGTGGTCGCGATGAGCTTTGAATAGCAGTCGGCTGATTGGGTGGTACGCTCCGCTGCCCTCGTAGAAGAAGTTTGACATGTTCACCACCGTCTTCCCCAGGGCTGTTCCAGTAATAACCATCTCCGAGGCGCTGGTGGTATAGACGACATCGCACTGTTTTGAATTGAAGAAGGTTGGTGAGCATTGCCAGGAGCCCTTTGGGAAATGGATGGTTCTACATAAGATTCTTAGGGACCTGCCAAACCGAACGTTGACCCGTGCGCAGGACAGACAACTGTCCTGCGTTCTGGATCGTTAGCCTGTTGCCGTACTGACAACAAACACCACCGAAGGATCGATCAGATCGAGCTCCTCTACTGAGGCGGCATTTTTTGCCAACTGCTCCAAACGGTGGCGGTGTCCGGTGTATACCTGTGTTTGAATCAATGTTTTCACATTGGTCTCGATCCGCTGCGCCAGGTGTTCAAGGGTCTCATTGCCGCCGTCTGCGTTACGCCCTTCTAGCAGTGCATTGAGCATAGGTGTTGCAGGCGGTTCGCCGACCTGACCTTCCACGACCCATTTCAGATAGGCCTTGGACTCAGCTTCTTGGGTCGGCCAGCCGAAGCGCTCTTCTTCAGGAAACTCACGAGCAATCGGCGCCATGACCGCACTGTATAGGCTATTGATTGCCTCGATCTTGCGCGCCCTTAGGTTTTCTATCGACTCTGCCGGCCGATCTTCTACGAGGTAGTCAATGGTTACAACCCCTGCTTCTCGGTCAAACGACAAACCGCCGCGCTGCAGGACCTGTCCGTCAGTGAGCGGGGGTGGTGCGTCATTCACCGGGTACCAGTTATATGTAGCCAGCGAGACATCGTCAAGATGATGAAAGCCACTGACATTGGCAAAGCACCTAGGCAGTTCGCTTGGTTCCATTGGGATGTCGTTTACGACATGGGAATATTTCACGATGTGTTCCTTGATTGTTCAGTAGATGGATCAAAACGGAGCCGTGACACCACAGAAGACAAACCCTCCAGCTGCACCTGCTTGGTTCTGAATACCGCCGGCGCCAGTCAGTGGATCGAGGCCGTTGAGGTTGACGACAGGGGAGATCGTTGCACGGTAGGTGGTTGAAGACGTGCCATATGCCGTCAGTGCACGGGCCCTGCCCACAACTTCACCTGAGCGAGAATCATTGAGCGGATAGAAGCTACCGCCACCCCCTCCGCCACCGCCACAACTATTGGAATGGCCACCACCACTGCCGGTGCCGCCCCAGCGTACATTGTTGACATCGAGGATATAACCGCCTCGGGTGGCAGTGGTGGTGGTAGTCGCTCCAGGAGCGCCCCCAGCCCCGCCGCCATAACCCCCACCGCCACCACCGCCTGGGGTGTATCCGCTCGGGTGGTCAGCGCCATGGCCACCTGACCACTGGTTAAGTACATCTGCAGCTAGACCAGGCACAGTGAACCCCACTGCGCCTAGATAGAAACTACTTCCCCCAGCCCCTGCCAAGCGATCCGCGATAGCACCGTAGCCCCCACCCAGCGTCCCCTGGTGACCGCCATCGACCACCAGTAACTGGTTGTCTAACGTGTGTTTGGACCAGGTGCCGCCACCACCGCCCCTGGATGTAGAGCTGTTGACATGGACGGCTCCGCCACCCCCAGCCCCTGCGACGGCGACCATTTGCCAACTGCCGTCATTGGCCTGCTTCTCAAGGATGGTAGGGGTTCCTCCCGATCCCCCTTCGCTTGATTCAGTTCCGCCTTTTCCACCTTTCCCGCCGTGAGCGGCGTATCCAGAATTGTCAGTCCGTCCAGCAGCAGCACCCAGCGACAATCCCCCAAGTCCGATCCAGACCCGGTACCGACCAGGTCCGAGCCAGACCTTTACGGCCGCCCCAGCACCCCCTAACTGACCTTTATATCCCGGGTTATAGGCACTGCCTCCCCCTCCACCGATGAGTAACGCGTAGCCACCGTCACCAAACGGAATTTCAATCGTCGACCAGACGCCGGGGGTGGTTACCTTGGTACCCGCCATGAGACTGGCGGCATTCCACTTTGATCGACCACCTGCATGTCCGACTAACATCACGCCACCTCACTTACCTGGACTGAACCGTAAACCGTAACGCCCATGTCGGGGCTTTGGAAATTCAAGATGGTTTTCTTGGTTCCCATGGCCAACGGTGGCGGGGTGTTGTTTTCCCAGATGACGGATGTCGGCCACATAATGCTGTAATTGCCAGCACCCTGCAGAATGACTTCAAAGATGGTGAATGCATCTGCCTGTTGCGAGAAGTTGGCGAATGTAAACGTGGTCGTACCGACAACACTGACACGGTGGACACTGCCCAGCGCGAGGTCAAGTTGCAGGGCGCCGGAACGATTGCCGTGGTTGATCATGACAGGCTGAAGGTTGCGGTAGGTGTATCCGCCACCATTCAGGGGTGCGATCAGGGTATCGCTGACCAGGATACTGTCAGGAGCCTGGTTGTTTAACTGCGCTTGCAGGCCATCGATCTGACCGATGGCAAGGTTAGGGATGTCACTGGCCAGAAGGGGTAGGCCCTCCAATACACGGCCTTTTGCATCAACGCTGACTTTACTGTAACTGCCAGCGACCACACCGCTGTCTGACAATGTCAGCGCAGCTGAAGCGTTAGCGCTACCATCCATCGACACTGTCCAGGTCGCATCGCCGGTCATGTCGATACTGCGAGGAGTTAACCACTTAGTTGCAGTGTTGCTATTGCCAGCCAGGTTGCCAGTAAAGGATGGGGCGGTGACATTATTAACGAAGCTAATCGCCCGGTTTACAACCGTCGCCATCCTGGATATCGAATGCTCAACGTAGCCAGTAGGTACCACGGTTGTTTCGGAGGTCACCACCGTGTTCATCCGCGTATCGTCGTAATTGCCACGGTTAATCACTTCAACATCGACTGTGATGTTGTGGATAGTGCCCGAATTGTGCTTGAGGGCCAGTTTCCAGACGGCGGCGTCGGTTTCTTTGGCCCAAATGACTGGGGTGACAAACGAAATCCCGCCAAATAATTCCTCGGAATAGCTGGCTTCCCAGGCAAGGTCAGGCAAGGTGTTGGAACGCAATGTGACGGTGAAGTCGATGATCTGGATGGTCATTGAGACCTGCGTCACCACCCGCCCTTTGATGACGTAGTTCTGGGACGAAGACGAAGGCGTGATAGTCAGGACTTCCTGGTATTCACCATCGACCATGTAACTGGTCGGGACATAGGACTGTGAAAAGCGCTGGGTGTACGAGTTGACATGCCTGATCGTATCGAAGGTCATGCCTCCCTCGACACGCAAGTTTCCGGGGAATGAAGTGTTACCGTTGGCATCGAGCAGTACTGCTTCACGACGCAGGTCAGTGAAGACACCTGAATACTGACGTACATAGATCGGTTCGCCGCCATTGTCGGCCGTGGCGATCTCAGCATACCCTAAATCATTAGCGCCGCCGATGAGGATGCGAAACTTGTCATTGGCCCCCATGGTCCCCAACAGCAGTTCAGCAGTCCCATCATCACTTGCCGTGGCGACCACCTTACTTGCTGTGGCGGCATTTCCGGTCGTGCTCTGGTTTAGGGTCGGGATGCGAGCGGCTGGAAACACCCCACTGCCGATCTTACTGACATCCAGTGTCGGGATGTCTGCAGCGGCCAGATTTTTCCCAAAGACTACCCGCCCCTTGGCATCGATGGTGACTTTGGTGTAGTCTCCGGGGACAGCCCCCGAATCACCTAAGCGGTCAGTTGGCAAGGTCCCTGCCAGCAGGTTGGATGCGTCTTGATAGAATGCTGGCAGGTTACCTCCCAGTTTCTCGGCATCGGTTGCTTTGGCAGCCGTCGTTGGCATCTGCGCAGCAGTGAGCTTACCGTTACTGTCCAGGGTAGCAACACCGGAGGCCACTCCTTTTTCACTGGCTGGAACAGCAGCCGCTGCAAGGTCGTAGGCGGCCTTAACAGCCTTAGGGGTGGAGGCCTGTGTCTCGCTGGTACTATTGACAGCAGACGATAATTGCACCACTCCGGTTTTCGTAAGACTGGCGAGGCGGATACCTGTACTTGCTGCGGAGACGATCCGTCCTTTACTGTCCACGGTCAAGACAGGGGTTTCCAGGTCAGATCCGTAGCTCCCAACATTGACGCCTGTTTTGGTAAGTGTCAGGACATTAGTGACATCAGCACCGCCATCAAATGTTACGTCCCAAGTGGCGTCACCGGTCAGGGCGATTTTACGGGGTGTCAACAGGCGGCTGGCTGAGACAGCGTTTTCTGTCTTACCCAGCTTGGTGTCGATGGCATTACGGATGTTGGTCAACAATACCGTGATGCTGGTTTTGATTTGTGGCAGATTGATTAGCATCGCAGAATATCTCGTGCGGGAATGGACGGGGTTGGATACATAGTATTTTGCTTAATGGCGGATGACATGTGACGTCACATAGACACCTCCTGTCAGGCTAAAGTTGCCTGACAGGAGGTGGTGGGTGTCAAATATCCCTGAACTTATTGAACAGGTGCTGAAAAGCACCTGACGTCGATCGCTTGACTAATGTGGCGTCGTATTGTCGTGCCAGTCGCAATAGTCGAGCAGCGCTTACTATTCGCCCCCCTAGTTCACCCACCATGAGACTGGTCGCAATTTTACTTAGCCTAAAGTTATTGCTGTTGGTGATATTTAGCCGCGTCGCCAGCACTGCAACGGGGGCAAATGAAGGGGTGGTGAAGTTGAGGTAGAACGTGTTGACTCCTTTGGCGAGTTGTACTGAACTACACGGTACTATGGCTGTCAGTCCGTCTTCAGTGGACCAGGTGGCTACAGTGACGCCTGACTTGGTGACAGTCCCGGAATGGAGGACAGGGGAGCGGGGGGTAATCGAAAGCTCTAACTTATACGAATCTGCGAATAAGGAATTCTGAGGACTGCGTACAACCACATCCGGTGCCGGGATGGCGTTATACGCCAGCGTCACCTTACAGAGACTGTTCAGTAATCGACCGCCAGTGACATCGTAAAGCTCTAAGTTAAAAGCCTTACTGCCTCCTGTTTGGGAGGTTTTAAGCACGGTGATCGGTATGTTTACCAAGTCCGTCCCTACCGGGAAGGTTATCGTCCCTGTAGTGCTCGTGTAATCTGTTCCAGCCAGTGCCGTGTCGTTGATCGTTCTGTACTTGACGGTGATCGGCCCGTCACGCACCCCACTGAGCGTTGCAACTGAGACAGGAATAACGACGGATCTGTCTACATCAACACTAGGGGTGACAGTCGATCCCGAAGGCACAGATAGGGTGAAACCTGAACGAATCTCGTTGATGGTTTCCTGAGCTGTCGCCGCCAAACTACTGTAGTATGTGAATGTAACGGACTGACCTGGCGCGAGGGATGGTTCTTCAAACGCAATGCATATCCCCGCGTCCCCGGTGCTCGAGTAACCTTTAGGCAGGCCTGTTACGTTGGCTACATAGGCTGTCGCTGGCGCTATACCACCAAAGTCCGTGCCGACATACGAGCGAGGATCGTCCGAGTAGAATGAAAAAGGCGCACCTGTAACCACGCCGTTGGCACGGATATAGGATTGGCCGTCGGTAGGTCCCTGGAGTTCAATGGTATTGGTGGTGTTGAAACTACCTCTGAGGTCGTGGTCCTGATCCGGATCGAAGGAGCGTACAAACCGAACCCTGGACTGGACCGCGTTAGAGCGATTCGTAATGGTGGCGGTGCAGCTGAAATATTTATCCAACGGGTTAATCGAATATGACAGCGTCAGGTCAAACACCCCTGCAACAGCGCCTGTCCAGGTGCATTTTAACTGTGACGCTGTCGAATCATCCCTGATACTGATCGGGGTGATGGCCTGCGCACCATCCCGAGTGTTATAAAACGACGAGGTGCCGTTAATACCTACCGTAAATCTCTCTTCTGGCATACCGGGTAGAAAGAAATCGCCAACGGTGGGCGGCTGTCCGCTGCTAAAGCCCTCCTGATTAATACTCAGGCCAACGGTCTGACGAACACTGGTAATGGGGTGGAAACCAGCTGGCGCTGGAACGTTAGTACCATGTGTGCCGTTAGAGCTGATACCAACGCTCATGTATTCGTTTTCGAGAATGACCTCGTTCAGATAACCTGCCCGAACGAGCGATACGTGTTGGTAGTTAGCCATTTAAATCACCTCGCATTAAGCAATCAATGCCAACGTGAACATCAATGTAGATGTATAGTGATTAAACACAACTACCTCACTGTCCGATACTGCCACAGTAGCGACTGCTTCAGCGTTGATGTATTTGTTGTAGGTAGGGGATGTATCGTCAGTGTCGAGAACCCGGAGTGAAATTACCAACGAAGCGCCATCAACAGGTCGACCAAAAATAGATGCGATGTCGAATACCACCGGCGTATCGGCCAGCAGGCTGAACTCACTATACCACCGCGAGGGGAGGCTGTCTGCTGCCGCTTTACTGTCCAGCGCCGTCTGAAGTCCGGTCACATGGGAGATCGGTAAGTTAGGGATGCGGGCTTCCTGAAATTGACCACTGACCGTTTTACTGGCGTCCAAACCAGGAATCCGAGTGACCCTGAAGGTACCAGTAGTAACCTGACTGGCATCGAGAGCTGGGATGTCGGCCGCCATGAGCAGTTCAGCAGCGACAATGCGTCCCTTCTCGTCCAAGGATACTTTCGAGTAGCTACCTGGCGCCACGGAGGCCATAGGGAGCCTAACCACCATGATGGCAGGGGCATCACCTCGCAGGCTCACGCTTCCATGGACGTCACCCTCTAAGGTGAGGGTAAAGGGGTCTTTAAGACGGGTGGCTGAGACAGCGTTTTCGGTTTTACCCAGCTTGGTGTCGATATGGGATCGAATAGCGGTGAACAAGGCAGTCATACTTTCTTTAAGCTGAGTCACAATGACCATAGTTGTGCATCTCTTGAAAGGCTGGGAAGGATCGGTACATATGGTTATCCGTTCAAAGATAACGGATAATTACAAAGACCTGTGTTATTTTGCTTAACAGTAATGCGAGACTAGGTGGCATTTTCCACCTCCAGATAAAGAATGAGAATGCCGAGACGGCTTATACATAACGATATCGAACGAAAAAATAAGGCGAGTCGGACATAAGGAGATGCCCGAAGGCATCTCCTAGTCACAGTCAGGTAGAACACCAGCGAATCAGATCATCCCGGTGCCAGTATGGCGACCTGCCTTTGTACTTAACAGGGGTGGGGAATGCAGCCCGGCCGGCAGGATAGTTGCCGCTCCTGTACCTGTTAAGTGTTGTGGAGGAGACAGACAGTATCCGCATCGCCTCGTTCGAATTCACCAATCCTTCCCAGTCTTCTGTCAACGCAGGCAGGTCCTCATCGATGTCCTTGAATAAGGCTGCAATACGGTGAATGCATTCATCCACTCCCTGTAGACGTTCGTGGAGTTCTCGCTGTAGCTGATAAAGATGGTTGAGGGTTCGTGCCGTGGGCATGATACTGCCTCCTCGAGTAGTTAAAATGGAGGTCTCACCCTCCGTTGAATGGACTTGATCTGATGGCGCTTGATCTTGTAGTTCTTGTACAGATACTGCATTAGCTGATGGTCTGCCCCGGACGGCACGTACCGATACATGAGACGGTGCCAGAACCCTGTATCGAGGTGGATTAACCTGTACTTGGTAATGACTGTATATTCCGCATATATCACCTGATCAGGAGGGGTGAGGGTGAACAATGCCATCACACGAACTCTTTGCCTAGTTCGTAAAGTTCGATGCAATGAGGACTGTGACCTTCAGTGCTGATCTGGAAACCATACGCTGTCGGGACTTGGCTAATTGGATGGCGTCCAATGTCGTTGATCATCATCAGGTTGTCGGAGTTTCGGATATGGTAGACACGCCCTACCTTAAATCGACTTACGTCGATCTTCAGTACCCCTTCCAGAATCCCAACTACCATTTTGAGCCGTTGTTTGTCGGACATCTTAAACCCTTGTAAGGGCGATTCAGCTGCAGGCTTGAATTCTACTGTCATGTTCAACACTCCTGTTTTAAATAAGGCACAATTTCGGGTATATGCCTACCCCAACAAACGGATGATTAAAGTGAAGATCCCTGCCGTTGCCATTCCTGCCAGAAACCCTACCGCCAGACCGCGACCATGGTGGTAGTAGCAGGCGTCCCTGACCTCAGTCCTGGTCATGCGATCCTTAATGGCCGGATCAAGATGAATACGCATTGCTTAACTCCCTAGCTGGACACGACAAGATAGGATGGAATCATCACCTCGTTACCGAGACGCGCCCCCACCAGTCCTCGACAGAACCAGCGCTGAAGGTCGCCTTGACGGGCGTCGATCTCACTGTACCAGTCTGGCCCCAGTTCATTTATCAACCAACCTGTCACTTCTCGCCACGCTGGTTCGATGAATGCCATCTCAGCCCACTCTGCTTCTGGGCGGAAGTAGTTGGGTTGGCCCTTGATCAGAATCCGATGTCCGAGGCCGTACTCGGGTGGGTGGACGACAAAGTCCAGCCCCAAAGCTTTGGCCACGGCATAGCGAAGTGCTATGCCGGTGAGGTTGCGGGTATCGATCAGGGTGAAGTCTTTGACCATCATTTCACTCCTCGTGTTCTGTCACACTGCGACAGGGTACTTGATCGCAGGATGATGGTTATCGTAGCCAACGATCGAGATGTCATCAAAGGTGAAACCATCGATCTCCTTGACCTCAGGATTCAATACCAGACGAGCAGTCTGTTCGATAATCGGACGTTTGATCTGCTCTTCAACCAGATCCACCTGGTCGGCGTACACGTGAGCATCGCCTGCGAAGTGAACGAATTCTTCAGCCACCATCCCAGTGACCTGCGCCACCATGTGTGTCAGGAGTGAGTACTGGGAGAAGTTGAACGGCGCGCCCACTGGCGCGTCCATCGAACGCTGATACAGTAGGCAAGTCAATGCCCGACGCGGGACACCGTGTTTATCGTAGAACGCGTGGAGATCGTCACCAGCAGGACCATTACCCGACCCCACTTGTGTCTTCGATGTAACGTTGTTTTCGAACCACTTCGCTCGCTCGTGCAGTCGAAGCTCACGGGTGAGGAATTGGAAGAACGAATGACACGGTGGGAGTTCACAGAAGTCCACCATCCGGTTATCGAACGCGTGGACGATGATCCGCCGACTGTCAGGATTGGTGCGCAGTAGGTTGATCGCGCTCTGGAGTTGATCGATTTTACGCGTGACGATCAATTCACCTTCCAACTCACCTTTTAGACGGAACCCTTTATCTAGGTGTTCGTCCAACTCGTCATGTGCGATGGAGCGGATGTCTTCGATGTTACGCCACATGGCCCCGTAGGCTCCTGGACCGATGGAGCCCGAAACGAGCCTTTTGGTATTGATGTCACATTGAGTCGCGAGCCACTGCATTGCCTTAAGAATAACCGCGTGATACGCCGTCTCCTCTTCTGAAAAGACTGTCCAGACAGCTGGGTCGAAGAAAACCACGGGGTTTGCAAAACCCAGATCCACGTGGTAACTTGCAGAGGACATGGCAAATGCCGAATACGAGGGATCATTGACATCAAAGACTTCAAACTGAATGGACTCACCGCCCCAGGCCATCTTCTTGCGGATATCGGCATCGAGTCGATCATATTCCTTATCGGTATAGACCGCAGTCTTGGGATTGACCCAGCTGTCCCAGATGGAGATTCCATGATCCTTCAGGTACTTGACATCAGTACTGCCCGAGATGAACCACAGGGTCTCATGGCAAAAACTCTTGTGATACATCTGCTTGGTGGTCAGTAAAGGTAGCTTGTTATCGGTCAGATCAAACCGCATGAGCTGACCAAACTTGGAATAGGTTCCAGTACCAGTACGATCGCCCTTATAATGGCCGGTGTCCACAATAGATTCCAGTAGGTCGAGGTACTGTTGCTCATCAGTTACTTGGTGGTTCATCTTAAGTTGTTCCTTCTTTTTCTGAGTGATCTTTTCAAGCTCTTCTGCCACCATACCCGCAAGGGTCTGAGTACTCGGTCTGAAGAACTTGACCGGATACACACCCTTATCCAGTTGCCTGAGGGCTTCTGTTGGTTGGATGTTAAAGCTGTCACCTGACTGAGTGACTGTCCAGTAGAAGTCTTCGGCTTTAAGCTCGGTAAAGCCTTTTATGTGCTTCTCTGCAATCCACGCGTCGACCTCTTGGCGGATACTGTAATTGAACAGCTCGATATCGCCAGGCCGGATGTAAGAACCCCTCCATTGTTCGAGAAGCTTTCTGGAGACACTATGGACCACTTGAAGAACTGCCTCACCTTGGCAAGCAGGTTCCCATTCAGCGTACAGAGCCTCTACAATGGGGTCGATCTTGGCTTGGGGCACTCCGACTAGACGCGGGTCACTGTTCAACATGTTCCATCTCCTGTGGCTTGAGGACCTCGTCAACCAGCATGTCCGAGATCGTCGTGGCAATCGACACTATCCTACATTGGGTACGGCGGTGCGCGTTCTTGCGTTTGCGCGACCAGTTGTTGTTCAACGGTATTAGACACTTCCGGGCGTGTTCCACCAGATCGTCAGCTACGGTGTTTTCAGAAGAAGCCGACTTCATCACCCTGATTCCAGCGATAGATAGCATCGCGCAATTCATCGAAGGACTTCACCTTGCATTTCTCATGACGATCACTAATCGCCTGTTCGATGGTCTGCTGTATCCCGATTTGTATCGAGTACCAGTCAGGTTTGTGGTCGTAGAGAAAACGATCCAGGCGATCCAGGGCATCAGGGATGGTGCCTCCTGTGACTATCGGCCACCAGCTATCTCGTAGTCCCCAGAGCTCCCATTCGTACTCTCCATTGCAATCTTCAATGGAACTGATCACTTTGTCGGCGGCATCGCTCGGGGTGATCAACGCAATGACAACGTCTCCGTAACGGTGCTGGTGAATTGTGATGATCAGACCATAGTGCTGGGAGAGAAATTCAAGCGTCGGTGATTGCATGGTACTGCTCCTTATAAAGCCTCTGTCACCGCATCGGTGAACAATTTCAGGTAGACGGTTATCGTTTTGCGTCTAGCACGCCGATGTCTCGGGTTTCATCACGTTACTCCCCTTCGATCCCTAGGATCATGGTGAACGTATACCCATGGACCTCAACGTGATACCGAAGGTAGTCCCGGGTGATCGCACTGAAACCGTAGGTCTGCTTGAGATCGAGTAACCGCCCCAACCGATCGCTAACCGGAGCCTCGTTGACCCACATCAGAGCTCTGCGCAATGCATGGCCGAAGGTGGTCAAAGCCGAAGACGCATCCGGTGACATGGGTTCGTATATAGGGCGCTCGATGAGATGAGTACAGGCCTGTTTGAGTAAGACATCTTCCTTCCAGTTGTACAGAGGTTGATTATCTTCTATTGTCATGTCATGAATCCTGAGGTTAGCCCAGGTGTTCCGATACTCTCGCTCGAGATCGGATTTGTCCTGGGTGTTCGGACCAGAGGTAGAGTGGGTATGTTCATTCTTCTCTGCGCCTCGGTGCAATTCGGGATTTTGAGTCATCAGTCTTTGGACAACGGGCGGCAGTCCAGGATGTTCACGGTCAATGATCGCATTATCCATCAGCCATTTCCACATGAACAGACCTGATAACGCATCCCAGCTGCGTCTGATCTCCTTTCGAATGACCCAGGTATCGAGCGGCGACTTTAACGAGTCATCCGGGATAGAGATCATAATGCTGTGATAATGATCCAGAGCCCCTTCAACCATGGCTTTGGTTAGGTTATTCAATTGGGTAGGATTGAGGGTGTTCAGTACGGCTTCGAGTTGTTCATCTTTAACGGCCATAGTGGACTCCAAAATAAAAGGTTTGGTTAGACATCTGATAGAGGTGGTTTGTTTCAAAAGAACAGGTGAGACGACATAACGGGAGGGGCTGACCCCTCCCGTATGTTGACAGCCAATTAGGCGACGCTCTTCAACTTAAGTGTGCCGACTTCCTTAAAGGTTTCACCAAAAGTATCCGACGTGTAAAACGGGTAAGCCTCCAACATGTTGGTGACAGACGTGACGCAATGGATGGGGCGGGTAAACCGTGAGAATTCAAACCCAGACAGGTCAAAGACCTGTTGGACGGTCAGGTTCTTATAATGAACCGGTGCCGGTACAGTGGGCATGGTCCGCAGGGCCAGTTCGATCACATCGTCGTTCTCCTGTCCAAACTTCAGCGTATCCAGCCAGAACATCTCCCGGCTACTGAGATTGGCGACGGCACGATGGCGTTTCAGGGCTGAAGCAATGTCCTGTGGAGAAATCAGGGAAATGAACATCAACGAATGGCACTCAGGATAGCCCCCTTTAGCCCGAGCGGCTTCGACCTCACCAATCGAGCGCAGCAGGGTATTCCAGACGCCGGAAGGACGAATACGGAACACTTGGGCGTTGCGTTGCTTGAAGAGGTTCTTACAGGTGTCGCTCGGCCGACGGGTGTTGTCACTGATGATGATGAATTCTTCAACAGCGCTATACGCCTGTACGGTTTCCACTGCTTGTTCGAACGAATCGACAAAGACAATGGGTTGACTGAACAGAGTGCGTGGTATAGCAATGGTTTTAGTTGTCATGAACTACCCCTTCGTTGATGGTAAGTGTTGGTATCGCAGTCATTCTTCGACTGGTTCTTCTAATTCTTCTATATCGTCCAGCGCGCAGGTCGAACCGAAACGCATCATGATGTCGATTGCTTCGAGTTCGGTGAAGTCACTCGGCGATACGTCCCGGATATTCAGCCGCGACAATGCCCCAACCAAGGCCAGGTCTACATCGGCCTGGAGGGTTGGGACATAGCGCAGCTGGATACTCTTAAGGATGCGCCACAGGGGTTTGACACCCTGCAGGGCAGCGAAGGACTTCACCCGCTCAAGGTCTTGAGTGAACGTCTCAAGATGACGGAAGGTGATGCCCCATACTTTAACAACGTCCATTATTCTTTCCTGGTTCAGCCACGATGACCCACCAGGCGAAGTTCGAACTGGCGGGGCTGTGCCTGAATCTCATCGATCATCAGCGATTCAGCTGGTTTAGGGTCAGTTGACCGTCGACGATAAGGGGCACCTGGCGGATAGATAACCGGAGGCACCTCGATGATGTTGATGTGACCATCATCGGTCAGGACACCACCGGTATCGGCCCCAAGTACCGCCCTTATCGCTTCATAAGGAATGGTCAGGGTGTGGATCAGGTGAGCAAACCTGATGGAGATCGTCAGATCCTGATCCCCATAGTCCATCTGTGTAGTGTAGCCTGGAGCCACACAGACGATGAACTCAGATGATCCGTTGGGGTTTTGAGCTTCGAGGACGCCGTCTTTGAGGATCGTGTTGTCGATCAGCAGGCAGACCTTGACCGCCCGGTTATTGAAATACTCAATGGCGGCATGGACTAGGTACCGTGCCCACAGTGGGTGTTTGGTTGGTAACATAGTGATTTACCTCGCAAGGAGAAGCTTACTAACCACGCATAAGATCAGTAGATTCGATGGACACGGACAGTGTCGAATCCCCCTCATCCAGCCGGAAGTCTATCCGGCGCGCTTCTGGTTGCTGTGCTGAAAAGAGCTCAGCTGCTAGGGCGATGAAGTCAATCACGGTGCCTGGCAGTAACGGTAACGCCAAGGACTGGTTGGGAGTCAGGGTCCGGTAAGGTATCTCATTGACCGTCACCACCAAGTCATGTTCACGCGCATTGGTGGTCGCATACAGTACCATGAGGGAGTCCAGGTCAGCTGTGTTCAGGAGCCCGCTTAGGACACTTTCGACAACGATGTCCAGCAACACGCCATTGCTACCGAAGGCGCCCCATTCAACATCCTTGAGACAGATCGACTCGAGACCTTGGCCCACTGTCACAGGGCTGCACAGGTTCCACTCGTGTAAGCGGGTAAGAAGTTTATGACCCCGGATATTAAAGACAACCAACATATCGGTAACCGCTAGGTCGGTATTGAGTTTAAAATCCAGTTCGCCACTGACGTTTCCATCAGGTGTCTCGATGTCGAAGGGAAGGTAGAAAGACCAACCGTCACCCTGACGATCAACACACGGCAACTCAATTCCTGCTTTATACAGGACGTTGATGGCATGAATGGCAGAGATCCAGGACTCGGGCGAATGTCGGCGCATGCATTGATCTTTCAGCGCTTTAATCAGGCAGTCAGGAGACATCAGGACTTCCCGGAGAAATTGGTGCATGATCAGGGTGTCGGTGTTCATCATTTTAATTCGCCTCGTGTGCAAGCACAGCAATGGAGAGTTCGTTCAATCCTTCAGGGTCATCGCGAAGCTCAATGGCTGGCGCATGACCAATGACTTCACCTAACGTCTCGAGCCACTGGTCGATGACGTGATAGTCGTCACCCTCAAGAACCAACGGCCAGATGAACTCACCGTTAATGATCTTGGGGTAGGTGAATGATCCTGCAGACAACGTAATGTCGAACTTACTCTGCACAGTCTTTATCATCGCCGCCAGCTTACCCACCACCGTTACTGCCAGGGACATGGTGGGGTTCTCCGCGCTTTCACACAGGAAGTCCTCAGGACCGATGGGGAGGCTGACATACAGGGTGGGTGGGGCATCTTTGGTTTTGAAGATGCTGTAGAATTTACGCCCCTCGATGGTGCGGATGGGAACGATGTGCACTGCGACTGGGCGGAACCCTTCAGGACACTCGGTGTCAACATCCAAGTCTTCGAATTCCACCGCATCCACTTTATAACTGCCGTTCTCGTTACGCTGGAATTGAGCTGCTGTAAGGCGAGTATCAATTTCATCAGACTTACGGATAAACAACATGGCACTCATGGTAAAACTCCTTTTATTAACGATGGGAAAGATGGAACAATTCACGCAGGTCCTTGGTCACTCCTTTTCCAGCAGCGACCCGGTCTTTGATTTCACCGACCACGACGTCATGTGCCCGAGTCAGTTGAATCTGGGTCTGTGGCCTGACGTAGTAATCGGTACCGGGGTATTTGATCATGCCCTCAGTGTCACCACATTGCATCTCGATGATGCGGGGCTCACCACTGAAACCGAACTTGGGGAACAGGACCACTTTACCAAAGAAGTAGCCTTTATCATGCTCCTTCATCCAGTTGTTGGCGCAATCGTGAGCGATGATCATTTCCTGTTCGGGGTCCCAGCGCTTGTCTTCAGTCAACCAGGTCTGTACGGTGTTCAGTTTGATGGGCCAGACCTCAAGGCCATCGCGACCCGTGAAGAGCATCCCATGGCAACCGTCAGCAATGAACTGCTCGACCAACATGGCACAGTCCCGGATCTTTTCGATACAGGTGCGCATGTACTTGACCGGATCGTCAGCGCGGTAGATGTCACGGCACAGACGCTTCTGGATGTCAAGTTGACATTCATTGTACATCTTGGCAGCGAACTTCTTGACCTTTTTGGCGTTAGGGTTCTTGATGGCTTCAAACAAATCGAGTATGGCCGATTCCTGTTCGAGGGTGTCGTATTCGATGCCGGTTTTATCGGTGGTAGTCATGGTTGAACATCCTGTGGTGGTGGGTATGGTGCGAATTAATAAGCGCATAGAGCGGTGGGGTAATCCCACCGCTTCAAGAGTTAAACGACGTTTGCGTGTTTGAACTTGTACTTCAGGATGTTCTGAAGCGCCGGCTCGATCTGGGCAAAGACCTCTTCGAGTGAGCGGTTAACATCCACAACGATGTAACGGCCTGGATCGTCTATTACCTGCTGGAGATGGATCTCACGACTGCGGTGCTGGAAGTCGATGCCTTCCTTTTCTAAGCGGTCAAGATTACCCCGATTGACCATACGCTCCCTCAGCACCTCGGGTTCGCCGTCAAGCAGAATAATCAGGTCAGGTTTGAAATCACCGATGGTGAGTTCATGGAGCGCCTTGAGAGTGGGTACATCGATCTTTCGACCGCCGCCTTGATGTGCGTACGTCGAATCGTAGTAACGCTCGCAGAAGACCATCTTGCCCGCTTGCAAGGAGGGTTTGATCAGGACTTCCGTGTGTTGAACACGACTGGCCAGATAAAGCAGGGCTTCGGTCATGTGAGTCCAGTCATCCTTGCCTTCACCGGTGCCCCAGATGACCAGTTCACGCAAGATTTCGGCTGATGGCGTACCACCCGGTTCGCGGGTTCGGATGAAGTCGACTTCCTGACGCTGCATGAACTCAGTCACCATGTTAGCAATGGTGCTTTTGCCAGTGGCGTCGATTCCTTCTAGGGCGATGAAGAATCCAGGGGCGTTAGACGGGATTGAGGTTGTCACTCGATGTTCCTTCATTAACTAGATTGAGCCACCGGTTCAGAAAATCTCGAACTGGGCTGGATGTGGTTTCGGTAAATGTCATCACGATTCGTTTCCTGAACCAGGGTGTGCCACGGCGACGATTCTTTCTCCTACGACCGATGTAAATCTTCTGTTTGCGCACGGACAGGCTCCTGCGGCATGGGAGGGATTTCAATCCCCCGCTTGATAAGCTGTTGTTTTATCCAGTCGACAAACTTATTGCGTTCGTCTTCAATGTACAGGTTGACTTTCTTGATCAAGTGCCCGATAGAGATCTGAATACTTGTGTTTGTTCCTCCCTTCCAACGGGTGTTCTTTTTGTTGGCCGGTTCGGCATAAAACACCGTTATCCAGCGAGGGTCCTGGAGCGTCTCTGAGAGGACCTGGAACGCATTGCGGGTGTGTAGTCCAATCCCAGACGGAAACAGTCCCTCGAAGCTCCCACGGGCTTTGAAAGCTATGGCACGGGCCTCGTCGATGGTGTCGTAGCGTTCTGCTTCATGGTACCCCTTAACTGGATCGTGCTGGAGACCACGCTGGTTCTTGAGCCTGGTGAAGTAGATCTGGGCAGGTGGCAATGACGGCTTCTTCTCCAGCCCCTTGAGATAACCTCGATAGAAGAGTTCGTCTGAACCGGTGGCATCACCTGTACAGAGAACCCCACCCAGCAGCGCCATACTTTCACCTATCCAGACCAGTATTGGTGCGACGTCTTCAGGAACTTCCCGCGAGCCTACACCACACCACGTGAACGTCCACTCATATCCCAACGATTTCCATAGGTCCATACTTCCCCCTTAGGGTGAGTTAGAATTTAGGGTGATTGCCTCGGGTCGTCACCAGCTGGAAATTGACGTCGGTGATGATACCGGGGTACTTTGAAACGATGTCTAAATGCGCTGCTTCAAACGCAATGCCTTCGTGCTGCTTCAACAGGTCAACCCGTTCCCAGTGTTCGGTCATCTGATTCAACAGGTCATTGCGATCAAAGGTCACTGGCGTCAGGATTTCGCCGGTAAATTGCTGGGTGTTGGCAAGGCCGCGCAACGTCATCTTCAGATGACCCGGTAAGGGCGGATAGTCAGGATGGCCCTGATAGGCCATCTCATCGAGACTGTCGACCATCATCAGGGCCCATTTGTCTAGCCACCAGATGTAGGTGTTATGCATGGTCTTTATCCAAGGTTAGAGGGATCTGGATCAGGCCCTTTCGGATGGGGCTTAATCGATATTGAAAAGGCGAGTTCACTACACGGTATAATTCGGTTTGATTCAACTTACCGCCATGGTAAGCGAGTTCCAAAGCATCCCGTGTTTCGAATTCACGAATAACGGGCTTCATGGACTGTCCTTTTGGTTTTGGTAACTATAGCATTCAATGGATTTGTTTAAATTCACTCAGCAAAATAGATCAGGGAGGCCGTAGCCTCCCTGTATGTGCGCGATTTAAACGGCCTTGTAGAACTTGACAAACTTGGCCAGTGAAAGACTCTGACTGTGCTTGTCGGTTGGCTGATCTTTAAAGATCACAGTGTCCTTACGCACCTCGATCAACCAGACCTTGGTGACCTTACCATGACGGACGCTGGAATACCATGCGTTGCACGGACCGTTGAAGACGATCGGGGCAGGCTGTGGACGTTCTGGCAATTCGACACCCTTGTCCTGATAAAGGTCCTTGAGCTTGGACAGGTTGGTGGAATATGAAGATTTAAGGTTCAGCTGACTCATTTACTGGTTCCTCAGTGGAAGAATGGGGTTTGGATAGAGAGGTAGGGGTGGGTGTAACGTGACGGGTAAACGAGTTGATTCCAAATTCGGGGTTAGAGATGACTTTGATTGAATCGATCATCACGCTGAGTTCCTGCACGGTGAGAGTGATGTCAGCCTGCAGGGCCAGACGGATACGTTCGATATCTTCGTCGTTAATCAAGGTGTGGCGGTTATCGGACAGCAATTCCAGCCTCAAAGTCCCAAGCGGGTTGCCTTGGATGTCCAAGACATTGGCTAAGACACTGAAGGGGGCATCTACCCCGGCCATAAGCGTCAGCAAGTGGTTCTGGTGACTCAAAAGCGTGAATGCGTTATGCTGGTAGCGGTGAAGTAACTTCGCCTCCCAGAAGGCCTCAGGATTGATCCTGAAGCGGTACTCATTCATGAGTCTTGATGCAGGTCTTCCCAAACGGCCGAAGTCGATATTGATCTCATTTCCCACATGGAGCAACTGGCGTTGCGCCAGGTGTTCGATGAAGGCAGGCAACGCTTCTTCAGTGAATATGGCATGACTGTGACGATCAGCCTGTTCACAAAAGAGAGCCATCTCCCGGCTAAGATCAATGTCAGCAATGGCGACAACGGTAATGTGTCGTTCCTGGGGAGTGTTATCACGGTACGTAAAAGTAAGTATTTCTCCTGCTTTAACAGACAGCCTCCCCAGCGTATGTTCATGGCTCATAGCTGGTACTCCATTGGTGGTATCGATGATCAACTCGATAATGTAGGGTCAAAAACAGTTCTACTAGACATCCCCAACCCATTCACGGGCGGGGATGTCTAGTATGGCTGCCTTGGGCTGATGGTCACTGCGCTAAGTATTGCTGGTAGGCGGGGGCGTGCCGATCCACCATCACAACCACTTGCGTGGTGATCTGATGGACTTTCTGATGCAACCCAGTACCTGCCAGTGCCGAATACCCATGGGCATGGACCACCACCCCATTCACAAACGCTGGCTCGTCATTGACCATGAAACCTACTTCACATTGAAGCCCAGGGGTGATCAGATCCGGATCACTGTTTTCCCAGGCCATCATGAAGAAGGCACCATTGCGCTCGACAAGCTTGCTGGCTTCGTGAAAGGCGTTGGAGTGAAGCATGTCATCCGTCACCCGTGACATGGGATTTGCTTGACGGCTGACTGCCTCGTATTCATTGGCGTTGTTAGTTCTTTTTGCCACGGCGCGATTCCCGCCCGTCTCGAAAAACCCCTCGATCAAGTTCTCGGTGTTAACGAAGCGGGTGGCATTGCCCTCGTTAAGCAGCCGTGTCTCCGACGGATCGATCCGCTGGATACCCCCAGTCACCACCACGGTCAGGTGCTTATCCACCACGCGATAGGTTCTCTCGATCCCGCGCATTTTATTGCTGGGTGCAATGATGAACGAGGCGGTGTGTTCGGCTGTGTCAAACCGCTTGTGGTTATACAGTGGCCAGACGTGCCAGTACCCTTTCTGCAGGTAACATCCAATGTCAGCTGTGTAGATCCCGCCGTATTGTCGCTGGAGTTTCTGGGCGACGCTGACCAGCGGGATACCGTGAGGCAGGATGACAGTGGTACGGGGTGTCTGATTATTCGGTGGGATGCTGTTGATGCCTAGTACCGCATTCTCCTGATCCATCTCCATGGTCTGGATCGACCGGTTCAACAGCGAGATCAGGATGTCAAACGGCCGGCTGTCTCGGAAGACCCCACCAACCATCTCGGAACGGATCAGTGAAAACGCCGGGTCCTGCAGCTGAACGCTGAAGGTCTTAAGTCCCACCAAGTCGGAGGATTCCTCATCAGCCGTTTCGGGTCGATGGGCAATCGAATCGGTTTCTGCTTCCGCTTGAAGGTAGGCGTTAAAGGTCTGTTCGAGGATGGGATCGGCAAGCATCGCCCCAGTGGAATCCACTGGGGTCCGAATCAACGTGAGCTTCAGGGCTTCCTTGAACGGCAAGATACGGTTCAGGTACTGACCCCAGCGCACGGTGAGTTGGATCAGCATCTCATCGCCAGCCGCATTGCGGTAGTCCCGAATCCAGTCCATGCTCACCACGGACATGGCTTCGATCTCTTCCTTGGCCGTGACCAGAATGGCGGTGTACGTGTAGTAGCGCCCCATCCCCTCCAGTTCGACCAGCCGGTATTCATTACCTAGAGTTGTTTGGGTGAACTCCATTTGTACACCTCATTGGGTCAGCGGCGGGTGGGAGTGGCATTGCGCTGACTGAGCAGCCTCTCGATACGATCGACCAATGGGCTGGTCTCCTGCACGTCGATCCCCACACCTGTTGGGTTGAACAATGCCTCTGCTCCAAAGATCCCGCCAAACAACGACGACACCATCTTGAGACGAGGAACATCTTCAACCTTGGGCTTGAAGCCGATCACGGTTGGGCGGATGGACTCTGCAAACTCGGCCATCAGACCAAGCGATTCCAGAGGCGCATCCTTGATGTTGGGGTCTCGGTCGATGTACGTCAGCCAGTTATTCAGGTGACAGACCAGTACCTCATAGATCGTAACCAGATCCTGAGGGGTCTGAAAGCGCACATCGGCGCCTTTTTCGAACAGTCTCAGGATGTCAGCAATGGTGCCGCCGACATTGACATACTCGTTCATCAGGTTCTGGTCGAGGACCTTGTCGCCTGAGGACAGATGACCCACCACTGTGTTGTACTGCTTAGAGTACCGGTGATAGGCCGGGATGGCGTACAGGTACGTCTGGTGAAAGATGTGGTGGGAGATGGCTTTAGGATCGGTGTCGAGGGCCATTACTTGATTCTCCGTTGATAGACCTTCAGCAATGTAAACAGGATCGGGATGTAGTAGAACCGTTCGACGTTATCCCAACGGATCGCGTCGGTGCACAGTTCATCCAGTGTCTTCAGGTCGATGGCATCACCACGAATGGCGGCCAAGGTCAGTGTCTCGAGCTTGCTCAGACGACGATCTGGTGTGTGCAGGTAAAAGTCCTTGCTGAGCACATAGTAATCATCCACCGTCACCCGTTTGATTTTAGGTGCCCGGTCAGGATCTTCCTGTTCGTACAGGTCAAGAACAGGTTCATCGACCAATGTGTTCTTGATCAGTCGATTCAGTTCGCTAAAGCGCGCGCACCCTCGAACCAGTTGGGTCAGGGCAGGGTCGTACATGCCATTGTATCCGGCATCGACGTTGGTGGGGGCCATGTCCGGGTAAACGATGGTCTCCACGCCGCTGTAATAGACACTGTTCAGGGTAGGGCGCCCATTCCAGAACTGCTTGATGTCAACCAGGCCTGCCTGATGCACACTCATGCTCAGTAGGTTCTCATCCATGGCTTCCAGACAATTCCAGAAGGTGAACTCGTACATGGTCTGATCGCCCTGCACGTTGAACTCGGTGATCTGTCGAATGACCGGATGATCATCGGTGGTCAGGATGGTTTTCAGGTAACGGACAATGAATGGATCGTAGGTTACACGGGGCTGATTGGGCACCAGCAGGGTCTTTCGGTCACGGGAGAAAAAGTCATGGAAGTACAGCGTAATCAAACGCCCGTAATGCTCCTTCATCCGATTGACCAGACCTGTCTGCTCATCACTCAGCAACGGACTGTTGCCGGTGTCGAGGAAGTCCTTGTGAAAGACCGACCGCTCGACAACCTTACGCTCCATGTTATCGCGCAGTTCCTGGGTACTGAACTGGATCAGTTGATACTCGATCTCATGGATGGTGGAGGCGTAATGACTCAAGCGGTTAGAACTGATGACCGACAGTAGCCCTTCACGTCCATCGCCGATGTCCGCCAAGAAACAATCACCTTCCTTGGGGATCAGGACCCCGTAAACATTGGCACTGCCTTTCAGGGTAATGTCCTTGCTGTCACTTGCCTGAGAGGATGCCAGCGGGCTGGTGACCTTAAGCTCAAACCCCTGAATCAGTTTGTATTGCTGGTAGACCGGATGACTGTCCAGTTCAAATTGACGATTATCATCGTCCCGACCACGAACCAATGAGAACCAATCAACGGTCCATGACTGTCCGGCGATGTTGGTCAGGAGTTGGTCGAAGCGGACTTCTTTCGTATCGACCGTGGCGCTGACGTACGCCTTAGGCTGCACCTTGACAGGTTCAACTTTCGGGGTCGAAGTGACCGTGTCGATATTGCGGGGAGTTGGGATAGGCATGGACTTACCTTCAATTACGGTTGTCGGCGATGATGGTCAGGTACTCAACGTACGGGGTGTCCATCCGGAAGCCAAAGTTGGTTTCATTGCCGTACCAGCTTTCGTGGTCGCGGCGATCATTGTTGATGCCCTGACCGTCTTCAGCCTGTTCGCCATTGATGCTTGTATTGCCGTACCGCTGCTGGCGCATGAAGCCAAAGAAGCGTTTGATGTACGGGATGCTCAGACGACCTTCGCTGTCGAGGTGGTTGGCAACTGCATCTTCCACGTCCAGTCGATTGACGACCGACTGAAACAACCTGAGGGTCAGTAGACCGTTCTCGTGCAGGGACATCAGTGTCTCTTCCCGGTACTTGGACAGCTCGGTGCAGAAATCCAAACGCAGGTGGTAGCGCTGGCGCAAGTCGGCAGGCGTCTTGCAACGTACCTCGAACGCCTTGTCGGTCACTATGATCTCAAGGTCACCGTCGGTAATAGGCTCAAGGTCACGGAAGAGAGTGAAATGCAGACCCGCATGACCCAGGCGCACCAAGGCGTCTCCGGCATCACGCATGTATGCAATCACTTCAGGCATCAGCCCGGTGTTCAGGACATCCTGCTCACCCAGGATCAAATGTAGGTCCTTGGGTTCGAACACCACCATCCAGTTGATCAGCGACGTGGTATAAGGCAGAACAGACTTAGGTATCCATTCATCGTAGTCTGGGATGCTGATACCACCCAAGGCTCTTGGCGGGATACGGGCCAGCAGGTCGAAGTGGTCCAGTGCAAACCGGTAATCACTTTTGTACGACGGTAGACGCAGCGGGTCTTCTTCTTTTGGCTTGACCACCAAGTAGTCAGATGAGATCAACTGATTGTGCACAACCTGCGGATAAACCACATTCAGTTCGACCGGCTTGTGGTAGTTGAAGCGATAGTTGAACTGAATCAGGTAACTCGGCCCGTCCTCGTTCTTTTCTTCCTCAACTGGAAGATCAAAGTCAAACCACCCCTGGACACCCAGTTGCTTCTCGGCAATCACCAACAAGGTATTGACATCACTGCCTGCCTGATTGGTGAGGACCGTAGCGCGTTTGGTGTAATGCTTCTTGAGGTACTGGCCGAGGCTATCGCCGTACCCGGCCACACTTTCACGCAGTTCGTGAATGTGGATCAACAACCCTGCACAGAAGTTCGGCACCGGGAAATGGTAGTCGACCTCATGCAGGTGAGACTGACGATTGTCAGCCATCCGGATCTTGATGTCGTCACGCCAGATCATGGCCTCTTGCTTGGATTTGGCCCGGTAGGTGAAATTCAATTCCATGTCTGTGGCACTGTAGACCGGTTTGATGTGGACCCCGATCATGGGGTCTGCAAAGATCGGTTGTGCGTATGGATGACGAACCTCGGCGTTGATCACTTCAGAATCCGAATAGGTTTCACGGAAACTGACCATGACTCGACCATCATTCGATAGGCGGTTAACCAACCTATCATCCGTCAATTCAGACCCAGGCTGAGCAGCCGTCTGGCTATCGCCTCGAATCTCAACCCGTGTGGTTTCCTCCATCCGGGTAATGCGCAGTAGATTGCTGATCACCGACTTGGCAACCCGGCGGGAGACCGCATCGTAAGAGTGCGGAATAGGAATCAGTAGATTGGGCATGGTATCCCCAGAGAGTAGATAAAGTCATAAGATCGGGCATAAAGGGAGGGCCGAAGCCCTCCCCGTATACATCAGCGGTTGACCGCAGCGTAAGCCTTGGCTTGCTCCTCAACCACGTACAGCAGACCGTGCATCAAACGGAACACCGGTGCCCGCAGGGTGCTGATCTGGTAGAACGCCTTGTCCAGGATCATGAACATGCCGCTCACACCTACATCCAGACCACGCCACAGTTCGTTGTTGAGCTGAGGCATCGAGGATGTCTGGACCACAGCCGAAAGACGGTTGTAGACCTTGCTGGCTTCGCGCCAAGCAATGGACAACTCGGTGTAGTAGCTGTAGTTGGACAGAGCTGCATCTTCGAAGATCGCGATGACTTGATCGAGCATGCCTTTCAGGGTCTCGATGTCATCAGCTTTGGTGGAAAGGTTACCCGTGCGACGGTACTTGATCATCGCCTGATTCAGCTCGAGCAGACGCACCAGCTCCATGATCCATTCGGCATCACGATACCGGGTACGGTACGAGGTCGACGGGTCGATGAAGGTGATACCACCAGGCACCTCGATGTCACGCTTGATGAGCTTTTCGACGGGCCATTCTGCTGACGCTTCCTTGAACGCCTTCTTCAGGATGTCTTCGGCGACGTTGGAGTCAACTGCCATGATCACCCGCCCCAATGCATCGGCCAGGACAGCCGACCGCTTGGTTGCTTCAGGTGCCAGCGTCTCGATACCACCTTCGAGGAGCTTCATGCAGGTAGCCGCGGCCTCTTGCAGACTCTTCTTGTCCAGCGGTAGTGGAGCACCAGCCGCGTAGAGCATGACCGCCTGTTCTGGGGCGTAGCGCAGAGGTTTGGCGGGGATGCCGTATTCTTCCGGGATGCTCGACAGACGTTCTTGAACAGCCCCGATGCGCTTGCGGATCGATTCGGTTGTGATGGCGCCGCGGCGGAAGTGCAGGGCCATGTTGTCGAACTTTTCCTTGATCCACTTCTTCAGGCCGGCCAGGGTCTTCTTAACGAAGTCGACTACCGATTCCATGGATACGTGCGTGATCTGATCATTTTCAGTCACGACAACCGGAGCTTCTTCGCCGACGGTGGTGGCGATGTTGGCCAACGCAGCGTTGGCAGTGACCACCGCGCCAGAATCCAGCGATTCCATCGAGGCGATGGTAGCCAGCATTTCCATGGAGCTGACCACACCTTGGACGGTAGTGCGTACCGACTCGATGTCATTGCGCATCTGTGCATGGGCCTGTTCGTTTTCTTCGAGGTAGGACTCGACGACTTCACGCAGGCTTTGCTCATCACCGTACCGCTCATTCTGAATGTGAGCCACAGCATCGGCTTGGATCTGTTCCAGCTCGATGGTCTGGAGGGTTTCCACTGGACCGATATCCGATTCCATAGAGGGAGTCAAATCCTTCAGTGCGCCGAGGGACGCTGCCAGGATAGATTCGAGACTTGTTTTCATGAGAAGCGATTTCCTTGTAAACGGATTATTGAGTGGCCAAGCACTTGCGGCCGTAAGTCAGAATGTTGCGAGAGACAGTGAGCAGATTGGTGGTCATCTGATCCACCGGACCAAACGCCCAGTTCGAGTAGTTGCGAACAAACCGAAGGACACCTTCATCGTAAACCGTACTCAAACCCCCGAGGGAATTCTGATACCGTTCACCGGCCCGCAGGACATTTTTGATCTGGTTCTCCAAACGATTACTGACCATGGTCCGCTCTTGTGTATCGATCATGTCCAAAATCTCGATCACTCGCTTGGCCAACGTCTGGATCTGCATGCCACTGGCGGTGCGAACGGTCCCCTGCGTAGTGTTACTCAGGTTGACGTTGCTCAGGACGAACTTCACCCCGGTGGTGCGCAGTGATTGTGCGTATGCCAGAGGATCGGTGTCGATCTTGCTGCGCTGAGCATCTTCCAGCAACAGGCAGAAGAGAGACCAACCGCCCAGAGTAGGAGGTGCCACCAGTGCCAGCCGACGACCAAAGCGCGGATCACGGTAGACCATCGCCTTGACTTTCTTAGCAATGTCTTCAGTCGGCAATTGTTCGGTAAACAGGCGGTTGACTTGGTTGAGCATGTCAAGACCTGTGTTACTGTTCTGCAACAGGTTCTCGAATGCCTTACCCAGCTCCAGGGTCTGCTTGCCGTAATGGGTCGTCATGACCTTGTACTGCTCCAGTGCGGAACTGATCGAGCGAATCAGGGCGTCTGGATCGGTAATGAGGTTACCACCTACGACGAAGGTCTTGATCTCCATCCCCAGGTCGATGTTCGGATGGCGAACAGTGGCCAGGCGCTTAGCAGCAGCACGCTTGATCAGGATGTCAGCACTCAGTCTCAACTGACCCCGGTAGGTACTGACTTTCTGCCAGTACGTGCGCACCATGCGCAACACTGTAAGGACCATACTGACCAGGCGCTTCCACAGTTCCTTCAGACGGTCCTTCAAAGATTCGGTGGAGACAACCCCATCAAGTTCTGGAAGAAACTCATCAGTGTCCATCCCAGTCCCGTGGAGCAGTGATTCAACACTGACTACCAGAGCATCGCGATGAGCGTCGGTGGCGACGGGGTGTTGATCGAGGTGGCGAATCAGTGATTCCAGAGAATCGGTGGCAGACAGGAGCGCCTCTAGCTGAACCTGACTACTTTGCAATTGTTGTGTTGTATCGAGGAGGGCACTGTAAGGCTCGTCGAGCACAGGGTCGTGCAATGCTTCATCGGACATAGGGGATTCTCGTGGGGCAATGAAAATAGACAAAGCTAGTCATACCATTGCCGACTACCGGCATAAAACACCACCCGGAGCGTAACGCCCAGGGTGGTGTCTACTAGCCTAACAAGCGATCAAGATCACTTGTACGCAGCAACAGCCTTCTTGCCGAAGGAGAATGCTGCCTTGGCGGCGCTGGCGGCGTAGCTCATGTAAGCCGGGCCGACGGCGCGAGCGATCTGGGAGATCTTGCGGAAATCGTTCAGTGCTTCACGAACGGCTTTCTTCGAATCACCAGCGTGCTTGACGCCCATGGTCTTCTTGTCGTCTTCGAAGTCGATCTTCTTGACGAGCTTGTCCTGCTCGGCGATGGCCTTGTCGATGGCCTTCTCGAGAGCAGTGAAGTGCTTCTTGTCGTACTCGCCGATCTTCTCAGCGACCTTGATGATGCTTTGGCCGATGGATTTGATTTCCTGCGCCGACGGGGTCTTGACATTGTTGGTGTCAGCCTTCAGGTTGGTCTTGACGACCAGCTTGGGCATTTCACCTTCGGTGTCGATGAAACGACCGCCAGGCAGTTCTTCGGACGGCAGAGCCTTGATGATCTTGTCGTGAGCTTCCTGGGACTCGTTCTTCTCCAGGCGGCCGCTGGCAGTAGCGCCGGCCAGCTTGATGATCTCGTCCTTGGCGATGGTAGCCGACTGAGCGACACCGGCGTACTTGCTGACGATTTCCATCAGACCGGCACCAACGGAGGTCTTCAGGGCGCCGTCTTTGTGCAGGAACTTGGCAACACCAGTGGCGTCGATTTCTGCAGTCTTGGCATTGCCGCTGATGCTGCCGGCCTGAGCGATCAGGATCTTGCCAGCTTTGGTCAGAGCGGCCGAGGATTTGCCGATGGTGCGCACGAAGTTGACCACGGCCTTGTAGGCATTGATCACGGTGGTCTTGATGGCATTCCAGATGTCAGCCAGGAGCTTCTTGGCGCCTTCCAGAGCTTCCATGGACGCTACCAGCTTGTCGCCAGTGCCGCCGAAGGATTCGGTGGAAACGGTGTAATCGGAAGCATCGACCGGCAGACGGCGAGTGGCGATGGCCAGGGCGCGGCTGTGGATGTCGGCAGCTTGCGGGCTCAGACCGCCGTCGGCGATGGCGCTTTCCAGGGAAGTGATCAGCGACTCGAGGCTTTCAGCAGCGCCAGCGAGTTCGTCGACAGCTTCGTCATGCTCTTCAACGACGTCGGACTGATCACGGACTTCTTCCAGGATCTCGTCGACAGCGACGGTAGTGGTTTCGGTAACCGGGTTCAGCTCTTCGTTCTCGAGCGGGTCAGCCGATTCCATGGATACAGCCAGTGCTTGTTGCAGGATGCTACGCATTTGGATAACTCCATTGTTTGCAAACAGGAAAAGAGATATGCCCTTACCTAGGAGGTCATATCTCCGCACACCATAGGAAGGTGTTTCTTTGCCGGAGGCTGTGGTTTACACAGCCTCTGAACGATCGTGCCAACCTTCGGGCAATCCGCCGCCGATCAACTGAAGACTCATAACCAAATCAGTCAGCCCGTCCTCTTGGCAGAGCCAGCGACTGATCAGTTGACCTGGATGAGTGGAAAATACCCACTGTAGTTTCAACTCGCGAATCAGTGCACTGTGATCAACCACCACAGCTTCACGGGGGTGATACAACATCAGGTCGCGGTAATTCTCAAGCGAGATGGCGCGGGCTTCGCCTGCCAGGAAACGCAGGGTGGACAACGTGAAATGCAGGACCCAAGGTGAGGATGGCTCTTTCAGCTGCTGGGCCAGAATGAACTGACCCCGGCTGTTGAAGAGTACCTGCTTGGCTGCTTTGGCTACATCGGTCAGGTATTCGAAACTCTCCACCCAGTCATGGGTAGTTTCCATACGGTGGTACAGGGTATCGACCAAAGGAAAGTCAAGGTACCCTGCAGCACTGATGTCCGAATGCTCCACCGTAAAGCCACGGTGAGTTTGGATTCGGCTCATTTATAGCCCTCCTCCATCTTGGAGATCTTCTCGGCGGTCTTGTTGAGGAAGGTTTCATACTTCTCAATGGTCCGCTCAAGCTGAGCATCGTTCTTGCCTTCTGCTTGAAGGCGCAGCTGCTCGAGACGCAGTTGGATGGAGCGGGCATCTTCTTTCAGTCGCTCGTAACGGGCTACTTGAAGCTGAGCCCACCAGATACCAATGCCCATGGCGATGTTGGTCACACCGGGAACAAAGTTGTTCTTCAGTGGGTCGAGCTTCATCATGCCGACCTGAGGAACGATGACTTTCTCGTCATCTTCGCCGATCTCGATGTCCGGAATGGATTCGAGCAGTTGGGCGATTTCGCGACTGGGTTTGGAGAAGGTGGTCAACAGCGCAAAGAACGCCGGCTGGTTACGCTTGAGCCATTCCAGTTCAGGTTTCGGACGCTCCTTGCCTTCCGGATGTTCCTTGGAAGTCACCGAGGCTTCAGCCACCAGAATGTAATGCAGCAACTGCATGGAGTAAGCCACCACGAAGTCCATGTACCCAAGAGTACGCAGCAATTCAGCGCGCTTATAGGTAATGCCCTCAATGACGATGTCCCGACCGTAACTCTTTTCAGCAATTGCTGTCAGGAGTTCGGTGGTAACCACCATGTTCGCCAACACCTGACGGATGTAGGAGAAGGCTGTTACCTTGGCTGGGATGCGAACAGCTTTGGTCAGGGCAGACTCGAATTCCTTACCGGCTTTCGAGCTGAAGACCTTGACCGTGTTTTCAGCATTGAAGTAGGTTTCGATGGCTTTCCGCAGGCCTTGGGTGAAAACCCGCAGACTCTGCTTAAATTCATCTTTAGTCAGCGACGCGGTCAGGCGTCGCAGGTAATCCAGGATGCGCATGGCGGAATGTTCCTTGAGGGTGAGTGAGATCAGATACGGCCAGGGGCTTTCCCAAGCTGGTAGCTCTTGAGGATGTCCATCAGTTCTTTGCTGTCGGACTTGCCGGCAGTTTTGATATCACGCGCCGTGAGTTGAGTCGGCATTTCGATACCGCGAGTGTAAATGGTGACCGATTCCCAATCCGGATCAACCACTGCCATCAGCATGGAGTAGGTATGACCGAAGATGCCCTGACGGGTCTTGAAGTTGTCCAGACGGCCGTTGACGCGGCGTTCGAGTTCGGCAGCAGTCTTGCTGTCGAGGACAAGCAGGGAGCTGGCGCTGGACAGCGATGGGCCTTGAGCCAGACCTTCTGCAATCGTGTTCTTTTGTGCACGACCGTAGACAGTCTTGTAATAACCAGACTCGTCATTCATCATGGCAGCGCGGTGTGCATCAACACGGTCCATGGCCAGAACGAAGTCGGCCCAGAAACGGATTTCGCCTGCACGCCATGCTCTCCAACGACTGCGCATGGTGGCGTCTTTACCACCAACGGCCAGGGTCTGCACCATGGTCTCGGACGGCATACCGGCAACACGCAGACGGATGGTCACAGGCACGACAGCAGTCTTACCGTCTTCGCTGATAGTCACATCGATGACGTTGCCGACGGCGAGGTTGTTGATCTTCTCGACATACTTGGAGGCACCCTGAACGCTCTGGCCTTTGTTCTCGAAGTTACGCTTCTTGAACTCTTCCAGCATTTCTTTGGCTTTGGCCGAGGCAGCCTTGTCGGTACCGGCTTTTACTTTCTCGTATTCGCGAGCCAGCTTTTCCTTAAGCCGCTGATCAGTAACGCGGTCGATGGCCTTTTGGATTTCAGCAGCCAATTCAGCCGGGTCCAGATCCACCGATTCCATCGAGACACGGTCTTGCTCTTCGATGATTTCCTTGATGAATGGCAGGCCGAAAGACTCCATCGACGGATTGGTATCTTCGCCGAACAGGGTCAGAGTGGCTTCAGCCAGATCACGGTCAGTGGCAAACTTGTCAAGGCGACGGCCGACGGAGACCCCATTGATCTTGGTGTCAAGCGAGACTGCCAGAAGCCAGTATCCAGTGAACATGTTATACAGAGAATGGACCACATCCTGAATGAATGGGGTGTTGACTGCACGCTTGTCCATCAGCAAGATGGGCTCAACCCTGGCAGATTGTGTGAAGCGAACCAGATCGGAGGTCGTCGAAGAACGCAGGGCGTCTTTGGCCATTTGAATGGCTTTGCCACCTGCGGAGTCATCCGACTTGTTCTTCAGTGCGGCGACGATCTGGGGACTGTATTTAGCAAGTAGGCCAACGCCTGAGACGATCAGGCTACCGATGCCAACCAAGCTCTCTTGCGAGACTTTTTTGTTCATGAAACGACTTCCTATTGAAAAGGCATAATGGAGATGAACGACCAACATAAGTTGATGAAACGAGTGCTTGACACAGTCGCCAAGCACGGAGGTTTCGACAGCGATGATGCACTGATGCAACGTCTGACCCGCGAGCAAGGAACCGGTGCGGTGGGAGCCCGTTTCCATGATCTTCTGGCCGGTTATAACAGGACACAACAGGGTTCTGCGGTTCCGGCTAACACCGACATGCAGGGATTGACGTTTTTCACACGTCCAAATTTAAACCTGTCATACGATAACGTGATGGCAGTGCGTCAATTGTCCGTTTTGGCCAGTGAAAATCCACGGTCATACAGTCGAATCATCCGTCGGATGCTTTGGCCGGACAGTATCATTCACGACAATCAACGCAGTAAACATGACCAGGGAATTGCAAACGACAACGTCATTTTTGACAATCGTCAAGCCTTTATGCCCCTTCTCAGTAACACGCTGACCAACATGAGTGGTTGGCCTGACCTGATGCTCCATGCATACAGCAGTAACGAAGGGATGGCTAAAGAAGTCTGGATGATGAACGACTCGATCGCCGAGGTAAATGGTCGATTCGAACTCGATTGTACCTTCGAAAACACCCTAGGTGATCCTATATCATTGACGCTGTTTGCGTGGCTACTGTACATCGGCGGTGTCTATCTGGGCACGAAGATTCAGCCTGCTGGTTACTCGATTGTGCAGAACGAGATCGACTACATGTCTCGGATCTATCGTTTTGTGACAGACTGGTCAGGACGGTATATCCAGAAGTGGGCAGCCTGCGGGGCAGCCTTCCCGGTAGGTCTGTCAATCGGCACCTCGTTTAACTACAGTCGTGACACGCCGTACAACGAAAGTAACAAGAGTGTTCAAGCAAGCTTCGCCTGTACCATCGCTGAATATAACGACCCCATCACCTTGTGGGAGTTCAATAAGTTGGTGGTCATCTTTAACCCGTTGATGGGTGACGGTGAACGCGAAAAGAAAATGAAGCGCATTGAGCCAGAAGAACGGAAGCTGTTTAACTATAAAGGCTTCCCGTGGATCAATCTGATGAACAACAACGAACTGGAGTGGTGGGTCGATAAAGACGACTACGTGAAAGTAACACGGGGCGATTTGAATAAGCCCATGCCGGCCACAGCCCCAAGTCCTACCACAACCACGCCAGCTCAGTCTGGACTCATCGTCGTTTAATGGAGCCTGTCAATGTCTCGTTCTGATTTGTCCCGCATGATCGATGCGGCACGATTGAACCCCATGGCCATCCAGCGCCAGGGGATTGAATACCTGGAGAAAGTGCGCGGCGGGGAAGTCGAAATCGTCGACGCATCCAATGCGTTCGTCTATGTGATGGAGTTTGCCTCCACCCTGTTCAGTAACCTGGCCCGCAAGGATGAAATTCTCAACCTGCGTCAGTACCCTGAATTGGCACAGGGACGTGAGGACCTGTATCACCACATGAGTGATGTCGATTACCTCAACGTCTTCTCCATTCCGTCCACCACCGAACTGTTGCTAGTGTACAGCCTCAGCGAGATCATTGAGAAGGCGGTCGATACTGGCAATGCCGGTGTGCGCAAGCTCGTCATCCCACGCCATACCAAGGTCATGGCAGGCGACGTACCGTTTACTCTGCAATACCCCATCGAGATCCGGGTCTTACCGCACCAGGGCATTCAAGTGGTGTACGACAACAGTCGTCCCTCGCCCCTGCAGGCGCTTGAGACCAACAAGGTCGCGTTCTCTATCCTGAACTACAACATCGGGCATGAAGAATACCTGCAACTGGAAGTTCCTGCTCAGCAGATCGAGATCAAGAGTTACACCGCACCGATGTCGGCAGCCAAGACATTCAACAAGTCGTATAAGTACGCCGATCAATTCCATCACTGTCGTGTCTACACCAGCACAGGTGACGATGGTTGGAAAGAGATCAAGACCACGCACAGTGACTTGGTTTACGATCCAGGTACTCCGACCGCTGTGTTGAAGTTGCTCGATGACGGCATGCTCAATGTGAGTATCCCGCAGATCTACTACAGCAGTGGACTACTCAACCGTACGTTGCGGATCGACATCTACACCACCCGTGGGGCACTGGAGCTGGCTATTCAGGGTTACAGTGCGGACATGTTCACGGCCACGTACGAGGATTACGACAACGACGACAAAGGCAAGTACACCGCTCCAGTGAAGCGGCTGACGGCAAGTCGGTTCATGGCGTCATTGCCAGCGACGGGTGGCTCGAATGCTATCGGGTTCGACAAGCTCAAGGAGCGTGTGATCCACAACGCTTTGGGTTCGATTGACCTGCCGATCACCAACGTCCAGATCCAGACTCAACTGGACCGTCTGACAGATGCAGGCTTTAGCTGCGTGACGGATATCGACAATGCCACCCGTCGTTTGTACGCCGCCAGTCGTGAGATGCCAGTACCTGAGATTAAGGAAATTTCTTCGGGTGCAGGGTCGAACGTAGTGACACTCAGTAAGACCATTGAACAGATCCTGAACAGTGCCGATGTCATGGACAATGGGCAGCGCATCACCATCCTTCCTACCACGCTGTATCGGGACGAGGGCGGTTACCTGTCGATTGTCGATCGGGAAGAACGCGAATCGATCATGTCACTGCCTTCTGATCTGCTGGCTGACACGGTAAACAACAGCACCTTCTTCTACACCCCGTTCCACTATGTCTACGACATCACCGATGGCGTGTTCAAGGTCAGGCCGTATTACTTCGGTGCACCCGAGATCACCCGTAAGTTCTTCGTGGACGACAACGGGACCATGGGCGTTGGTGTCGATGTCAATACCCATCAGTTCGAACGCACTGAGACCGGCTGGGTATTGCGCATCATGACTGCCAGTACCGATGCGTTGAAGGACATGGATGAGGAAGTACTGGTAGCTCAACTGGCTTACACCCCTCCGGGTGAAGTCACACGGGTCTACCTGAATGGTCAGCTACTGGGTCGGGACCCGAAGACCAAGGAATGGATCTTTGAATTCCGCTTTGACTCAACGTGGGATGTGGACCGTGAAGACCGCGTCTACCTCGATGGATTTGAGGGCGAAGGTATCTCACCACACCCTTACCCTGCTGAACTGTCAACCGTCTTTGACGTGTTCTACGGTGTGCGCAACGACCTTGTGCCCGCCGGTGAAAGCAGCATCATCGATGAGCGATTTGGACACTTCATGGTGCCCTATCCGGTGACGGGTTTGTACCACGAACAGCTGACTGTAAAGTTGGGTCACGAACTCACAGGGCTGTGGGCACGGGCACGTTCGACCATCGGCGAAGAGCAGTACCTACGGTACGAAGAAGACGTACCTCTGCTGTACACCACCAACATCCCGGCACGGGATACTGAAACCGGCGCGGTGGTCATTGACTACAGTTCGGGTAAACCTGCCATGGTGTACGATCATCGGGTCGGAGACATCGTGGTAGAAGACAATCGTACTGTGTACCTGCATCGCAAGGGTGATGTGATCATCCAAAACGGTGCGCCGATTGTAAAATCACCTCGTTCGATCCTGCGGCAGGTGGAACTGGTACTGTTCGATGGGGCTTACTACTTTGTCACCAACGGCACGGACTTGGCTTACCGAGAAACCGTACCGACACAGGTGGTAGAGTGGGTCAACATTACCCTGAAACCGATTCGCGATAAGTTGCTGGAGAATACCACATTGTGGTTCCATCCTAAGACGACTGTGGGTCTGGTCGATGCCATTGTTGACGGTAGCTTGACTGTATCGCTTGAAGCGGCGCAACGCCTGCGGATTGAATACTTTGTCAGCCCCATGGTCTACCGTGATGAAGCCCTCAAGGAAGAGATTCGCAAGAGCACACGAAAGACAGTCGCTCAGCTGTTCAAGGAGATGCAGGTTACCCGCAACGGGATCAGCGAAACCTTGAAGGACGTCATGGGTGGGTATGTCATTGGGGTCAATGTCAATAATCTTGGTGGTGAGCGTGATTTTAGCGTCATCAGCATGAGCAATGAATCAGCCCGACTCTGCATCGGTAAGAAGCTGGTGGCCCTACCTAACGCCACATACGGCGTCGAGGATGCCATCGACATCTTGTTCTCACAACACTCGGTGTAACGGCATAGAGAGCAGCCCTCGGGCTGCTCTCTTATGTTGGCTCTTATGCCACTTTAACCGAAGCGGGGTTCTTCGCCAAGCTGGCGCCGATCCGAGTCACCTTGGCGTAGGCGTTCATGACCGCACGATACACCGCATCGATGTCCTCGCAGATCTTGGCCTTTTCCTGGTTTTCCCGAATCTTGAGTACGCGAGGATCGTTCTGAGCGATCGCCATACCCTTCTGCTGATCGGCCTCGATCTCACGCTGCAGTTTTTCAGATTCAGCGGCGCAGTTCTGAGGAACCGTCGTCAGAGGCTTGACCAGCTGGTCAGCCAACTTGGACATACCTGCCCTGTTGAATGTGGTGATGATCAGATCCACCTCACGCTCAGGGTTTTCCACCGTGAGGATGTCGATGTCAGCCGCTTCGTTGTTGAGTCGGGTGACGATCTGACGAAGTGCTTTAGCACACCCGCCAACAGTCACTTCTGGTTTTTCGATATGGCCGTCTTCAAACAGTGCCTTATCCAGCCGGATGATCTGCTCAACTGCTGTTGCAGGTGGAGCCTCGCCTTTGAACTGCATCGAGAATGCGAGGGTGTTCAGAGAGACCGTGATAACGCTCAGGTTTCGCGCTCGACCTTCTCCGGCCACCGCAGTAGCGAGCATGGGCAGGTCCAATTGGACTTTGCTCATGGATGCCCGACTGCCAGCACCTTTCGCCCAGCTGTTCATGTTGTTCTCGCCCAGCTTGGAGCGCAACTTATCCCACTCGGACTGATTAGCCTTCATGGCATCCAGGGTGTCCTGAATGTTCTTACCGGATTGTGCATAGTTGCTGATGATCTCATCCCAGTTGGCACTCGCCTGGGCCTTGGCTGAAGCATCCAGACCCTCGCTGACCTTTTTGGCCGCTTCTTCAGTCTGCTTGGCTTTCACCCGGTTGTTACGGAACAGGCCGACAAAGGCCTTCGCCTTGTCCTTGATCCATTTGACGATGGCCTTGATGATCTCTATCAACTTGCGACCAAGGTTGCCAAGCATACTTTCCATCGCCGGTTCGAAGTTGACTTTCGAAGGCATTTCGGTGAAAGAGTTGATGGGCAGTTTGTCGAAGGTACCTTCAAAGCTTTCCAGAGAAGCTGTCATCTGGCGCAGGGTCTGTGCATCCGAACGCGAGATGGCGCCCGAAGCCTGGATGTCGGAAACGACGTTCAGGATCGACTCCATGGCGGGCTCGAGGTGGTCAAGCGGGAGCTCTTCCTGTTCGGCCGTCTCAACCTGTGTGGAGATGGCATCCAGAAGGTCTTCCAGCGAGGCGGACATGATCTGGGCGTCTTCGGCTTCGATCTGCTCCGGCGTCATGTCCAGGGCTGCGGCCAGCTCAGCGGGGTCAACGATAGCGCCACTGTCATTAATCAGGGTCATCAGGTAATCCTCATAGGCGAGGAGTGTCTATAGACACTCCTCTGGTGTGAGTGGGTTAAACGACGAAGCGGCGGATGAAGTCCGACAGGTCACTGCGAAGCATGGAGCCGTATTTGCCGCCAATGGCTTCGAGGTGAAGCTTGTCCACCGAGGCTTCAAAGGCTGGGCGGGCGAGTTGGGCTGCGATGTCCTGGCTGGTGAGTAGGCGCGGCTCGAAGCACAGCGTGTAACGGTTCTTGTACGCGTCGACGGCCATGTTGTACGTCACGTTGACAGAGAACGGATACAGTTCGTTGACTTCGGCGATCACACGCTTGGCGTTCTCGGCATGGAACTGTTCGAAGTAACCGATTACCGAGTCGACTTTGGCATTGGGGAGTTCGAATTGGTAAGCCAGTTCGATGGCAAGGGCTGCCTCAAGGAAAGGCTTCTTCAGGGCGGCGTTGTCGACACACTCGAGGAGTTGGAGCAGGCGTTGGATTTTCATCACTTATACCGTTTTGGTTTGGAGTTTGTTGGAGAGTTCGAAGAGCCGGTTGTTGACCAGATTCTCGAGCTTGAGTTGGAATTTCTGTTCGGTGTTCTTGCCTGTGAAGATTCTGTCTAGCCACGGACGGATCATGTCAGGACCGAAGTCGGTAAGCTTGGTAAGGTCACCCAAGATCTTATCGATGTCGTCGATCTGACGAATGATGTCGGCACGCTGAACGGTTGTCAGGAAGTCCGCTTTCGAGGAAGCAATCAACTCCCGACGCATGGCTTCAAAGCGCTTGGGGATGGGGTCATAGATCCCTTCATCGAGTTGACCCCAGAAACGAGAGGCAACCTTGTAGACGCCGTAAGCCATCAGCGGAACTGCCACAACGAGAGAACCCACGACCGATGCAGTGGCGGCATATACCCCGACACCCGAACCCACAGCCACGATGCTCCTCCAACTGAGTGAGATAAACATCTTCATGTAACTGGTCAGCGACATCATGAGGTTGTCATAGCCACTGCGGTATTCGGGGGTGTACTTGGCATATGCGCGGTTCATTTTATCGAGTGCAGATACGATGAGCGATGCACCGCCGTGACGGGCCACGAACTGGTCGGCAGCAAATTCAAAGGTGCGAATGTCGTAGAACTTCGTCCCCAGTTCCGAGCGAATGCTGTCGATGGTCGAGGCCAGGACGATTTGCTGGATAACGACAGGGTCGGTTGACTGATCAACGGTCTTAAGATCCTTCAGGCGATAGCCCGTCTTCTTCTCGGCGACCTTAACCACCTCGACGATCTCGGAGGAGGGTGCGCCTTCTTGCTGCTTCTTGACAATCTCGGAGACCACGACGTTCGAGACGACCATCTTGCCCAGATACCGTAGGAAGTAAAACGCATGACCGAATTCGTGCAGGGCGACGGCCGCCATTTCCTCAGGTGTCACATGCTGCATACTGGGAAGGGTCAGGAACTCAATGGCAAAGCCGACATCCATCGGCAGTTCGCCGAGAATCCCATTGACAGTGCCCTTGGCAAGGTTAATCTCACCTTTGAACAGTTCTTTTTCCGACACCGGACCTGAGAACGTCGAAAGACGCTCCACGACACGGTCTGGGTTCATGGCATGTGCTCCATCGGTGGAGGCACATATGACATAGGCATCAATGCCACCCGTCTTGACGAAATGAAACTTGATCGTCATGCCGACAGTGCGCTTGACAATGCCGTTGATGGCCTGTTCGACCTTAATGAGGTTGTCTTTCGACGGGTCCTTTCGGGCAGTGGCAAACTGCAGGGCGAGTTCCTTGATAAAAATGGAATCTCGTTGAAAATCGATCGCTTCCATCGAGGCGATAAGTACTTTGTTCATGGTCATAGTCCGTTTGCGCGTCCGGGCGGTGAGTAACGATCATACCATTTAGCGTAAATTGTTACTCCATCGTTATATCCATTTGCCTAGAGGACTTGAACCCTCCGATCCGTATAAGTAGGACTGACCCATGACTACAGTAAGTAAAGCCCCTCTGTTCGATAAAGAGGAAGTACTCGGTCTCGAGTGCAAGCATGCTGTCTACACCCCCAGTGCCTTGAATGACACCGATGACCTGCTCACTGTAAAGGAACTGGTTCACCTGAAAGATGGCCGCAAGGTCCCTCGCCTGAGGTTCTACAAGAATCGTCTGCGACCTTTTGGCATCACCAAGGAAAAGTACCGCAACCACACCGACAAGAAAGAAGTCGAGTATCTGGATAAGCTGGTGCTTTGTGAAAGCACCCAGCGTGAGCTGAATCAGCAGATTGTCCGTCGGCTTGGGTATGGTAATCCTAAGCAAGGTTTGCGCACCCTGTGCCGTAACCAGTACATCTACGGGGCCGATATCACCCCCGCAACGCTTATCAAGCAGCAGTACATGGATAAGTGGCCAGGGCTGTTCCATTCTAACCAGGTGGCTGTACTCGATACCGAGACCGACATGTGGAATGGTGACGGTAAGGATGTCATTATCTCGACCGTGACCTTCAAGAAGAAGGCGATTATCACCATCCTCGATACCTGGATTGAAGGCATCCCTGATCCAGTCAACACCATCCTCGAGGCTCTGGACAAACATCTGGGTCATATCACTCGACCACGCGGCATTGAGTTCGAGATCAAGATCCTGAAGTCGGGCGGTGAGATGGTCAAGACGTGCATCGACCGTTGTCATGAATGGATGCCAGACTTTGTCAGTTTCTGGAACATGGACTTCGACATGACCGTCATGATCCGTGAACTGGAGCGGTCTGGGTACAACCTCGCCGATGTCTTCAGTGCTCCGGAAGTGCCACCTGAGTTTCGTTTCTTCCGCTACAAGCGCGGTCCCGACCAGAAGGTCAAAGCGGACGGTAAGTCTGAGAACCTGGCCTGGTATGACCGCTGGCACGTGGTGGAGACACCCTCATCGCACTTCTGGATCGACTCGGCGGCAGTGTACCGCAACATTCGACGCGCCAAGGGTAAGGAGCCTAGCTACGCGTTGGACAAGATCCTCAAGAAGAACCTCGGTGAAGACTTCGGTAAGCTGTACTTCCCAACCGGCGATTCGACAGCCTCGCCAGGTAGTGCCGAATGGCACATGCAGATGCAAAAGCACTACAAAGTCAACTACGTGATCTATAACGTGTATGACTGCTTGGGTGTGGAGCTGCTGGATGAGAAGGTCACCGACCTCAACACCCAGATCGGGATTCTGTCGGGGAGTTCGGAGTACAACATCTTCAACTCCAACCCGAAGCGTAACGTCAATGCCTTCTACTTTGACATGCTCAAAGAAGGGATGATGGCTGGGACACTATCGGATCAGATGATCACTGAGCTGGACAGTTGCCTGCTATCTATTGCAGATTGGATCGTTACGTTACCGACCCATGCCGTAGTCCCGAATGGCTCGTACATGATCAAGGACTTGCCTTCGGTGAGGAGCTTCGTTAGACGGTACACCTCGGACGCTGACATCGGTTCGACATACCCGACAGGCGAAGTAATCATGAACCTCTCGAAGATGACCACGATGTATGAGGTGGGGCGTATTGCGGGGGTTACAGCCAGCGACCAGCGCTTGGTGGGAATTAACTTGACAGGTGGTCCGGTGAACGCCATCGAGATCATGACAGGGACGATGAAAGCCCCTGATCCGTGGCAACTGCTGGATGCGTTCGAGAAGGAGTTAGGCGGTGAGGAGACTGCTGGACAGAAAGCCCTTCGGCTGAGTTCAGTGGTCTGATCATAGGCGGGGCTTCGGCCCCGTTAGTGTCTTGAAGAAGACCTTTGCTACGCCGATTGATGAGGACATGCTGTATGTGTATATTGGGGGGCGTGGCGGGTTTTCCTATAGCCCTATGTACATAGACGACCTGACTGTCGAGTATGCATAAACACAGAAGACTGACACCTGGACTTGACGGTCCAGGTGTCAGTCTCTATGTCGACTAGATAGGTTCCAATACAGGCCGCCACATGGCGTTGTTGTGAGGATAATTGCCGTAGAATCGGCCGATGTCACCCAGAACACTACGCTGGACTGCTATACCGCCTGCGATTTCCAGACACCAGGTCCCATCTTCCCAGGCAGTAGTAATTCCAAGCTCAGCATTCGTTAGCTGTGCCCAGTCTCCAGTTGTCAGGTCCTCCGACGTCATGGTTCCGGTGGCAGCAACGTGGTACATCAATCTGTTCCATTCAGAACCGTGAGAATATGGATGATCAAGCTGATCTGGCACGCTGGGCAGTGGGTCAATGCCCGCTCCACGCATCAGTCTGATCATGTATCGATTGCCTTTAATCGTTATCTCTTTACCAGTCACCAGACCACGGGCATTTAGTTCGTTCCAAGTCACTTGACCGATTGGGCGTTTGGTCACAAGCATTGACTTGCCGTTTAGGGAGAACCCTAGCCATTCGGGGTTTGTGTTGGTGATCGACACCGACAGACCGTTAATAGCCGCTACGAGTTCACCAGATGTGGCGACATCAGCAGCGGCAAATTCCCCGTAGTAACCATGTTCGGGAGTGCCCTTGATCAACTGTCTGTTTAGTAACGCTAGGGCACGGCCCTTGAGTCGGGTGGTGGCCGAGGCCAGGAGTAATGCCTGCATAATTAGTCTGCCAATGCGGTGGATAGGGGACCTCACATATGATTCCAGCGCAAGCCTAACCAAAGAAAAAAAAGAAAACGCTCAAGAGACTGACATCAGGCCGTAATAGCCTGATGTCAGTCTCTATGTTGTCTAGGTTAGAGCGACGATGTATGACCCATCACTGGATCAGACGGTGCGATGCGATCTGTGCGGGGGTGAGCCCCGTATAGAAATCTTCAAGGCTCCGTACATCCCCTATAAGCTCCCCCTTCTCATAGCGGGCCAGTATCCGTGCCATCGCCTGGATACGGGCCGGATGGCTCTCACTGAGCTTCTTTGCCACCTTGACGACGTCCTCATGACACCGTGCGTAGAAGTACGGCTGCATGGGGGTCTCCAACTCAATGGTCAACTCGCAGTAATGATCTTCATACGGCTCGAAGACGAAGTCCGAGTTCTTGAAGATGTAGAAACGAAAGTAATCGTGACTACCTACGATGACTACCCCATCCAGAGTCACTTGGACCAGGTTGCCGTAGTTAAGGCCGTTCTTGATAACTGACATGATAGACTCCTTAAGTCTTGGTTCGGCTTTTCTTATCACCGACAGTGAATTTCAACAGCGCAGTGTCTTTGTTGATCGGATCAATTTCCACGCGATATCCGTCAAGGATGGTGTCCTTGTTATTTTCAATGTAGTTGATCACCTCGTTGTAGTCAGCATAGACCTCACCTGCAAACAAGACAGAACCCAACTCGACAGTGAAGCCAATCAGGTTTCGTGTCAAGGTGACCTTCCTGAAATTAGGGAACTTCTTAAAGTCCTCACCTATATACTCGAAAGCTGTTTTGTCTCCTGTGGCCACCTGCATGACCTGTTTAACGAGAAGTGCTTTATTCACCTTAGCCATGGTGTATCTCCTTAGATCGGGGGAGGTGGATTGAGCTTACAGGTTTAATGTGGGGACTGTATCTTTGGTTTATACTTATATTTTTTCGAGTAGTGTTCTTTGCGACAGGTCTTGGTACAGTACTTAGCTCTGCCAAATGGAGTGCTCTGCTCAAAGCTACATGCACAACCTGTACAGATCCTCACTGGATTGGGCACTGTGGTATTCAAGCGTCCCTTTGACGCATTCTCAACTGCTTGAGGGGTGAGTGGTTTTCGTGGCGCGCCCTTGACAGATTCCATTGCTTTTTCAAGTCCGCATAGTTCTGGAAACCGAGCCACACCGACTGGACTTCTGGCACTGTAACGGGTAAACAGTTCCTTACTTATAACCCCTGTCGATTGGTTGAACCCGAACATCTTCTTGAATTCTTCCGCGGTGATACCGTGTACCTGATTAACATGTAGGGAGAGGTGCTTACCTGACCAGTCACATCCTTCAACAATACACGTCAATGCATCTCTATTTAGGAACGCCTCGTAGTCGCTTATGACGACTAATGGTTGTGGGTTATCTCGCCAACGCTCAAAGCGTTTAGCCCGGTAGTCGATGTAGCATTTATGACTACAGTATTTTCTCTTGTCGCTCCCTCTCGCATATTTCGGCTTTTGACAGTTTAGACAATGTACCACTTTGCCTGTTCGATTATAGGTCTTAGCGAAGAGTACCCCAGAACCCTTTGCACGGAGTCCAAGTAAGGTCTGGTCCTTGCCTAGGATTATATTGCCCACGGCTAAGTTTAACTGTCTTATAGCCGCCTTCACTGGACTATGGTTTGTTATCACCTCAAGGTTACTCTCGATCATTTCTGTAAACTGACGAGAACTATGGTAACATACCCTCGAGCAGTAGAGCTTGTCTTTATTCCTCGAATATATCTCGGCTTTACAGTGCCTACAATTCCCAACCAACGGAACCGGCTTACTCAGTTTCTTACTGTGGCCAGTTGAACGACATTGTCGAGAGCAGTAAACCGCGGCTTTTTCGTACTTGACTTTCCATGCCTGGGAGTCGGACCCTTTAAATACCGTGCCACAGCAGTTACAGCTGAGTGAGTCTCTAATGGCTATAAGTTCAGCGTTCATGAATTTTGCCACGATGTATCTCCTTTAGATACTGGATTATTCACGACTATCATGTATCACTACAGTCAATTCGAATCGGGCATAGAGCCAGGGCAATGCCCA